GATATATCATTAATAGAATCTGTATTTAATCCATCTAATTTAGTTTTATCCGCTGCGCTTAGAACACCCGCTGCAGATTGTGTAGCAGCAGGCAGCGTAATATTATTCGCAGCGGTAGTACCATCAGTTACATTTGTTTTAGAAGCAGCTATTCCTACAGTAGACGCAGCAGGAGTTACAGCGCCAAGAGCAAAGTTAGCAGTATTAATTCTATCTAATTCTGTTTTATCTTTGGCGCTCATTGTACCTGCTGCGGTAGTAGTAGATATAGGAAAATCTATAGTAGTACTTATATCTTCCTTATTACCATTATCAGATACAAATGTAATAGTAGCTTTATTAGCATTAGATGTTACAGATATATCATTAATAGAATCTGTATTTAATCCATCTAATTTAGTTTTATCCGCTGCGCTTAGAACACCCGCTGCAGATTGTGTAGCAGCGTTTATTACAGCGGTTCCATCAGCATTTACAGTAGATGATCTCCACGTATTATAGTTGAGAGTTACTGTCGATGGTGATGTTGTGAAATTTTTTATCTTATCAGCTCCATGAGTAGACAAACTATTAAATTCAGTATCTACTACTTGAATTTTAGTCCACCCAGAAGCTTTATGTCTATTAGCCCAGTTGTCAAGTCTATAGTAACAACCCTCTGATATCACATACCATTCTTGTCCAATAGCATCATTTCCTGTATTTACTACAGATTTACTAAGAATTGGGTCTGTAATAGCATAAAGTGCACTCAGAGTAGCAACTGTTTTATGACCTTGTACTTCATCGGCATAGACAATACCGAATTCATTTAAGTTCGCAGACTGAAGCTGCGCTGGGTATTTAGCCATTGTATTCTAATCTTTAATTATTTAAAATCTAGTTTAACATTTTGAAATGCACCTTTATATTTAGAGGTGTATACATAATAAACGATATTTACACCTGCACCATTTGTTACAGTCACTTCAGTTCTATTAAAGTCTTCCAAAACAGGTGCTGCTCCATTCTGAACAATTGATGTAAGAGCTCCTAAGTCTTTTGGGTAAGCATAACTGTAATATTGAGTTCCACCAGCAGTAACTCCAGAAACTGATAAAGTTCTAGCATTGACTAATTTTGTTCCAGTCATAGCTTTAATATCATCTTGTGTAGGAGTAGCTGAAGTAGTTACACCATATCTCTGTCTAGACCATACATTGATACTAAATTGTGCAGATGTCGTATCATTTCCAGATGCAACAACTACAGAACTACCAGAAACCATGAATCCTTTTTTAGGTGCACTTAAGGTTTCTTTAATTACTCTGGAAGCAGCAATATTATCAATAGTAGTTGTTGGAGAAGCAACATCACTAGAAGGTAAAGTTGTCCCTAAGTCACCACTACATGAAGTAGGGGCTTTATTTGTAGTTGTCTTAGTCCATTTAAAACTTCCAACAAATTTTGCTTTATATCCTCGTTCGATAGTAATAGAACTAGCATTTACGTTACTAACACCAACTTCTGTATTTGTAACCTCTGTACCAGCATTATTTTTAAAACTCCAAGTACCAGAGATAACTGGAGATGCTAAGAGTTTATCAGCAAATAAATAAGTATCAAGTTGCCAATTTACTTTTCCATCTACTATTGATTCAACGTAATATCCAGTTTCTTGTTCAGATACCAATACTTTAGCTCCTACTTCTAGTCGCTCTACAGGAATAGCATCCCGCTCAGCTATTGTTTTAACTGAACGGAAGCCTCCCATACCATAAATGGCTGAATGTGTTGGATATACGTCAGAAGTATTGGTGGGAACGATACCCGAATAGAGTACCGTTCCTTTTAAATTATTTTCTGGCATTATCTTTTATCAATTAATTTAACTTCAATATTTAGTATTCCATGATAGAGATTAGCAAGTTTAGTAATTGTATAATCAGTATATCCAGTAAAGATGTTAGTTATACGTCTAGAGTATACTGTTACATCATCAACAGGATAATTATTACAATAGATTCTATACTTACTATACTCTTCTGTTGGAATTGCTACGTAAATATACTTACCTCCTGAACAATCAATAGGAGTGAATGGGAATTCATTATCACCGAAGGAGAAGAAAGAATTCATTGCTATAAAGTCAGAGTCAGTAGGAGCAGAATTACTTGATGCACCTACATAAACCTTATCAGCTGTATCAATCGTTAAAGTAGCTGTTGCAACTTCACTTAGATACGAACCTCTCAATGTGAATGTTTGTCCTCCAGTGGCAGTAATCTTATAAGTACGTTCCTCAACAGGAATATCATGAGTATCTATGAATTGGAAATTAATTTGTCCACTTGGGGTCAATTGATATTCCCATTCAAGAGTAATTTCTGTTGATTCACCTCTCTCTAATAAAGTTCTATCTGCTGTGAATTTAGTAATCTTAAATTCAGTAGGATTATCTCTCTTATTAGAGCCCATCATTCTATACCAAATTCCACTGGCATTGAATATAATATCATTTACCATGAATTTATATCCAAAGGACTCACCATCATTATTAACTAAATAGTAATCACCATCTTGTGCCTTATCTCCATTAGCTAGTGTTGGTAAATTCCTTTCAGCATCCCAAGTACCCTTATAGAACAAACTATGCATTGTTCTTTCAGGTAATTGACTTTCAGGTATTTTTCCATCAGGTCCAAGTTCAGCCTTCTTATCAAGAGCAACCTGAGTAGCTGTTGAAATAGGTTTCTCGAGGTCTGATGTATTATCAACTCTACCAAGTCCAATTTGCTCTTTTGTTACTTCATGAGGATTGTTCTTATCTGCAATATGTTTATCCAGATTAGAAACAACTTCAGAAATAGCGTTTTGAGTTGCTACTGAAATAGGCTTTTCTAAGTCAGATGTATTATCTACTTTTCCGAGACCTACTTGTTCTTTAGTTACTTGATGAGGATTATTAGTATTACCTACGTGATTATTAATAGCTGTATTTAAACTATTAGATAAAGTATCAAGAGCATTCTGCTGTGCTACAGATACAGGTTTATTAATATCGGCTGTATTATCAACGTTACCTAAACCTACTTGATCCTTAGTTACCTTATGAGGATTATCTGTACGATTAGCATGATTATCTAAAGCAGTATTATTAGCTGCTTTGGCATCATCAATTGCTTTTTGTGTAGCAGTAGATATTGGTTTATTGAGATCTGCAGTATTATCTACATTTCCGAGTCCAATTTGTTCTTTAGTTACTTTATGAGGATTACTGAAATCTCTCAAGTGAGCACTAAGATCTGTTCCCTGATCTGTATTAATCTTATCAATCTTAGCGTCAAGTTTATCAAGTTCCTTCTGAGTAGCATTAGAAATAGGTTTGTCAAGGTCGGAAGTATTATTTACATTTCCGAGACCTACTTGTTCTGCAGTTACTCTATGAGGATTTGTATAATCTTTAATATGATTGCTTAAGTCAGTTCCAGAAGAAGTAATTAGAGTCTTAACCTCGTTGATAGCTTCTTTAGCTGCATCAGACAAAGGTTTATCTTTATCTGAAGTATTATCAACATTACCTAGACCTACTTGTTCTGCTGTTACTTGGTGAGGGTTATTGAAGTCTTTAATATGATTATCTAGACCTCCCTCATTAGAAGTAATCAGATCCTCAAGTTCTTTCTTAGTGTTGTCTACTAATTCTTGAGTAGCATTAGAAACAGGCTTATCAAGGTCGGATGTATTATCTACATTTCCAAGTCCAACCTGTTCTTTAGTTACTTGGTGAGGATTATTAAGATCAGCTACGTGAGTATTAACCTTATCAGTTGTTTCTTTTCCCTTGTCACCTGGATATGCGGTTGAGCTAGTTTCTCCGAGGGCTAAGGAAGCAGAAATTTCAATATATCGAGAACCAGACCATCTATAGGTTAGGTTAGTGTCTTTGGTTACGTAAATCTTTCCAGCTTCACCTGTAGTAGGCAAGTTATCGTAAGAATCTACTTCAATAACATCGTCTACAAAGCTAGGTAATTGAGAACTAGGAACTTTGCCTTCTTGGTCAAGTGTAGCAACTCCCCCAGCTACGCCCATCTCTGAACGTTTTACTTGAGCATCATTTGTTACTTCACCTAATCCAATCTGTTCCTTAGTTACTTCATGAGGATTATTCTTATCTGCTATATGAGTTTCGATAATAGTATTAGTTTCTGTCTTAATACTATCCAAAGCTTTCTGTGTAGCATCAGAAATAGGTTTATCCTTGTCAGCTGTATTATCTACATTACCAAGTCCAACCTGATCCTTAGTTACTTTATGCGGATTATTAAAATCTGAAATATGAGCACTAAGATCAGAACCAGAACCATCAATAGAACCTTGAAGTCTTCTTTCAAGTTCATCAAGAGCATCCTGTTGATAATGAGAAACAGGTTTATCTAAGTCAGATGTATTATCTACATTACCTAGACCTACTTGTTCCTTCGTTACTTCATGAGGATTCTTCTTATCTGCAATATGATTCTCTAATGAAATATTGGTCTTATCAAGATTAGACTGAACAGCATTGATTGCCTCTTGAGTTGCTACAGAGACAGGTTTTTCAAGGTCAGCAGTGTTATCCACCTTACCAAGTCCAACCTGATCTTTAGTAACCTTATGAGGATTATCAAAGTCTTTCAAGTGAGCACTAAGATCTGTTCCTGTAGAACCTATAATAGATTCAAGATCACTCTTAAGTTTATCTAAAGCAGCTTGTTGTGCAGTAGATACAGGTTTATTGATATCTGATGTATTATCAACATTTCCAAGACCTACCTGAAGTTTATTTACTTCATGAGGATTATTCTTGTCAGCTATGTGATTAGTAACATCTTTTTCAATATCACCAATATCTTTCTTCAACTCTGCCTTTGTAGAATCTACTAAAGCTTGTTGTGCTACAGATACAGGCTTATTAATATCAGCTGTATTATCAACATTCCCTAGTCCTACTTGTTCTTTTGTTACCTTATGAGGATTGTTAAAGTCTGAAGTATGATTATCTATCTTAGTATCAAGCTCTTTCTTAGTATTATCTACTAATTCCTGTGTAGCATTAGATACTGGTTTATCAAGGTCTGCAGTATTATCTACATTTCCTAAACCTACTTGAGCTTTTGTTACCTCATGAGGATTATTCTTATCAGCTTTATGTTCTGAAACTTCTTTATTAACAGCATCTAAAGCTTCTTGGACTGCACTAGAAATAGGCTTATCAGCATCAGAAGTATTATCTACATTTCCAAGACCGATCTGTTCTTTAGTTACTTGGTGAGGATTTTCAAAGTCAGCCACATGAGCATTAACTTTATCTGTAGTAGCCTTACCTTTATCTCCAGGATATGCAGTTCCAGCTACTTCACCAAGATGAACAGGGTTACCAATTTCTACTAATTCAGCACCATCCCAACGATAGATTATATTAGTTTCTCGATTAGAATAGATTACACCTTTATCAAGAGTAGCACCTTCATCTAATTCCGTTTCAGAAATTGCTGTATATATTTTCTTCTCATCTTCTACATAGTAAGTGGAACCAATTACTAATCTAGAAGAAGGAATATCTGTTTTTGTTGATACGAAACGATCAATTCCAAATACTTCATCAACTTGTCCTGGAAGTTGTTCCACAGGAATTTTACCATTTTCGTTAAGAGTAGCAACACCTTCCGGAGTTCCCATTTCTGATCTCTTAACTTGAGCATCATTTGTTACTTCACTTAACCCAATCTGCTCTTTGGTTACTTGATGAGGATTATTCTTATCCTGAACGTGAGAATTTAATGCACCTTCAAGTAATTCTGTATTTGAAATCTCTACATATTCATATTTATTCCATCTATATATTTTCTCAGTACCAGAAACAGTATCAATATAAATTACTCCAGTTCTAGGTTCATAAGTATTACCTTCTTCGTCCTTGAATTCTGTTTCACTCATAAGTTTACCTACAAGAACATTAATCGTCTTGTCTGGTATTTGAGAATCTGTTAATTTACCATTGCCATCAAGAGTTGCAATACCACTAGGAACACCAATTGAATTATCGATTGTATCAATACGACCGTCAATTCTATCGATTTCATCTTGAGTAGCCTTAGAAACAGGTTTATCATAATCAGCCGTATTATCTACATTTCCTAAGCCAATTTGTTCTGCTGTAACACCATGAGGATTTTCTTTATTCTCAGTGTGTTCAGTTACTTTAGTGTTTACAGTATCTAAAGCTTCTTGAACAGCAGTAGATATTGGCTTATCAATATCGGCTGTATTATCTACGTTTCCAAGCCCAATTTGTTCGGCTGTTACTTTATGTGGATTATTGAAATCTTTGGTGTGATTGTCAATAGCTTCTGTAACATTATCTGAATCTGATACTTCTACATACTTGAATCCATCCCAGCGATAAAGTTTATTCGAACCACCGATACTATCAATATAAATAGTATTATGTCTTGGAATAAACTCTACACCTTCAGAATCAGTAAATTGAGTTTCAGTCATATACTTACCTTCGATAACATTCAGAGCTTCGTTAGGGATCTGTGAAACTTCTAATTTACCTTCGGAATCAAGTGTAGCTATACCATCAGGAGCACCTACTGAGTTTTCGATATTAGTAACTCTCTCGTCAATCTTATCAATGTTATCTTGAAGATCACTACCAGAGTTATTAATTTTCTCCTCAAGTTCGGTCTTAACTGCATCTAAAGCTTCTTGTTGTGCGGTAGAAACAGGTTTATTGATATCAGAAGTATTATCAACATTACCTAAGCCTACTTGTTCGGCTGTAACTTTATGCGGATTATTGAAGTCTGAGATATGAGAATTAACCTTATCAGTTGTCTCCTTGCCTTTATCTCCCGCATAAGCAGTATCAGCCGTTTCACCTAAGTGGAGAGATTCTGATACTTCTACATATTTAACCCCTGTCCAACGATAAAGAAGATTAGTATCCTTAGTAACATAGATTTTTCCAACTTCTCCAGCTTCAGGTAGATGTTCGAAAGAGTCTACTTCAATTACATCATCTACTAAACTTGGCAATTGTTCTAGAGGTACTTTTCCGGCATCATCAAGAGTAGCTAAACCACCAGGCTGAGCAATAGAATCTTCAATATTAGTAACTCTCTCGTCAATCTTATCAATGTTATCTTGTAAGTCGTTTCCTGAGTTATTAATCTTTTCTTCTAGCTCTTTCTTAGTATTATCTACTAATTCCTGTGTAGCATTAGATACTGGTTTATCGAGGTCAGCTGTATTATCAACGTTTCCAAGACCTACCTGAGCTTTAGTAACCTTGTGAGGATTCTTATAGTCTGTTAAGTGTCTATTGAAATCATCATTAGTTGCTTTAGAATCTAGAGTTTCCTTAAGATTAGGAATATCCTCTATACCTAATTCAACAATTCCGATCTGACCATTTACAGACTTAACTGAATCTACATTATCAATTTTAACCCATCTACCATTACTATTAATTACCCAATCACCTGGATCAAAATCATATCCAAATTGAGAGCCTTTATTAATAGCTATATAGTAATGACCATTGGAATCAAAATCGTTAAGTTCAAGTTTAGGAACATTATTAACTGCATCCCAAACTCCTTGATATTTAACATTTCCAAGAACTGAATCTGGAAGTTGTGATTCCGGAACTTTACCATCTTCTCCAAGAGTAGCAACACCCTTAGGAACACCCATTTCAGAGCGTTTTATCTGAGCGTCATTAGTAACATTTCCAAGACCGATATCATTTCTATCTAAAGATGGATTTGTGGAAATTTTATAACCATTTACAGTATAGTTATCGATTGTCTCTTTAACTTCTGCAATCTTATCATCTACATCTTTATTGATAGTTTCACTAATTCCATCAAGTTTAGCTTTATCTTCTTTTGACATTACTCCATTTGATTCTGGAGTAGCTGTTGGAAGATTTTCTGTAGCTAATTCAGTGAAGTCATTAGAAGTGATATCATAACTCCAGTTTCTACCATCCAAGAAATATCCACCATTGAAAGTGAAAGTTCTCCAGTTACCGTCTAAGTTAATAAACTTAACTTTTATACCTGGAACTTTCTTTTCAGCTGGAAGGAAAGCATCTAATTTAGCAGCAGCATATTGGATGTGCCACTGATCTCCATTTTCTCCCTTACCTTCACCTGGAAATATTTCATTGATATTATAGACTACATCAGATTCAAGTTCTACTCTATCAGTTAATTCACCAACTGCTTCATCAATAGCATCCTGAACACCACTAAGTTTAAGACCTGTTTCTTCGATTGTAAAAAATCCTTCAGACTCAGGATCACGAAGAACACCAATAGTAGGATCGTTATGAGTACCTTCTACTATGATTCCTTTTCCCTCAGTAGTTGTTACACTATCTACTTTTCTTTCCTCTAATGAATCTACGAGTTCTTTAAGTTCTTTTCCTTTTTCAGCAGATAAAACTTGCTCTTTAGGATCACCACCTTCGAATGAATCTACGATGTTTTCCTTCTTTACGTAAGTCTTTTCTGCATCTTCTATTTTAAGATAGGGAGCAAGTTCAATAGATAAATCATATTCACCGATCTTTTCCCATTCTTTTATTTCTTTCCCTTCTTCGTCAACCTTAATAGTTACTATATATTCAGTATAACTCTGAAGTTCTCCGATATTATTTTCTTTTCTAAGAAGATAAATTTTATTTGTCTCTGCTTCCTCCAAAGAAGGTAGCTCATCCACCATTCTGAAAAGTGATGTATCTATAGTGCAAGAAATTACATTATCCTCACTGATACTAATCCCTTCTCCGGCTATCAATTTATCTTGCTTAGTATTTAATATCTCTTCCAGTGCTTCATCTGTAATTACTCCAGATAAGTATGGTTTCCATCCTCCAGCTTCATTTCTTTTTTCCCAATTAACAAGCTGATAAACTTCTTTGGCATCAATTACATACCACAATTGTCCAAGAGAATCATTACCAGAATTATCCCCTGTATCAGAAAGAATACAGTCGGGAATTTTATACAATGCTGAAAGAGAAGATACTGTTTTGTGTCCACTAACTTCTATAGCTCTAACAATTCCATATGCACTAGGATTGTTGGACACTAATCTATCTGCAAAATTTAACGCCATTGTACTATTTATTTAAATTCTAACTCAACATCAGTAAAAGCACCTGGATTATTAGTAACATAAACTATATAATCTATTACTACACCAGCACCATTAGTGATTTCTAATTCTACTTTGTTAAATGCCTTAATTACACGAATTCCATCCTGATAAATACTATCTAACTCACCAAGAACTTTAGGATAAGCAAAAATAGCATATTCATCCATTTCTGTAGAAAAATGTTCTAGAGTCTTTTTAGGATGTTCAGTAATTAATTCAGATGTTTTCAGAGATTTAATATCATACTCTACTAAGTCTTTTCCCTTAGTAGATACACCATAGAATAATCTATGTGCGAATGTTACTGATCTAGTATCTTCTGTATAATCATAAACGCCAGTACTTCTAACAACATCTTCTCCTCTAACCATAAAACCAGTCTTAGGAGCTTCAAGTTTAATAGAAATAGTAGCATCTTCTGTATAATAAGGACTAGTTACTATATCAGAACTAACATCAGTACCTGTAAGAGTATCCCAGAATGAACCCTTAACAACTCCAGTAGGATCTTTCTTTCCATCTTCACTTGTCCATGTATAAACTCCTTTGAAAACAGCCTTATATCCATTTTCAATTACAGGATTATATTTATTTGGACTTGGAGTAATTGTTATAGGTTCGAATGCATTATTATAGAAATCCCAAGTTCCATTAATCTTAGGTTCTACAAGTTCTAAGTTTGTATTAAAAAGCTCATCTATTTTTTCTACTACCTCAATAAAAGTAGATTCTGTAAATTCTCTTTCAACTGAGAATTCAGATGTAAAACTATTCAGGATAATCTTTTCTGAATAATATTTCCCTGAATAAATCCACTCTAGAACTAATACATTTTTACACTGAGTTTCACACTCTATAATACTAGATTGAATAGATACAGGAACTATCGCTTTCCCAGAATCTACTCTTAAAGACGCAATTGAAATCTGATCTTTAATCTTTTCAGTAAGCTTAACAAAATTCTCTGCTCCACCAAAAATTTCTGCTATTTCTTCAGATGTACTTTCTGATGTTAACTCAGAAGTCATACTTGGGAATAACAATACTTTACTATCGATCAGTTTATTTATTTCTTCCTCCGATAATGCGAAGAAAGTTCCTTTAGTCCAAGCCTGTCTAGATCCTTTGATGAAAGCTATCGAAGTATCACTAATTTTTCCGGCTTCTAGATCTGCATTAAATTCCTCAAGAGTTTCATATTCAAGGAGAAAATCACCCCAAAAATTATCAACTCTAGGAACTCTAAGATCTACAACTACACCATCAGAATTTTTGACCCATATACTTTCCTCTCCGGCATGAAGACCTAAACCTAATTCACCTACTTCAAGCTGTTCTGGAGTAGGCATCTTTCCCTGTTCTACCGAATTTTTAAGAATAATTACGGTTGGTTCAGGAAGTTGATTTTTTACAATTATATCACTCATTGTCTTAGACATTTTGTACACTCCGGAACATCATTATTAGTTCTCCATTCCGTATTGTTTACTTCTTTATAATTATAGTAAGAATAACTTTCATCTTCTGGATAAACACCAGAACTCCAAGATTCGTAATCCGCTGTAGTCTGTCCTCTTCCACATTCATTATTACAAGGGCAGTCATTAGATTCGGGTTGAGCTAGAAGATTTTGATACTGGAATAAAATTCTAACTAACATAGCAGTCAAAACATTACTCCATGCATAAATAAATCTATCCTCATTGTATGGAATCTCAGAACCTTCAACGTATATTTCACCATTATCAATTCCAAGTTCACATCTAAGTTCATCTACAGCATAAAATACAATCTTAGCTTCACCATGATCTCGAATATCAAAAAACTCTTGAATATAAGTTTTGACATCTGATCCTTCTGGAAGTAAAGTTAATCTATCTGATATATATTTTAAGATATATGTGATATACGGAGCTAATTCACATCTCATGGAATAATCTATCTTAGCTATCCCTAGACATGATTTAATATTTTGAAGAGCTTGTTTATATGTGATGTATCCGTTTTTATCGTTCCATCTCATTATTATTTCACTTCAAAAATAGTAACTCCGTTTATTACCATCTTAACCAAAGTTTTTCTCTCTGGATCTAAGAATAGGTATAATCTATCCTTTTCAAATTGAAGGATATCTAAGGTATTTGTTACAATATCAACACCTTTACAAGAATCAGATTGCATTACACGATCTGATACAGAAAATTGAATACCTTTTGTAGTATTACCGTAACAATCTGACTGACAACTAGTATTAGTAATTCTAATACCATCTCCTTCTAAAATTTCAGAAGAACTAAGAGCGTTAGTATAAAGATCTGATAAAGCACTCTCGATCTTATTTAAGTTAGCTGCATTAACAGGAGTTTTATTATCAATCCATGTAGTTTTTATATAACTATTTTTCATAATTTATGTTATTATTTAAACTTACCACTCTCCTCCGTCAATAATGTTGTAAGGAGATTTCCAATTATCTTCATTAGCCCAATTAGATTCATCAGCATCTGGTCCTTTATAAATATATTCTGAATATGCACCTTCACTACCAAGAAATCTAATTTTCAATCCGCTACGTCGTCTTGCTTCAGGTACTAATCTAATTGCTCCCGAAAGAGTTAATTTTCTTTCATAATTATTTATTTCAGCATTAGCATTACAAAAATCTTTTAAGTTTTCATTTATATAACTAACTGCAGCATTAACAGTATTATTTATACTATTGATATCAGCACTAGTTAATGAATCCCCAGGATTTTTATTACTAACATCAGTTCTATCAAGCAAGTCCATAATATTTTTCTTATTTTAATTTCATTAAATCTAAGAGATAATCATTAAATATATCTCCTCCTGGAATATTACTCTGCTTAAATTTTAGAGCCCCTGGATTAAGAGGTTTACCAAGTCTTCCAACAAAAGGAGCTGTATTTCTAGCAGAACGTCCGGAGATCACTTTTATATCTTTCGGGCTTCTTACTTTTTTCATTTAGAATGTTCCTCCATAGATTTTATTAATACGAATTCCATCAACCTTCTCATCATAAATCAAATTATTATTATCCAATTTTACATCAGCGGTTAATGTTTTCTTAGATTCAGTAGGACCAGGACTCATTGTAAAATCGATGGTATTAGAATCTTCAAATATAATTCCAAGTCCATCTGCAGTAGTTCCACCAGTTTTTATCCACTGTCCTCCGATCATTGTATAAGTAATGGAAGTAGTACCGTCATAAGAAGTCAGGATTACTACATCTCCATTCTTAGGTTTTTCACCAAACAACGCAATCAAGATACACTCCTGATCTGATTGTTCCTCTGACTGTTTTTTTGCTGTAAATATTCTAGGACCTTGACTTAATTCCATAGTATCTGAAACAATGTCAAAATCACCTAAGTCTGCACTCTTAAAAATTACTAAAAGAATACAAACATCTTCAACTTCATTATAATATCTTACAGCAACTAATTCAGCATATTGTCTAGATGCACATGAGAGAGCCTTAAGTGCTTCATCTCGATTGGCATAAATACATTCAAATCTTGTTAACTGTGATTGTGCCATTTTTATTATCTTTTATCTAGTATATCACCATTGAAGTTTACATCTATATCTGTAATTTCATTTGTATCGGTATTAATATCCTCTACATTTGCTCCAACGATTCTCACTATACGATTAGTTATTATATTTCCCTTTTCATCGATAAAAGCTATTCCATTTGACATATCTTTTATCCAAGAAGCTTCAGTATCAACTCCATATCCACAAATTGATTGATTAGATAAGAAAGTTCCACATACAGCTTTAAACTTACTAATAACATTAAGCTCGATAATTTCCAAATCTTTCCAAGTAAATATTTTCCCTGGATACTCGGTTAATTCGATCACTGTTATAGTTTTTCCATCAAGAGATATTCTAAAATAAATATCTTTAATAGTTAATAGATCATTACTTCCTCCACCTGAGAAACAACCAAAGAAATTACTAACAGGTAATGAACTAACTTTTACCTTAGCACCGATCAACTGTTCATATTCCCAAATTCCAGAAGGACCTACAATTCTTGAGTTTCTACAACTATTCAACATTTTATCCTTTGCCTTTAGCTAGAGAATCTACATAGTTATTCCAGTATATATCGGCATCAACACCATTATTTTTCTGATGTCCCTTTACCCACTTATACTCAATTCTTCTTTGTAAACCCTGTTTAATTATTTCTTTATCAATATCACCTTTAATTCGAGCAATGTATGGTTCTTTTACTTTCCAATTACCAGTCATCCATTCTCGAACACCAAGATAATCTGCATGGACTACTACAATATCATTCGGACCCCAAGAACCACGAAATTCATATAAAGCATGTAAAACTGCTACTAACTCCGCACTAGGATTGCTACACTTCTGAGCTCCAAAAGATAAATTCATATATTCAGGAGTTAATTCAATTGAGAATTTATTAAGCATAGTTCCCATTCCAGGTCCGGTAGGGTCAATAAGAACTCCTCCGATACCAAGTCTTCCATTATTTTGTTTGTCTAGGTGAGATCCGTCAGTATAAATATCAAACTGTTTCATCTCATCAATTTTAAATATCTAAATTTTCATCCAAAGAACGATATTCGAAGGGATCAAGTTCTAATCCAAATTCTTCAAGGCACCATTCTCTAAATTCTTTCGTACCAATTACACTTATCTCTCCAAGAACATTCAAAAGCTCCTCTCCTTCAATTTTAGATAGACTTTTATCTAAGTGACAAATTAACCTTGTCATAAGATATCCAAAATGACTTAAAGATCCATCTACATCACTATCATAACACTCCAAGACTCTAAACCCTGAATGAGTATTAAAACTTGAAAATAGATCAATCCACTTTTCTGGAATATGAATCGAAGAACCATTATAGAGATAATAAATAACATCTTCTGTAGGTGTAATTCTTAGGATAACATAATCTAAAACCTTATGATCACTAAGTCCTTTTAGAACGATTCTCTTAGATTTGCCTTCTCGTATATAAGATAATTTGTAAAACTCGGTAAATACTTCTTTAAACCAGGCATCTTTCATAATAGTGTATATAAATTAATTAAAGCCAACCCTGAAAGAATTATTGTATTATTATCTTCCATCACTAAATATCCCGTTTTATCACATTGACTTCTATAACTTAAAAGATCAAGAAACTCGGATAAATCTTGTTTCAGGTAAAATGTAATTGATATAATTCCTTCTCCTATCGCAAAAGAACATATTATTGAGTAAGGATGTATGTCAAGTCTATCTAATTTAGCTACTATGTCTTCCTGGATTTCAATTTCTCTAGGATTACTTCTCATAGTATTATTTCTGTTATATGACTGTTTAATATTCCCATACTGTTAATTAGGTTAGATAAGATAGATCTGTGACATATTTTATCATCAGAACCATAACCCATTAATATAACTCCTCTTGCATTACTAAGTTCAGCCAAGTAATTAAGTTTATCAATAACCTCTACAAAATTTACATTCGACATCTCAATAATATATCTCTTAGAAAATTCTGTAAAATCAATAAGCCCGTCTCTCTTTGCTCTAAATAATTCTGTACTTGGAGCTAAATTTCTAAAATGTACTGCCGTTCCATTATACTTACCAATTAATTCTGAATTACTAATATTTCTTATTATAAAAATAGGTAAATATCCATTCTCTGTAAATATTTTTAATGTTACCGGAGATACAAATGATGTTTTAACTTGTAATTGGTATCCCATTTTTTCTTAGTTTTATTAATAACTTTAAAATTTATTTATTGTCCTCCAAATTTTTTATTAGATGTCTTAAATCCTGACTTCCCTGAAAAACTAGAAGACTTTTTCCCACTAAAACGTCTATCTGCTTGATAAGATTTATTAAAACCATTACTATCAAACCCACTTTCTTGTTTCTTAGGTTTGATAGGAGATGTAGTAGAGCCGCCAAACTTCTGACTACTAATCATAAACCCCGAAGGAGCTGTTTGTAGACGTTTAAGGAGATTTACATTACTCTCTATCATCGACTTTACTGTATGACTGTCGAAGTGATAAGATATTTCTGGATAATTCAATATGTCGCCCTGAATTAATCCAGCTGATGTTAAGAATACAGAAAGATTAACGAACGCTTCAGTCAGGTTACTAGATATCAAAAGAGTATCTGTCGTAGGTTCGTAGATCTTATATTCTTGTGTAGACTGATCATAATTAATAACTACTTCTACCATGACTTTTTAATTACTTATGGCAAGAGCACCTAGGATTACTGCTACACAACCTAAAGCACCTGCCCATAATTTACGTTTTCTTTTTTCTTTCTTTAAGCTATTTTCTAAAGCTTGTATAGAGTTAACATAATAATCATCTTTTTTCCTCATCATCATAGACTGGTAAGATATAATTGAGTCTAGATTCGCTGCCTTAATCGAATCCTCTTTTATTATATCTCCTTGAAGTTTTATAATTTTTTCGGAAGACTCAAGATCTACTATTATGCTATTAATTGTTTTCAGATTTTCAGGAGATATAACTATCATTGTATCCCCGCGATGCTCTATTATCTCTTGTGAATATCCTTTAGTGATAAAAAATAGAGATAATAAGAGACAATAGATTATTTTTTTCATAAGAAATAATAAGTATGTATGAAAATTATTTAAGTCTTTCTATAAAAATATCCAAGAAATTTTCAATATCTTCTTTATAATGATATTTCCAAAAATAATTATCTGGTACTGAAAGCATGAAAGGAATCTCTATTGGAATAGATTTTGGATACTTAAATATATAATAATCTTCTATATTAATATCATTTATACACTTCCACCAAGATATTTTTTCACTGTCAGGAGGTAAGTTATCAGGAAAAATTAACTTATCATAATTAATAATATTATATTCACATTTAGGAATAAGAAGATAAATAGATCTATGGTTTGAAGATTCTTGATATACTCCTACTATAATATTATCCATTATCATTATTAGGAATAAATTTATTTAATCTTCTCTAAAGGATTTTCTCCTATTTCTAGATCAATACGATTAACTATTAATTCATATTTTGGTTGATTCTTTGAAAAATATCGCCACAGAACATCATCATAATAATCTAAATAATTATCTCCTTTTCTTATTTCATAGATATAATAAGGATGACTAACTTCATTTTCATATACAGATATTGGATAATATAGATCTTGTTCTACTATCTTTACATATTCATTAGTATCTAATATATAATCTAAATCATATATTACTTGTACTTTATCAATCTGTCTTATCCCTAATTTTCTCTCTATTTTTTGAAGTTTAATATCATCTACAATATCCAATCCATCATAAAAAAATTCAGAATCAATTTTAATAATATAATAATTTTTTAAACAGATATTTTTAAAATCTCTAATATTATCTACAATCGTATATAATTCGGAATTAGTTTCAATATTAAAATTATCTTTTTTTAATAAATAAAAAATATTACATTTTAAATTAATTCGATTACAAGAAGATAATCCAATAATTTCTTCACTAAAAGCTGTTGTAAATAAAGTTGCTGATCTTAAGAAAACATCTTGTGGTAATATTTCAATAACTTTTATAATATTCATAATTACATAGTTTTTGTTTTCTTAAATCCTTTTAATCGTTTCGAGATTGAATCTTTAATGACTTTATTTCTACCAATCTTATACGTTTTTAGACTTAAATCCAATTCTTCTTTTGCATTTTTTAATTCATCTTTACTTGCACCAGCAGCTTTTAATAATTTTAATGCCTTTTTAGAAGCATTTTTCTCTTCTTGAACTACTATACTCCCTTGATATAAAGTCTTTAATCCATTTCTAATCCCAACTCTTTTATTTTTATTACTATAAGACCCTCTAATATCATTATTTTTATCTGATATTATCTTATCTAATCCTTTACCAGTTGAATTTTTTGAATGTCCAATTTCATGAGCTAATGATGCTTGTCCACTGGAAGGAGGAAAATTTATTACATGATCACTACTCATAAAAGCTTTTCCCAACTTTCTATCAAATTTATCATTAGATCTTGTCAAATCTATTTTCTCTTTAGTAGAAACATCACTTGACTTCTTCTCCCAAGATTTTGTTTTATCAAATCGTTTTCTAAAAAATTTTTCACTACTTGATAATTTTTTCTTTCCATTTAGTATTTTAATATTAGATTTCTTAGCATCTTTTCCAATATTTTTTAATACCTCAGGATTTCTATCCTTAGCAACAGACTTAAGAGATTCATTTATTTTCTTTAATTTTTCACTATCTAATTTAGATGAATCATCTAATTTTTTAGCAATTAATTTACCAACTTTCTTTATTCCAGAAATAGCTGCTGATTTTAATCCATATTCCTTCTGTTCTACTTTCCAACCTTCAGAATATAATTTCTCAACTAAATCTCTACCAGTAAAAGTAAATTGTTTTTGAGAATATCTTTTTATGATCATAATTCAACAATTTAAAATTGAAAAATAAAAAACTTAGAGAACTTGACAGTAATCGTGCTTTTTATCAACACGAAAGTAAGTTCTCTAAGTTCTATTTTCTTTAATACTTACTGTCAAATTCTCTAAGTTTAAGTCTAAGAAATTCTACCGCTTCTGTTGTCGGTAATTCCCTAATACTATCTACTTTATCAGTTCGAGTAGATTCTATCCTATGAATCTTTTCTCTGAGATAACTGATAATACTATCCCTTGATATTATCTCTACTTCAAGGGAATCAATTTTATTTTTTTCAGGTTGTATAATTTCTGGAGGAGGTAATATAGTTTCCCCCTTAGATTTATCTTGAGAGGAGTGGGAGTAATATAATACCCCCAATCCAAACCCAAGTAATAACAGTAATGAAATTAAAACAGCCTTCTTAATCGTTTCCAACATCTTCTGTTACGAATATTCCTACACGATATTCCAATTCGCCTTCCTTTTTATAATTAATATATTGATGGAATATTCGATAGTCTCCGGAAGCCTCTTTTTGAATCAAATGAGCATCCCAACCATGTGTAGAAGTTAATTTATCTATCAAGTCTTGCAACCTGGAAATCTTAGGTGCATACTCTTTAAGGATATCTAAATCTTGAGACGGATTCATCAAGTTCTTCATTCTCTCCAATTCTGCCTTAGACTCCTCCTCTCCCATAATATCCTCTGAAAGATTTGTAATTTTATATTGTTTAGGTCCGGTAGTACATGTAACAGTATTTAAGAACTGACCTGCTACCTTCTTAGATTTAATCTCTGTCAAAGTCGCACTATAACCTTCACTTCCGGAAATAATGTTCTTGATATCTTCTAAGACCTTCAAAGACGTAGTTATTCCTAAACTTACAAATACACCTACAGGCTTTACAAATGTCTCTCCATCTACTGAATTAACATAGAAAGTCTTAAATGATGGTTGATAAAATACTTCAACCAATGAATGGACTTTGTCTCTATTTATGTTTCCATTATTAATAGTTGCCATTGTTTTTAAAATTTTTCACTTTGAAATATTTAAATTCTTGATTATAATTACTATATCCATAATTAAATCCGTACATGGTATAGTTAGGCATCTTTAGTTCTTGTTCATGCCATTCTTCCAAGTAATCTTCAAAGTCTGATATTAAGATCAAGATAGCTTCAGGTCCATAATTCTGTCTGAAATATTCCATACCTCTAGCCATTCTTGTTCCACCTCCCATAGAGATTCTTGGAACACCCTTTCTCGGGTCGATATCTTTAATATGATCTCCAAGCTGTGTAGACCATGAAATAATATTATACTTTAATCCACGTCCAATCTTTTTCATTTTATTGGCAATAGTATTTAAAATTCTATCAACCAATCGTGTATCCATAGATCCCGAAATATCAATTAAAAATACAATAGTTGGTTCATTAGACATGGTTACCTTTCTTCTAATAGTTGGAGCAATAACAGAACGATTAATACCACGATTATAAAGATACATAAGATCTTTCTTTGTATCAACTTTAACCACTCTAGATTTATAATTTAACATTACTTCATCTAGAGCCATATCTACTTCGTCTGTCTTATCCACAAGTCTCGTTGCATCTGGAGCTCCACTAGAACCACATCCAACGCCACCTCCTGAACGAATTTGTCCAAGCTCACGTTTTTTATCGGCATCGTCTCTAGAGTCTGTTCTGTGATCTTTATGAGTTCCACCCTCATCTTTACCGTTACTGTTCAAATCACCTGAACCAGAATCTCTCTTTCCTTTATATGGACAATCTTTTGGATCACCTTTACCTTGCTGATTACCTTGTCCAGATCCCGAACCACTACCAGAACCATCAGTCATACCCATTTCCTGCATAAGATCAGAAAGACCTTGCATTCCACCACCACTTTGCTGATTACCTTGTCCAGATCCTGAACCATTACCTTGAAGTGCATCTTGAATATCTTGATTTGTAACTTGGGATGTATCACCGTTTCCACCTTTTTTAATAGAAACCAACATCTTAACAAACTGATCCAAGTGTTGAACAATTAGCATCAAATATTCGGGGTAACTAAGTTCACTCGGGAAAGGGTTACCTTCGGATATATAATATCTTTCTGGAACAATGAGTTTAATTTTAGCCTCATTTTCCATCTTCTTTATCATATCATCAAGAGCCTGTTTTGCTTCTTCATTATCAGTGTGATCTCTATTATATTTCAAGAGCTCAAGTTGATAATTAGGAAGAACTGATGAGATATCTGATTCCATCTCCTCTACATCTTCAGTACTTAGGATTTTAGAATTTACTTCCATATCCATAGCAATATTATGAAGACTGTGATTAAGAACTGGATCATCTATTACTCTCTCAATCAACTTCTCTGCAAAATCAATTCCACACTCTTTATTAATTCGATCAATCAATTCACCTCGATAATCTCTGAAGGTATTACAAATCTGAGTATCAAGCTCTTCATGAATACCATCAAGATGTCCTAAGTAAATATGTCCGTACTCATGCATAAGAATACGAAAATCAGTACGTGGAATCTTAATCTCTGAGCAGACAATTTTATAGATAACATTTCCTGAGATATCATCTTTATATTTAAAACAATATCCAAGTTCAGGATTATCAGGATTAAATGGTTTTTCTGTATTAACCATCAACATATTCCCGAATCTACTATAAGTATTGTCAATGAATCTTTTAATAAATTCTAACTCTGTCTGATTTCTCATAATTTTAAATTTTGATATTTTTCTAATAAATTAACCTTAGAGATCCACATGATCATTACATATTTTTCTCTAAGGTTAACACTCATATAATAGTATAATTATTTAAAACTTCTAATATCAGGAACCATACTTCCCATGCTCGGATCTTCCTGAAGAATAATCTTACGAATTGATCTGAGTTTAAATCCAGAAGTTCTAAGGTCTTCTTGAGTATTCTTCAACAATGCCAAAGTATCATCCTTATAACCCTTAGAAGAATCTGTAATCAGACTTTGAATAGAAGTCATAAGATCTGAAATTGTATTCCAATAAGATACATATCCGATGAATGTCTCTACTGGTACTTTATCCAAGAATTTATCAGTAGTAGATACTTTAATCTTGGTAATAGAAGAACCAGAATCCTTACTCAATTTAAACAATTTCTCGATGCAAGCCGGATCAATCGGACGTTCGATTTGTTCTAAGTCCTTATCTGATTTAAGTTCTGATAACTTATTGATTATTGCTTGCATTTCAGGAACTTCTAGCTTTTTCTTTCCATCTATGATTTCGTTGAAGAACTTAGTATACTTAGGAAGTTTATCATTCTTCATCTTTTCAATATCATTAACGATATTAACCATAGTATCATAGAAGTCCTTAGAAATCGGCGTCTTAATCAAATTCTTTGTTTTTGGATCTCGAGAAATACCAATACCACAAAGACCATCGATCATATTACGATAGTTATCTGAAGTAATACCGCTCTTACCAAAACACTTAAAACTTGCAATTGTAACGTCTCTAAAATAATTCAAAGTTCGGAAAGTTGTAAATCCATAAAGCTTAGTCTCATTTTCGGCATCAGCATAGATACCATTAAGTTCTGTAATTGCTAAGTCTACAGGTTTACCACCAGAAGTCATCAATGCTCGAGCAGTTTGTTTAATACCACGTTCGATATACTCGCCAATCTTATTATATTGATCAGCCGGAATTTCTACTTCCTGAGCATCAAGTTTTTTCATTGTATCTCTAAGACTTCCCATGAAATCCTTAACCTTACCTTCTGATGATGCAATAGCTCCGTCATATTTACAAAGGAATGTATCCAGGTCTGTATGATCCGGAGTAATGTTGTAAATCATAAAACGATTCATTAACGGAGGTAGCATTTGCATAGAATTCGAAAGATTCTGTGCATAATTACCTGCAGAAACAATCAATGTATTCTCTGGAAGTCTTTCTGAACCCACTTTACGCTCAAATACTAAATGCAATAAACTAGCCTGTACGTATTCGTTTGCTGTAGTGATCTCATCCAAAAATAACAGTGATTTACCTCCTTTTTCTGCAACTTTTAAGATTTCAGTATACCAAGAAGGTCTAAGATGTCTAGTTGTGGGGTTTTCTTGATCACTCGTAGCCACATCATATCCCATAACTTCTTCTGCAGTTGTACTATTACCTCTAAGAAGGACTAGGTGATAATCTCGAACTTCTGCAAACATTTCTACTGAAGTTGATTTACCAAGACCTGGATTAGACATAATAAGTACTGGTACTCTTGAAATCTCACTAACTTTCAATGCTGTAAAAATTGAAATGTTAATGTTGTCATTTTTTGATTTTGCCATTTTTCTAGCTTTTTAATTTGTTTATTTTTCTTTATAACTTTAATCATTGAGGGGAGGTTTCTATATAATATCCCCTCATTTATTAGATTTTGAGGGTTTCTGAAGTGCTATTTATTATACTTCAAAATTAAAAAGAACACTAGATTAATCTATATTTTTATAAATTTTTCTAATGTTCTTCTCAATTGTAAGGCTTTAACCTCTCTTAAATAGCAAAATTCACTTTTTTAGGTAATCTTGAATTATCTTATAATCTACTGAGAGAGTTGAAAATAATTGTTTAGCTTCAGATAATATTTTCTGGAGTATAGGTTTAATAAATTCATCTTCAAACAATCCTGAATAAGCTTGATCATAGAATACAACACTTTTACCTCCATCCGATAAGAAAAATGTAGTAATTCTCTTAGCAATAATTCTAGGTGTTGTTCTTTTTAGTGAATTATAATATCCTCCCAGAACTAAATACTTATCTTCTATTTTAAATTCAAGATCTGTTATATATTCAATTCTACTTTTAATATTATTCATTATGTAATACATGTTTTAACTTTTCCTCTAAGTCATCACATCGTTTCTCGGTTTCCTCTAGCTTTTTCCTCAAGTCTTTAATCTCTTTCAAAAACCAAGGATTATCCATAGTTTCCTCTAAACAACCTTGAAGATATCTAATGACTAGCTTTAAATCCTCTTGAAGGTCAGTATCTTTAGAATGCAATATTTCTTCTAAGATAGCTTTTGAATTTATTTTTATACTACTATCCAAAACTGCTTTAGTATGATCAACATAAAAAACTTCTCCAATAGGCATTAATAACGGATTTGAAATTGTACCCTTACTACTACTCATGATTTCTAAACATATATAATTCATTAATATCTAAACATTTATATATAGTATCCTCAAGACTTGATGTGATTGAAGTATGAAAATGTCCAAAGAACCAATACTTACATCTTACTCCTCTAAATACCTGATCTAAGTATTTTCGATTTTCTAAGTCTCTGAGGTAAACATCTTCTGCTTCCTCTTCGTGACGTGTAATAATTGGTTCAAAACATAGTGGAGCAGTATGAGAAGCTATTATATCAACCCTCCCTGGAAGATCTTTAATAGGCTTCTTAATTATATCTTCTGTCTCCCACCATACTCTTTTAGACGAACCAACTCTCTCCATCAATCCATTATAATTCATTCTCCATTTATAATCTACTGAAGTTGCTCCCCCGATCGGATATATTGTTTTCCCCGAGAGTTCTACTACTTCATGATCCTGAAGAAACTTAATTTTGGGGAAATCATTTATTAATTTTTCATTCCAGTACTCTAGGTTATCATGATTTCCTCTTATAAAATAATATGTTATATTATTTTTCTCTAGTTTAGTATTAATTCTTTCAAACTCCTGATTATAATACCCTGGCTTAGAAAAACCTAATCCTACATCTCCAAGAAAAATAATATTAGCATCTTTAAGTTTATAACGTTGAGTTATAATCCATGTAATTTCTCGAAAACTTCCATGAATATCTGCACAAAAGTATAAATCTCTTTCTTGTTCATTTTTCATAATTTCTTTTAGGATGGAAAGCTTTGATTCTCTTTCCATCAATTATAAGGTTTTGCATTTTTAAGAGAAGCAAAAAGAAAGAACCACACTCATCGCATAGTTCTTTCATAATAGTTTTAACCCTAATAACTTTTATCTTTTTTCAGGGTGATCTTGATTTTTGATTCATTATTACTTTGTTTTAGTTCTCACATAGTTTTAATCCACATTAGTAAGGAATTCAAGGGAGAAGAAAAAAGAGAAGGAAGCATTAAGCTCCCTTTTTCTCCCTTGCTACGATGACATTATATTCATCATCAACTTCTAAAAAATCCCAACCTTCTGGAATCTTAACCAACTTCTTAGTCTCGAACTCATTCATCATTTTTTGCATCTCCGGTTTGATAGATTTTACACTATCAATATGAGACATCAAATAACCTTTAAGTCCGTTCTGAAGTTTCATTAGGTTCTCAATAGATTCCATGAAATTATCTATCGTTTTTCTTATAGTCTTCTTAACGGGATTTTCGTTTTCTCTTGATTTCTTAAGCACCTCGTCCATTTTTGTAACTGATAACATATAAAATTGTCCAAGGCTTCTCAAACTTTCCAATCTATTATCTAGTAGATTGTAGTAATATTCACATGCAAAAATATGTTCTGGACTACCCTCATCTAGCTCCATATTAATTTTTTGCAATCTTGTGAGGTGTTCTTTACATAATTGTTCATATTCACGATTAAATTCCTTTGCAATTAGATCTAATTCATCTAACCAAAATTTTAACTTTTCCATAATCTCTCTTTTAAGTTTATTTCTACATATATAAGGCTTTGAAAGATTATTATATGGAAAAAGCTAAAATCTCTTCCAAAACAAGACAACTAACAATGCAATCGGTAAGAAAGGCATAAAATTAACAATAGTCTGTCTCATCTTCCTATATTCATCTTCAGGGAGTATATTTTTTATATTATCTAGAGTATGAATAAAGAATAATCCGATAAATATTGCAATAAGAAAATAATAGAATAAAAATGTTATCATAATTGATTATTTATTATTTTTAAGTTATTATATGTTCCTTGATATTCTGGTTTTACTCCTATAATATCAAATCCTTTTACTCTTTTCTTCGTACCATCTTCTGAAATTTCATTAACTTTTGCTTCTTTCGTAATAAAATATGCATCTAAATCAGTTGCTTTAGGAGTAGCTGTATAAGAAATAGAAGAGTATAAAAATCTTAATCTTTCTTTAGCTTCTGCAGAACTTATTCTATCTCCAATACTAAAATTTGAAAATATTGTATTTATTAAAAGCTCTTTACTAAATGTTACTATACCTAATTCTCTTCTGACTAGAGTTGCTTTATATCCTAAAGCTCTAAATTTCTGAGGTCCAATTGCTATATAATGAGATTTAACATCATCTTCCTCTGATATCTGAGCTAATACTAAATCTATAACCTCTTTGGATAAATCAGATTCACATAATAATCTAGCTTTCTCAAAATATGTTCCTAATTGTTCATACTGATATAAGAAATTAGACACCTCTTGATTAATAATATCATTTGTATCTAAAACAGAATGTACACTAGAGAATACTGTAAATCTATCTTTATAATCTATTTGTTGTATTCTGAAAGCTCTAATCTCATTAACCAGAACGAGATTATTAAGAACTGGGACTAAATTTGATCCAATATGCTCATTTACTGCTATATAGTCATCTTTATAATTATAAGATTTAGTATTTTTCTGATAAGTTTTAGCTAAATTATATTTAGCATCATCTGGTGCAGATTCGAAAGATCTTAATAGATCGCTCGTAGCCTTCTTTTTTCTTTCAAGTTCTTTATCAAACTCCTCTTGACTAACCTTTCTATAATCGCATATTGACCTATAATAAAATACAGCATCATTTTTCCAGGGATTCTCAAATAATCTCTGACGACCTAGGATTTGTGGGAGATCATCAGAAATATCTACAGCTAAAGTATCTATATTACTATCGCTAAATATAAAACTTCTAGCACATGTAGAATAAAAATCGGCTCCTAGATATACAGTCCTTGTACAGAAGGTGAACATTTTAGGTTTTACTCCTTTTAATGGTACTTCTCCTATTACAAACCTCTTTCCTAGTTTTTTCTGTATACGTTTAAGATTTCCCTCTGTTTTACTACATAGAATATTTACTTCTTCAGGTTGGAGATCACACTTTTTTATAATACTAACTATATGATTAACAGAGTTTACATAGAATACTGCCTCATCTGATATTATCTCTCTAGGATATCCATTAATCATCCTAATAGCTCTCTCAAAATTACCATCCTTGTAGGATTGAATAATTTCTGGTAACTTAGTCCCCACACTCATCATAGATAACACCTTTAGATTCGGTCTAATTATTCGACTAGGATCTTCTTTTCCCCAATTCATATCTATGTATGGGAGACCATTAAATTCATCTAACATATTTAAATATTCCTCTAACATAGGGGTTGCTGATACAAATAATGCACTATGAGATTGTTTAAGATAATAAAGAAATCCTAATTCGGTATCTGACTTAAATCTAGCATCATGTAGGATTGTCTGAAATTCATCTATTACAGTGTAGAATGATTGAAATATTCCAAGACTCTCTAGGATATCCTTTACAATTCTATATGAATCGTATGTTACTAGAATCTTATAAGGTTTATCATAAGACTTTCGGAAATTAATATAATCTTTAATTTCTCTCATTAATCGATTATAAATATCATTTTTATCCTCTCCAGTACACTCTTTTAATTTTTCCATAAATGATCTAGATTTATCTAGTTTAGAGAGATCTTTATCAACCTCTATTTCTTTTTCTAATTCATTCACAACTAGATAAACTTCAAATTCATGTTGATCTTTTTTATTCTTAAGTAACATTTTTCTAGGAGAACAAAGTATTACATTCTCAGGACCATTAATACAGTATTCAGTGAAACCACAACCTGGAAGTTGCTTATTTATTATACACTTTACAGGTAGTTTATAAAATCTAAATAAACTATCCATTTCTGAAATATATCTAATACCTCTAGGTACTATGATATCAGGTAATTTATTGATCATAAATATTAAATATTTTAATTGTTATTTTTAATTCAATACAGAATCCAGTTTTAATAAATTGTCTTTTTAAATTGAAGACACAGGAGGATCCCTTTTTCATTAATTAGAGTTTAAAAGGATAATACATGCGTTTTGTCACTTTAGATATCATAAAAATATAAAATAGTAAATAAATCTAAATCTGAAAAAAAAAGGACACTTTTTAATATTAAAATAAGATCCGCCTCTTGAAGGCGGAAATCTGAATAAAATCTATATACTTAAATCTAAATAATCGGAGAAAAACCTATTATCATTCCCATATATCTTATTCAAAGTTTCTTCCTTAGATCCCCTCAGCGGTAGCGAACGGAGGGGATGGATAACGGGAAGCTCCTTTGTCTTCGAACTTTAAGGACAATTTTGCTCTCTATAGTCCTTTAAATTCTAATATATGAAAGAAAAACCCCAGGCACATTTTGCCCAGGGTGTATTTGATTAATTAATAACCAAATTGAAAGTAGCTATCAAAGCCTTCAGTAATATTTTTACTAAGACTGAAGCTACTAGGGATATCACTAAGATACTCCCAGCTATCCATACTACAGCGAATAGTATGAATAGTGTTATGTTAAAAATCTCAATGTTCATAATAAATATTTAATTGAGTTTTAGTTAAAAATATTAGAGAATAGAACTATTATATCCAATTTCTTTCAATACTTTAGGATTCTATAGTTTAATTTCTATTCTCTCATATATAAGGCTTTTAGCATTTTTGAGACGGTTAGGAGAAAAGGGTGGTGTATATGCTATCCTTTTCTTTTTCCTTCAAGGACAAAAATAAAAGAGGGATTTAATTTCCCTCTTCTTTCAGTGCATCATTGATAGATTTCTTAATTAGTTTTTCAAGTTTATCATTGTCAGTTATTCTCCTTCTTACCTGTCGTACCATACACTCATTTATTTTTATATTATACTTGAACCCTAATCGGTTCCTTTCATAAATTGCACAACTTACTATTCTATCTGTAACAATTTCTATAAGTTTACCTGAATCTACTGTTTTACTGAGATCATAGTAAAATAAACTACGATATTCTTCGAAGTTTCCAATACCATGATACTGTTTACTTACCGCAGTAATTCTTAACATATCAGACTCTTTCTTTACTATTATTGTGTATCCTAGAGTAGTATTTTCGTTGTATAATTTCTCAGGGTATTTAACATTTATTCCTAATTCATTTAATCTTTGGATAAAATGTATAGATCCATAATAAGTGTTATAATAATCACTAAGTCCATAACAGATACCATTTAGATCATAATTGCTATAATCTTCAAGCCTTTTATCTAATTCCTCCAGCGTCATTGTTTCTCCTGGAGTAAATTCCATTATGATTTCTTGTATTCCTAAATCTATTTTCCAAATCTATCAAAATAAACTGTCTCTGTTCCATATATATTGCTATCTTCATCATACTTCATAGCAACAATATATCCCCCTATTTCCATAAGTAGCGGGACATGTTTTTCTTTTTCAGTGTTGCATCTAGTTAATACAACTTTAGGTTTTTCGAAATTTACTACGTTTTGTAAAATTTGTTTCATATTCTTTTCCTTTCTTTTAAGTTTATTTTATTCATATATAAGGCTTTGAAAGGAGAAAATAAAAAGGATACAAGCTTTTATTACACTTATATCCTTTATTTTTATGGCGTTAACGAAAATCTTCAGTGATGGTGAATCTTAGACCATCACTATAAAATTCCCCGTATTTATTTGGGTTATATTTTTTTAGTTCGGAAGGTATTGATCGAGAGTAGCTAAAATATGGACTAACTTCATCTGGATTGTCATTATAGTAGCTCTCTAAGTCATATCCTTTATCCAAGAACTCTTTTAATTCACTCTCCCAAAATTCCTCGGCCGTATACTCAACGCCATATTCGTCTTTTATTATAACATTATTTTTCGCGAAGAACTTATTTATACCTTCGCGAGTAAGTTCATAATATTTTCCGAGATTGGCGTTGAATAAAAACTTCCACCCGGCCGATCTTTTACCTAGGTGTATTTCTTTTGTTATATCCTTTAAAAGATCGGCTGCTTCACTAAATTTGTTTTCGTCAATTAATTTTTTTGCTTTTTCTTTATCCCTTTTTTTCACTGGGATTACTGCATAGAAATTTGTTCCCATAATATATTTTATTAATAATACATATATAAGAAAGTCAAGGGAGAAAAAGAAGTAGAAGAACTTTTTATCGTCCTTCTACCTTTTTTAAATTTCAATAGCCAATAAAACCTATACTAGCTAATGAATCTCTTTGTCTTTCATTCAGCAATCCAAGGTTATTTTTATTAAACTGTAAGATCGCCCATTTAGAGATTTTTTGAGATTCATAATCCCCATTCTCTAACGTCTCTTCTAAAAACTCTAGATTCGTCATTGAACTAGGTTTTTGTCTTAGCAGGAAGATGAGATTATTTACTTTTTCATCCCATTCTTCCAAGCTTTGTTTTTCTCTGAACTTTTCTTTGTATTGTTCATTCTTTTCTGCGAAACTCTGGAACATATCAAATATTTCCGGAGATTTCTCAAGTACCAAACCCACAAATTTTCCAATGTTTTCTAAGGTTCGGTTTGCTCTTTTTTCTGCCAACTCATCCAATTTTTCTTGAGCGGCTATTGATGACGTTACTGTACTTGTCACGTCAATCTTCATTTTCACTTCTCCTACCTTTGGAATAGGGAAGGTTGTTTCAAAATTTGATGTAGCATGTCCTGTAATTTCTGGTTTAACTAATTCTGCCGTTACTTTACTGTTTACTACATTCAACTCATTCATTTTGTTAATTCTTTTCATAATCTTTATTTTTAAAAAATTAAACTCCTTTAAGCTTTTTGTCATGCTTAAGGAGTATTTATTTACTTTTATTATCTCATATATAAGGCTTTTAGCATTTTTTGAGATGGAAAATATTTTTAATACAGAATCCAGTTGGAAAAAATAAAATAATTAACTATTATAAATCTAGAGAACTTGATCAGGATTCTAACCTGAGATTCTAAGATAAACAATTATCTTAGTGTTTTGACCCGCTAAACTATCTTGTCTATAGATTCAGTTAATTATTTTAATTTTAATTTTGTTGTTGTGTCGTTTAAAGTTGTTTAATTTTGCACCTCATAAACGTAGAAGTTCTGAAGAGATTAGTGAGATTTAAACCTTACATGATTTTTCAGTTCTTCACAAGCTCAAGCTATACATTACGCATTTCTTGAGACGCCTATGATGTCTTTTTTTTGTTATTGTGTCTTTTAATACATTTATAAGATTTTCCCGGTTTCTCAGACGGTCGAATTTTTTTATTAAACAGAAAAAAAAAATAACCGAAGGGAAAAGAGTTTTATGTATTCAATTCATCTCTTTTGGCGCCCCTTCGGTTGTCATTTAATTTTTGAGTAGGTTTATTTATACCATACTCTTTTTATTTTATAAGAAAAGAATAACAGTTATTTATTTTATTGGCAATAGTTATATATTATTGATTGATATTCTTTTCATATATAAGGCTAACAGGTTTTTTTTGGGCGGTTAATTTCCTTAATATTGTAATTATTTAAAATTAGAAATATGACACAGGAAGAAGTTTGTAATTATTTTGAAAAGAATTATCCAGAAATGGACTTGTATGAAACTGAAAAAGGAAGTTTCTTTGGAGGATATGATGGAATGGATCAACTAGAAATTTTTGGAACTAATCTAGTAGTATTTTGTATAGAAAAAGTTAGAGGAAAATATGTACCTAAACAAAAATATTTTTCTTTCGTAAACAGTACAGAGGAAGAACTAAAAGAATTTCTAGAAAAATATCTTTAAGAAATAAAAAGAGAGGTTTAACTTGACTTTTAATTAGTCAAGACCTCTCTTTATTTTTTTTATTCTGTATATTCTATTATATGTATTTCAGGAGTATAATTTTCTCTAGTTTGTTGAGATACATTCATAAATTTTATCCCTGATACTTCACCTCTTTCCGGGTAATGTATATGACCAAACACATGATACTTTGGATTGATCTCTAAGACTCTTTGTGATAATGCTAGATTTCCAGGTTCATCTTTTCCATACCACCTCTGAGATTGTTTTATACATTCAAGTTGATATATTCTAGGGGCTTCATGAGTTACTAAAATATCTATCCCTTCCGGAATTTCTAAGATATCAGTATTTCCAGGTTTATGTGGGAAAGCGTGTAACCATAAAGAAGTTCTAGGATTTCCATATATCTTTACTGATTCTCCAGTAATTCCAGAAATATATTCATACCCTTCATCAACCAGAACTTTAGTAGAGTATCCAAATATCTTTCTAAGCGTGAGGAAGTCATCATAGTGTCTCTCAATCCAGTAGTCATGATTTCCAGGAACTATTATAATTTCTTGAAGATCCGGAAATATTTTCTTATTCATGAATATATTCTGATAATTATATTCAAGCCACTCTTCTTGATACATAACTTCATCAGTGGGACACAGATCTCCAGCAATAATTAGAAGTTCAATCTCTGGGTAACATTTTGTCTGTAAATCATAAACATAACCGTGAATATCTGATAAACAACCTATTTTTATCATTCTTTCTTTTCCTCCAACATAAACTTCATAATTTCTATAACATCGTCTCCTGTAGTTATATTAAGTTCATTTTTCAAGCGTATATATGCATCATATCCCATAGTATCGTCATCTTTATAATTAAATTCAACAGGTCTGATCTCTCCTGTTACATATAATATTACTTTACAGGGTCTTCCAGGATTAAAAAATGACTTCTTTGGTTCTGAACGTTGAAATACTACTCCATATATAGCAGATTTTCTAAGTAATGATTCTCGAATTCTCATACCACCTCTTCTTTTATAAATTCTACTTTATGAGTACCTCCTTGTTGTGAAGGTAATATTAAGAGTCCACTATTCTCTAAGGCTTTTCCAAGAGGTGATCTAGAAGTAAACCATTCTCCCAGGGGTTTAAGTTTTCCCTTGAGTGTTCTAATCTCCTTTTCGAGTTCTTGATACTTTTTATTTTTCTTGTTATACTCAGATTGTTTTGACTCTAGTTCTTGAATCTCTTTTAGAATTGGTTTGACTTTTTCTTCGTAATCTTCTTGTGAGATTAAGTTTTTAGTCTGATTCATTCCTTCTTTTACATACGTTACCTTGAATGTTTCTTTAATTAAATCTTTCATAATACTTCTTTTAATAAATCTTTGCCAAATACTAATTTAACTTTAGATACTACACTATATAATTTCGCTTCAGATACTACTGTATTGTTCGGTTCTTTATAATATATAATATTATTTTCGAAGTCAAGTTTATATACTTTCCTTAAGTAAAATTTTCCAGAGATACTGATAACAACTTGATCATTTGATTCTAAAGAATCAATATCTAGGACTAATTCTGTTGCTATTATCATATTCTTGTAAAATTCTTCTTGACCTTTCTTATCTCCAATAGGGTGGAAAAATAAATAATCTCTTTTGTCGTTCTTATATTTGATTAATTCTTGATAATATTTTTCTTGGCGAGTAACACATTCTGAAAGTTTATATACTTTCATAGATTGTAAGATGATATCAACTTCAGAAACTTCATCTATCCAAACATCACGAACAAAAATTAAATCTTTTCTTCGTTTTACTAGCCATACATAAAATAATATATACCATATTATTATTATAACACCAACAAAACCTAAAAATAGTAATTTGTCATTTTCTATCATAATTTTTTATATTTTTATTATACATTAATAAGGAAAATAGAGTCAAAAATTACTCCATTTCAAAATCCTTAAAGGCCTTATATATGAAGATAAATAGATATCTTACTAGAGAGAATTAATTGATATATAACAATATCAGTTAGTTCTCTTTTTTTACTTTGAAGAGACAATAACAATAAAAATATAATGGAAAGAGAATTTAGATGTAGTCATTGTCAAAAAGAGCTTCAGATTCAAGGTAGTCTGAGGAAACGAGCTGATTGGTATATGATAAAATCGGAACTTTGGGATTTAGTTATAGAGAATAATAAAATTCCAAAAGATAAATGGGGACATACCTATTTATGTGTAGATTGTCTTGAACAGTTATTAGGTCGAAAATTATGTTTAGATGACTTATGGGTTAAAGATGGTAGAGAAATTCCAGCTAATTATTGGTTAATCAGGGAAGTTATGGAGACGGATCCTGAACTGGCTAAAACAAGAATAGATAACTTGAAGAAAGAGTTGGAGTATTTATTATTATCTCCATTTAAACCCAAAAAAGCAATTAAAGAAACAAGAGATCTGATTCAAGATTTAGAACAACTACCTCCTTTGTAACAGAAGAGGAGGTTTAGAGACAATTAAATTAACAAAAGTGCAACGTCCGAAGCAATTAGAGGACAGAAAACAATTAAGAAAATGAAAAACTTAAAAGAAATTTGGTCAGGAATTCGTTTAGATGCAGAATTGATCAAACAAAATTACAATGCAGAACTCTTGGGTATAGGAGTTCATGGAATGACTAGATTGGCAGTAAAACTTGAAGATGCTGATCTTGAATTCATACAAGGCTCGCTTAAAGAGCTCTATGTATCAGAGAACGATAAAGATTATACAGTTAGATCTTTCGTTCGATTTACAGAAAAGAATGAAGAAGGAAAATACGGAACTTATTATATGGTGAAAATTGAACACCTTAGAGATAGTGACAACTTTCGGTTTACATTACAAACGGGAGGTCCGGATCCAAATAAAAAGAAAAGACTTGGAGTGGATATGTTTGAATGTACATCAACCGAAATGAAGAATATAAGATCCTGGAAAAGTGTTTTATCAGGGTTTTCTTGTTTAGTATAATTCTTTTTCCATTCTTGGCCGGGGATATAAAGTCTCCGGCTTTTTTAAACCAATCAAAAGAGATTTATTAACAATTTAAAAGAAAGGAATAAAATTATGATTACAATGAACATGAACAGTGATGAGATCTTTAAAGAATTGAAAAGAGATTATCAGACTATACTAGATGTAGTTAATAGAGAAATAGATAAAAATAAACATAAAATATTAAAGATTTATCAACAAACGAAGTCTCCAGTTCCGTTTAAGGAGACGAAGATTATTAATGTATCAAGAAATCAATATTGAGCAATTATTGAAGCATGGCCTAATAAAAGAGAATTTTCAAAAGGGACTACCATTTATACTATCGTAAATAATGGAATAACTGGAAAAAAGAATGCTATATTATTCCCATCACTTGATGTTAATTTGAGGAATATTGTAATATTCGAAGCACATTTTATGAGAAGGTATCGCGAAAGATATCTAAAAATAGATAATATTGACTTTGAAAAGATTGTAGATATTTATCTAAGATCTAATTCTGCAATGATTACAACAATAATTCCTGAAGTTCAAAAAGAGGGAGAATGGAATTTAGAAGGAAAATTGAATGATGGAGTTGCCTTAGGAATTTTTCAGAAAGATACAAAATTTTTCCGTTTTATTACATATGTTAGTAATGAAATGTTAAGAGAAAATCAGATACATTTAACTGATGATTCTCCAACAGGACAAATACTTCAAATGTATCAAAAATTAAAACAGGAGGATAGATTTGCTTGGAGTAATGCTGTTTTATCAGCAGGAGGTCTTGAAGGAGTAAATGAATATTTTTAATGGAGGGGATTAATCCCCTTCTTTTTTTTTCTTAAAATATTATATATGAAATAAAAATATAATTTATTTTTTGTGATAAGTAAATTTTTTTTTATTTTCCGTATATAATTTCCTTAAAGCCTTATATATGTAATAAACTTAAAAAAGAAATTATGGAAGAATATGAAGAATCGTTTAACTTCGGAGAAACAATTGTAGAAGTAGCAAAAGAGAAGCAAAGGACTATGAGTGATGAAGAATATCAAGAGTGGCTTTGTCAGTTAAGTGATGAATTTGCTTTTTTAGATTGAATTTGGAATAGGTTTAGTGGTGATGAAATTACTAAACCTTTAATTTTCTTATATATGTAGTAATAAAAATAAAATTATAAATGTTAACATTAGAAGAAATTTATAATAAGTATTTAACAATGGATCGTATAGAAGACGATCCAATAATAGAAAAATTATTTAACGATTTTTCTCCAAAAAGTGAGGAATTTCTTTCAGCAGAATATATAAATACTGTAATTAATAATCCTTTAATTAATAAACAAGAACTTAAGAAATTATATAAACCGGGAATACCAATTATTCCCATTGATAGGTTTGATTTTTCTATTGTGGATTATCCACCTGTTTTTCTTACACGAGAATTAGAAATTACTGAAGATTTAGGGAAATTAATATTTTCTGAAGTTATCGAAAATAATCCAGATACTTATACTTATAAACAGAAAATTGGTGAGTATGAGTGGGAGTATACGATAGATCGCTCTATATCTTATTATAAAGTTATTTATAATTATGAAGTTCGTAATAAATATAAAAAATATTATGATGATTATATGAGAACCCAGAAGATATACATATATTATCTTCCTTCTTTTAATATTTTTAATAATAAGCCAATTGTTAGGGAAGTATATAAAGATCAATATAGTAGAGAATTTAAAGATTCTAAAGGAAAACGTATAACAATAGAGTGTAGTTATTGTGTAGCGTTTTCAGAGAAGATGCTAGAAGAACAATTTAATGTTTTTAAACGTATTGGAATTAGAAATATGTCAAAGAGAATTACAAAAATGGAAGATAATATAAAGTCCTTGGAAAAAAGAATAGAGGAGCTTAATAAGAGTAAAGATGAGCTTTTAGAGAAGTTTTTCTACGAAGAGGAGAGGTTGAATGAATTATTTAAATTATAATAAAGAATATGGAAAAGTACTTAGAATTATCAGATGTTATGTTAGTTCCTGATAATCTTAACTCAGGATGGACTAACTCTGGAAAACTTGATTATTTTGTTTTAGATGATCAGGAAGTTACGGGAGTGCCAAAAAGTTTACCTATTTTTACAAGTCCGATGGAAGCTATTGTTGGAGTTGATAATTGGAAAGTATGGCAAGATTCTGGAATTAAGCCTATCCTCCCTAGAACTGTTGAACTTGGAACTAGACTTGAAGCGTGTGGATTTATCTTCTGTGCGTTTAGTCTTCAGGAGGTAAGAGAAAATTTTATAAATATAGATCAAAGAGGTTCAACTCAACAATTTCATATCTGCATCGACTCTGGAAATGGTCATGATGTAGCTCTTATGGAAATTGGACAAAGATTAAAACAGCTCTACGGAAAACAGGTTATCTTGATGGGTGGAAATATAGCTAACCCTAAGACTTACGAAGTGTATAGTGGCGCCGGATTTGATTATGTACGTGTCGGAATATCATCTGGATCTTTAGTTGATCAAGATAAGTATGGGTTTCATTATCCTATGGCATCTATTCTCGGCGCAATTAATTCACTTCGAAAATCAGGAAAAGGTAGACTTCGGGATGTTAAAGTTATTGCAGATGGTGGTATTACTTGTCACTCGGATATCCTAAAAGCTATTGCCCTTGGTGCTGATTATGTAATGATTGGTCGTGAGTTTGCTAAGATCTTGGAAGCATCTGGAACAATTTATAAAAGAACAGTAAAGTCAGATCAGGATATTATCGAAGAAGTTCAGGAGTTAGGAGGTTTAGTTAATATGTCTCCTATCGAATTATCTGAGTTAGATTTAGTTAGACAATACTTCGGAAATACTACCCCTGAGATGCAAGCACTTCGAGCAGGTTATTCAGATGTAAATTCTTGGAGATCGTCAGGAGAAAAGCCCAGAGTAAAAGTATCAGATTCGGAATGGACTTGGGTAGAGATTGGAACTACTTTAAAGGATTGGATACAGGGTCTAAAGGAGTGTATTAATTATGGATTTATGATGTCAAACGCTAAGTCTTGGAAGGAATTTAGAGATAATACTTTAGTTATTAGAGTAAGATGAGTTCAGGTGAAGAGAAAATAGATAAAGATGTATGGGGAGAATATTTGAAATTAGGTTCTCCAGTTCCGATAGTAGCTATTCGAATTCTTGAAAAATATTCGTTAGTAAGTTATAATTGGGATGATTGGAATGATTTTTATACTGATCTTAAAGAACAAATTATTTGGATGAATAATAAATACTTTCAAGATAATCTCCTTAATCCTCCTAAGATAATTTACAAAGAAGCACAACTTATAAAAACTATTAAAGAATCAGTTGAGTTTTATTTCTTTAAAGGACGTAGAATTTATACTGCATCTGAATTAAATATTATCGAATTGATATCTCATTGTGAAAGAAGAGGTATTATGTCTGGAGATATGTGGGAATTTTACAGAAAGGAGTGTATTCCTGTTAAGTTTGATGACCTAACTCACTTTGTTAAATGAAGACATATCTTTTTGTAAAAGAAATATCTGATTTTGATAAATTAGGAAATCCTATATTTTTCAGAGAATTTATGACAATTATTGCATCCTCCGAGAATGAAGCTTGGGAAAAATTTGAAGAACAACTAAGACCTAGATCTCCGAAAAGAAAGAATTATGAACAAGAATTCAAAAGATGGAAAATAACAGAGGAAGATATATTTTAATATTAAAATTGGATATACTTATTTTTACGAGTGAAATGAGCGATTGGTTTCCAATAACACTTAATAATTCTGGAGAGATTACAGATGAAAAACTTAAGGAGATTAAAGAATTTTTTCTATGTAGATGGAAATATAAATATCCACCTATTTTAAAACAAAAAGATTTTATCAAAGAACTTAGGAATACTATATCTGAATCTCGAGTGTTTTATGTTCCTTGGGGAGTTACAGCAGAAATAGTTATATCTAATTGGATTGATTATTTTTATCATAATAAACCAATTTCTCCTGAGATTGAAAAGATTTTTTATTAACTCAAAACCTATAGAAAATTTATGGCAACTTTTTTGATAGACTTCGATGGCACTTGTGTTCCTAATCTTCCTGAACCCGGTTTTTCAGAGGTTGATACAGGAGCTGAAAGGGTTTTAAAAAGGATAGTTTCTGCTGGACATAGATTGATTCTTTGGACTTGTCGGAATAATTCTAGAAATAATCCATATAATTATATTGGAGGAAAATTTAGAACTGAAACATCATTAGAAGAAGCTGAGAGATGGTTTCGAGAAAGAGAAATTCCACTGTATTGTGTAAATGATAATCCAGAGGAAGAAGGTGTAATAGGATATGCAAGAAAAGTTTTAGGAGATTTCTTGATAGATGATACAGCTCTTGGAATACCTCTTAGATGGGGTGAAGCCGAGTATGTAAATTTCGATACTGGAGAAATAAAAACTATATATACCTCTTGTGTTGATTGGGAGGCTATTGAAACAATTTTAGAAAGAATGGGAATGTTATAGGAGTTATGGAAGTTTATAAAGTAGAAATAGAGGCGCCGGATATTGATTTTTGTTGGTATTTTATATTTGCTAAATCTAAGGAATCAGCTATTAAAATTTATGAAGAATATTCAAAATTTATTATATTACCGCAAGGTACTGATATTCTAAAACTTGGGGAATATAGAGCCTTCCTAAAGAAATTTGGAAGGTTAATAAGACTCCCTGGAATAACTTCATCGTCAAAGATAGAAGGAATAAAAGTTGATTTAACTGATAGATCCTTTTCTTGGAAAAAGTCTTAAAACCTTACTTTTGAGATAAACCAATAAAATCCAAGAATCATGGAAAAAGAATTAAAACAAAAACAAGGAATTAATTATGTCAGAGAAGATGGAATCTTAAGAATTGGGGTTAAACTTGTAATATCTCCAGAAATTATCGGTTTTCCTGAAATTGAAAGAGAAAAGGAGTACAAAGTTACTAATGTTGAAAAAGTTATAAAATTGGATTCTCCTAAGCCAATTTATTACATAACTCTTGATGGGTTAGGTGAAAGAGTATATACAGATGGAATTTTTTCAATTGTCCCAACAAATTTCAATGTTTATAGATGGAAAGGATATTACATCTTAGCACTCTCTGAAGAACAAGCTCAAAGAATCTGGAATACGTGGATAGATAACTTAGAGATTGTAGCAGCTGATGGAAGACCTAAGATGTATAAGTTTGTAAATAACTTACAAAATCGAGGAGATCAAGAATTATTTCCTAGAATCATCCGACGATTACATTCAGAATATTCATTTCCTTGTATCGTTGAAGACTTAGAATTCGAAAAAGAGCCTGTTTATGTTTATAAATTTCCAGGTTAAAACCAAAAGAAGACTGTGAGAAATCCGGTCTTCTTCTTTTTGCTCTTTACAGCGATTCAGAATCTTAATTAATGGTAAACATATAGATGTGTTTTGTTTGTTAGTATTAGTTTTTAAAGTTTAATAGAAGTCCCTAGTCTGTGAAGATTGGGGATTTTTCTTTTTCTAGGCTTCAAAATCTTATAATTGAATAAAAACATTTAATTATTATAAATTATGGAAAATAAAACAATTAAAGATTTTAGAAGTTTTTATAAGTCTCAGAATCCTTTTAAGATGACTAGTTTTGATGATAAACTTCATAAAATGTCAGAAGCTAGAGGAGGTTATATTAATCCTTATATTCTTGAGGAATCTGAGAGAAATATGTCTCAGTTAGATATTTTTTCTAAACTTATGAGCAAACGTCAAATTTTCTTCGGTACAGATGTAAATTCAGATAGTGCAAATATAGTAGTTTCTCAATTATTATATCTAGATTCTGTAGAAAATGCAGATATTACTATGTATGTGAATAGCCCAGGTGGAGAAGTTTATAGTGGAAATTCAATACTTGACTGTATGGATTTTGTAGAATCAGATATTAGAACTGTTTGTACTGGTTTAGCAGCTTCATTTGGTGCTATGATTTTGATGTGTGGAACTAAAGGTAAGCGTTCAGCACTTAGAAGGGCAACAATAATGTGTCATCAACCGCTCGGTGGGGCAAGTGGTCAAGCAAGTATGATAGAAATTGAATGTAAAGAAATCTTGAGGCTAAAAAAAGATCTTTATGAAACTATCGTAGAGCAGACAGGAAAAACTTATGAAGAGGTTGAAAAACTTTGTGATAGAGATAGTTGGATGACTGCACAGGAAGCATTAGATTTTGGAATTATTGACGAAATCATTAGAAAGAAATAATAATCAAGAGAGTTGTTTGGAATTTCCAGGCAGCTCTTTTTATCTTCTTATTATGGAAAAGAATAATATAATAAATATTTTGTCAGATCCTGAAGTTTCAATGGATCAAAAATTTCATGAATATTGTAAGTTTTATCAAGAGTATATCACAACACCATTTAATGATTATCTTGAGCCTATAATTTCTGACGCAGTTCAGGAATTTTATCCAGAGTTTCATATTTTTCGAACTGTTTTTTGTTTAACGGGAGGAAAGTTTGATTATAAGATCTCTTTCACCAGACTTAAGGAGATATATAGATATTTTTCAAGTAAATATTCTTTTGGTGGTAGAGAAATAGAAACGGAGGTCAAAACATTCAAACATGATTTTACAAGAAACCTAGAAAAGAGTTTTAAAACTCTTTTGAGTAATCCTTTTATAAGTGATGGGAATGATGCAAGAGTAAATATCTCCGGGTTAGATAGCTTTTATAAAGAAAGTCTACCTTATGGACATAATTACACTACTTTTGAAAATAATGATGAATTTCCTTTACCACCTGAGAGAGATTGGAGGATCAAGGTTTTAGATATTTCGCTGTTTTCTTCCGGCCGTTTTGTAATTACTCCATATTTAACGAATTATATTATACATGATAATGAAGGATAATGAGTTTTTATTAAAAGTCTTATGTTCTGGATTAGATTTAAATAAAAAGTTTAGACAATATTGTAAGGTTCGATGGGAAAATAATACGGCCGAACTTATAACAGCGGATCCTAAGATAATTGAAGAGTTTTATCCTGAATTTTCTGAGCTATATGATTATTTCTTTAGTTTAGGAGAAGTAAAAGAACCGACACATCCAATTAATGAGAAATATCTTAATGTTTCGAGGATGCTATCATTAAAGAAAGACCTAGAAGAATTAGTTATGCCTTTTGGATTTATTTCAGGAAGTTCGATTTCTAAAAAGTTTATAGAGATTGTTAATATATCTAAATCATCTATAATAACTAACTTTTATACTAAAGATTATTTAATAACATCCTTTAGAAAAGCTTGGAAAGAAGTTGGAGTTAATAGGAATGAATTTTGGGAAGGTGATTTATTTTATATGTCAGGTGGTAAAATATGTTTAGTATTAGTAGATCTAGATAATAATAGATATATAGCAGTTAGTAGTAATTATGATTAGTTATATTTCAATTTATACTTCGGATGTAAAAAAAGGATTACAGTTGTATGAAAAATGTTTGAAAGTAAATCCAGAAAAACCACCTTTGTATGGAAAAGACCTAGAAATTTTAATTCCTTGGGCTGATTGGAATAATTATACTAATATTCTTTTTCCAACTCTCGGAGAACTTAGGTCTCTTGAAATTAAAGAGTATTTATGGGAGACAGATCAGAAATTAGAAATTTTATCTTCTAAAGCAATGGAAGGATTATATAAATCTAAGTATTTTGATCTCTTAGGTAATTTTATTGGAGTAAATCAACAGAATGAGTTTTGGTTTTTTGATGGAAATAATAGATTAAGAGATGTTTTTTCTATTCGTTTCAGTGATATTGGTACTGGTATCGTTATGGGTTATTCTTTAATAAATTATTTTGAATTAGGTTACGCTGTAGAAAAAGAAATATTTTATAGAAGATTTATAAATAGTGATCCGAAAAGATTTGAATCCCTTAATAATGTAATTAAAAATATATAAAAAATTATGAACGAACAAGAAATGGACTTTAGAATAAATTGTATTTTAGCTAGAGCTAGAAACATAATTTATTATAGAAGAATTGATAATCGTCCTAGATGTCAATATATTCACACAGTACGAGGACTTAGACAAGATACTAGAACTTTATCTCTAAGTCTTCCTGATACTGAAAAATATAAAGATATTAAGGAATTATTTGGAAGGATAGTAAGAACAATTCCTCCAAAAGTAAAATCGGAAGAGTGTGAGGAGGTTATTATGAAGGTAGCAGAGATCCTTATGACTCCCGAAGAAATTCAGCAACTTCCAGTATTACCAATTTCAGAAGAACAAGTTTTCGATGAGTGAAAGTACTAATATTGAACAACTTAAAACTTTACTCTCGATTTTAAATAATGAGGGTTGGCGTATTCAAACTAAATTCGAAGCTTTTATTGGTTATCCTAGAAAATCTGAGATCTTAGATATTATTGATGATTCACCTTATTCTAGTTTTATAGATATTTTTTATCAGTATGGAGAAGAGTTGTGTAGAAGCATTAATTATGATGTTTTATATGCAGCCTATGATCTTAAGAGAACTTTAGGGTCAAAAGAGTATAAGGAGTATGTTAAAACTACACGGAAATGCATTGAAGTTATAGTAACTGACTATAAAATTAGTAATATTGTTGCTTCCGTTAATCCTGTATTAAAAGACCCTCGTGAAAATTTACAAGGTTATTATGGAACTATAAGAATATCTTCAGTTGATAAAATATTCTTAAATGGGATGAAACCTCAACTTGGGATCGGTTTTTCTGATTATATTGATTTCCTTAAAGTAATATTTCGGAAAGATTGGAAATTTGTAATAGATGGTAATAAAGATAAATTATTCATATATAAAAGAACAGTATGACTAGTAGTAAAAGAAAAAAAGAAAGACGTCATCAAAGATATCTTAGAAACGTTAGAAAAGAAGTAGAGTATAAAAAAGAAGCTTGGGAATCTGGAAAATTAATTGAAGAAAATCATAACCAAGGACCATATTCTGCTGGTTATAGTATTGAACTTGGAGATAGATTGTATAATATTATTCAGTCTTACAAGGAACAAGCTTATCAAAATCCAGAGTGTCCAGGTGGAGATAATGATTTTATGTTGAAGAAATTTAGAATGTATAGAATGAAAATTCGAGATTTCATTTTACATTACAATCCTGACATCCCAAAGACTAATGCATATGAATATTTGAAATCAGCAATAGAAGCTTATTGGGATCGACCAGAAAAACTACTTTTACTATTATGATAACATTAGAAAAATTAATTTTTACAAAAGAATTGATTATCTCAGTATCAATTGAAAAATCAATTGTTTTAGAAGAAAGATATCGATTTTATCCAGAATATACAAAAAAGTTCCTTGGGTTTATCAAATGTCGTCAAAAGAATTATATGAGAGATATGATTTACTCACAAGAATCTAGAAAATATGAAAATATTGAACCGGGACAATCTATAAGACTTCCAAATTCAGTATTTTATTGTGGTGTTAAGGATGGAATAATAGGAGAAGATATGTATTCTGATGGATCTTATAAAGTATATAGACTTCCATATATTATAATTTACTATAAAATCGATATGTATGGGAATAATATAAGAAGAAAAGAATATACATTTAAAACAGAAAAAGAATTAAATGAGTTTCTTAATCTATTATATGAAAAGGGTCTACTTACTGATAAGGATTTATTTTATGATAGAACTTCAAGTAAATTAATAAAAAATGTTAAATTATGATGAAAATAGGAAGATTATTTAACGACTTACCCTCAATTAAAGATTATAGAGTTACAAAGATAGAAATAAATCCAGAATCATTAAAACTTGAAGATCATAAGTTCTACTTTGTTTATGAAGAAAAGTACACAACAGAGAAAAAAGTTTTTGGATTCTTTAAGAAAACAGAAACACATTCTAAGATGCATAATAATGTAGTGGTTACTGGAGGAAGTTCGGACACCGAAATAGTAAAGAATTTTAATTATCTTAAATGTATTCCAGGAAAAACAATTCTTGATCTTTACAGTTATACTAATATTTCAGGAGAATGTTTGATTTCAGAGTCTCAAAATCAGGATGGTTCATATGATTTAGTAAGACTTCCATATGTCAAATTAACTTTTACATATATCGGAGATAAGTCTCAATATTATCATATAACAAATATAGTTTCATTTAGTAACAGTGATGATATAACAAAGCTTTTGAAAGATTTAGTAGATGATAATTTAATATCTGATGAATTATTTCAAGATAAAGAGACTACAGGGTTAATTACAGATGTTTATAAATATATTAAAAATTATATAAGAAATGGTAAATGATGATATTCTTATAAAATTCGCCAGAAAAAGAGGTTTTTCTAAGACTTGGCCAGATCAAGTTAATAAAATGAAGTCCAGAATGACAGAAATGAAACTTGGATTTCCAGGAATAGGAAATGATCATCTTAGTCTTATGGAATATCAAAATCTAAAACCTGGTGAGATATTTATATATGATCCTTATGTAGAATCAGGTGCAATTGGAGATGAAGCTCCTTTGATGTTAAAGATTTTAGATAATGGATTGTGTTATATAGAAGGTATTGGAGTTGGTTTAGATAGTCAAAGAGATCCAGAACGTATAAAGTTTAGATGGAGAGATACAATTCAGCTTCCACCACTTCCACCGGAATTTTTAGTATTTAGAGTAGATCCAAGACCAACTTTAAATGGAGGTCCAGGGTATTACTATTTTTACAAATCTTATCGAGATTTTAGATACTAATGGAAAATAAAAGAATTACTAAGATTTTCGAAAATATATGTAAAGAGCTAGGGAAAGGGTCATTTCAATATTATTCTACAGTTGTTAAGACTCATTATCTACAACTAACTGGAGTAAGAATTCCAACGGTATTCTTAATTCATTCTGATGAGATAGGACCTGATGCTTCTAAAGTACCTATGTATATAATTAGAACTGAACCAGAAGGTGAACTTCCAACTGAAGAACTTATCACTATATCCTATGAAGATATTGAGAATTATATATATCGTTACTTAGCAGCATTATGATAAATCTGAAGAATATAGTTAAAGAAATATCAGATGTTTTTGGAGATCCTTTGTACGTTGCTAATGATTATCCTGATCAAATAACTTTAGTATATTCATCTATGGTTTTATTTGAACTGAAAAGAGAATCTTCAGATATTATCGAATATACTATAATTTATTTAGGTACTGGTGAATATAAAATGAAGAAAATAAAAACAACAACTGAAAAGGTGATCCTAGATTCGATTCTTAATTCAGTTGCTGAAGGACTATAAAAATAATAAGAGAGGTCTTGACTAATTAAAAGTCAAGTTAAATCCTCTCTTATTTTCTTTTTTATCCCATTACAATAGATGTATGAGCTACTTCTTTTTCTTTATACTTTACTGTATTTTCTACAAATGTTTCCAACTCTTTCCGATAAGCATTTTCTGCTTTTAGTATCATTCTTCCTCGTTGAATTCCTTCTGAATAAACTAAACGTTTAGCTTTAGATTCAGCGATACGTCTTCCTTTTGTCTCATCGAATTTATCATCTTTGTGACAACGGGCAACTGTTATAACTTCGAAAGGTTCTAAGAATCTCTCTTCCCCTTCCCATGTAAATCGGAAATTGTTTTGACCAGACTTTCTATCGTCTAATTTTGCAGTCATAACACAAGTTACTGTTCTTCTTTTTTCGCTCACATAAAACTTTGTAGATAAAAATCTTACTTTCATAATTGTTTAATTTTTTTTATTAATACATTTATAAGGAACTCGGGGTTAGTACTTTAAAGTAAACTCTCCATGTCATTTTCCATTTTACAAATTTCCATACTCTAAGTTTCACTCCAAATTTCTTAGCTCTTCTGATATAATGTTGTATTATTTTCTTTCATCATAGACCCTACATCCATAACGTTCTTTTGCTAAGTTTTTATTACTTATTATTCCTCGTTTATCCCCGAAAGTCATGATTAATCCTCTATTACAAATCTTAATTGCATTATCAAAACATTTCATTGGAGTATTAAATGGATCTAGATCTACAACGTCAAATTCATATTCTTTCTCATATAATACCTTAACAAGATCTTCAGCAGGAAAATGTAATTTAGCTGGATAATCTTTATTTATATCATTTGTTAATACTACTCTTCTTTTTTCATACTTTGTCCAAAATGGCTTACTCCCCGAATAAGCGTCTAAGATAGTCATTACTCTATCTTCTTTTTCAAGATATTTTAAGAATTTATCGTTAAGATTATATTTTTCTTCTATATGACCCTTATTATAAGTTCCATTTTCTGTTCTAAACTTAACACATCTATTTCTAACGGATGTTTCAGTTCTAGATATAGATTTAGCGATTAATCCATAAGGTATTCCTAGGTCATTAAGTTTCATAATATATGATAACTCAGAGTGGGTGTATTTATCATTTCTTTTCCTCTTCTCAAATAATACTGGAAGTTCTTTGATAGATTTCCCACTAATTTTACCTTCTTTTAGATTTTTTAATACTTCATTTTCGAAAATTTGTTCTAATCTTTCCATTCTTTTAGGTTTTTATTTCAAGTATAAGATTCTCAGGCCAAAAAAAATAAGCCCGATCTTCGCAGACCAGACTTATTGACTAAAGCAATTTTCATTAACAATAATTTCCATATATAAGGTTTTTAAGGGAAATGTACATAAGAAAGATATAAAACTCTAATAGCCTTAACTATGATCAAAGAAAATTAAAATGAGAATAAAAGATTTAAGATTAAAAAATTTTTTCGCATGTAAAGAAGAAATATCAATAGGATTTTCTCTGACTGGACTTACAGAGTTAATAAGCAGTGATGTTGATTACAAAGTAGATATATCCTTAGATGAATTTCTCAAAGGAATTGGTAAATTTTTACTGAAAAAAGTTAGTAAAGTAGATTTTAGACCATATGATCCTATAGAACCTATTGAGATGTCTATAACTCTTTGTTCTGAAGATTATGATATAGGATATAGTGTTATCTTTACGTTAGATGAGTTTATATCTGAATCCCTTGTTGTAGATCAAAAATTAGCTGTATATGTAGATCAATATGAAATAAGTATAGGAGCAGGATTTAAAGGAACTGGGGAGGATGAAGAAATTTTATTAAATTTATATGAAGTTTATAAATCAACAAAATTTATTACTTCTTTTATTTCTAATTTATCCTATGACTATCCTAATATATCTTATGGAATAGGTAAGTTTTTTGAAAAAGATTTAATAATAGCTGATTCAGGTGAAGGACTTAAATGGGGTATTGATCCATTTATTGAAAAACTCATGAAATATCCTGAATCAGTTCAAGAGAAAGTAAGAAATATTATTCCTGATTTAGGTTTTGGAATAAATAAAATAACTGAAGACTGGAGGATAATAACAGATCATGATCCAACTGGATTATTAAGTATAATTGATCATGGATCAGGATTTAGAATTCTTATGTATATGCTTCCTATAATATTTAGTATTATAGAGGATCCTGAAGAAAGGTGTTTATTTATAACATCAATGTCGGGTCTTCATCCAACTCTTAAAAGGGGTTTGATAGAAAATATTAGATGTGAACTAGGAAATAAAAACTCACAAATATTATATAGATTATGAAATTATTAGAAAAAGGAAACAGAATTACATTGTTTGAAGGTGGTATTGTAGTAGATGAAAATTTATTAAAATATAAAAATCTAGTAAAAGATACAACCGAAAAAGTAACTTTAAGTTCAAAGGAAGACCTTAAGGAATCTGAAGTAAATATAAATTTTAATAGAATAGTAAATACAGATCCTGATTCAATAACTCCAGGACAATTTCTTTTCTTAGAAGGTGAGAAAGAAATAGAAGCTACAGATAAAATTCTAAAAGGTTTATCTAGAGTTAAGGAATTTCTTGGAGACTCAAATGCTAGGAAATTTAATATATCAATTTCAGAAAAGCTATTAAAAATTCTGAAGGAAAATAATTCTTTAATCTCAGGTAGAATTCGGAATCAAATTTTCGTAAATAATAATGATGATTCTGTTAAATATGTTAATACTAATATGAATTCTTCGGGGAATAAGAAAGAGAAGAAAGGTTTCTTAGAAAAATTATTTGGAAAGAGAAAAAAGACAATTACTGAGGATAAGATAGAGGAACCGAAAAAGCTGTATGAAATAAATGTAATAGAATTGTTTGATCAAGTTAAGATATTAGCTGGAAAAGAAAAAGAGTTTAAAGAACGTACTGAAGCTTATATGAGCTTAATTCATAAAGCTACTGTATTAAATCAACAAGCTCAACTCGAAAAATTAATTTCAGAATTAGTTATACATATTTATGAATCAGTTCTAGCAGTTTCTGGAATTAATCATTATATTACAATGTCGGATCTAGTAACTCTTCAGAAAAAATGTGAAAAACAACTTGATATTGATTATATTAAGAATTTCACAAGAGTAATTCCAGATTCAGTTGCTGAAAAGAAAGTACTGGCAGATAATTTACAAGTATTTGATAACTACGTAATTCTGTACTATGATCCTACCGGAAAATCATTCAGTTTAACAGAATATGAAAAAGCTGAAGAGGAGAGAATTAAAAAGGATCCAATTCTATTTGGTGTTATTAAAGATTCGGATAAATTATATTATATTGATTCCTGGATAGATGATCTTTGTGATTTAACATGGGATCAAGTAGTAGAGAAATTAAGTGAAGATAAAACACTATGATTGAAGATAAAGAATCTTTGCAGAAAAGTTATAATATGTTTTTTGATGAACTTCCAGAGGATGTTAAAGAAGTTCTTGGAGAAATGGGTTTATCTGAAAAGACAACTATGCCAGAACTTTTGAAGTGGCATAAGAGATACTTACGTCTTAGTGCTCTTTACAGTTCTATGAAAGAATCTAAACTGCCCTTAATGAATGGAACTTATATGCTTGTGTCGAAACGATTAGCATTTGTAAGATCCATTTGGGGTATTTATTATGATATCTTGGATGGCATCTCTCATAATGATCCTACTTTGTCAAAAGAGTTATTAAGATTAAAACAAGAAAAGAGAAAAAATGAGTTGTAGATTACTTGAAAAATACTTTGCAGAAAAACATGGAAGTTTTAGAGGAATACCTATCGGAATGAGTCTATATGATCCATTGAATTTTGTGTATGGGTCTCTTAGAGTATCTACTTATGATAATTCTTGTTTAATTATAACTAGTGATAGTCGAGTTGATGAAGAAGAGAGATCTTTTATTTGGAGTAGAGTTTCACATAAATCTGTTGGTGAACTTATAACTAGTGGAATTTATGAAGGTGATATTTTAATCCATGAAGATTATCCAAAGTATCTTTTCGAACTTCAATATATTAATGGAGGATGGAAACCTTGTGTAATTTATGGAAGTGAAGGAACTCCAGAGTTAGGTGGTTTTCCTGGAGATCTTAGAGAATATGAGGTTCATTCATGGAAATATGAACATCACCTTTGGTATGCAGATTCCTCAATGGGAGTTAAGAAGCCTAGAGAAGATCTTATTTTCTTAGGGTCTATTGAAAAAGATACTGATAATCTTTTTTTAACTCCAGGAGATGATGGAATATTTAGAGACTCTTTAAATATATTTTTTGAATCTGATATGGGTGATTATGGAAAGATAATTATTACAGAAACCATTTTTGCAGAAAACTTTCATACCTGTACTTATCCAGAAAAGACTATTAAAGATGCAATAGAATGGAATCCAGTAGTTGGAGATTTGCTTAGAAAAAGAAAATTAATAAGTTTTTAAAAAAGCCTATGGAATATTTATTTATGACTGTTGTAATACTGTTATTAATAACAGTATTTATACTTGTTAAAGTTAAAAATCGATTGAAAAAAGATAAGCCGAATATATTTTTCGTCTTACCTTCAGTTATGGCTATATTTATTGTATTTTTTGCATTTACTTTAAATAAGCCAGTAGATACAAAACTAGTTGAATACTCAGCTAGGTATATAAAACATTACAGTAATTGGATAGAAAAAGTAGATGGAAAAGATGTTACTCATGAAGATGTTTATTACCTAGTTTATGATGATTTTGATACTGGTGAAGAAGTAGAGATTGAAATTTCGAAAAATACTTTTATGTATTTTCAAGGATTATGGAAAAACAAGGAAGATATCATACATCCACAGAATAAGAGTTGGCATATGTGTAGATCTAAGTGGAATAGTAATCCTGAAACTGCATTAATATTCTCAAAACCAGTTAATTACTATAACTACATGAATAATATCTTACCGATCTATAAGTTATATGATGTAGATATATCAGAAGCTTTGAAGAAAAGATTATTTATGAGATATAGTATTGGTAGAGTTGTAAATTCAGATAATATTTTAGAACCTAGACAAAATTTCGTATACGGTATCAATATTCCTGATTCTCTAAAAAGAAAAATTGGTTATATATGTTCCCTTGATCCTATGTTCAGACCTATTCTTTTAGTTTGGCAAAATAGCTATAAGAATAAAACAGAACTTCAAAGATCATTCTGGTCTGGAGGAAAAGAAAATGAAGCAATATTTTGTATAGGTATTGATGAAAATGATACTATAACTTGGTCTGGATCTTTTAGTTGGGATAGAGATAAGAAGTTTGAAAAATATATTTTGGAAAAATCTCTTAAGCCTGGAACAAAGTTAAACATAGAAAATTATTCAGATTGTTTACTTAGTGGATATCAAAAAGATTATTGGAATCATATTGAATTGGATTCTTATAATTTCATTCAAATACCTTTTATAAATTTAATTACTATAATTATATCTGGATTTATAGTAATTCTTAATCTAGCAACTATAGTAAGAGTGTATAGAAAAGCCGAACAATAATAATTATTTACTACCTTGGAGAAAATAAATCTTCCAGGGTAGTTTATTTTCCTTATATGTGATTAAAACAATAAACGATTATGAAGAAAAATGATTATGAAAAAGCAGTTGAATTATTAAAAGAAATAGTTCAAGATTGTAAATTCAAGGAAAAAATCTATCTAGTTGGTGGATGTGTCAGAGATTTAGTTCTAGGAAAAACTCCAAAGGATATAGACCTGTGTATTGATTATCCAGAGGGAACAGATCTCTTTATAGATTTTCTAAAAACAAAGCCTGAATGTTCTGGTTTTGTTACTTATAATAGATTTAAAACGGGAAAATTTTCATTAGACATAGGAACCAATGAAAAGATAGATATAGAATGTGTTGTGCCTAGAATTGAAACTTATAATCAAGGACCGAGAAAACCAGATACAGTACAACAAACTAATATCACAGAGGATGCTTTTAGACGTGATTTTTGTTGTAATGCATTATATAAAAACCTATTAACTGGAGAGGTATTAGATCCAACAGGGAAAGGTTTAGATGATTGTAAGAATAGAATCTTAAGAACGCCTCTTGATCCTGAACAGACTTTTAAAGATGATCCTCTTAGAATGTTAAGAGCAATCAGATTTGCCTGTACTAAAATGTTTACTATTTCTGAGGAAACATACTCTAAGATTGATAATATTCCAGAATATTCAGCTCTTAGTATGGAAAGGATTAGAGATGAATTTACTAAGATTCTAATGTCAAAGAATGCAGTACGGGGAATTATAGAATTAATTGGAAAATGTCTTATGTGGAGAATTTCTAAGATTTTTCAATTAAATATCGGTTTCGTACAGAATAATAAGTATCATGATAAAACTTGGGGCGAACATTCTCTTGCTGTATTGAGTCATGTAATTCAAGGCGGAGCAAATCTTGAACTTAGGTTAGCAGCCCTCTTTCATGATGTTTCTAAACCAATATGTTATCAAGTAAAAGAAGATGGATCATTTTCATTTCATGGACATGATAAAGAGTCAGCAAAAGAAACAAGAGAAATCCTGATTAATCTTAAATACCCAGGAGAAGTAATTGATAAAGTTGTTTTCCTAGTTGAGAATCATATGTGTATTAAACAACTCTATGATTATTCTCGAGGACTATATACAGGAAAACCAAAGAAAACTCGTCAACTTATCAGACTTCTTGGAGATAACTTGACGGATGAAATGAAGTTAATTGAAGCTGATAATATGAACCATAAACCTTGTTGGAATATGCCAGGTCAAACTGAATCATTTCTCTCCGAAGTTGAAAGAATAAAAAATCTCCAACCTACTACGAATTTTACAGTTCCAATTACAGGAGAATGTATAATGACAGAATTTAGATTAGCCTCTGGAAAAATAATTGGAGAAATAAAACAAATTCTTCAAGATTATTTTGATGAAGATCCGAGACTATCTACGCCGGCCGATTTATTAGAGAAGTATAAAGAGGAGTTTAGCGGCGGAAGTTTATGGTTTGTTAAAGAAGGAGATAAGTATTTATGTTTTTCTAAGGAACCAAAGAAAAATGAATATGGATACTGGAACACCCCAGAGTATGAAAAACTTGAGATAGATCCCTCTGAGGTAGTTATAACAGATATATCCGCCGCTTCTGATCACTTTATATATGTTCCGGCCGTATTTTGTCCCAGAGTATGGAGAAAGAAAGCCAGACAATTAAAGGCTCGAGAAATTATGAAGGAGGTAATAAATAAAGTATTCGAACTACCTCAAGAATTCAGAGAGGATTTTAAAAATTTAGAATTGAGATTAGATAATGCCCCAGATGTATATGCTAGGGTGAAGTGGAACGATAATACTATAGAAGAATGGATGTAAAAGTTTATCAATGTGTTATACAAAATGTATTCACAGTATATTATACAGTACTTACAGAATCAAATTCTACAGAAAAAATTACAATACCTTATGTAGATTATGGTAGATTCGAAGTGTTTGCAGAACCTGGATTTAGTTTTGAAATTGTACAGGACGAAGTAAAATTAAAACCATACTTAGAAAAATTCGAAAAAGAAAGACCAATACAATTAATGGATTTCTCTAAAGTAGGATTAGTTTTAGCATCCTCAATTGACCGTCCAAAAATTTCAAATCTTAATTCTATGTCAAAAAGACTTTATAAAGATCCAATGATACAACTTTCATTTATAATGGAAGTAGAATCGTTGAATAAACAACCAGGAACCCGATTAATCAGGGAGTACGAATTAAACTCATTTACTAGAAAGGATATTCTGACTTCTGTGGTTCCTATCCCTGAAAAGAAATTTAAAACTGTAACAGGATTTCTAAAAACTATAATCTTTCGAAATTATCTTATAGATACTGGAAAAATTACTGGAGAACCAAAAATAAATTTAAAATGGGGAAAGTAAGTATGTTATTAAGTTATATAAATTTTAAAGGAGCAAAATACACTTACTTAGAAATTTCTTCTTCAAATAAAGAAGATTTATTATATACTTTTCCATTTTTACGCTCAAGATATATTTTATCTAGGAATAATTATAAAAATCTTTTTGATAAAACTTATGTGTTAAAATTTTTTGAAGGAATTCAATTAGAAAAGGATGTACGTCTAGCTTCTTTATCTGAGGTATTTTTATATTTTGTTACAGAAGGGTATATCTGTAAAAAACTTTCTAATAGAAAAATAATAAATATACTAAATCGAGAGAAAAAATTAATTTATACAGATTCAAGATTAGATATTGTAAATAGAAATAATAGCATTTGTTGTAGGAAAGAATATTTACCTGAAGTTTCTTTATTTGAACTATTGAAAAATCTAAAGGTAGTAGATAGAGAATTTTGTTGTAAATCACCTGAATTTGTTATAAATCTTCTCTATCGAAACTATCTAATTGATAAAGGAATTATTAATGAACCGAGAATAATTTAATATGAAACCAGAAGAATTAGTAAAGAAAACAAAATTAGACCGAATTACTGGAACTAGATCTGTAACGCGTAAAGATGGGTATATGTTTGTAGAACTTTCAGAAGGAGATAAGAAAGACTTAGAAACTATTGATAATCTAACAGGGAAAACACTTTATATAGTAGAACATGGTGCATCTCAAGTTATGGATCTCTTTGAAGAAGGAAATTCTCAAGTAGTCATAGATGATTCTACTGGAAAAACAGGTTTAGCTGTAAATGTTATTGATATTTCTGGAGATTTTATGTTATATCAAGTAAAAGATACAAATAAACCAGATACTTTTAGATGGTGGAATACTAAGGTTTATATAGATGCCAAACGAGTCGATCTTCCATTTCTTAAAACACCGACCTTAGGAAAAGAATCAAGGATTTATATAGTTGTAACTGAAGATTATGAGATTTATAAGTTTCCGAAGTTAATGTATCCAAATCCTATAAAAGATTTCTTTAAGTGGTTGAAGAAGAAAAAGAAAATTTCGATAAAAGTAAAATCAATATATGATCGAAATGAATCCTTCGAGGATTGTTTGGGGTGGGTCCCAAAAAGAAATATTAAAGGAGAAGGAGAAATTCTTGAGTACATAAAAGAACTTGAAGGTGATACTAGTTGGAGAAGTTGGTGTAGTGATTGGGCTAACAAATTTAAAAACATAAAAGATATAACTATTACTCAAGAAGATATTAATGATTATATCTCTGAAGCAAAAAATAGATATAAAATTTACCGATGATTTTCTTAATAATGTGATGATAAACATAATAAAAATTAAACAAATAGAAAAATGAAAGATTCATCAAAATTTGAATTATCCCAAGAGTTAAAAAAGTTTTTCGAGAGAGCTCATGAAGAAGTAGTTTCGTTTATGGGAAAAGAAATATCACTAGATCATATAGTTTCTCAGATAGTTATAACTTATCTAGATAATGAAGGTGATATTCCAGAACTAAGAGATTATCTAAAAGATCTGTTTATCGGAAAACCTAGTACAGAGGAAGATCTTAGAGAGTTTGTAATGGATGTAATGGCCGAAATTAGAGAAGACAATAAATTCACAGCGCCTTCTGAATTATATACTGGCGCTGATTCGATTGTCTTGTCTCCGGCCGTTAATTATATCTTGGATAAACTGACAGATATAAATTTAAAATCTGAGATGACTGATGATATTGATACACTAGCTTTCCTTATGTGTTCACTCCCAGAAGCAGAGTTCAGTAAGATTGCTAAGTATCTTGTAAATGAATTAGACGCCGATGCAAGAGACCTCACGAGTTTATTTTGGAAGATAAATGACTTCGATACGAAACTTGGAATAAAAGACCAAGAAGATAATTGTGAGGAAAATAACGGCGGCGAACTTAAAGAAAAAACTCTCGATTATAACCAAGGCGACGAAGACTCTGAAAAACGTCGCGAAGAGGAAGATCGAGAATTTGAAATGGCTGGACAAGGAAGTAATGAGCCTCTAGTTTCAGGTGATCCTAATTCAACTACACCATTCTTAGATCAATACTCAACCAATTTATCTAAACAATGTAGATCTGGACAATTTGATCCAGTTATTGGAAGAGAAAAAGAAATCTCACAAGTTATTGAAATATTATCTTGTAGAAAAAAAAGTAACTGTGTATTACTTGGATCCCCTGGAATTGGTAAAACGAGTGTAGTTGTGGGATTAACACAAGCAATAGAATCTGGAAATGTACCACGCGAATTAAAAGGAAAAGAAGTTCGTACCTTAGATATCATGGGAATGGTCAGTGGATCTACCTTTAGAGGAGATTTTGAAAAGAAGCTTCTTGAGTCTCTAAGAGAGCTTGTAGAACATCCAGAAATAATCGTATTTATAGATGAAATGCATCAAATTTTTGGGGCTGGATCCAATACGCCCGGATCAGGCGATGCAAGTAGTTTACTTAAACCTTATTTAAGCGGAACTGCAGGAAAAATAACAGTTATAGCAGCAACGACCGATGATGAATATCGAAAATTCATAGAAAAAGATGGAGCTCTTAAAAGAAGATTTCAAGAGGTTCAAGTAGAGGAACCTACTCTAGAAGAGACGAAAATTATCTTGGAAAAAACGGCTCCTAAATATGAAGAGTATCATAGAGTTAAATATACTCCGGAAGCCATAGAAGCTTGTGTTAATTGGAGTAATTTATATATTAATGATAGAAATCATCCAGACAAAGATATTGATATTATTGATATAGCGGGATCTCTTACTAAGCTTAAGAAAGATATAGATACTAGTTCTATTGATAATCTTGAAAAAGCAATTGATAATATTGTTAAAGAAAAAATTGAGTTAGTAGAAAAGCAAGATTTTGATGAAGCTCAAAAGAGAAGAGATACCGAATTATTATTGAAAGAAGAGCTTAAAAAGGAAAAATCTAAGATTGATCAAGAACTTAATGATCCTTCTGGTTGGTCTAAAGTAACTGTAGATGATATAGCTTCAGTAATTTCTAAGATGTCAAAAATTCCTATTGATAAGATTCGTAGTACTTCTCGAGAAAAACTTAGAGAAATGAGAAAAACAATGGAAGCGAAGGTAATAGGACAGAATGAAGCAGTTGAAAAGTTATCTATAGCACTTAATCGTCAGTTCCTTGGATTGAAAGATAAAAATAAACCAGTATCTTTCTTATTTACAGGATCAACTGGAACTGGAAAAAGTTATTTAACAAAAATATTAAATGAATCACTATTTTCAAATCCTAAGAACTTAATTAGAGTTGATTGTAGCTTATTTACTCAAGAAACTAGTGCAAATTCTTTAATAGGAGCACAAAGTGGATACGTAGGATATGGAGATAAAACAGTATTTCATGATGTTAGAAAGAGACCATTTAGTGTGATTCTTTTTGATGAAATTGAAAAGATGCATGAAAATGTAATTAATACTGTATTTCTCCCTATTTTAGATGAAGGTCAGATTACTTTATCGGACGGAAGCTTAGTATCATTTAAGAACTCGATCGTGATTTTTACATCCAATTTGGGGACTCGTGAGCTTAGTAATAAAACAAATCTTGGATTTTCTAAAGTATCTGGAATTGAAAATGATAAAGAAGACGAGAGTATTGTCATGAAAGCTATTAAAAAGAAGTTTAGACCAGAACTTATAAATCGATTAAGTGATATTATATTCTTTAGGTCGCTTGATAAAAATGATCTTTATAAAATATTTGATCTTGAATTAGAAAAACTTAAAGATAGACTTTCGGAAAATGAATATACTCTAGAAGTTTCTGATAAAATGAAAGAGTATGTAGTGTCTCAATGTGATCTTGCTTATGGAGCTAGAGATCTTCAAAGAGAGATTGTGAAGAATATAGAAAATCCAATCTCTAATGAACTTGTATATTCTGATTCTATTGGAAAAAATATTGTAGTAGATATTGATGAAAGTAATAAATCAATTGTAAAATTTAATACAACAATAGAGTTTGATATCAAGAAAGAAGAAAAAGGTAATATCTTGAGATAATAAATAAAATAATAAGACTTAGGTGTGAAATCCTAAGTCTTTATTTTGCTTTCCTGAAAATCCAAAAACCTACTAATCTATGAAAGAACATTAGAAAAATTTATAAATAAAATTATAAATCGATCTAGTGTTCTTTTGTTTTCTAACATTTTAGGTTTATTAGGGAAAAGTAGGAATAGTAGAGATCCGGAAACTTTATTATCTTCGAAATTCCCTTCTTGTAAAATCTAAAATGTAAATAATAATTAAACTATTAAAAAATGTTAGACGACCTATTAGACACAGAAAACAGAACTATAGAATCCTCTGTATCACAGGATAAGGTGAATAATAGTAACCTAATAGGAAGATGGAGACTGTTACTTATGTATTTTCTGAAGATAAGAAAACTCTATTAGGTGCTTACTTTAATGATTTAAATAAAATGAGTGAAAGATTTAAATTTAGTAAAACGTCTATTCAGAGTCATATAAAATCAGGAAAACCTCTTAAAACGGGAGAATATATTTTAAAAGGACCAGAAGCAGTTAAGTTAGTTCTTAGTCTAGAACATGGTACTGCAGGAGATTACAAACCAGAAGACAATAAAAATAACACAGAATCCGCTTAAAAATCTTATATATGAAAAATAAATAAGAAAACTATGAAAAAGATATTAGGATTTATCGCAATTATTCTCGGTTTAATAGGATGTTTAGTAGCCTGGATGAAGGAGAATAAAAGAAATTGCTACAAAGAGGCGGGTTTAATTGATAATGAAGAAGTTATTAATGATGACTTTCCTCCTGTAAATGAATAGAAAAATAATAAGAACTTAGAGTAAAATCTAGGTTCTTTTTTTTATTTGTATCAGAGAAGAAAAAATAAAACTACAGGATTTCTCTTGTAGTTTAGAATTATTTATATTTTTTAAATTACGTGGCGGTGATCGTTACAGTAAATCGCATAGTTTACAAATCTATAATTTAGTAGTAACTAATAACATGAGCCGCCACGTATTTAAATTTAAAGTTCGGAGATCAATGCAGTATTAATCTTGCATTCCATATAATAATTAGTAGTAACTAACATTGTAAGCCGAACTCGTTCTTTATTTAAAAATATAAAATCATCTTTTTCTTTAAAATTCTTTTTCATACATTAATAAGGATTTCGGGGTTTCTGAGATTCCCTTTTTTTTACATAGAAAATAAAAGTAGTAAGCTTTGATGTCTTACTACTTTATCTTTTTTATTGTCTTTTAGATTCGTTCTCTATATGATTAAATGTATATTTATATCTTCTTTTGAACGTATCCCAAGGAGTATGATCACGATAGGCATAACCTCCCCAATTATTCTGAAAATCTAGGTCTGCGCTATGTATTGCTTCCCATACTTTTCTTGGATTAAATCTAAAATTATAAATAAACACTAAAAACACGATTGGTACTACAATTACCATCTCAAGAAGAATTCCTATAATAACTAGAATTCCCCAAATTAACTTGTGTAATCTTAGTAGTTTAATCATCGTCGTCCTTTCTTTTTGATTTTCTTTTAATAGACTTACCGCTAAGAATTTCTAACATATCTTCATAGTTAGGAATTCTATAATTAATAAGAGCTATCGTTTTTCTTCCTTCTTTCAATAATTTTTCGAGAAGGGCGAGTTCTTCTGATTTGTGTTTATTTTTCTTATCTTCTGATGTAGGATGTTCTTTTCCATAACACTTAACTAACTCTGCATCATAAGATTTTTTCCGTTCTTCCATGACTTTTTCCATTTCACTAGAAGATTTCAAGCAATTTTCATATTCTTCTTGAACTTCTTGCAGTAATTTGGCTCTCTTCATTGAAAGTTCCTCATATAATTTCTTTTGTGAGGGTAATTTTTCATTGAGCTCACATAATATCTCTTTCTGAGATTTTAATACTGTTCCCCTAGATTCTTCACTAGAAAATGTTGCTTGATGTGACTCAATTCTTGATATACTATTTTCCAAAGATTTAATTTCTTTTTCTTTGGAATTGATAGATTTTTTCAGGTAATCACAGATTAGAGTTAGATGTCTACAGTCGATATAACCTTTTTTATTCTTTACGATTACTTTGAGTGTAGTTCTATTTATAGCGATATATCCATTCTCTAATCCAAAATCAAATATGTTGGAGTGCTTTTTCTTACTTTCCATTAGCGTTATTTCATGTTCTCCGCTATTTACAAACCCCATATAAACACCATCTCCTAATGATGTATAATTCTTAGATTCCCACTTTCCAATTACATTCAGTGAGTCATCTATTACCAATTTTCCACCAGAGAATTTAAACTCCTCTGTCTCTTCGTCATCAATATCGATAATATCTACAATATTATCCTTGATTTTTTCTTTCTTAGTTATTAATTTGTTAACTTCTAATGTTTCTTTTTCTTCTGATTTTTCTTTCTTCATAATTTTTTATTTTTAATTTGTTATAGTTTCAAACGGTTGGTACAATCGGTCCATCTTTTAGTAGAGTCCATCCATATCCATCTATTACTGTTATTGTTTTTGGAATATTTTCTTGAACGATACCTTTTAAGAATGTGAAGTTATAGACCTTTCCTAAATACTCTATCATTCCAACATGTCCACCGAATTTTCCTTGATATACACCATCAGGAACTTCAGGAAATGAATTTGTTGATCTAGTTTGCCCAGTTACATCATATTCTTTTCTGATTTTATGAGCGGCCGGAAGTTCTAGATAATGAGTCGGCCGGAAACATTCTTGACATCCTTCACATAAACAAGTCATCCAACCTTTCTTTTTATAATTATAGTATCCAATAACATATCTGTCAAGTTCTCCATTAACGGCCGGAACAAAACAAACACATATCTTAGAATGGCCGCCTTTATATTCTTTTGGTAATCCATCTACAGCGATTTTCTTGAATAACTCGACCATCCATACTTCATAATCTTCCTTATTTCTTTCATCCGACACCCCAGCATCATAACCCTCAAAATAAGAAATATCAGATAGTATTTTTGCATCTTCATAAACTACCAAATCTCTAACTTTCGGATCATGACCTTCTTCTAATAAGTCATTTATACTATTCAGGTGTTTTCCTAAATATTTATCTCCTTCTTTACTTTTCATCCTTAAACTCTTTTATAGTTTCTTCAAGTATAATCTTTATAGTATCTTTTGTAGACCCATTTTGAAATTTCGCTAATATACTTTCCTTAAGCAGATCTATTACTTCATTTTCAGCCTCTTCTACTGCGCTCTAACTGCATTACTATAATCAATTATAGATTCATCTACTTCACAATAACACGGTTCATAGCTTAATGTAGATAAAATTTCAAACGCTCTATTACTTTTCATAACTTCTTATTTATTATATCATATATAAGGTTTTTAGTCTTTATTCCACAATTTAGCACTTAAAGATAGAGCAATACAATATAACCCAACACTTCCAAGAATTAATGTTTTATATGAACTCTCTGGAATACCTACTAAAAGATTAGCAAACTGATTTCCAGAAAGACCAGCAAAAGCCCAAGCACTAAGTATTAATCCATGAATCTCAGATACGTCTTTCATTCCATACCTATCAGCTAGAACAGAAGGCATTATTGAAAACATTGCCCCATACCCAGCATTACATAAAAGTACAGCTACTGGAATAAAACCTGGAGCCATAAAAGCTGTAATTCCCGAAAGAACAGAGAATGTTAAGATTATTCCAAAAAGTTTTCCACGATTTTTAAAATAATCAGACCACCAAGCAACTCCAAAACGACCTAGAGAATTAAAAATAGCTGAAAATACTAATCCTAGAACTATTCCAATTCCAGCTGTTTCATAGTAATATTTCTCATAACTTATAATTGCTAATCCAGAAGAGATATTTAAATAAAAAATCAACCATATAGTAGTAATTGCTGGTAGATTTAGGAGTTGTTTTTTCCTATCAAACCATTCCTTAAGTGATTTAAATTTGGGTCTTGATGTATTCTCTATTTTTCCTTCTTCTATTGGTTTTTTAAGAAGTATTGCAGCAAGTAACATAATCAAAGTATACCAAACCCCAAAAGAGAAGAAAGTACAGTATATTCCACATCTTTCTATACTCCAATTAAGAAGAGGTGTTGCTATTACTTTCGCTAATCCAAATCCCATAATAGCAAGTCCAGTAGCAAGACCTTTATTATTCTTGAACCACATCATCAGGGTTTTTACTGGGGTGATATATCCAATTCCAACTCCAGTACCCATAATTGCTCCGTAACTAAGGTAAAGAAGTGGAATAGAGTTTATATAACATGCTACTCCAGATAAGATCATTCCAGAACCAAAGAGGATAGAACTTATAGTTGCAGCTTTCTTTACATTCTTTTCTACTAAGGGACCGAAAAAAGCTGCAGAAATCCCTAAGAAAAATATGGCTAAGGAAAATGCCCAAGTACAATTACCAGTAATAGATTCTTTTATATAATCATACAATAAGGACCAACAATAAACAGTTCCTATACAGCCATGAATTAGTAGAGCAGGTATAGCTCCATGTAACCATTTTTTACTCATAATTCTTTGATAAAAAATACTAAGAGGTTTCCCTCCTAGTATTATTCTGTTTTTAATTACTTTTTCCTTCTATATTTATATAGTTTACACTCAGATGTACATTCCATAATACACTGACTTCCACAAAAAGTATCAAGATCTGATACACTATTAGTTGAGTAATCGAGATTATTCTCTTCTACCTTTAATGGTGTTAGATAGCCTCGTTTAATATACCTAACTCTAAAATTAGAACGTCTTTCATTCTCTAAACCTCCAATTACTCGAGTCACTACTAACATTGTAGTATTTTTATCACTTACTTTAGCGTTGTGTGATAATTTAACAAAACTATCCGTATTAATATCTCCATACATATTAATTGGTCCAATTACAAAACCAATTTCATTATCTCTAGTATCAAGAACTAAGCTTCCTGGTTTAAAATCAGAATATTCGTCTGATAAAATCCTATCTCTAGCTTGAATACATTGATTGATATAAGGAATAGCTTCATCAACATCATCTAAACCTAAACTAGTTTTTATATCTTTAAGTATTTCTTCCGTCATGACATTACTATTTTTTTACCACCAAACAATAATGTAACTAAAGAAACTACATCTTCAGTTTCTTTCATAATCTCCCATGATTCTTGAACTTTTCTAATCACATCTTTAAGTACTTCTTTTGTTGTTTTAACTCCAGAATAATAAGATGTAATTAGGAGAGGAATTTTTCGATCTAAGCTTGATACTTCTGAAATATCTGTTTGATTTTGGATAATTGCTGGGAGGATATATTCTTGAACAAAATCTACTGAATACTTGGGAAATTTTTTTGATAATCTCCAAGATATTAAGATAAATTCAATTATGTCGTCATAAGTTTTAATATATTCTTCAAGATACCCAAGAGTTTTTCCTGTATTTACGGCAACTGAATATATATTATCAGGCCATAAAGACTTTTCCTTATTAAGACTCTCCTTAACAGTTTTTATCGCTTCTTCTATATCAGTTACAGGATTTACTGACTTTTTGTAATTATCTTTTGTTTCCTGTACGATTTCATCATCCTCTGATTTATCTTCCTCAATAAAATCCCATTCCAAAACTTCAGGAGACCCACAAAGAACTTGATAATTTTTCTTTGTATCTTCAATATCAATACTAAGAGTTAATGTAGTATTCTCTTCGAAGTCTTTACTCATCTCTAAAGAACTTAATACTTTTCCTAAGTCTTTACTTTTTACTGTTAATGTTACTGTACGATGCATGGTAAAAAATTTTTAATGTTATTTTCCATATAAACTATTTCTTTTTCACATGATGGATCTAGATTAACTACTCCATCATATTTAAGGAAATCAACGCCATATGGATACTTACAATGAGCATGAACCGACCATCTTCCTGTAGGTTTCCATATAGTTTTTGAGAAACATTTATCATAAATATCCATATCTCGATTTCCATAGATAACATTTCCTATAAATTTAGGACTAAGTTGTTCAAGATATTTAATTCCAGCATGTGTACAATAAAAAACAGTATCATCTTTTTTAATAATTATATGGGTTTTCAAGATATCATTTAATCTCTTTAACCATGTCAATGCTTCTCCTGGAGTTAAAGATCTAAATTCGTCAGCTGTTGTTGTTAAAAAGTCTGTTGGAAGTGAATTATAAAGCATTTCAGCAATAATAGCCCTACTTCCTCCTGAGTTACTACTTGCAGCCCATCTCCAGAATAAAAATTTTCTAAGTCTACGTTCATGATTTCCCTCTAAGAATATATTATAGTATGATGCATTCTTAAAAATCATTTCTATAAGTTTTCTAGATCCACCTTCTTCTGGACCATCAATATAATCTCCCAAATGTACTCTTATTGTTCCAGAAGGGAGATTAATTTTTTGATAGAGAGAATAATTGGAATGAAGATCAGAGAAAAAATACATCGTCTCTTTTCTTGGAATATCTAGAATTACTTCTTTCTTCTTCCAGTAATCCATAACATCAGAGTATCCTCCAATTTTCTTTGTATATCCAAGCTGAAGATTTAAAAATGTAATAACTTCTGCCTCTAATTCTTCTTTCGTCTTCTTTTTAAATCCTACTGGACTATATTTTTCTGGATTTGATGTATAGTCGTGAGGGATATTAAAGATTTTATAGAAACAAGTATAACCATAAATCATACCCATATCTTCCAAAATCTTTGTTTTCTCCTGATCATAATCGATAACAACTAGACATCCAGATTCGAGCTTATTATTAATTGCTTCAAACCATGACTTAAAGATGAGATTAATATTCGTTCTTCCCAAGATATCAGTTGTTTTATCTCGATCTAACTCAGGCATACTATATAATCTCTTGAAAATAGAATAATCTAGAAAGAAATTTTCTAGACCTTGAGATTTAACCCATTCAAGCTTTTCACTTTTTGCTAATCCCTTTAAAATAATAAGTGTTTTCATTTTTTTTATTCTGGTAATGTATTTTTTCCTACTTCTTGAAATTTAGGGATAAAACTAAACATAAGACTAAGAATTTGATTTACAGTTCCCATCTTACTACCAACTAGAGGAACTGAACTAGCATCACAAGCCATTCTAACTAAAGAATAGTATTTATAATTCTCTGGACATCTTACGATAAGTTTAGATGAATTATTTAAATATCCCAACTGATAAAGAGGAATAGGACTCTGAGATCTCCCCAAGAAGTTTATAAAGATGCAGTCTGCAGCAGCCATTGCCATTCTTTCCCACTGAAACTTATTAGCCATTTCTTGATTAAAAATATTAGCTTCTTTGTTTTGTGGGGAATACCAGTTATTAAGAATTACATAATTATATTTTGTAAATAAATTCATTAATCCTTTTTGTGGGTCTACTGCATTAGCTAGTCCAGCTACGAATTTGGACTGCCAATTCATCTCACCTGTAGGACCTAGATCAATACTACCTAATAATAATATTTTTAGTGCATCTTCGGTACCTGGAGGAATCTGATCTCCTACATTCAGTACCATTACATTATTACTAATTTGTTCCATATATTATAATAAATAAAAAGTGTTCCTCTGATATAAAAACCTGGAGGAAACACTATAAAGTTAATCATTTAAATCCATTCACAATAACTCAACTGCGGATCTAACCATCCTCTAAGTTCATCCATTTTTCCAGAATTAATTAGAAGAGCTACGTCTGCATATTCTGAGGTACCGTATTTGATTAGTTTTTGGGTAAATTGATACTTTCTCTCCTCCGACATTTTTTGATACTCTTTATAATCTCTGAGAATGCAAAAGTTTCGTTTATTCTCTATTGCAGATTTAATATCTTCCTGAAGTCCTGATAATTCATAGTTGTTAAGTGGAAGGAATTCTACTGTTTTTAATGTTTTCCGAAGTCCACAATTAACAAACTTATTTATTACATCATTTAATTTATCTACAACCTCTGGAGGCATAGAAACTAATGCTTTATCTCCATGATTTATCATTTGAGAATCTGATGGAAGTGGAAAAGATACCATAGCTGAATCGGTGTTTACTCTTTCAACATTAACCCCCTCAGAAATACTACTACTATTATTCCGAATCATACCACTAAAATTGTTATAATATTCAGCTAATAATGGTGTAGTAACTGTAATTTGTATCATTCTACTTTCTGGGTTTACTCCTCTTTGAATTTTCATTATCTGTTAATTTAATAAAGTTTCTATTTTATTATATACTATCAATAATAAGATTCTCGAGGGTACTAGGAAGCGTTTAATCGATTTTCCATAACCCTGAACTATCTCCTCCCTGTTCTCTTTTTCTTAAGTCGCCGAGGAAATCAAAGGGACGTGGATTTTGAACAGGAACTTTAGATTTGAGAAGAGCTATAAATTCTTTAAACTTACCCTTCTGTGTTGTAATTTTCTCTAAGTTATATATTCTGAAGACTTCTATTCCAAGCTGTTCCAAGTATTCGTCCCTAAGGTTATCGGCGTCTAGATTATGATAGTCAGAATCCAACTCTAATGCTAAGGATAATTCATAAAAATAAAAATCCAATAAGAAAAAACCTCCAGAAATGCCAGGAAGTCTAAGAGAATTTTGAATAGGTACTAGAAATTCCCTATAAACAGTTAATGGATAAAAATAATCTATGTTTATTAAGAAATCTACTAATCTAGCTTGTTGAGATCTCCATTTTAATTGTTTTGCACGAGTAAATTTTTTAGCTGATTTTCCTGGATATACTATATTTTTCAGAGAGTATAAGTTTCCAGATTCTGATATTGAATACACCGGATAAGGTTGAGTTGGAATATCTGAGAAGTAAAATGTCTCTAAGTGATTTATATTATTTTCTTTCTTTTTTGCCATCTATTCTACAAAAATCAAAAACCAAACAAGAAGATTTATAAGTCCTCCTGCTTGGTTATAACGTTCTACTTTACTTTTCCCCCTTTCTTGCTTTAGGAGCATTAGGATCAACTACTGTAATTGTAAGAGTAGCTACTAGTGGATTATTAACATCTTCACTAGTTGTTGCAGTTACTTTAACTGTTCCAGGACAACAAGCAAGAATAACTCCATCTTCAATAAATCTAGCTACCCTAAGATTACTAGATTCATAAGTTACATAAGGGAGATTTGAAATAAATGGCTCCTGACGAAGTTCTAAAAACTTAACTTCCCCGATTTTCATTTCAAGAGACTCACCAACTACAAATTTAATACTTTCTGATTCCTTGATATTAATCTCTTCATCAGTCGGAAGAGGTTGAGGAATAGTAGCATCCTTCTTAATATCAAGACTTTTAACTACTTCCGTAACAGGAAGACCAGCTTGGGGTCCACCATCTGCGGCAGATCCACTTAATAATGCATCATTAATCATAATCAAAAACGTTTTTAAATTATTACAAATAAATTCTATAACCTATTATTTCCTGTATCTCATCTAGGTCATAATAATTGGCAGCATGTTTTCCTAAAGATTCTGCCATTTCTTTATATACTTCCATTCCAGCTCCTTCAATTTTTCCTAGAGCTGTTAATCTGGTGTAAAGTTTATTTAATTCGGAGTTCTTTTCATCTCCAGAAATATCTCTATTCATAAATGCCCATATTCCAGAACATCCACAATAAAGACTAAGATCGGCGAAGTATAAAAGTTCGGGCCGGGTCATTGTCGGGAGCATATTTAAATGATGTTCCAAATATTGATCAGTGGCTTCGTAGAGACATGAGAAATAAATCTGATCTTCTCTTGTCCAATCATGATATTCTCTCCCGATAAAGCCGGCCCAAGAGTAGTTCCATTCGCCGTAAGTTCCATCTCCATAACAAAATCCATAGAAGTCAGGATCCCAAGAAGAGTTCATAAAAGGTTGAGAAAATACTGGAAACTTAATATTCCCACTAAAATATCTCTCAAAAACTTTCATTCGCTTTTCCATACATTTCTTAGCATCCTCTAATTCCTTGCTCACTGTACAACCCCATCCTATAGAGTTCATAATTAACCTACGTCTTAAAGATTCATAGGCACAACTTAGGTATTCCCCAGTATAACTCTCTTCAGGCAGTAAATTTCCATGAGCAATATCTAGTTCAAATCCAAGAAGTGTTCCGAGTGTTGTAATTTTCCTAGGATTTGAAATGAGAGTATATCCGAATTGTTCAGCTATCCATGTGTAAGTTATGTTTTCGAAATTCTCAGATAACACTACAGAACATGCTTGATAATCCTCAGTCGTATCTTCTAGGGTTAGTTTGTATTTAAGTATATTTTCTAAGATTGATACTCTAACTTCCTTATCCGATTCTAAGAAATTTTCAAAACATTCAGATAAGATTTTCCCCAAGTAATCTCCTGACTGTGGATTTGTTTTATATTCAATGTAGTCTGTTTTACTATATAATTTCATTGTTCTTTTATTTTACTTATATAATCTAAAATTCCTTGGACATGAAGATTAACTATTGCCTCTTTTCCTTCAGGCGATAATAAAAATTCATATTCTTTTTTATTATCCATAAAGAGGTTCTCCGTTAAAACAGCAGGCATTATAGTATGTTTGAGAATATAAAACCCACTTTCTTTATCTTTATCTCCATCACTAAGATCCGTTCTCATAATTTTTCCTGGGAGATACTTTTCAGCAGCTTCATATAAACATTCAGCTAAGATATCAGATTTACTAACACCGTAGTATGTGTAAGCTTCGAACCCCGCTCCTTTTCCCCAGCAAGACCCATCAGTACAAGCATTTAAGTGAATAGATATAAGAATAGCATCACACTTAGCTTGTTTTGTATAAATTTGATTAGCTCTTCTACATCTTTCTCCTAAGCTAATATCTTCTTCTTCTGGGACTAATAGAATAATCTCAATTCCATGTTCGCTTTCTAATTTTTCTTTTATGAGTCTTGCTATTTCTCTTGTATAAGCATATTCTCGTAAAACCCCATCTGGACTTCTTTTTCCAGGGGTATTATTTCCATGACCATTATCTAATATTACTATCATTATCTTCTATATTTAATATATTCATATAAAGAGTCCCTTGCTTTTTGATCAACAAAGTAGGCTCCAAGGTACGGCATAAGTTTTTCTTTATTATAATTACTTGAATAATAATAAGGTTTTTTTACAACACGAGATAAATTTTCTTCCCAATCTGACAATATTAGTTTATCTGAATCAGATTCTGCAATTCTGTTTAACGCCCTTAATACATCATAAGCATATCTCATAGATAAATCATATAGTAAGTTAAAATTTATATCCATTAATTTTAACTCATTATTTTTATATCTCCCAATATAGTCTAGAAAAATATCTCTTGCTTCATGATCTTTCAAAATTCGATTCTCTATTTCATCTAAATCTACAAGATTAGCGGATGAATAAGATCTAAGTGATATACTTAATTCATAGTTTTTATATTTTTCTTCAAGATAGAAAAATTTATGTCTAACTTCCTTTAATAAATCTTCAAACTCAGTAGCTTCTTTATAAGATGTTTCTACCTTATAGTCTCCATAGTTATAAATTCCAAGATCTTTTCCGATGAATCTAATTTCCTCTTCCAAAGATTGATACATTAGATCCTTTTCCTTCTTTCTTTTCCAACCAAACATGATTATTTCTCCTTATTTTTCCTAAATGATTGAAGTTTATTAATAAATGGAGACTTATAATACATTTTATGTTCTTCTTTGTAACTCTCCAGGGATTTATCTAAACTCTCTTTTGCAAGTTTCAGTTCATTCTCACTTGCTCCAGATTCCTTCAATAGCTTAATAGCATTTTCAGAGGCATTCTTTTCATTATTTACTACTTTCTTACCTTTGAAAAATCTTTCTACTGATTTCCACAGACCTTTAGAATTATCTCTTCCTCCTGGAGAATCTGCTGGTTTATGAAATTCTTCTATTATATTTTCAGCCTCTCTATCTATTTTTGCGGCCTTTCCTTTAGAATTTCTATTTATTACATGTCCAATCTCATGAGCTAAAGCTGGATTACCTGAAGATTCTTTAAATAAAATTAAATCATTACTATTATTAAAATGTTCCATATCTTTTCGACCATCGAATTTAAGCTTTTTTCTAACAGCTTTCTTTATTTCTGGATTTCTTATATCAATAGTTCCATTTTCAAAAGATTTTCCTGAAGTATTGCTTTTATCTTCAAGTATATATGCTTTATTTTTAGCAGCTTCATTTTTTAAATTATTTTTTGATAGATTTTGCTGAATCTTCATTAGATAAAGATAGATCTTTAATGGATTTATCTAATTCCTTAATCTCTCTATCCAATTTAATTCTTTTATCTAACGAATCTTCAATAGAATCTTGCGTTTTATCGATAATTTTCTTTCCCATTTTCGACCTACTAATCGGCTTTACTATTAAATTATCTCCTAAATCACTAATAGCATTAATTGCTCCTTTTGATAACTTTTTTTACTCCAGAAAGTAATCCATATTCTCGTTGTTCTACTTCCCAACCTTCAGAGTATAGTTTTTCAATTAAATCTCTGCCAGTAAAAACTCTTACTGCTACAATATTATTTCTTTTTACTCTCATCACGTTAATATTTCTTTAGATTCTTTTATAAGCTTTGCTCTAATTCTACTATTTCCATCGGCGATATTGTTAATTAGATCGAGAGTTGCTTGAAGTGATTTGAGTTGATGAGGTTCCCAAGATTCACTTTCGAGAATTCCAATCCATACAAAACCAGTACCGGTCGATAAACATTCCCATACCGAATTAACCATCTCTGCTATACTATATACACCACTCATCTCCGGGGTTATGATATAGAGATGTGTATTACAAAGTTCGGATTTTTCGATGTTTTCTTTTTCTATACATTCAGGAGTCCAATCAGGTACAACGGGATTAAAATATTCAAATCCAAGTCTATCAAGTTCTGGAATTAATTCATCTCTCCAGGCCGATCCACCACAAGTACCTCCCAAGAAAATACGTTTAGGTTTGTCTTCTTGATCAAGTCTTACGTTAAAAGTAGATTCAGTTAAGTATAAACATGCATATTCTGAAGTAGATTTAGGGATAATACTTTTAACTGCAGAAATCTCAACATGAAGATTGTCGTCATATCTCTCAATACCCAGATCCTCTTTAACAAATCTGGTCCAAATATCCTCTATATTCTTATAGTACTGAATATCTATATATTTAATATAAAAATAGACTATATCATCTAAGGAACTTCCCCTTAGTCTTATATTTAGTCGTTGAAAAATTATATCTTAGTATAATTTCTGCTGATTTATTCTCCATCACTTTTTATAACCTCCCTTTATATTATGGGCGGAAAATATATGTGATGTAATTTTCCAGCATTTTAATAAGATTTTCCTAAACAACATAGTATCATTTAGGCAACTACTTTTTAATTGGATGTATCAGAGTTAGTTATATTTTTCTTAAAGATAAATTGAATATGAAGTTTGAATCCGGGGGTGGTTCGGAGCCATTCTAGATAATCAGAAAAATCGATTGCCCTGAGTTGATCTCTAATTTCTCTCTCAATTTCTACTGCTCTCGGATTTTTATAAGTACTGGGGACTGGTCTACCTCCTACATACATAATTCTTGCTTTATACAGAGAGTTAACACTGACAAATCTTTTTTTAATTTGTACTACTACCTTAATTTCTTTTTTATTGCTCATAATAGATTTTAATATAAATTAATGGATAAACAAAAAGAAAAATATTAAAATCAATTCATAAATTTTACTTTATAAAATTTTTCTAATATTTTTCTTGCATATATAAGGTTTTTACTCTATAGAAAACGCAAAAACTTATTTTTAACCGTCTGAGAAACTGGGAAATTCTTATATATGATAGGGATATAAGATTAACTGCAGAATCTTATTAATATTAGATTGCTACTTACTAATATTCTAGATCCTAAGTAGCTACCTTGTTGTATATGGTTAACAGATAAGAAGTCGATAAAGATAAGGGTCGAGTATTCGGACAAGGCTTTAAGGCAATATTAGGTAGAGGTAGTAGGAGGTTGAGAGACCCTTGCTACTTTGTTTTTTTAACCTTTTGACATAAATAACAAATATGTAATATGGATTTAAATTTGATTAGAAATTACGTAATAGGAATGTATTTTATTCCTAGAAAAGTAAAAATTAATAATAAATTAATAGATATAGTGTTTAATCGTGAAAAAGCAATATTAAATGATAAAAGTAGCTATTCTATTAATTTTAAAAATTTTATTGATAATAATTATAATATTAAAGAGTATAATTATATCGAAGAATTTCCAATAATAATTGAGAATGTAAGTTTATGGAATAGTATCCTGAATTCTTTTTCAGTTAGTTTAGATGATAGTATTAGAAACACGAGATATTTCTTACTAGACTATTTCTTCCCTTATTTAGGAATAGCTGTGGAAATAGATTCTAAATATCATAAAGCAAAGGTAATTTATGATAAAGCAAGAGATATTTATGTAGAACGTGTTTATGGAATAATTACTTATAGGTTTTATGAATTCGGAAATAATGATGAACACGCAATTCCTTACATAAATCTATTTAATAGGATAACTAATAGTATAATTAATCGTTTCAAATCTAATAACTTATCTATGAGAGAAATTCCAATAAACTACTCGAAAACAATTATTGGAAATTTTATAAAAGATAATAAAAAGGCGTTGGAATTTGTAGATAACTTAATTAAATTCATTGGATTTACTGAATTTTTCTTAAAAAGATCTATAACCGTAAATTTAAAACAATTGTCAAGAGTTACAAATGAAATTAGTGGTATTCCATATAATAAACTTAAACAAACATCATTTGAAAAATTATTTCTAGATAATATATCGAATCTTGTATGTGGTATATATCAGAAAGTATTAAACTTTATATAAAAGTATTAAATTAAAAGAGGAATAAATTCCTCTTTTCTTTTTTTGTAATATAAAATCGAAGACTAAGGAACCTAGTATTCATATCCCCTTCACTCCATTACATTCCGTTTCGGGCCTTCAAGAAACTGAATAAGATATCCCAATACATAATAGAAAATATAAAGGGGAAAAAGAAATTGGATAGAAAGATAATATATCTCTAATGGTTCTTAAAAAGTACGAACGTTAGTGAGAGTCCCCGCCCTCTTCAAGGGCGAGTGGACGGTACTCTTTTAAGGTTCATTAGATTATTAATAAGATATATTAATAAAGATGTATCGTGAACCTTCTAAATAAGACGACCACGCTCTCCCTGAAGGGGAGGCGGGTCTCTCATTATATTCGCTTATTTAGAAGAACCACTACAACTTTTTATAAATTTTAAATCTATATTAATACTTGTAGGTAAAAAACTGATTCAAAGTTGTATTTTGCTCTTATAATACCTTTAAACTCTAATTAATGAAATAAAGGTATCCCTAGTCTTCAGATTTAGGATACCTAAAGAAAAAACTGGATTCTGTATTAGAATTCAATGATTAGATTTGTGTAATTTAAAATATTTATTAATATGATAAAAGATAAAATTATAGTACCTAGAGGAATTAGGTATATAGGTGAATGGGAGAATTTTAGATTTAACAATTTCCCCGGTAAATGTATAATCAATAAACAACTTCCAGGTTGTGGATTTACTGAATACTGTATTAGAAGTAATGAAAATGTTATTTTATGTAGTCCTAGAAAGATGTTACTAGAAAATAAGAAAGATCAACATGAGTTTGATGTTTATCTAGTAGTAAATGAAATGGATAAGGAGTCTAACATAGATAAAGATTTATCTAAGATTGATAAAAATAGTGCTTCTTTTACTAATGATATCAATACAAATAGTATAAATTCTGAAATTTATAAAAGACTATACAGAGAGATTGAAGAGTATTGTATGTCTAGGAGTATTAATGGATTACCTTGTAAAATATTAGTTACATACGATTCATACCGAATTGTAAAGGACATCTTGGAGAAACTGAATAGATTTTATACATTTTATACTATAGTTGATGAGTTTCAATCAATACTTCATGACGCCCGTTTCAAAAGTAATACTGAGCTTAAATTTCTGGAATACCTTAAACAATCTCCTACAGCTTATTTCGTATCTGCTACTCCTATGATGGATGAATACTTAGAAATGTTAGATGAATTTAGAGACTTACCTTATTACGAGTTGGATTGGCATACTGAAGATCCATCAAGAGTTATTAAACCAGCCTTAGATGTATTCGTGATGAGGTCTGTAGGAGAGAAGGCTTCTGAGATAATTCAAAAATATTTATCTGGAGATTTTGAGGAGATTACGGTAATGAGAAATGGGATTCCTACTAGAATAGTATCAGATGAAGCAGTATTTTATGTAAACTCTGTAAATCATATTACATCTATTATAAAGAAAAACAACCTCACCCCAGAACAATGTAATATATTATGTTCTAGGACAGATGATAACCTCAAAAAGATTCAAAGGAGATTAGGTAAATCTTTCATAATTGGAAAGGTTCCTAAGAAGGAGGAGAAACCTAAGATGTTTACATTTTGTACTAGAACTGTATACCTTGGGGCAGATTTTTATTCAAGATGTGCTAGATCTTTTATTTTTAGTGATTCTAATACTGATTCTCTTGCAGTGGATATCTCTGAGGACTTACCACAGATTTTAGGTAGGCAGAGATTATTCGAAAATCCTTGGAAAAATTCAGCTACTTTTTATTATAGATCTACTGCTGATTATAGAAGAATGTCCGGAGAATATTTTCAAAAGATAATAGAATCAAAAAAAAAAATGACGGAAAGTCTACTTAGAGCATACTCTACTTCTCTTAAAGAGGATAAGTTTGCATTATCTAAAAGTTATCAAGATTTAGCTAATTTAAAAAATTATAAGGATGACTATGTAGCAGTAAATAAAATCCACACTTCCGATGGTAATATTATTCTTAAACCAGTTATTAATAATTTAGTACTAGTAAATGAGATTAGGGCTTTTAAGATACAGCAGATTGATTATAAGGATAGATTTACAGTATTTAGCACGGTACATAGTATTCTTACACCAGATGATATAGTAAATCAGGAGGTATCTGAGTTTTTGCAGGTATATACGGGTTTAACTACAATGAAAGAAAAATTAAAATTATTGTGTGAATATGGATTATCTGATAGAGCTATTGATATGGTTTTAAATCAAATATCTAATTCAGATGAAATTAAATCTTACTATACTACATTAGGGCCTGAAAGATTGAAGTCTCTTAGTTATAGTAAAACCTTTATTATGAAAGCTTTAGGAATAGTAACTTTTAGTCAAGAACTTTTAGAAGCTACTATTTATAATGAATTTAAGGTAGGGGATAAAATAACATTATCTGGAATAAAAGATAGGTTAGGGTACTTATATTCTAGTATTAATTATAATAAAATAGCTAAAGCGAAGGACCTAGAGAGTTATTTTGAGGTTAAATTGATTTATATATCTATTTTGGATGAAACTACTGGAAAAAAGAAACAAACGAAGGGATATGAATTATTAAAAAAGAAAGGATAATAGATTATGATATATTTGATAGAAACAACATATTATAATAAAGATACAAAAGAAGTATTGGACCTCTTGAAGATAGGGTATACAGAGGATTCAAAGAAAGATAAACGATTCATGGCATATAGGATGCATAACCCTGGGCATAAATTATTATACGAGGTATTAGGATATGATGAAGATATAGAGAAAAGAATACAATATAAATTTAGAGGTCTGAAATATAATGAATATGGGAATGAATGGTTCTATTATTCGGAAGATATAATAAATTTCTTTAAGGATATAGATAATATAGACCTAGAATCTCTTCCTAAATCTCCTAGAAGACGAGAGATAGAATTTACTAACTTAAAGAATGAAGTAATAGAAATAATAAAATACTTATTCTTAACGAAAACGGAATACTTGGATTACCTAGAAAATCTTATTACTACCTTAGGGGATAAGTTTTGTGTATCCAGTGTATTAGATTATATAAAAACAGATCCTTTAGTAGATAGAGATTTATATTCTAAGTACTTAGAAATAGTTAAATCTAGGGAGACTGGAATATATTGTAAGGATGACATAGTAAATCAAGAGGTATCAGAATTTTTAGGAATATATACAGGATTAACTACTATATATGATAAATTAAAATTATTATGTGAATATGGATTATCCCAAGATGCTATTCAGATTGTATTGGGACAAATTTCAGATAGTGATGAGATTAAGTCTTATTATTTATCCATTACGCCTAGTAGATTAAGAGCACTAGGATATAATGTAACTAGAATAAAGAGAGAGCTAAATATAGTAACTTTTAGTCAAGAATTACTAGAGAAGTCTATGTATTTAGAATTTAAAGTAGGAGATAGGCTGTCTTTATCTGACATAAAAGTTAAATTAATAAATATTTACGAATCTATTAATTATGATAGAAAAGCAAAAGCAACAGACTTAGAGAATTATTTTGAAGTTAAGAAGTGTACTATAAATTTACCAGGAAAGAGAGTAAATGGACTAGAAATTATAAATAGAAAGGAAGTAAAGTTATGATATATTTAATTAAATCAGCGGGGTATGATGAGAATGAGAATTTAATTCATTTTCTTAAAATAGGATATACGGAAGATAATAATAAGGATAAAAGATTTCAATTATATAAACTTCATAATCCTACCTGTAAGGTTCTCTATGAAATACCTGATCTCCCGGAGGATATAGAAAAGCAAGAGAGTTGTTGAATGTTTTAAATGGTGATTGATTATGAGTAAATATAGATACAGAGAAGTAAAGAACTATATCCACAACGAATTAAAGTTGACTAAAGAGGATATAAAGGAAATTATGATTCCAATCGTGAAAGAAGAAGTAAAACGTGTCTTCCACAATACCTATGGAAACGACGTTGATATAGAGAGGTGGGTTCGTTGTATGGTTTCTGACGAGATAAAAAGAAACGGTGATTACTCTATGATAAGGAATTTGTGCAGGGAGATAATTAAGGAGGAAATTGCCGATAGGTTGTCAATTGATATAAGCCTTAAAAGAGAAGGAGATAAAATTATGTTGAATGAACAAGAACCATAAAACACATAGGAGGTAATTATGAAATATACATTTTCTAAAATTCATATTTATAGGTGCTTACCACCATATAGTAAATGGTACAGCATAACAACTGATAGTGGAATAACCAAAGACAACATTGTAATTGTTGGTAAAAAGCGATTATTGAAAGTCGCCTTTGCCTTGATACTTATGGTTTTATTTAATAAAAGAACTACTATAACCAGATGATTATGGAACAAAAGGACATAACTATTGAATGGCTTAGATTGGAGTTTTATAAATGCAATCATGCCAAGTACAGAAAGTATGCTGATGAATGGCTGAACAACCTTACTGACGCACAGATAGAGGGATTTGAAAGACAGCGTATAGGACAAATTGATAAATCGAAATGTGTATGAGTGGGAAAGATGTACTAAGGCTATTACTTATCAGTTATGGCTTTTGCCGTAATATTGAGATAAATACTTATATGGGTAACGGTGGATGGATTGGTTATGAAGTATCTGCCAACAATGACGATGGCGTTGAATACTACGCAGTAGATTGTGAAGGTTTGCTTTTTCATATATACGAACTACAGAAATTTATGAGAGATGAAAATATTGAACCTCGTATAATGTTGGGTAATTTTAGTAATAAGCATCTGCTTTCAGACGAACATTTGAATAATATTTTAAAACTGAAAGAGAATGAAAATTATTGTAAAACAAATCCAAATAAGTTATGAAACAGACAGTAGAAGAAGCTGCAAAGAAAGCAAGAATGGCAAGTGCTGAAACATTGACTACCTATGGTACACATAGGTCACTTGATGATTTTACATATTTATCCCATGATGAAATTGCAGCAGCTGCCATTCCGATTGCAGGAGCTATTCTTGGTGCAACCTATGGATATCAAAATAACCTTAAGAAGCAGCGGAATAAGATAGAGGATGCGGCAGGAGATAGGGTTGCTGGAATTATTAAAGGTAAGAAGAAAAAGGAGTAAATTATAAAATGTTATATTTATTTGGATCTGGCGCATGGAAAGGAATAAGGAAGGTTGTAAAAATTGGATATACCGGAGACTTAGAAAAACGAAAAAATCAATATCGTCTTCATAATCCTCTTGGAGAAATAATATCTACACGAGAGGGTTCAGAATTAGACGAACTTAGACTTCACCTTAGACTATATGATTTTAAAGTTGAATTCTTAGATGAATGGTTTTATGATGAGCAACCAGTTTTTGAAGTCTTTGAGCAATCCTTCGAAGAGATAGATGAGTGGCTTTGGAAACATAGAAGTGAGACGTTGCTGTTTCCACAAATTCCTCTCCCTGGAACACTAAAAAGAAAATTACTTGACGAACTACAAAAGAAACATAGGACCATAACTGTAGAAGGCGAGAAACTCTTATAAGTGTAGAAAAATAAACAAATAGAAAAATGGATGAAATAAATGAATTAATTAAAAATGATTTGAAAGATAGATCATGGAAAAATCATTATGATAAACTGGACCTATCAAAACAACCTCATCTTCCAAGGATATATTTCTTTGGGAGTGTTTTTGGGGTAATACTTTTCTTAGATGGTGATGGGAAAGATAGAAAAGATACTAGTTTTTCTATTATTATGAATCACTCAGCAGACATTCCAAGTTCATGGATATTAGTTGAGAAAGATTGTACGGCTAGTACTTGGATAGATGATCTCATAAAACAATTCGAGAGAGCAAAAAAGTGGATGAAAATTTAATTTATAAACCAAAAAAATATGGCAGAAATGAAATTAAACAAGGAAATTATTGCATTTCATAGAGGATGCGTATTAGTAGAGAGCAAGGAGTTAGTAGATCCTAGAAACATGGAGGAAAAGAGTAAGAGAGTATTAATCTCACTTCTTCAAGAATTAAAGAGATATAGATATTTTCTTTCTCCCGAAGTAATATGTAGGATGACGATTAGTGATATGGAAAATCTCCATACAAATCTACTTCCATACATCCACGAATTGTATCATTCTGGGGAAAAGTTTAAACCTTTGTATCCAGGATTTCCAGAACAAGTAATTTCTAAGGATAAATCGGAATTGTGGTTAGATCAAAAAAGAGTTTATTCTGGTGATCTTGAAGGATTTCTAAGAGATAATCCTTGGATAACTAAAGAAGAGAAGGAAATAATTGATGAAGAGCCAGATCGACAGCTTAAGATTATGACTCCTTCTGAATTTATGGATATTCCTCGGCAAATGATGTCGGCCGGAAATTCACTAACAGGAGAAACTAGGGAAGAGTTGGCATGGTTCTTAGAGAATTATCCAGAACTTAGCATCCCAGAACGTATACCATTTAAAGAAACAATGTGTATAGTAGCTAAACATCGGCCGGAATATAAAATTGCCGAGATTAATGATGTTCTGAGATATAGTTTGTACTTAATGGGAGCTGATCCAAGTCTTCCACATGTTCCAAAGAAAATACAAGTTAGCTCTTGGTCTAATAAAAAAACTGATAATCCTGAATGGAGAAAATTAGATACTCTTCCTAGATCAAAACGTAGAGAAATTTGTGGAAGAATAGAAAAAATAATTGAGGCTAAAGGAGTAGAAAACTGTATACGAGATGCAAAACATTTTTATGGACATTGGGTATTGTTATCAGAACGTGTACATCCAAAAGAATATGTAGTAAATTATCCTGAGTGTGCTGATTTCTTTGTAAAACTTAAGAGTAAAGGTTTATCAAAAGAGTACCGTACATTTAATTCTCAAGTACAGAATATGTATGATACTGGTAAAGATATCTTAGAGATAGCTAAATTTATTTCTACTCATCCAGGGGAATTTATTAGAAAGTTTGATTCTCTCTTAAGAAGAGCTCTTGAAGAAGGTAAAGAGTCTGATATAATGGATATTTTTATAAATACTTCAGGGATGAAAAATAAAACACTCTTAGAAATTCTTAGCTACTACGATATAAGAGATCAATCAGAAAGTACTCCTAGAGCGGTAAATATTCCTGGAAAAGGTTTATATATACTAGATGGATTAAAACCAATTAACCCTGGATTCTTAGAAACTATAAAAGATAATATAATTCGAAAAATATTTCTCAACATAGATTCTAGAATTACTGAGAAAGATTTAGTAAACGAGATTGTATATATCGATCCAGAAATTAAGAGAATACCTATTCCGAAGGGTATGAGAAATCAAAATGTATCTGTCCCCAAAGGAACAAGATATAAAATCTCTGGAAATATTGTTAGGTTTTTTGTTCATTGGATTCAGAAAGATAGAGAGGAAGACTTAGATCTTCATGCATTCTTATATAAGTCTAATGATGATATTAGCAATATAGGATGGAATACTTCACTTAATTCTAATGTTGCTGTTCATTCTGGTGATGTATTAAACCGTCCAGGAGATTGTGCAGAGTATGTAGACGTTGATCTAGATAAGTGCAAAAAGAATGGATATAAATATGTGGTGATGGATGTTTGCAATTATAAAGGTCGAGGAATGGATACTCTTCCTGTATGGTTGGGGTATTGTACTAGAGAAAAATTACAGGAAGGTGATAAAACTTGGCATCCGCAAAAGGTTGAATTAACAGTTCCCGTTACATCTAAGACTGATTCGATAGCAGCAATGATGATTGATATCGAAAATAGAGAAATGATTCTCTTAGATTGTGAGACTTCCGGACTTCCAGTTAATAATAAAGATAATTATTCCTTACAGAAAGCAATAGTTAACTTTTTCTCTAAACAAGAAAAATACTCATCTTATGATATCATTAAGCAACATTATGAATCTAGAGGTGCTGAAGTTGTAGAAATATTACCGGATGATCCAGATATAGAAGTAAAAGAAAAAATATTATTTGAAGATATATCAAAGAATTATGTGAAAATACTTGATATTATCGGCGAATAAAAAAAAATAAAAAGATAGGTCTTGACTAATTAAAAGTCAAGTTAAATCCTATCTTTTTTTATTCTTCCTTTATTCTTCGATTATCGCACCGAAATCTTTAACAGCATCTTCATATACTTTCAAAGATTCAGAATTTTTATCAATCGAAGCCATACATTTATTTAGGAACACTAATTTTCCTGATAATCTTTGTTCCTTCATCATATCTTTCACCGACTCTGCTACACAATAATCCTTTGCAAAACCAGCTATATAAACTTTGGTATAATCTTCTCTAGCAATTTTATCTAGGAATTCATATCCCTCAGATTTTTTAGCGCCGTTTGCATAAGAAAAGGCAGAAAACATCTCTAAGTGTGGATTTCTTCCCTTCTGAATTAGCTCATATTCGGCGCCATGATTACTGAGGGACCATAAATTTAATTCCTCAACTAGATTTTTGGGCAAACTCCATCCCCAAGAACCAGCGATACAATGTTCAGGCCAAATAGTATGAACTTTTCCTGTCTTCTCTAATTCTTCAAGGTAGGCGATAGTATTTTCTTTATTATAAAAAGCTGGAGTATATTTTCCCGATTTTACCATCCCTGAAGTAATAGTTGTAAATGCTTCAGGAGTTTGTTCCCAATACATAGAATGCCCAATATGATAAGACATATGAGTATCTTGTGTAACTATGATTTTTTCCAAGATTTTTCGTTTCCCAGATATCCATTTACACAATTCTTTCGTTGCTTTCTCTGCTCCAGGAACATAGAGAGTTCCTTTGGGGTTACAAAAATCATACTGTGGGTCTATTATCAGTAATAGATTTTTTTCTTTTTCTTCCATAATTTAATTCTGATTTTAAAATTGTTCTTATTATATCTTCATTATCTCTAAATATCTTTTCATCTCTCAAATAAATTTCCCAATGATATTCATTAACATAATCTTTAGCAGAAAACATTAAATCTCCAATATACTCGGCAGAAATCTTAATAGTTATTTCCTTGAGATCATCTTTTTCAATATATTGATGTTCTTTAAAGTATAGCGAATGAATGTAAGAACTATTAATTGTGCATTTTGTTTCAGAAATTAGATCATCTTCTGTAATATTTTCAAGATCAGTTATTAATCCAAAGACTACATAATTTTTTCTAGTTATTTGAAATTTCTCAATCCTACTAATATCATATTTATCTTTTATATTAGTAAAAGTATCCTCCATCATAAAATAACTAAAAGCTGGATCTTCATCTTCTTTTTCTCTTCTAATGACTGCTCTGAAAAATCTTGGATCTCTTTTGAATTCTATCATAATCCTTCAAATAATTCTTCTCGGGACACTTTTATTACTCTGGAAGTTCTTCTTTTAAATTCTGATCCTTGAACTCTATTCCAAATCTTCATTACAGTATCCATCCCATGAATTTTAGATAATTCTGAAATAGCTCCCGAACCTTTACAAATCAAAGGAATCAAAATTTTATCTACTTCAGTATAATCCTTTCCTCCAATTTGTTCAAGATCAGAACTAGAAATTCCATTACCATCAGTGGGTGTAATATTAATAGCTTTCTCTAGAGCTACCATCTTATCGTACGAATTTTTATTTATGATTTCAGTATCTAAATAAGATTCTGAATAATACTTCGCATGTAACCACTTAAGAATAGAGTATACTTCTGTTTTCCAGAGACCACCCATAGGATTAAAATCTCCTTCATCTCCGTGAATAGTCCAAAATCCAAGATAATGTTCAGTTAAGTTATCAGTATCAATTACAATACCTTTCTTAATACCAGCTTGATTATATAGGTACATCATTCTAAGACGTGCCATAATATTTCCGTTGGCTATTTTTGTTTGTTCTGGCATCATCCCCTCTATCTCGGATATACTTTTTCCAGATAAATCACAAAGAATATCTCGATCATTATCACAATAATCGTAGTTATAGAGATTTTCTATATAACTTTTATAGAAATCATACTGTGCAACTTCTCTATAAAAAGTTTTAACACAAAAAGCATTTCCTGTTAGATCAGACGAAGTAAGTTCATCTGGTTTATTCTTTATTGGAAGTGAATATCCGTAAAAAGGAATTCCAGATCTATTTCTAACTTCATTACATACAGCAGCCATAAGAGTACTATCTGCTCCTCCTGAGATACCAAGAATTAATGCTCTTATATTATTATCTATCACATATTTTTCGGTCTTTTCAACCATCTTATTAAATATGGCTTCTTGTTCTCCATAATTTAATTTTCTTTCATAAATGTTTGTTTTCATAATTATCAATGTTTTATTGTTACATTAATAAGGATTTTGTCGGTTATTTTAAGGAGAAAAATAAAAGGGAAAATTTATTCCCTTTTACTTAAAAATTTTATACTAGATCCAGAGTTTCTTCTAAGCATCTAAATATATTAAGAATATTAAAATAACATAATTTAGTGCATAAACTTGGAGAATAATCCTTATCATAAAATAAACCAGCCTCTCCCGCAAGCTCAAACATTAAATCCATTGTAAAATCTTTGAGTTTATTCTTAGAAATTCTAATATTTTCTGATATTATCCTAGTATTGTCAAGATCTCTCAAATTTATTTCAGAATCAAATTTAACTTCATAGAATAAGCACAAGCCTTTATCAGATGTGCGCTTTTTCAGAAATTTTGTTCCAGGATCAATTAGAAAATATACAGATTCTGTTTTTAGACAATCCTTATACTTTTCCTTCAGATAATCGTCAATATTTCTTAGTTCCAGCTCATCCTTGAAATTTTTCTCAGAAATTAATTCTTTATCGACAAGAGCTAAATTATAAACTGGAAGATTCTTGATTTCTAAAAATTTAGATACCCAATATTCTTCATTATTGTCAGTATAAGAAACTCTAACTAAGATATCACCTTTCAATCCTTTGGATCCATAATTTCTAATCCATTCTTCTCTATCCATTTATATCTCATATATTTTAATAATTTAAATTGATTCTTCTTAGCAAAAATTTGTATGTGTTCTGGAGATAAATTCTTTGCTTTAAATTTCTCTAAAAGAATTTCAGAAGGAATATCTATAACCTTAACATAAGAACTATTATAGTCTTCAAAATGCTGTCCTGTTCGTTCCGACCTCACATTATATGATTCCGAGAATCTAATAGATTTCCCAAGTCTTTTATAAGGAGAGGAAATAAGTGATATTGCAATCTGAATAGTATCATTAAGTTCTCCATAATAAGATTTGAAATAATTATCAATATCTTCATTATTTTTTATAAGATCTAGATTAACATGTTTTAGATCTCCACATTTTGCATAGAAGTAAATAATGAACTTAGGTTGTCCGAAAGAATAAAATTTACGTACTAAATATACTTTCATCTTTGTAAAATTAAATCCCCAAGAATATTTTACTATCCTTGAGGACTTTTTTATTATTATCTTCTGCGCATTCTATGTATCCTATGAGCTCTAGATTTCTTCCTAGTATACTTCTTTTTTGATGTCTCTTTAATTTGTGGTTCTTTTGTTAAAACTACTTTCTTTTTAGGAGACACTCTAGCTTTTACTCCTTCTGAAATACCTGAACTTATAGATCTAGGTGGAATCACTGTTTTTCCTGATCCATCTGTATAAGAATTTGTTTCAGGGTAATATCTATATCCTCCAGAACCCAATACCCATGCTCCAAGTGCTGCATTATAAGCCCAAGAATTATTATCTCGATCACGAAAAATTTGTCCTTGTGTTGGTTTCTTTGGAAGTGAATCTGAAGTAGTTGTCCAAGTTTTTCTTCTCTCAGGAGATTTACTACATCCTCCAAAAATCAATAATAATCCTAAGATGAAAATTATTAATATAAAATCAATTGATCTCTTCTTGTTCATCTTTTCTCCTTTCTAATGGTTTAACTCTTTTATAATTATCATAAAACCAGGATAAAAGTTGTTTTGTTGCATACTCTACTTCATCCGGTTCAAGTTGAGATGATTTATACCTTATCGACCAATCAAGCATATAAAACTCAAGAGGCATAATGAAACTGTCTGAAGTCATTACTACTTTCAAACATAGTCCTGGAGAAATGAACCCTCTACCCGAAACAAATCTCTCTTTCCAGATGTTATAAAGATTATACGGAACTTTATAGGTTTCATCATATTCAGTTGGAACTTCTCCTGTATCATTTACCTCCCATTTAACATCTTCAATCTCATAATCATTAAAGATCATTTCGAATTCCGTCTTGAAGTTTTCCTCATATATTCGATCAAGAGCTCCATAACCAGTTTCAGAAACCACGAGAATTAATCTATCGGCCGAATCAACTGCTATCACTTGACCTTTATATAAGAAACAATTTCCAGGTTTTAATTCAGGATCTTCACCTAAGAAATCTCTAAGCTCAGTTCTTACTTCAATTTCTTCTGAGTTTTCGTCGGCCGGATCTTTTTTCTCGTGTTTAATCTCTTCTGGAAATCTGCAAAAATCCCATTCTATTACTGCATTAAGTTTTACCAAGATTCCAGGGATAACTAAATCAGCCATTCCTTTCTCACAACCACAGCGATATTTCTGTGCTAATACTTCAATAATCATAATATAATAAATTTATTTAACTATATAATTACCATTTTCAGAAATAAAATCAATTTTTATAGCAGGATAAGAACCACCCCATATATTAATTCCTCGTTCTTTCAAAATTTTCATAAGTGAATTAATCTTAAAACATGAATATTCCATTTCTATTCGAATATTACTAAGATCAAGAGTAGAAAAATTAGGTTTATTAAGAATTGTTCTAAAAATTTGTTTAATATTTTCTAGAAAGTCAATCTTAAGTAATTCTTCTGCATAATACTCAGCTAAAGATTTATCATCAAATACTTCATCCGGGATTTCGAAAGATCTAATTTTCCGAAGCATTGAAATTACTTGACTTTTAGAAATTATATCATTGGTTGATAATTTCTCAGTACATTCATGGATTATGCTATCAATATCCTCAATAGATTTATCCACTACTATTCCTGTTACTTGTTTTGTTACCATAATTTATTTTGTTAATATTATACATCATATATAAGAATCTCAAGGGAGAAAGAAAAAAGAGAGGGAAATTAAATCCCCTCTTTATCATATAGTACTTTAAATCCAATATAATGAGACCTTGGAACAAATACATCTCCTACTAAAGGTATAAATCCAATCTCTCCAGTAATTTCATCTATATCTTTTGACTGTCTTCCTTTCTCTATATATAAGGTAGAACAATTAAAATCAAACTCCTTAAGAACTTTTCCACTTTTTGAATAAGCTGTAATCTTAATTAGCTTTTTATTTTTCTTCGTAATAAATCTACCAATCATTTTCGAAATTTTCTCAGTTCCTTGAATAGATATTAGTCTAAGGTTATTTTCTCCTGGTTTAATTGTCTTTGAATTTATCTGAGTTAGTGTTGTATATAAACTAAGACTACTCATTTCTGGTTTAAAATTACTAGTTTCGAATAATTCATTTAATTCTGCTGCTTCTTCTTTTGTTAATTTTTTCATAATCTTTATTTTTATTTATTCTTTTCATTAATAAGGCTTTCACGGGAAAAATAAAGAGCCTCAATCCAATGTTTCCAAAGGATTAAGACTATCTTTTTTATTTACTATTTCTACTCTATGTGGCATCCAAAATTTCAAAGAATCAATCTCTTCATGGTGCAGTAAGAAATCAATTCTATTTGTATGCTTAGAACCCATAAGATCTTTTACTATCCATTCACCATTTAAACCTGGACATTTCTTAGACTGGATTAGAACTGTATCTCCAAAGTTAAATTTCCCACTCCTTCTGAGATCTCTAGAGACTGCAATCCATCTATGTTCACCTGTTTTAACTTTTTCAGGATGAACTTTACTTCCATCTGCTGTAATGCTTCCCGATCTAGCATAATAAAATGTAGCTAATGGAGTAGAATCTAAGTCCTTGGAGGGGCTATAAACACTCCAACCAAGGACTAGAACTATTATGATAATTAATCTACGCAAATTTCTTTTCTATTAAAACTTTCCCATTCAAGCTTTTTCAATGCTCGATTCAATTCAGAAAGTTTACCCTTTGTAATAGACCATCTATCGGTAGGATAGTCTAAAGATTCAAGATTTACTGGAAGAGGATTTTTCATATTCGGATCTGTATTACTATATAATCCGACCGGTTCAATCCAAACTTCCTCTTTTCCTTTTTCACCACAAAGTTTAAATACTGCATAAGTCTTAGCAGTCCAGAGAATATCAACATAATTTCCAGGATACAATTTATAATACTTCCATCTCATTGTATCTCTAAGACCAATAATTACTGATTTCTGGATATTATTACCATTCTCCATTTCAATCAACGGAAATCCAGGAAAACCATTATCAATTACTGGTTTATCTCTCCACAGAATTCCTTGCAAGAACTCAACTGCCTTTTCTTCAAGACCTTCACGACTACCAAGACACATAGAAATAACATCTAAATGTTCACGAATAGCTTTTTTCTTTTGACTATCACAGAATTCTTTTGGATTTCCAATTTTTGTTCTTTCACTAATCTTTTCCAATGATATATATGGAATAAGATCTGGACTTAAACTAGGACTCACAATTCTGTACAGATAGTATGATGGATCTTCGACTAGTTTGTTATTACTCAAAAAAATCGGATAAATATTACCGATCATACTGTTTGTTACGTTGTACTTAATCATTTCTTTTTTGATTTCTTTTTGTTATTACTACTATTTTTGTTATCACTATTTTCTATAAGAGATAATCTAGTAACAATCCGTCCTTTTGTTAAATCATAAGGACTTACTTCAATTTTCACTTTATCTCCTGCTAGAATTCTTATATAATTTTTTCTAATTTTACCTGATATAGTACATAATACTTGATGCTCCATAGAATCTAATTCTACTGAAAACATAGAATTCCCGAGCTCTTCAACAACTTCTCCTGTAAATGATAAATTCTCTTGCTTAGCCATATCACTCTAATACTCCTTCTTTATCAATTAACACTTGAAGATTCCAAAATTTACTTGATATAATTTCATTTACAATAACTTCTGGAATATTTTTAATACCTCCATAGTACTTAATCAAGTCTAAAATATCTACTTCAATTGTTGTATATATTTTCGGAGATTTTTTAGTACCGGTATTAGTATCATAAAAAGTTCTTACACCTAATCCAAAATTATTTCTAGCGTTTTCTATCAAATCTTTAATATCCAATAATAAATTAGGTGTAGCAGAGAATAAATCAGATAATTTAACTACCTCTAGAGTATAATTTGTTGATTTAATTCTTTGTCTACTAATCTTTCTGGAAGCATCTGTAAAGTGATTTTTAAAATAAATACTTCCTAAAGATACATAATTCTCAATTCCAGATAGTATTAAACTTTCTGGATTACCTTGACTTACTACCTCTACTGCTATTTCATTTATATTTATTCCAAGATCTATAAAGAGTTTTCTGTAATACAAATTTCTCATTGCATTTCCATCTTTAAAATCTTGATAAAATCTCCTTACTAAGTTTTCTGCATTCTTATCATTATTATTTCCTTCACCAATATAAATGTCTTCTCTATTCTTATTCAAATCCCAAGAACATAATACAACTTCATGTAACATATTCTTAATCATTTCAGAAACAGATTCAGGAATAAGATCTGCATAAGAATCTGATTCACTTGATTTCAATGAAAGAATATCAAGAATATATTTAGGATTTGAATAACTAGAAAATCCATAATCTGAAGTAATTGTATATTCCTTCATTGAATTATCAAAGATATATTTTTGATAATCTTTCAGACAAGTTATATCATTCTCCAAAACATTTCCAGAATCTACAGCGCTTGGAAGAGAGTACATAATCTGAATATCTTCCGGTTCAGAACCAATTTTTCTGGTTTTTAGAATGTCAGAGATTTTTTTCTCATCTCCAAGTTCAGAAACATATAGATACGCTGGAACCATTGAAGAATCTCCAAGAAAATCAGAATTTAACTCGTTCTTTTTTCTACTCTTAAATTCTCCAAGATAATAATACGTATTTGTTAATGTATCATATCTTCCACCAGGAATCCACTTCTTTACTTTTTTATTTAAAGTACAATTCATTCTACGCTTCATCTCTTCGAAAGCATTTTTATATTCCGCCATTTCAGGTGTCATAAAATAAACACTTTCTTGAGAATCTTCTGAAAATACTGCTTCAAATACTGTGTCTCCAAAATTAGCTTTATCACTCTTAACCTGAGTAATTATATTGCCAATCATAGGAACTCCAAAAGCTGTCCGATACATATTACAAACTAAGTAATATTGTTCTGGATCAGGAAATTCATCACACTTTACATAAACACTAAGATCATTAGATACTTTTAATTTAAATGAATTAGATTCAATAATCACTTCATCAAAAGCAGATTCGATATTCTTTTGTACTGCCGCTTTATAAGACTTTTTTTCAGGAGAGGCTAAAAAAACACGCTTCCCTGCTGAAACTGATAAGTCACACGGAAAATAAGCTATCAAATCACTTGTTAATCTCCAAGAATTTTTCTTCATAATTTTTCTCTTTTACTCAATTGTAAACTTAATTTTTTTCTTAACATTATTGAATTTTATACAAGATCCTCCAAGATAATCATGAATCCTGTATATCTCATTAATAAGATTTTCGTTTGCTCCTATCAGCGTTTTTGGATCTACAAGAACAACTGATGCAGTAGTAAACCTTCTTTTTGCTGTATCAGGATCAATTAATTCTGTACAAGAAAATAAATGTCCGTCTGTTGCTATTACTGCATCATATAATTCTGGAATCTTAGAACACTCATAATTAAACCTAGCTTCTATGTATTGTTCAAAGCTAACACATCTCTCTCGCTCAGCATATGGAGTTCTCTTAACACTGACATAATCTTTCTCATAATAACTAAGAGTACTATTAACTCTTGCTATCAGTTCTTTGATAATTTCTTCCGTTTTCATTTAATATAATTGCAATTAAATCTTCAATTAGTTGTAATTTAGGTTTATCTGATAACATTATCTCTGATTTCTCTGGAAATGCTAAATATGTACTTTTCCAATAAGCATCTGGATCTCCAAGATTATTAGTTAACGAAAAATCCATTGAATCTTCAGGAAAATCAGAATTAATCAACCTATATTTCCCAGAAGTATACACAATTTCAGAAGTACTTCTATCAAGAAGACATTGAAAGTTCCCTATTTTAAAAGTATTCAAAATATAATCTTGCTTATGTTCAGAGGGTTTCAGTTCTTTTATTAAACTTACCTTCCAATTACTTAATGTTGTTTCTGAAGCTAAAATTTTATTATATAAGTCATCTGAATTTTTATACATTCCTGGAATTAATAATACTTCGAGGGAAGGAATATATACAAAAACTTTATTTTCCTCTTCCAAAAGAAAATATATACATGAAGACTCTGAGATACTAAGAAACTTACTCCATCTCTCTTCAGGAAATACTACTTTAGAATATTTTACATAGTCTTTATAAATTTCCTTTCCAAGAATTTTATAATATCTACTCTTTGTTATTAACTTTATCATTTTTATAAGTATTAAAAAATTCTAAAATTTTCATATCATTCCAAGAAACTCTAAATGAATCTCTAGAAGTAGGTGCAAATATTTCTGAAACTGCGTCAACGTACATAGTATGAGTAAATTCATCTCCCATATACATTCTCTTCCAATCAGCCTCTGTTATACAATCACGTACTCCAAGCTGTTCTATCGCTAAATTATCAAATCCTATAGTAGCTGATAGATTATTTTGTCGAGTATACAAAATTCTCTTTAAAGTCTTTTCCCACTCCTTAAGATCATACTTGGGTGGATTGCCGAGAGCTCTTCCCCAATTTTTATAACCAAGAATTAATACTTGTCTTCCAGACGTTATCAGTTCTTGGAGATCTTCTGGGGGAAATATTCCGGCAATGATATGATATACTTTTGTTTTAAAATATGTAGTATATTCGTCTTCTAAAGTATTTATTAACTTTTTATCAAACCTATCAATACTTACTCCAAATACTTTTACCATATCAAGTTTATCATGAAATTTCTTACGCTTCTCTTCAGTATTTAGAGACCTAGAATTTATGGTAAGTCTTGGAACAAATCCATTATCATCTGCCCACTTACATAAAACAGCACAATCATCTATAACAGAATCTTCAGTTACATCTCCACCTCCAATAGCTAATTCTATTCCAACTTTAGGAAGCTGAGATAAAACATCAATAGTTTTCTGTAGGTCAAAAGACTTTCCTTCAGAGATACTAGATTCATGACAAAATGGACATCCTATAGAACACTTATTTGTTATTTTCAAGTCTATAGAATCAGGAAACTTTGAAATAAGCTCCTCTCCTCTTCTTAATGCTCGATAAGTTTTTGTACCTGATAAATTATTAAGAGTAACATAATAATTTCCGTTTATATAAGAATATTCATCTGTTATCATAGTACTTTTCCGAACTCTTTTGTCATTACTGTATATGGTAAACTAATCCAATGAGATCCCCAAGTCTGAGTATCTTTTATTAACTCCTTAAAGATTTCATTTTCATTTGTAGAAAGTGAGTATAGTAAGGTTGATTTTTGTTTTTTACCATCACCTTTTATTATTGTTTTATTTATAATCTCTTTTTCCAGACTTTCACTAATCCAATATAATTTTCTATCACTAAGAGAAATAGGTCTAAAAGTAAGCTGATTATCACTATGAAATCCTCTCCACTTTTCCATTCCAAGATTTTTTTCAAACTTTTTGGTTTTGATATTATAAACTATATCTGAAATTAAAGATTCGCTTTTCAGATAGTTCTCTATATCACAACCTACTGATTTATTATATTCAAAATCAACTCTACCTATATCTCCTCCATAATCAACGCTAACGATAATTTCTGGGTCATCAGTTTCTTCTTCATAGAAACCCTCTGGAGCATCTGAATTATCATTTCCTAAATATAGCCAAGATCTTGAATTAAATATAAAATTCTTAATTGATCTAGCTGATTCCATAATTTCAGGAAATATATCAGAACTATTATGATCTATCTCAGGAGCACCAGAATCCCAGTAATAATCCTCATCCTCATCCTCTTCAACAACATCATCATTTGACCTTTTTTCTTCCCAGTCAAATACTATATCCTTTGCTCCAGTATATCCTAGGACAATTTCTTTTAAGAGTTTTACTTTCTTCCGATTACTCTTATATTTCCAAATTATACCACATACATACTGAAGTTTAGTCATTGGATCATTATATTTTTCATACTCCCAACCAAATGATTCAGATCTTCTAGGAACATGTATAACTCCCTCTGAATCCATAGGAAGTGTATCAACCAATGAATTAGGATCAACACAGATTACTACAGAGTGAGACGAACTACTATTAGTCTCAGGTAGATTTTTTCTAATTACTTGTTTTATTCTTTTCATAATAAAAATATTTCATAATCATTTATAAGGAAAATAGGCTCTTCTTCAAAGCCTTATTAGTGTATAAATTAAAATTTAAAAGAAGATGAAAAAAGAAAAATGGATTACAAGAACTGATGCTGCAAAGTTAGCAAAAGTAAGTACACAAACTATTACAAACTGGGGTAAATCTGGTTTAATTACTATCAGAGTTATTAAAAATATGACATATGTAGATAAGAAAACTCTGATTGATTTATTGGAAAGCAGTTTATCTAAAAAGACAACTGATTTAGGAGAATTAGAACGCCAGCTAGATGAAAAGATCGAAAAAATGAAAAAAGAGATCAAAGAAGTAGAAGATGTTACAAGAATTATAAGAATTGGATATAGAAGATACTCACACTGCAAAGAATTAATTATTGCATCTTTAATAGACAATATTCATTACTATAATGATAACTCAGATTTTCACCGCATCAATGAAATTTTATGGAAATACTTAACTTTTCTTAACTCTATTAATAAAGGAAAAGGAGAAAAGAATGTTGATGAAATTAAGAAATTAGCAGATTCTTATGGTTTGACAAAAAGTGATTTTACTAAATATATTAATGATAATATAAAATTTTTATATGATAACAATAAACTAGTTCTCGAAAAACTTGAAAAGTTAACAAAAGAGAACATGACCAAAGACATAGAATTAGCTGAACTTAAGAGAATCAAAAATGTAGAAAATATTGATGTTACTTTAAGTGAAGAGCAAGAAAAGAGAATGAGATTATTAAAAACTAGTATAAGAGACTTAAATCTTTCTCGTAGAGCACTTAATACTTTAGTAGATTATGATATTCAACATAAGAATATGAAAACATTAGGTGATATTGCAACTCGTACAGTAAAAGAAATAAGGTCTATATATAATCTTGGTTATCATACTTATATTGAATTAAGTGATGTAATAGAACATTATGGTCTTTGTTGGAATATAGATATAGATTATTTCATTTTAACTGGAAACGTAAATGTAAAAATAAAGGAGGGTTAATTCCCTTCTTTTTTTCTTTCTCCAAATGATGTTTTTGCGCTCCTAGGAAACCTAAACCCTAATACATGACATAGAACAATTATAAAAGAAATTTTGTAGTTGTTCTTTTGTTTTCTTAAGAAATGTGTAGTGTTTATTTAATATATAATAATTATTAAAATATTATGAATGATTTTTGCAACTGTGGTTGTGGATTCAACCCTGGAAGTGATTATAATGCGTTCGGGGATATAGGTTACAATCTTCCGCTGATTTATGAAGTCTATTGCAAAACTATTCAGGAAGTAAATGGTACAGATCCAGATACTCAAGACAAAAATAATAAAATTTATGTCAAGAATGGAGTATTATACCTTCCTAATAGTTATCATGCAAGTTTCAAATCCCCAGATACATTGATGATCTACGATGAAACAGTAACTTACAAAGATTCTACCCTAGGTCTTGTAAATGATTAAGAAAATTTTATTAAACGTTTAATTAAAAGAAAGAATAAATTATGAGCGAAAAAATCTCTAAGATTAGTGTTGACGGAGTTGTATACGATATCGCGTCTACAGGTGGTGGAGAAGTTCCAGGTGATATCCAAGAACAACTTTCTGCTCTAGAAAATAAGGTAACTGAAGAAGCTAGTGCCCGTGAAGAAGGTGACGCTAAGTTATCTGAAAAAATTGAATCAGAAGCTTCTCGTGTTGATGGAATGGTAAATCAAATCAACGAAAATGTAGCTTCTTCTATCGAAACTCTGAATAATAATCTTGTTCAGGCTATCGAAACTATTAATAATGGTATTGCAGCTGAAGTAACTAATCGTGAAGAAGGCGATGCTAAACTTCAAGCAGCTATTGATGAATTAGCTGAAAAAGTAAACGGTGAAGGTGCTGATCTCACTGAACTTGAAGGAAAAATTGAAAAAAATGCAGCTGATATTGCAACTGTAAACAATAATCTTGTTGAAGCTGTTAATAATATCAATAAGAATGTTGCAGACGGTTTCAGCACCATAAACGGAGGACTCAATAATGAGATACGTCCAGAACTTGAAAAAGCTGTTAAATATGAAGATACAGCAACTGAACAAAATCCTGGACGTAAGACTATTTTCCTAAACAATCATGATAATATTTGCGGAAAAACTACTGATGGTAGTGCTGTGAATATTGCTATGGTTTCTAAGTGGAATAAAGTAGATCTAGGTTCTAGTTCAGTAGAAATCAACTTAAACGGTTCTGCTGAAAGACCTACTTATAACGATTCCAAACAAATTGCCCTTCTTGAAGATGTTCATGGCAATATGGAAACTATTGCATTAGTTAAGAAAGATGACTTAACTTATGAACTTCAAGTAGGTGATAAAATTGCTGGTACTATTAATATTCCTGCAGACCAATTCTTGAAATCTGTTGAATACTCTGCAGAAGATAAATCATTGACCTTTGTATTTAACACTTCTGAAGGAGAACAAACTTCAGTAGTTGATCTTAGCTCTTTGGTTGATACTTACGTAGCTGGTAATGGTATTGAATTGATTGAAAATGGATTCTCTATTAAATTAGATCCTTCCAGTGAATCTTACTTGAGTGTATCTGAAGCAGGTATTAAAGTAGAAGGTATCAATGAAATTAAGAAGAATGTTCAAGAAGTTGCTGCTAACCTAGTAACAGTTAATGAAAATCTTGCTTCTTCTATCGATGCTATTAATAAGAAAGCTGTTAAATATGAAGATGTAGCTGACTCTAATCTCCCAGAACGTAAAGCTATTGTTCTTAAGAATGGTGATGTTATTTTAGGTGGTAACTTAGAAGGTGGTACATCTAGTCTCGTTCAGCTTAATCGTTGGGGTGTAGCTGATTTTGGTTCTTCTAGCGTCCCATTTAATATCAATACTCCGAAAGATGTACGTCCAACTGTACAAGAAGCAGGTCAGTCTGGTGAAGAAGCTCATAAGATTGCGTACCTGAGTGATGTTGAATCTAGTTCGGCACAGATAGAAGAAGTTAAGGCTGCTCTTGAAACTAAAGCTGATAAGGCAGATGTTGATAGTGCAGTAGAAAATATAAATTCAGCACTTGATCAAAAAGCGGATAAGATAGCAGTTGATGCGATTACTGAACAATTAGCTACTAAGGCTGATGCAGAAAGTGTTGATAATCGTTTTGCTACAGTTAACGAAGGTCTTGATTCTAAGGCTGATAAGATTGCTGTTGATGCTATTACTGAAAAGGTTGATGGTATTTCTGCTGATCTTGAAGGTGTTGTTAAGTATCAAGAATTCGGTGAAGGTCGTAAAACAATTCAACTTTCTAATTATGACAATATTTCTGGTATCGATACTAAGGGAGAAGGTCATAATCTAGTAATGTTGTCTAAGTGGGATAAAGCTAATTTTGGTGCTCCTGGGGTTGAATTGAATCTTAATGGTTCTGCAGATCGTCCTACTTATAATGATACTAAGGAAATTGCTCTTACCGAAGATATTGAAGCTGCAAAAGAAGGATTGATTTCTTATAAAGTTCTCGAAGATGGTTCTAAGACTATTGAACTTGCTAATGGTGATTCTTTAAGTGGTGTAAACTCTGATGGTGTAGCTGGATTTAATTTAGCTAAAGTAACACCCGAGAATAAAGTAGAGATTGGCTCTGCTGGTATGGATCTTAACTTAGTTGGATCTGAACCTCGTCCTCTATTTAATGGTTCTAAAGGAATTGCTCTTTCAGAAGATTTAGAAACTAAAGCAGCCGAACTTCAAGATAATATTAATCTTAAGGCATCTCAATCTGATCTTGAAGCTTATATGAGTGTTACTGATACTAAAGTTTCTGAACTTGAAGAAAAGATCGGTAATGTTCCTACTAAAGTATCTGAATTTGAAAATGATGCTAACTATCAGAGTGCTTCTCAAGTTGATGCTAGAATTCAAGAAGTAGTTGCTGCTGCTCCTGAAGCTCTTGATACTCTTAAAGAACTTGCAGATGCTCTTGGTAATGATCCTGATTTCGCTGGAACTGTAACTACCGAACTTGCTAAAAAAGCTAACTCTATAGATGTTTATACTAAGGAAGAAGCTGATGCTAAGTTTATTACAGAACATCAAAGTCTAGAAGGTTTGGCTACTGAAAAATTTGTAGAAGAGCAAATTGCTGCTATTCCTCCCGTAGATTTAACCCCATATGTATCTGATGTAGCTGGTCTTAGCAATACTCTTGAAGCTTTGAATGCAACAGTTCAAATTCTTCAAAGTAAAGTTGATGTTCTTACTAAAACAAATACTGAAGTTGTAAGTGTTGACAGTTCTGTTGGTGAATTGAAAGATTCTTCTAAGGATTATATCGTATCAGGATCTATTAATGAAAATGCTGAAATCGTTGGTAAGTCTATCTCATTAAAATCAATTAAAGTAAGTGATAATGCTAGACTTAAATTGAATGCTGGTGATGTAGAAGCCAAAGATCTAAATATTTCAGGTTCATTCCCGAAAGCTAATGGAAATACTGTAATAAGCGTAAATAATGCTGAATTTATCGTATTCAAAGATATGGTATTTGATGCATCTGAAGTTTATAACGGTATTGAGATTGGTCTAGCAAGCAATTCTGTACTTCCGAAAAATATCTTGTTCGATAATTGTAAATTCCAAGGTGAATTCAGTAATAATGCTATCTTAGTATTAGGTACTCAAGACGATGCTATTATTACATTGAATAACTGTTATTTCGAAAAGATCAGTAATGCTCTTAGATTAAGTAATAAGTCTAATGCTTCTGGTGTAGTTGTTAATATTAATAACTGTACTGTAGATCAATGGGAAACTAGAGCTCCATGGCAAGGTTTCTTGATTTGCGAAGATTATACTAATAAGACTGAAGAAGAGGTTAATGCTAATAACTTGTTTGGTGACGGTAAGATTACTGTTAACTTTAATAATTTAGTTCATGCTGGAGTAAAGATTAATCCAGCTGATCCTGCTTCAGTTTGTGGCACTAAAAATGAAAGTCAAGTAGTTATGGTATGTCAAGATGCTGTAGCTGGTCCAGAAGGTGATTACTGTTTATCTTATGACGCGGCTAAGTTCCCAGTTGTAAGCTTTAAATAAAAAAAATAAATGGAGAGGGATTAAATTTCCCTCTCTTTTTTCTTCTCACTCAATAACCAAAAATCTTTAGTTATTTTCTTCATTATAACAGATACCATTCCAGCTAAGATAAATAATTTAGGTAATGATTGGTGAGTTATTATAAACCAACTACTTACTATTATATCTGCATCCCTAGCATAATTTTCTTGCTCTAGTGACATCTTTTCTCCAAGATTCTTAAATTCATTATATTTAGTGAGATACTTTTCTGCAAATTCTGCTCTTTTCTTTCTCTGCTTTCTTATTTTCTTTAAAAACTCTTTCTTTGTCAGCCACTTCTTTTCATAATATTCTTTTAATCGATTCTCTCTACACTGACATTCATGAAGTTGTTTTTTTTAAAGATAGTTAAGCTTTGTTTTGCTTGTCTTGTAATTTCTCCTGTTTCCATTTTTATTCTCTTTTAAGTTTATTAATAAAAAATCTCCCTAAGCTATTTCATTGTTAGCTTAAGGAGTTTCTTTCTCTACATTAATAAGGCTTTAAAGGACTCAAAAAGGAAGAAAAATAAAATCCATCTATCTTCACAGACCGATGGACTAAATAGGGTACAACAATATTACAAACTTAAAAGAACCCGTTAATTCTTTTCTTTATCGTTTAGTAACTTGTCTTCTTTTTCCTTTATTTTTGTTTCTAAGTTCTTATTAATATCTTTCATCCAGTTAATTGCTTGATCTTGTATAAAAGTGTTCATCTTATTTTTTACTTCTGAAACACCATCTATTACACTATTCGTCTTCTTAACTGCTTTATATATTAAATATATACCTCCAATAATTACAGAGGTACCTACAATTACTTTTACTGTTTTCATATTATTTCTCACATTTATTTTTATTACATATATAAGGCTTTTAATCCTCTTCTTTTACCTCCCTTACAAGAAGATTCATATTCCTTGCAAGAGATACCATATTCTTAGTTCCTTTATTCTCTGCAACCGAACTAAAGAAAGCTATACATGCATTAGCCACTTCTGCCATTTGTTTATTTCTCCTATACCCAGCACTTTTTCCATATCTATCCCAATCAGCTGGATAACACAAAACTTCATAACCTTTTTCTTCAGCATATTTTTCTCCAAGTCTATCAGCACCTCTAGCACATCCACTAACAATCACAATCTTTTCCGTTGGGTCTGCTGCTTTTCTTGATAAAATAAGATCACACTTCTCCTTAAGAAGATCGTAATCATCAAATTCTCTAGAACCACAAATAATTACTCTAAACATCTAAATAACCCTCCAATGTTTTAATTATAGAATCAAGTCCTTTATCTTCTCGCTGGGTAGATGACAGCCCAGATAAATAACCATGTAAATAATAACAAAAATTCTTAGGTAACGAAATCATGTCATCTTTTGAAGAGATTTCCGGGCTGAGATAATCCTCCAGCGGTCCATTACAATTATACCCATTATAAACATACCACTTTCCTGATTCGAAGATATATAAATACTCTTCAACTCTCTTAGGTGGTTTATCTGAAAAAGCTGGTTTGCTATTCTCCCAACTCTCACCTCTTCGAACATAATAGTCACAACCCTCAAGAGACTCTGCGATGGAACTGATATCACCACCTAGAATTAACTCAAAAGCTTTCTCAAATGAATCATAATAACACTGCAAAATCTCTCCAACACCATCTAAATAACCGTCAAAGTGACAGTAAATAACCATATACTCTCCTCCTAGATAAACTTGATGTCCATGAATGTTCTCGTATACCTTTCCAATCATTTCAGTAGGTATCTTAACTGAAATAGTACTTCTTGTTGACATAATAATTTAATTTTTATATTTATTTTTCTTTCTTTCCTCTAACAATATCTGCAACTCTATCTCCTGCAGCATCTTCTATTTTATCTCTTTGTTTCTTGAGATTATTATCACGACCATAAACTGCACCAATAATAGCTCCAGCAATTGGGATAGCAGCTGTCGCAATTTTTAGCTTTCGTTTCTTCTTTCCAACTGTTTCTATCATATTTTTACGGCTATTATTAATTATATCATGTTTACCTCTTCTAACCTCATCTATTACAGATTTTTCAAAAGGATCAACAGAAGCATTAATTCTCCTTTGCATCTCTGTTTCTACTTTCTCAGTTCGATAGTCATGAACTTTATTTATTCTAGCATTAGTAGCATTTTTTAATTTCTTAATTGAATTAATCTTCTCAAGCTTCATTTTACCAGCAACTCCAGCTGTAGCACCAATACCAGCTCCTAAAGCAGCATCCCATCCTTTATCAGATTCCTTTCTCTCTACTTCTTTAGAGAATAATTTACGTTTTATTACCATTTAACAACTTATTTAAATATTTAAAAAATTTACTACTAAATTCTGGATCTTCTGATTGAAAACACCATCTAAGTATTTTTCTATCATAATTTTCCATACTTGAAACTTCCCCATTTAAGTACGTTTCATTTAATTTTATCACTCGTTTCCTAAAATATTCCAAATCTTCTTTTAGAACTTTATTTATATTTCCCAAACAATCTGAAGTTCCTTGATATAATATAAGAACCTTCCACGTTTTTCCAGCTCTTATATTATAATAATCCTCTGATAAAATATCCATTTCGAGTTCCTCAATTTCATCTAATATATTCATTGCCATAAATCCAGGAAATTGGGATATATAGACATAAAACTCAGTCTTATGCTTATCTTTTAATTCTTTTTCTGTTGGTGGATTAATATAAGAATCTATACAAGATATTGCTTTAGAAATTAATTTACCTAACTTCATAATTAACACACCTCCTTTCTAGATAATAATTCATAACCTCTTACTCTTTTTTTTCTCTCCATCTACAACTTCAGTAGATTTATACTCCTTTACCTCAAAGTAATTTTCTAGGTCTTTTGCTTTTGGTGTAGCATCATAATTAATACTAGAATATAAATAACCTAACCTATCTTTTATACTAGATAATGTTAATTTATCTCCTACTTTAAATTCTGAATAAATATTAGACTCTAATAGTTCATAGGAAAATGTTACTACTCCCAACTCTTTTTCTATGTCATACCTGTTATATCCACAAGCTTTAAGTTTTCGAGGACCTAATGATATATAATAAGATTTAATATTATCATGCTCCCCTATCTGATCTAACACTACTCCTATTACTTCATCTGAAAACCCATATTCACATAAATATTTCAATTTACTCCTAAAGGTACCTAATTTTTGATATTCTCCTAAAAAATCTGATATTTCCTGATTTATTATATCATCATTACAGTATTTACCTGTTTTTCTACATTCCAAAAGATCCTTACACTTATCTATTATGCTCTTATCAAATTTCAACTCTAAGAACTCAAATACTGAATCTATATCTCTAAGTTTCTTATCTAAAATTTCTTTAAACACAGATTTTACATTGTCTCTACCCTTCCCTGGTAGATTAGAGGATATTCCAAGCAAAATTCCTAAAATTTCTTTAACACTATTCTTAAATTCAGTTAATTCTTTATTTATAATACATGGATTTATTGGAAGATTTTTAATATTCTTCACTACTTCTGGATTTTTAAAAAAGTTTACTATTTCATCATTATATTCAAACCATTCTCTACCATAATCTATATACAAATATTTTCTAAACTTATATTGAATATTCTTTTCATCTTCTTCAGTCAATTCAGGAAGTTCATATAAAATTTTACAGGTTGGATTATGAAGTTTATATGCATTAAATCTCCCTTCTTTCTTTGTGTCTTCTGTATATCCAATTTTTAACAAATCTATATAATTGTTATCCTTTCCATAACCTGCACTCTTAATTAAATATATCATAATTAATTATCCTTTCTTTTTAATAATTCATAACTACGAATTCGCTTCTTTACTCCATCTACTAACATAGTATTTTGAACCTCTTTTACTTCGAAATACTCTAAAATATCATTGGCCTTAGGAACTGCAGTATAAGAAATAGAAGAGTATAGATCTCCAAGTTTAGCCTTTAAATTAGCTAATGTATACTTCTCACCTGGATTAAAATTTTGATGAATAGTATTATTTAATAATTCAGGACTAAAGGTTACAATACCTAATTCTCTTCTAATATTTGTAATATTATAATGTAATTTTTTCAACCTATCAGGACCTAAAAGCAAATAATAAGACTTAATCTCATCACTATCTGCTATTTGATCTAATACTATCTGAATAACTTCCTTAGAGACTGGATATTCACATAACATTTTGAATTTCTCTAACATAGTGGTTAAAGTATCATAAATGCATAAAAATCTTGTTACATCTCTATTTATTATATCATCCTTTGTTAGATTAGATCTAATACTAGAAAATACACTAAACCTATCTCTATAATCTACTTGTTGAATCTGAAAAGCTCTAATCTCATTTACTAATACAAGTTTATTAGTAACAGGTTTTAGAATGACATTTCCTGTTTGAGAGTTAATAACTTTATTTACTGCTACATAATTATCCTTATAGTTTTGACTTTTTGCTAATATTTGATAATTCTTTGCCAAAGTATATTTATCCTCATCAAGACTTACTTCCCCATAAGCTCTAAGTAAACTTTCTGTATCTTTTGTTTTTCTATCTAGAATTGCTTGAAAGTCAGACTCTTTCATTTCCCTATAATCTGCTGTTATTCTATAATAGAAATTTGCTGTATTTTTCCATGGATTATCCTGTAATCTTTGTCTACCTAGTATCTGTGGAAGATCTTCTGCAATATCAACTGCTAAACAGTCTGAATTAGAATCTGAGAATATAAAACTACGTGCACATAAACTATAAAAATCGGCTCCTAAGTATACAGTTCTAGTACAGAAAGTGAACATCTTGGGTTTTTCTGTTTTCTTTGGTACTTTTCCTATAACAAACTTTTTACCTAGTTTCCTTTTAATTCTTTTAGCATTATCATCAGTTCTAGAACATAATATATTACACTGTTCTGGAGTAAGATTATTCTTTTTAATCATACTAATAATATGATTAACACTATTTACATAGAATACAGCCTCGTCTGATATTACTTTTACAGGTTGACCGTTTCTCATGACAGTAATCTCCTCAAAATCTCCTGATAGATAGGATTGAATTACTTCTTCTGCTTTTGTACCTACAGATTTCATTGTAAGTACCTTTAATGAAGGTCTAATAATTCTGGAAGAATCAGCAGCTTCCCAATCTAAATCAAAATAAGGAAGATCTTTAAACTCATCTAACATTTCTAGATACTTTTCCATCATAGGAGTAGCTGATACAAAGTATGCTGTTGGGGATTGCTGTAAGTGTAGAAGAAATCCTAGCTCTGTATTTGACTTAAATCTAGAATCATGTAAAATACTTTGAAACTCATCTACTACTGTTATAAATCTATCAAAAATCCTTAATTTTTCAAGAATATCTTTAACGATTCTATATGAATCATATGTTACTAGAATCTTAGCTGGTTGATTATTTAGATATCTTTGATAGGTATAAGTATCAATTTCTCTATATAATCTTTCATAGATCTCAGAATTATCTTTCTTTTCATCTCCCTCTTCATCTATATTAACACTTTTAGGCTCTTTAGAAAGATCTTTATCAACTTCTGATTCTTTTTCCATTTCATTTACAACCAAATAAACATCATCAGGATGTTGATCTTTCTTGTTTTCTAATAACATTTTTCTAGGAGAACAAAGTATTACATTCTCAGGACCATTAATACAGTATTCAGTAAAACCACATCCAGGTAATTGTTTATTTATTATACATTTATTTGGAAATTTGTTAAATCTAAATTCATTCCATTCAGAGATATACCTAATACCTCTGGGAATTATAATCTTTTCTCTGTTCATATTTTATAAAGTTTTTTATTAATTTAATTTATTATAGATTCTTTTTAATACAGAATCCAGTTACATAAAATCGAAGACTAAGGATACCCTTTATAATCTTCATTCAATTGTAAGGATTTAAAGTCAGTAGAAGAGCAAAACTACACTTTAAAATTTAATAAAATGGTAATATACTATATATTCTTCTAAATAAAAAAAAAGTGCATCAATTGATATATTCGATCTCCCTTTGGGAGGAGATCGAATTCTTATAATCTATTTATTCCCTATATAGTTTATTCAATCTAGAGCCCGTAGGGCCCTGGAGTGAACCCTTTAGTGGTGAACGGAAGGTATGATAAAGGGTTCCTTAGTCCTCATAAAAATGTATCAAGAAAAAAGAAACCAAGGAAATAAAATCCTTGGTTCTTATAAGTTTTAAATTTCACAATCCTCTATTAAAGTCTTGAATTGTTCAAAGTTTAAAGTACCACCTCCAGCACTTTTATGTCCAAAAATAATGCCTCTATATCCAGCACAACTAAATTCTGGAATTCGATCAGGTTCTTTATACATTGATATACTATATACTCCTTTATCTCTTCGATTACATACTATATAAATATCATAATCATTTAAGACAGAATTAAAGACTGTACTTGAAAATGCAGTTCCTATTACACAAACTCCTCTATATTTTCCAGCAACAGTAACGGGAAATGAGAATGATTTAACTACTCCTTTATTAATTTTATCCTGATTTTGTTTAAGAATAGTTCCAAGTTCTATTACTTCTGTCAATCTATTTTCCCAGAAACATAGATTAGGAAATTCATAGAGCCACGTATCAGGATTTAAGCCATATTTAAATTTCAAACCACTCTGTAAAGGAAGTATTACATCTTGCCAATCATCCTCTCCAACTTCATCTTTTCTCCAAGTATCATATACTCCAAGAAGTCGAATAAATTCTGGAATATCTTGACCTGGACAGAAAAATCTCCAAGTTAATTCACAAGCAGCTGGTCCAATCTCACGAATACCTTTAATTCCGGTGTAGTTATTTTGTATAGAACTTTCGATGGATGATACATGATGATCTATGAATATAAAGTTATCTCCATAGTGTTCCCAAACCTGTAACATAATTTCAGGAGGGAAACTTATATCAACCATACAGATCAGGTCATAGGGTCTTCCATTCTTATCTACATACATTTCTGGAATTTCATCTCCATAATTATATCCGGTTTTATCTACTTGGTACCCTTCATCGTATAGTGATTTTACTGCTATACACATACTGGATGTTCCATCAAAATCTACCCTATGAAAGATAACTAACGCTTTTTTATTTCTGTTCATATCCTAATAATTTAATTAATAAATCAATTTCACATTCTAGTTTTGTTAATAATTCTATAGCTTCAATCATAATTTATAATACGTTCTATAAATTCAGACTTCATAATTGCTCTCGCTTTAAGATCTACTATATGATTTAAGAGATCAAGTTCCGCACAGTTATACCAAAACCATTTTCCTCCAGAAGAATATTTAGTATCTTCTCTTTCTCTTCGTTCTTCTATAATTTTTATAAACTTTCGATATACTTCCTCTTTTTCTTCTGGGAGGTATGCTATTTTATAATCAAACGTACTAGGATATAGTTTTAATTCCTCCATAAGTTCTCCGGCCGTATATCCAAAATCCTTAGCTACTTGTGAGAATGTAGAAATTTGATATCCGCGTTTCTTTAAGTAGTTCTCCATTATTTCTTGGGAGAGAGTTATACTAAATACTCGATTTCTACTATTATATTTCGTTATCATCTTCTTTCTATAAATTTAACTTCAGATTCGATTATACCACGGCCGGATTTTTCATGGAGGGTTTTTGTTTTAGGTATATATCCAGAGTCCATAGGTTCAGTCATATAAAATAAACTAGTTCCTCTAAATGTAGCTGTTATTACTTTTTGGCCAGGTTCTACTTTTACTTCCATAGTTCCTCCAAACAATACAGTTCTTTTATTCTCTGGGAAAATAAATACAAATACTATATATGCTACAGCTATGATTATAATTCCCCAAAATATTAATGTTCTCTTTTTCATTGTTGTTTTATTTTATAAATTAATATTAAATTTTTATTGGTAGGGGAATATAAATATACATTAATATTTCCTAAAGTATCAGAAGTTATTAAAGAGTTGTTATTTGGTTTAAGATCTATAAACTTTTCGCCTTTAGGAAGATTAATTGTTACTGTTGTTGAAGAACTAACATCTTCGACCTTTTCAACGGATTCACAACTTACTAACAATAATGTTGTTAACGCTAATAATGTTAATAATTTCTTTTTCATATTTTTTAATTTAAATTTCATATATAAGAATTTCAAGGAGAAAAATGAAGAGGAAAACCTTAGTCTTCCTCCATTACTAATAATACTATGTTATACAATTCAAGCTTTCTTTTTATTTCGTTCTCACCATTTCCTATATTCCATAAAAACAATGGTCTTAGTTTCTGTTGATATCTATATTCACCCCAATCCATCTCTTCAATTTTTATACCCAAAGTGTCTTCAATCATCTTCTTTAATTCTAGATGATTATAGGTTATTTGCATTTTCTTATTTTCATGCATTTCCAATAATCTAAGAATTCCAGAAGACGCCCTAACAGATACTATTTTCTTAAGATATTCACAATCAAGTTCGGTAAGGCTATATATCTCCAGTAATATATTTAATTCTTTTTTTAAGTTGTCGAATGTATAACTTCTATAAATCTCTAGGGTATTTGGTACACTTCTATAACACCCCATTCCATAACTTAACCAACAAATAAACCTAGTTATTGTTGCCTTTAATTGTAATTTAATTTTTCTAATAATTTTTTCCATATTCTTATTTTTTTAAATAAAAAGTCTACCCGAGTTTTTCTTCGAGTAGACATTTCACTTATGATCTATTATCTTTTCACATATAAGGCTTTGAGGGATTCTGATCTGATAACATTAATAATTTTTTAGGAATATCATCTTCTGGATAAAGATAGGATAATACATCTTCTTTTTGATATTTTTCAATCATTTCTTTCCATGATGTATAATCAATTAACCTAAATCTTATAAACCTATCTTCTACTGGATACTCTCCTCCAATTATATATTTATCATTCTCTTTTACATACCAAGATGTTAATGGTCTTTGTAAGAAACTCTCAAGTTGATGATGTGGATCTTCTCCATAACATGTATCTAGTACAATCTTATAGTGCTTATCCACATGTTGAAGAGGTATAATATCAGGTCCTAAACTAGTTATCATACATATAGACATGTAAGTATTAGGAACTGTACAACCTGATTCCTTAAGAGCTTCTATAGTATGTATCTTAAGAAAATTAGTGAAAACATTTTTGTAATCTTCTATATTTATTTTATATCCTAAGTATAATCTTTCAGATGGTTGATCACTTAGGATAGATCTTGGATTTTGAATTTCTATAATATTATCATATGTCCAAGATTTTTTATTTTTCCAGTAAGTATCAAAAATTATATTAAATAAATCAACACTAACTTCAAACCATTTACTAATCATATATTGGTATTTTAAATAATTCTTTTTCTGTAACCCCATCCAGAAATAATAATTCTCCAAAAGATATTACAAATATTAGATCTGGATTATTAAAACCTTCCCGATAAAATGATAAGTCCCCTGGATAATTTTTGGTCATTATATGATCTGGAATAAAGAATTCTACTCCATCATCAAATAAGAATCCCATTTTTATTCCATACTGAAATAAGAACTTATCAACTTCAGATAACTCAATATCAGGATAAATGTTTCTTCCTAGTTTTATTTGCTTCATAATGGTAGAATGGACAATCTTCGCTACATTCATCAGATAAAATGCAACTATTATTACAAAATATTTTTATATCATTATACATATCTTTTACTGTATATATTCCTTTTTTCTTCTTTTCTTCATTGATTCCACAAATTGTACAATCTTGAGAACTAATCTGAAAAACTTTATTCAAGTATTTACGACGTCCAGCAATTTCATAATACTCTGCATAAATTAAGTACGTTATATCGTTATCAGACATTGCTTCTTTCTTACTAGAAATATAAGATCCAAGTACTGTCCCAATAAATTCAGCACAATCAAACATCCAAGCATCATTTATAGGAATATATACTTTAACTTTAGTACCAATCCTATAGGTTATTTGTGGATAAAAATCAATCTCTCCAGTTGATATATTTTTCTTGATGATATTAATCTTTTCATTGATTTTAATATAATCCTTATCTTTCTGGCGATTTATTATCCATAATATATCCTTTAACCATTCATAGATCTTTTTCGTTCTTCCCATTTTTCTTTTGCTAATTTTTGTAAATCTTCTACAGTATCAGTCTCATCTACTATTTCTATTCCGAGTAAATTTTCTATAACATCTTCGAAACTAGCTACTCCAACAAATGTTCCATACTCATCTACTACTATTGCTAAGTGTTGTTTAGTTTTAAGAAATTTTTCGAACAATACATTAACACTAGATGAATCTGGAATAAATATAATATCAGAATCATAATCTGTATGTTTTATTGTTAATCCTGGTTGATAAACATCATAATCTTGATATATATCTGACTTATATGCTATTCCGACTATATTATCTTCAGTATCTTCCCATATTGGTATTCTAGAAAATTCAAATTCATCTGGAAAATCCTTAAGAAAAGTATTAGCATCAAAAGATTTTACAACAGTTCTAGGAGTCATTATATTTCCAACAGTTAATTTATCAAGAGCAAGTAGATTTTTAATTATTTTACTTTCTCTTCCTGTAAATATCTTCTCTCGCTCTCCGATTGTTGCCATACTAGATATTTCTTCTCGAGATATAGTAGCTTCTTCTGTTTTTGGTGAGAATATAGCCATTATATATCTTGACATCCAAACTATAGGATATGTTATATAAATCATCCAAGTTAATATGTTAGCTGTAATTGAGGTCATTCTTTTCCAATAATGTGCTCCGAGTGATTTTGGTATTAATTCACTAAGTACTAGTATTAATAGAGTCATTATTCCAGAAATAATTGCAAAATTTTTCATCCCAAAAATCTCAACTGCCTCTATACTAGCTAAACTCGTACCTACTGCATGAGCAGCAGTATTTAGTGTTAGAATAGCAGAAATAGCATCATCCACTCTTTCATTTTTAAGCTTCATAAATTTTATTGCTGCCTTAGAACCAGAATCGATTTTGGACTGAATAAAAGAAGTTGGTGTGCTTAATAACGTCGCCTCAAGAACACTACAAATAAAGCTAATTGTTATAGCTATACTAAAATAAAAAATCATTCCAAATAAAGGATCCATAATTTTCTGTTTTAAATTTATTTTTATTAATAATATCATATATAAGAATCTCAGGGAAAATCTAAAAGCATTATTGATTTCTTTCAAAACCTTCAAAATCTTATAAGTGTAATAATAACCTAAAAAATTTATAAAAATGAAATTGAGTAGAAAAGAAAAACAGCAAAGAAGAAATTAATTGGTGTTTAAAACAATGTATCGATGTAATGACAAGATATATGGAACCAGTTGCTGTTATATCCACTACAAAAAAGGGAGGTACTCAGATTACAAGTATGAGATTTCCCGATTATCATTATAAGAAAATTATTAGGGAGAGAATTCAAAAGGTTACTGCAGAATTAAACAGTAGCCAAGGTTAAAAACTCAGAAGACTTAGCACTTAGAAATAGGTGTTAGGTCTTCTTTTTGCTCTTCTAGAACCTTAAAGAACTTATAGATGTAATTATTAAACAATAAAACAATATGAAAATCGTAAAATCAAGTGTATCCATTCTCCCTCAACAATCTGGGGTGGATGGATTAATGAAACATGTAGAGAAAATTGGAAGATTGGCTTATAAATCTGAAGATAAAATCACAGAAGATTCATGGGAAAGGTTTGACAACATGCTTTTTTCTAGAGGTCATTGGGCGGTTTTTAACTCAGGAACTGTATATCTCAGTATCCCAGAAGAGGATAGATACTACTTGGAGATCTTTTTCAAAACTGCTCCTTACACTAGATGGTATCATAACTCAGTAACTGGAACTTATGAGGTTACTACAGATCTAAGAATTATTTATCAACATAATCTAGAAGGAGTTATGAAAAAATATTGGTGTGAACCTACTGAAAACCATTATCACAGAGTCACAACTAGATGGATCTGTAGTAGAGGTATATCTCATGAACTTGTTCGGCATAGAACGTTTTGTGCCAAGTAGTGGAGACACTACAAGAATAATCTAGAGAATTGCTGAAAAGTATTAGATTATACTAACCAGCATCCAAATCAATCAATAGAATTGAATGGTTCAGAGACTAATAAGTACTAGACATCTTATTGATAATAAAAGATGATGATATAGTCCAATTTTTCTTGAAAAAGAAATAAGTAATGAGAGCGTTTTCATTTCTTCAAGAATCTCAACGTTATGTAAATTATTCAAAAGATAGATTTGGAGGGGAACTTACCTTTATTCTTCCTCAGTGGATATATAGAGTTAGAGAAGATATTGCATCAACTATAGATTCTCAAACAGGATTATCTCGAAGTTATATTCATGACATAGATGGGCAGGAATTATGGGAAGATCTTACAGTATGGGATAGAACTATTGCAACTTTTGATAGATCATGGAGGAATACAGAGATCGATTATTTATATGCAACTTCTACTGACGAAGGAGAAAAACTAAAACCAGAAGAAGCTAGAGGATTACTTCCAAATGATATAAAAACCGAACTATGTATGACTGGTTACATTGAGGATTTTACATATATTCCTTCTGAAGATACTCCTGAAAAAGCTGGATTCTTTTCATTAAGGTGTGCTAAAGATGCTCATCCAGATATGCAAATTTTAGCAAATGATTTAAAGCAACAATTTATTGATACAGGATTATATAATTTAAAATAAATGGAATGTATTTGGTGTGGATTCAAAAGTAATGATCCAATAGAATTTGAAAAACATCTATCCGAAGAGCATTTTTTAAGTTATCAAGAGTATTGTGAAATTGAATTAACACATCAAAAAGATCTTGATAATTTTTGCTTTAGATGTAATAAATATAGAGGTCCATTATCTACATTAATTAAAGATTTTTATTATCTTCCTTGTAGAATATGTAGTAACTCTATTACAAAGAAAACAGAAAAACAAGAATTAATTAAGACTATTATAAAGAATATAAAATCTTTTTATGATTATATTCTTATTGATAGATATTTACAACTATTCTTAATTGATAGCATTTACCATTTAGCTACTTATTCTCATGATTACTTGGAATTTAAAAAAGTCTTAAGTAAACTAGATCTTCCAAGTCGAAATGATATATGGTTTTTAGATTGGGTACCTGGATATCCAAAAATTATATCTATTCCGAATTTGACTGGTATAAAAATAGTAAATCTATCAGAGAAGTATAGAGTAGTATCAGGAAAGAATAATATAGAAATTAATAATTATAAGATTCTTTTTCCTGAAATTGTTCCTTATGATAAACAACATTTTAGTAGATATAATATTCTTAATCTAAATTCTAATAGAAAAACAAAAAGATTAAAATTAGATAATTCTCCTAATTGTGTTAAGTTTTTCAATACTCAAGGTTATGATACAAAATCAATATTTAAAGTTATTGATACTAAAACAGAAGAGCCAGTAAATCTAAAAGAAATAAGTTATCAAGATTATACTATAATAAAGTTGATTCTTCTAAGAAATAAGAATTATATGAGATTTGTATTTTCTATTTTCTTAGAATTACTTGGAGCTTGTAAAGTATTTAAGGATTCAGTATTTCTTAAGAACAGTATTAATTTAAATTCTGAAAAAGAACCAATAATTAATATCTCTTGGCTCCCTGAAAAAAATGAAACATTATCTAATAACATAATTAATATATCTATTTTATGACAACAACATCAACAAAATTTAAAGTACAAGGGGTAGGGTTAGATACTTCAAATATGACCATTAAACCGTGGGTAGATTCTGAAGATGAATACTCTTTTGATTATTTTCATACATCTATCTCAGCTAATAATGATTTTTTGATTTCTGAATTTATAAAGAGTTTTCCAGGAGGTAACTTAATCACTTCTATTGATTTTTTAGATAATCCTGAAAGAGCACTCCTTGGACATCTTCTTGAACTTGGAAGAAAGAAAGTAGACTTGTTATTGATAGATTCTGAAGTAATTCTTAAAAACCTAGGAACTGTTAAGGAAACTATTAAACAGCTTAGAGAATATAAAATAATTGAGGAGTTTGGAGTAAAGAATCCAAAGACCGCCGAAGATCTCAAAGCCATAGAAAAAGCTATTGAAGAGAAAATTAAATTCGTCTCTCTTGATTTATGTCCTTTGAATTTTAATTATGATATTGTTAATTACTGTAAGGAAAATGCAATAGATTTACTTGGCTTTAATCCTTTCGGCGGATATATTAACTCAGCATCTGTAATATCTAGCTTTACCATTCCTTATCTTCTTGGTTTTGCTGGAAACTATTGTTCTGTTATATTTTTATCTGGACGTGATTTGATTTTATCTAAAGAATCAATGTTATATATAAAAGATAATATAATTGGATCTGAATGTTCAAGTAAATTTTCCTTAAAAAAGAATGTGTCTAGACTTCATGAACCACTTAAGAAAGTTGTAGATACTTCGTTGATATTTAATAAGAATCTAGTTTTAAGTGTAGATTCTCCTGAGTATTTATTTCCTTTAGAAGATATTAATATAAATCTAGGTTCTCCAGTAAATATTGTTGATGGAGTTGATCCGAAATTAAGAACGGAATTAGAAATGTTTGTGGATGATCTTTTGGAGGTTACAGAATTTCCGAAAGATGCTACTCTTCAATCTAAATATGCTATAGTAAGGTATCAAGTTTTATCAGCTCTTCGAATGAAATTTCCGGAAACTGATGGATGGAATATTCATATAGTAAATACGGGAAAACTAATCTCTGGAATTTTAGTGCATAGAGTAATCGAAGAAAAAAAGAAAAGATTCTTTAAAAAGAAAAATTCTCAAAAAACTGAATCTAAACATTTTCTTTGTGCACTTCCTAAAATTGATCTTCCAGTATTTATAGAAGAGCCCGATGATAAAAACACAGTCCTTGAGAACTCAAACCCTAATAATTGAGAAAATCCGGAGTTAGTTGTGTACCCCGGAAAATAAAATAGAAAACATTAATAAATAAAAATTATGAGAGTTTATAACGGAACAAAATCACAAATTAATTTACCTTTATCAGGTACTCAACGAATTACTATCCCAGCACATTCTGTTTCTGGTGATATTATGCCTAGTAATGAATTTCTAAGTTTACTAGTAAGTTCTTATGATTACAATGAACTAGCATTAATTGTATCAGGACCATTTGAAATAAATATGTGTGCAGGAGTATCAGGATCAGTAGGTTTTGTAGTTCAATCCCTTGATGAAGCTATTGAACGTTTTGCACCAAAAGAATGTCCGAAGTGTAATCAAGATCCTTGTGTTTGTAATAAGGAAAAAGAAAAAGAACCGCAGCCAGTAGATAAAAAACCGGCAGCAACTCCAACAAAACCGGCTGAAAAAGAGAAAGAAAAATCAGTACCTGAAACTAAAGAGGAAAAAAATAAATAAAGTATTATAAACTATTGGAATCTCATAGAATTTTATCTAAGGGATTCCATTTTTATTTCAAGAGTATAAATATCATGGAAGATAGAAGTTTTATCTTTAAATTTGATAACAATGAAATTAATTTTTCATTAAGAGGAGATGGTAAGGGAACAATGATTAATGCAACTGAAATGGCTAAACCTTTTGGGAAGCTATTTGCTGATTGGTATAGACAGAAATCTACAAAAGAATTTCTGAAAGCATTAGAAAGCGTTATGGGAATTCCCATAACGGATTTAATTGTAAAAATTCAAGGAGGTGTGCCAAAATTTCAGGGAACTTGGCTACATGAAAACGTAGCCCTAGAATTCGCTAGATGGTTAAATCCTATGTTCTCTATTTGGTGTAATGATAGAATAAAGGAAATAATGATTAATGGATATTCTATTATTGATCAATCTAGAGAATCGTTTGAAAGAGCTTATATGGATATTCAACAAAAATTAATTGAATCTAATAACGAAAATATTTACCTTAAGAATATATTAGATTCCCAAAAGGATTTAGTAACCTTTGCAAATCTGGTTCTTTCTACCTCAGAAAGTCTATATACTATGACTGAAATTACGAAAGGATTAAATTTATGTAAGTCTAGCAAAGATATTTATAGTATTCTAGAAGCAAAGAATATTATATATCATCAAGGTAATAAATGGTTCCTAAGATCTCCTTACGATACTCTTGGATTAACAAAAGATGTAATGATTGTTGGGAAGGATGGAAAACCTCACAATCAAAGAAGATGGACTGAGAAAGGAAAGTATTTTATCATGTCAGTTTCATTATAAAAATTATGGTAGACTATAAAGAAGTAAAATTAAAAGATGGACGTGTATTAGTGTTTTGTAACTTCGAAGAACTTCTTAAAGATTTTTATGGAGTATCTAGTATGGAAGAAGTAGAACCTCATGCAAATTCAACAGGACACTATATTATTCATTGTCCATTTTGTAGAGATTCTGGACATACAAAACATAAATTATATATAAAAACTGACTTAACTGTTGGTACTTGTTTTGTATGTAATCGAGCCTATATACATGTGTCTGATGAAGTTGATACATCATTTAAAGTACCTGATTTTATGTCATTGTATTATGGATATTCAGGTCATCCAAATGTAGTTAAACTTACAGAAGATCCTATATGGACATTAGATAAATACTGGAATGAATTTGATAATTTTGATCAAAGGGGCTATGATTATCTAATGAGTAGACATCCTTTTATGAACGACATCTATAAACTCCTAGACTTTAAATTTGTTGACGGAAATGTAGTAATGCCATTTAAATATCATGGGGAAGTATTTTATTACCAGATTAGATTTTCTGGAAAGACAAAAATTAGATATCTTTTCCCACAAATATCAGCAAAGCCTCCTTATGTAATAGATCATGGTCAAGGTCTAAGAAAAATAATAGTAGTGGAAGGGGTATATGATGCTATAGCTGCTTTAATTATGGCACCTGATTATATACCTTTTGCAGTTTTGGGAAGTTCTATATCAGATTATCAATTAGATTTTCTTAGTGAGTACGTTCCAGAAAAAATCTTATGTTACTTAGATGATACTGAAAAATCTATGGGTGTAGCTAAAAAAATAAGAAAAAGAATAGATTATTGCCCTATTAATATCATAAAATCTAATGGAGAAGATCCAGAAGAGTGTATGAAACGAAAACTTAGGGCTGGAAATAATTTACAATGGATTAAATAAAATGATAACAGCATCGATAGATAATACTATAAATAAAATAGTAATAAAAACTGATGACCCTAGTGTAAAATGTCTTTTAGAATTTAAAAGAAAAGTAACTAAGTATTCCCCTTGGTTGAAATCTTGGAATACAACTGAAGAAATAGCAAAACTTTATGATAACCCTAGATCATGCGGACCTAAGAAAGGAATATATACTTTTATCTTAGGAATGGGATGGGCAGCTTATATTGCTAATGTATTTAAACCTATCTTAAGTGATACAGATTATAATGCAATTCTTAGAACAATATTTGCAGATTATTATCGAACCTATCCATTTCCAAATCTTAGGGATTATCAGAATGAGGATATGTTACATGTGTTAAAATATAAGAGAGCGATTATTCAAACCAATACCGGATATGGTAAATAATTTTAAATCTAAATAACATGACAAAATCAAAACAGTTAAAAATAGAAGATCTTACTTCTTTGATTGAAAAAGGTTATAGATGTAAAGATCTTCTTAAAGAATTAAATGTTTCTAAAAGTACTTTATATAATTATTTAAAAAAAATATAAATTAACAATTCCAAAAGAAGAATTATATTTTGATAATACAGTATTTGATAATATAGATTCTGATGAAAAAGCCTATTGGTTAGGATTTTTATATGCAGATGGATTTGTTAATAGTAAATATAATAATTCAGTAGAGTTATCATTAAAAGCTAGTGATAAAGAACATTTAGAGAAATTTAATAAATTCCTTAAAAATAAAAGATCTATAACGGTAAGTAAAGCGGCTTCTATAAATAATAAAGAGTATTTTAGATGTAGATGTATAATAACCGACAAACATTTTCACAATAGATTAATTGAATTAGGTTGTGTACCTAATAAGTCGTTAATATTAGTATTCCCATCATTAAAAATATTTTCTAATAATGATTTAGTATATTCATTTATTAGGGGATATATAGATGGAGACGGAAGTATTACGAATACTAGTAGAAATAAATTAAGGATAGATATTTTAGGAACAAAAGAATTTCTATCTAAAATTCAGGATATTTTTAAAAATAAGTTTGGAAAATTATTATCAACGAGATCATCTAAGAAAGGAATTAATAATTATCAAATAGTTAGTGAATGTAGTAAAGCCGTTGATGTAGGAAATTTATTATATAAAAATGCAACTGTTTATTTAGAGAGAAAATATAAAAAATTTGCCGAGTTAAGTAAAAATACTTAATTTTATTATAGGACAAATTCGGTGAAGGATGGGTTAAATCTAATACCGATCTACAAATATAAATTTTGTAGTGTAGAGCATAGGAGGTGAGATAATCTTCCCATGAGTGTCCTACTTCTATTAATTAGAAGAATATATATGCCGATCTTATTTAAATAAAATAAGAATTATAAGATAAAAAACTTATGAGATAACAAAATGAAAACTGAAACTATAGCAACTCTTATAAACTATGCACATAATGAACTTGGAAAGAAAGTGTTGGTTATAACTCCAGGAAAAAAAGCGAAAGATGAAATTGTTAAGAGATATGAGTCTAGATTTGGAGGTAAATTGCCAACTTCAATAGATGGAGATCTTGGATGTATAATTACTTCAGGATTTCTAAATCAAAAGAAAATAAAAGATCCAGACCTATGTATTTTAGAGGAAGAGAAACTTAAGAAATTCGATTGGGTTCTAGTAGATGAAGTAGAATATACTATTAATCCTTCTGGTGAATGGATATATGATAGACTAGTGAATGCTGAAGTTATGTACGGATTTTCTGGAACTGCAGATCGAGATTCAGGAGTTATGATCACATTTGCACAGGGAATTACGGAAACAGTAGTAAGAAACAAGGACTTAATTAAATATTTCGGACCAGCATTAGTTTATAGAATGCCTACTAGTCTGAAAATAAATAGTATCCACATAAATACTATCGCTTTAAATAATATTAAATTTACAGAAGAGGATTTTAATGAGGATAATAATGTCTATAATACAATAATGTCAAAAATTTGGGTTGATCCTGGAGTATGTGAATTGATTGTAAAGATAGCAAAAAAATATCCTAAATTATATATCCCAATAAATAATTTAAATAATATTATTTCAACTTGGATAGATAACTTTTTTATTGGAGTATTTAGAGTGCTCTTAATTTGCGGCGAAGGATATATTTATTATGACTTGTCTGGAAATAAAACAAACCTAGATCTTCAACAATCATGCGAATATATTAAAAATGGAATGGTAGATATAATTCCTAGTACCGCCGCAGGATTTAGAGCACTAGACCTTCCTGGATTAGAAAATATATTACTAGTTTCTAATATCAACGCTGGATCGGTTCTTCAACAACTAGGACGAACAGCAAGAGGAACTAATATGAACGTTCTTGCACTAAAACCTAAAATACCGAAAAGAATCCCGGTATATACAAAAGGATTCGAACAAAGAGATGAACTATTACATAACTACTATAAGTATTGTGATATTCAAGATATAGTTATTAATGAAGAAAATCTTTAAAAATATAGTATGGATAATGGTAGTGTATTTGATTTGATTTTTAGCTGTTTTAATCAATATTTATTTCAGGATGCTAAAAATAATATATTAGATCTTCAATATTATTTTCAGACTAATCCACAAACAGCCGGAAATGGTATGGTCTCTCAACTCGTGGATGCTATAAAGACTTATCCTCTAGAAAATATAGATGAGCCTTTATTTAGGAGTATCTTATTTAGATCTCAGAAAACTCCACAAGAGACTCAAGAGGTGATGAATGAAATTATAAAATGGAAAAAATATACAAAAAGTCAAATTGAACCAGCCAGAAAGATTTTAACTGATGTAATATATTCAGTTAATCTTCAAAAAGCAAACAGACTCTATTCTCAAAATCCAGAAGAATATGTTAAGTTTGTGAAAAATATAAATGTTAAAACTACTGCTGATCTAGATAATTTTAGTGAGATTGGATTTACACAAATAGATATTAATTCAATCATCGCTGAACAGGCAGAAGGTGGTGTACCTAGTAAATTTGAATGGATAAATAATTGCTTTTCATGCGGAGCTTATGAATTTGGACAACTCGGACTTATCGCAATGCCTCCAGGAGTTGGAAAGTCTCTTTTATCCATGCAGGAGGCATTGAACATGAGTTTACAAGGTTATAAAGTACATTATTTAGCTCTTGGAGATCTTAAAATGAAAGACTTTAAACGAATGAAGCATAGATATAAGAATCTATGAAAATTCTATTAAAATGCTAGAACTATTAGAATAAAATAGAATTAGCATCTCTATCTTTTATCTAAGAGATAGAGTTCAACGACTAAATATAGAACTATAAAAATATAGATGATATAGTCTAATAGTTTAATGAAAATTAAATTTATAATGATTATCAGATTAGGAGCTCAATTTACAGGATTGTCATTTAATGAAGTATCTCAAAACATAGGACCTATATACAATAGTATGTGTCAAATGATTGGAGATAATCTTAGTATAACTATACTACCAGCTGGAAAAATTTCAGTAGATGAATATATAGAATTCATGAAAACCAAAGATTATAAAATCCTGTTTATCGATTAATTGCTTAGTCGCTTAAATAATAAAATTTAAGAAAATTATACTAAAATGCTGGAAAATGTAAGACATAAATCAGCATCAAGGAATATTAGTTACTTGTTCAACGACTAAATGTATAACTATGAAAAATAGATGATATAGTCTAATAATTTAATACCATATTAAATTTAGTAATGTATGATGCGGGATTTAAAAACGCTCACGGTGGAGAGGATGGATCTATGTATAAATCTTTCGGAGATATTTATGATAAGCTTACAGAGTTAACTGCAATGGGAAAGTTAGTATTTATATTGTCTCAGTTAAAAATTGGAGCATATAGTCAAGAAGTATTAGATATGTCTTATATAGCTGGGTCTAGCCATAAGGTTGATGTGGTAGATTTTATTATAACACGCTCTAAGGGCGGTGAGAAACCCAACCCTAACAACCTAGGAATATCAACAATTACGAAAAATCGACGTGGAGAAACAAATATAATTGATTATAATATAAGACTTCAGAATGGTAGATTTAGAAGTTTACCAAAGAAAGTATATGACGATATAAGAATGATTCAAGAGAAAAGATGTTTTTCTGAGGCAGATATAGATTTAATGATTAATAACTATAATATTCAATATAATCAAGCTCAACAGAGTATATACAAACATGGAAGTGGGCTACAACAAGGAAACAATATTAATATACGACAGACTGTTTCTGGACCAACTCCATTTAATAGACCTTAAAGTGAATTTTTGCGTTTTAAGGAAGATTAAAACCTAATATATGAAGAACATTAGAAAAATTTATAAATAAAATTATAAATTAATCTAGTGTTCTTTTTATTTAGATTTCATAAGAATAGGGAAAAAGTAAGATTAGTAAAGGTTGCAAACTTTATTGACCTGAAATTTCCCTTTAGTAAAATTCTTATGAGGTTTATAATTATTTTAAATATTTTTTAATTATGAAATCTAAACCAATAGAAGGTATAAAATCTACCGAAAATCCAGGGATGAAGTATAGTAGTTACACCTAGATGAAAAAGATTTTAATGAGATGATTCTAGATGGGAGAACTGAAGAGGAATATCTAGAAGATTACTGTAAATTAATAGATCAAGCCCTTCAGAGAGGATTAAAACGAGGAAAAATCGAATTTTATACAGAGAAACATCATATTTTACCTAGGTGTATGTCAGGTGAAGATGAGAACTATAATTACGTACTTCTTTCTGCTTTAGAACATATAATAGCACACGTTTTATTATATAGAATTCAATCAGATAATAATAAAATATTATCTGCTCTATTTTGTATGATTAATGTAAATTCAGTATATACATCCGAGCGAAAATTAGTAATAGAGAAATATAATATTACCCTTTCTGCTGAGTTAAGAGAAAAATATATACGTTCTATCTCATATCCTGTTGTTTGTCATGATTTAAATAATAAAGTTTATAGAGTATATAGTAGTATTTCAGAAACTGAAATGGATGGTTTTAATCACACTTCTGTTAGTAGTACTGTAAAAGGAGATTACAATACTTCTAGAGGATATAAATTTTCTTTATTAGAAGATTTTAAAATTAATTATCCAGAAAAATTAAATGAATTTTATTCATTAAAAGATCTACCAAAATTAAATTTAACACCTTTAGAAAGAAATACTGTATTAGAATATAATGATTCCGGAACAAAGATAGTATGTTTTGATAAAAACTTCAATGTTTGTAAAATATATAATACAATATCCTCTATTAAAATAGATGGATTTAATCCAGAGTATCTTAGAAGGAGTATAGAGAATAAAACATTATATGGAGAATATTACTGGATGTATTACAACGATGCTATTAATTTATATTCGAATAGTATTCAAAAATTTTATGAAAAAGGAGCAATTTCTAATATAATAAAATATATTCCTAGAGAAACTAAGAGAAGTAAAAAGATTATTTGTCATGATAAAGACTATTTAATATATAAAATCTATGATTCAGTAAAAGATGTTATAAAAGATGGATTTTCTGAATCTTCAGTATCTGCTGCAGTAAATCGTAATAAAACAAGGACATCTTATTCTGCTATAGGTAAATACTTTGATTATTATTGGACTAGCCTAGATGAATGGGAATATCCAGATAAATTAGATGAATACTATCTTAATAAAGAAACAAATAATTTACCAAAGTTAGTTGTTAAGTTATTTAGAAATGAAATAATAAGAACTAATCGGAATCATGAGATTATAAAAATATATAAAAGTATTGGAAATGTTAGAGAAGATGGGTTATTTCACCAGAATGTATGGAGAATCTTAAATAAAGATAAAAAATTAAATACTGAATCCTTATATAATAATTCATATTGGTTTAAATTTTCAGACTTTAAAGAAAAATATCCTGATAAACTTGAAGAATATTACAAACAACAAGAGCAAAAATAAATTTCATTTCTTCTATTAACTCCAATTGGTTAATAGGCAATAAATTTAATAAATTCATAATAAAATTAATCCCAACCTCCTGTAGTGATTATAGTGGGTTGGGCTCTTTTTTCTCCTCCAAATCAATAAAAAGGGTGATTTCTAAGGGTGATTTTCTTATATATGAGTAAAAATTTAAAATAAAATTAATAAAAATGAAAGTAATTCAATCTAAAGTATTGGTCATAGTAGATAAAAAAGATACTATGACTCAAAAGATAGGAAATTTTGTTGTTCCTGCGAGTGAATGTGAAAAAGCTGAGGTTATTGGAGTAGGTGAAGAAGTTAGCGAGGGAGTATTAAAACCTGGTGATACTATCTTGATTTATCCAAACACAGGAAAATCATTTACTCAAGATGGAACAGAATATCGTGTTATAACTTTAAATGAAATTATTGTAGTACTTTAATTAAAACGAAACATGTCAGAAGGAAAAATTATTAATCACGGCTTTGAAACTCAGGCCGAAATTATTGAAGGTGTAAAAAAATCAGTAGAGGCAATTAAGAAAACACTTGGCCCGTCAGGTAAAGCCGTGTGTATTTCAGGATTTACAGGTCCAGAGGTGTCAAGAGATGGAGCTACTGTTGCTAAGTCGATTTCATTTAAGAATCAACTTCAGAATACAGGAGCTATCTTTGTAAAAAATGCTGCCGCTCAAACAGAAAGATTAGCAGGTGACGGTACAAGTTCAACTTCACTATTAATCAAAGAAATGTGTGAAAAAGGACAAAAAGCATTACGAACTGGAGCTAATGTAAATGAGGTGAAATCTGGTATGCTTAAGGCCGGAAAATGGATGGCTGAGTATATCAAAAATAATTCAATTCCAGTAAATGATGATATGGAAAAGATCAGAAAGGTGGCAACTATTTCAGCCAATAATGATCCGGCCATTGGAAATCTGGTAGTTGAATGTATGGAGAAAGTTGGAATGCTTGGTATTATTACAGCTGATTTCTCTAGTGGTCTTGAAACTACTATTGATGTAACTACCGGAATGAAACTCGATCGTGGTTGGGCTTCTCCACAGTATGTTACAAATCCTACTGATGGAACTTGTGTAATGGAAGATCCTTATGTAATTGTAGTAGGAGAAAGATTATCTAGTGTACAGCAAATTCTTCCGTTAATGGAACAGCTTGTACCTACTGGACGCCCATTCTTATTTATAGTAGATGATATTGATGAAGTAGTAAATACAACTCTTGTTATGAATACTCTTCAAGGTGCAATTAGATGTTGTGTTGTAAAAGGTATTGATTTCGGAGATTCAAGGAAAAATATTATGGCAGATATTTCAATTTTAACTGGCGGTAAATATATTTCTCCTGAGAACGGATTATCAGTCACACAAGCAACAAAAGAGGATCTTGGAGTAGCTAAGAAAGTTGTAATTTCTAGAGATTCATGTATTATCTATGAAGGTGGTGGTGATTCTAAAGAGATTGCTGAAAGGGTAGAAATTCTTAGCACCAAACTTACAGATCCTGGAATATCAGATTATGATAAAACTAAATTTGCGAAACGAGTAGCAAATCTTAGTGGAGGTATTGCAGTAGTGAGAGCTGGAGGAGCTTCTGAAACTGAAAAACAGAACCTTAAACAAACTATTGAAGATTCTATTCTAGCATCTAAAAGTGCTATTGCTGAAGGATGTTCTTTAGGAAGTGGTTATATCTATTACAAAGGATCATTAGAAGTGAAGAAAGATAAGACATTCTGGAAATCTTTAATCGGAGATGAAGTAGAGGGTGCAGAAATTGTATTCTCAAGTCTTCCAGTAATTCTTAAAACAATTGCAGACAATTCAGGAGTTTCTGGAGAAGTAGTTCTAGAAAAGGTTAAATCATCTAAACCAGGAATTGGATATAATGCTAAGACTCGAAAGTATGGTAATTTACTTGAGGAGGGGATCTTAGATAGTTCTAAATCTCTTCGAGTAGCTCTTGAAAATTCTATTTCAGCAGCATCAATGATTCTCTTAATTGATTGTACAATTATCGATGATAATATTTCCGAAACTAAAATAGAAGGTTAATAAATAATAATATACTACACCTCATCCTGGTTTTGATATTTTATCCCAGGGTGGGGTTTCATTATTTTATGACAAAGATAATAATTAGTGATACCCATTCAGTTTCAATTGGATTTAGTGACGAATGGTTATATATGTCTTTAGCAGATGGTAGATATCAAGGTTATATATCTAGATTAGCATATCTTTATCGAGAAAAATATAGATCAAATACTTCAAAACTTCCAAATTTTGAGAAAATTCTAAAATTAATTAATTCTCAAGATTCCCTAAGAGGTTATAGGTTTGAAGCTAAAAGAGAGAAATTATTTTATACAATTACTCATGGAGATAATTATAAAAGAATTGGAGTGGAATTTGTTAATAAATTTTTAAAAAGTGATTTATACAACTTTAATGGAATTTCTTCTGAATCTGAGATATATTACTATAGAACAATTCAAGGAGCTTATGAATTAACCGATAAAATTTCTATAAGTTTTCCTGATTTTATAGAAAATATATTATCAAAAACAAAAGATGATATGATCGATCGTTTTGGAGTGAGTTATATTATAAATTATATGCTTAATACGCAGCCGAGAAAGCTTGATTTTCTAATTAATGAGGTTAAATAAAATAAAAAAAAATTATGAAAAAAGAAGATGATAATGACTTTCCTCTCTATGATGGGGAGGAAGGAAATATTAATTTTGACGAACAAGAAGATGATTTCGATTTTGAACCGGAAGATTTACCAGATTGTCCTCTTACTGATTTAGTTATTAGTAATATGATGATGTCTAAACCTTTCGGAATACACTGGGATTATGATAAAATGAAAGAATTTTTAGTAAAACTTGGATATAAGATAATTACTAGATATTCTGATCGTCGAGAAGTTGAATATGAAGTTGCAATAAAACCTAATTCATCTTTTATACCAGAAGATGACTTTAGTAATATTAAAGAAATGTTTGACTCAGAAGTCCAAGATATAATGATTGGATGGCTATTAAAAAATAAATAAACTTATGTGTGTTACAAATAATATTACAGAAAAATCATTAGAAAAATGGAAAGACCTTATTCTTGCATGTAAAAACTATTATATTGATTCAGTACCTACCGGAATGGATGATGCTGTATATGATATGTTAGAAGCTAGAGCAGCGCAAGAAGATGGATTTTTTGTCAGAGATTATGTTTATCAAACATACTTAAAAGGAACTAAGACAAAAAATTCTTATATAGAAAAAATTAAAAAGAAAAAAGTTGAAGAAAAAACTATGTTAAGTGCTCTTTCTGAGTTTATGAATGAAAACTCTGGAAAATACTGTGATTTAAAGTATGATGGATCTAGTATAGCAATTTATTTAGATTCTTCAACTGGTATTCCAAAAAGAATAGTTACAGTCGGAAATTTAAATTTGGATAACTATGGGGTAGATCAAACTTGGAAATTAATAAACTTCCTTCCAAAAAGATTTCCGAAAGGTATAGTAGCAATTCAGGCAGAGGCATTAGTTGACATTAATCGACTTTCTGATACTGATCCTGAAACTGCTAGACAAAGAGCCAATGGACTAATAAATTCTAAGTATTGTGAATCTGAGGTAAATAATTTATTAACTCTTAGAGCTTATAGATATTATACTGATGATTCAATAGAAGGACAAATACTAAGAAAAACAGACTATCGTGAAGTTTTAAAAATGTTTGAAACTGTATGTTCAAAAACTGATGGACATATCTTATTTTCCCCTGCCGATGTATGGACTATAGAAGAACTTATGAGCGCCGGAAATAAAGAATATACAGAAACAGATAAAACAGTTACTTCAACTGGTTACTTCTTAAATGATGGTTGGGTAGTATATGATGAATTTGGAATATGTCTCGGCGCCTTAAAATTTGCTGGTGCTGGATCAGGAACTGAAGCTTTAAAAACTACAGTAAGAGGTATACAATGGAATTCTCAAGTAGCTAAAGGAAAAGATTCTTGGTCAGCTAATATTCTAATCGATCCAATTCAAGTAAAAGGATGTACAGTAAGAAAACCAAGTGCTGGAAGTGTGGGAAAAATGGTAAAAAAGAAAATTACCACTGGAGCAATAGTAAGTATTATTATGGCTAATTCAACTATTCCAATGGTAGGGGATTCTTTTACTGAAGGTAATGGAGATTTTATGTGGCCAACTTGTAGCTGTGGTTATAATATGTCAGAAAAAGATGTTTATGGAAGTCTTTTGAAATGTGGAAATCCTATGTGTACTGAAAGACTAGATCGAATGAATAATTATATAGGATCTCTTAGTAATATTAAACAACAACTAGATCTTAATAAATTACTTGTTATAGATCGATTTAAGTGGGAAAGTACTAGGATTAATATAGATCAATTGTTGGGAAGTGTTGAAAGAAATGATCCTAATAGTTACTATAATCAATTAAGATCTTACCTTAAAACAGATTTACAAGTGAGAAATTTAGATTTAGTTTGGAAAGCAAGTTATACAATCTTAAGAAGTTATTATGAAAAGTCTATTGGAATTTAAACAAGAAGCAATAATTGTAGAAAAACCAAAAGAAGAATGGAATAGACTTTATCTTGAACTCTTAGACTTAATAAAATCTTGGGGCTTGGAAGATAAAGTTAACTCTTTTAAGTATGAATGGAAAGGATCAGGAAACTCATTTAATAAATTATTCGAATTATCTTTTCTTCGAGAATTAATATTTTACGTACTCGATATAGATTGGAGAGATCCAATTTGGGGAGATATATTTGATATTGAAAGGATAAGTAGTACTCCTAAATCCTATCACGGTTCAGGAAATGATATTACTATTGAAACTTACCTATTTCAACTTGAAGATAAATCAAAGGTATTAAATAGTCTTAATGGAAATTGGGTATTTGATCATTATAAAGAAGTGAAAGATTTTATGGATCAATATAATGATAAATATTTAAAACTGTTTGAAATTAAGAGATTATTTCCATTAGAAGTAGAGATAGAAAATGTTTGATTTAGAGCAAAGAAAAAATTATATAAAAACAAGAAATGATACAGATTATACTGATACAGTGAAAGCAGTATATAAAATCTTAGTATCTAAATATTCCTACCGAGCAAGAATTTCAGATATTTTTCAACTCCTTAAGGATGCATTTGGAATTAATGAATTTATTATTCTTGATTATCAGCAAATGAATAATGCACCCTTCGAATCTTGGTTAGTTGATCAGTATATATCTTGGAAAAATGGTAAGGAGATAGATTTTATAGAAATATATAAAGCTATCTTAACTATTGGAGATTTTACTACATCTGAAAAAGAATTGTTTGAGTCAGGTCTGATTGAAGAGCGTTTATGGGCTATTTTCTTATTAGTTGATAGCCCCGAATTAAATATTATATAAAATAACATTAAAATGATTGAAGTAAATTTGTATTCTATTCCGGCCCAAGAAATGAATTCTATGGTAGGCCGTTGTGTTGCTCGTAGCCGTTTTGATAAAGAAGGTATGGGCGTAAGTGTTATGGAATTTGTTAAGGGTTTTTTAAAGAATAATTTAGCAAATTTCGAAAATAGTATTGGTAACGCTGAATTAGTAAGCTTTATTAATTCAGAAACTACAATGAGTACTAAGGATTTTTCTTGCATTAATTATTGGTTAGCTCAAGTTGGTTATCTTGTTCAGATTCAAAATGTAGCTGATGATGAAGAAAATGCAACCGGTATCCCGACAGGTGATGTAGTAGAGTGGAATGTAATCGATTACAACTTTATGCAATATGATTACCCAACTGCAACTAAAATTATTCCTGGTGAAGGTCTTGAAATTCCAGCTATCCTTAGGCAGATTGTAGAACAGTCTGGTTTGTTTGATCCTAATAAATTAAGTGGTGTTAAAAATCCATTTACATTATTGTTAAATAATATGGATAAAATTAAGAATACTACTGGATCTGTATCACCAGCTATTACTACTCAGATCTATAATCTTTTAGATCAGATGGGTATTAAAGTATTTTGTGCAACTTCTGAAGATTAATTACAATGACTACTCTACAAAATGATATTCTAGAAATATATAATTCCTTAGTAGAGTTTTCTGATAATACAGTAAAAACAAACTTTCCGATTCCAATTAAAGTAAGATATGAAAAAGAAACTAGATTACTTATATTTGAACAGAAAGGAAAAACGGTATATCTAGGTCTCCCAGTTTATTATTGTTTAGCACTGGAGGACTTAGAAAAACCGACTTATCTATTACCAGAAGATTATGATTATCTAATGTCAACTCTTCAATCTTTAATAGCATCTGGAGAATTGATAAAACCTAGAACTTGTCTTGGCCCTGAAAACTATGGATTTAATGTTTATTCAACTAATATTAATGAAATGTATAAAGGACCTGATGTAATTGGACAAGTAAAGTTTATTTCTGGAACATCTTGGTTATTTAAGTTTAGAACAAGAAAAAAGTATAAATTATGAATTTTAACGGAACGATTATTATCACAGATCCCTGCTATATTGCAGAAAATAAGGATTGGGGAAACGGATTTAATTATAATAATATGACTATCTCGGAAGAAGTAGGATTCTCTGATAATTATATTTGGGAAGATACTGGAGTTGGAGATGGAAGATGGAAAGTATCAAAACTAAAAAATATTCTTGGCTTACTTGAGCTTGAAAAATTCATAGATGATATTGAAGAAGCTTACTATAATCTTTACGATAATCCTTCAATTGAAAATCAGATTAATCTTGAAAAATTAGTTAATCAGAGGGAAACTATTGGAAGATATTGTGTAGATTCTGGGACTTTTGGAGTATTTTATCTTGACGAAGTTTTAAAATATAAGCCAGATTTTTTAGTAGAACATGGAGATTGGTGTTATACAATTATTAAAGACTTTATTTGGGATGTAAATGTATATACTGATTCTCGTGAACAAAAACATTTTTTAGGTATAGGTAATAAAACATTTTATAGTAATACAGTATCATGGTTGTAAAAATTATTAATAAATCAAAATTTCCACTTCCAAGTTATGCAAAGCCTGGAGATTCTGGAATGGACCTTAGAAATATCGGTGAAGAATTTACATTAAAACCGTTAGAAAGAAAATTAGTTCCTACAGGCATATATGTTCAACTTCCCCCTAGAACTGAAATCCAAGTTAGAGCTAGATCTGGAGAAGCCTTTAAAAAAGGATTAGGAGTTTTAAATGGACCAGCCACTATAGATTCAAACTATAGAGGAGAAATTGGAGTAATTTTAGTTAATCTTAGTCCTGTAGAGGTAACTGTAGAACATGGAGAAAGAATTGCTCAGATGGTTTGTGCAGAAGTAACTCATATGGAATTAGAGGAAGTTAGTAAACTTGATGAAACAGAACGAGGAGGATCAGGTTATGGCAGTTCCGGAATACAATAACGATATAAAACGACTTCTTGGATTAAAAGGAAATACTAGATTAGAAATTCAAAATCAATTAACCCAACGAATCTTAGAATATGATTATATAGATAAAACTCCAGGAATAGGATTGAGATTTTTAGAAACAAAGAAAAGAAATCGAGAGGCTGGTGAATGGATTTATTATAATATTCTATTCGAAGCTAGAAAATATCAAGATACTCCTGAATATTTAGCACATATTCTAGGATCACTATCAAAAGTAGTAAAGACCTGGGGAGATTATTCTAATATTGATGTAGTTGGAATTCAAGAAGTTGATTGTGAAGAAGCAGATTATTATTATATACTAATTTATATTTTAAGTGATGGAAAAGACAAAGAAAAACTCGAATCCGATGGAGAGTGAAAAAATGTCGGAAAAAGATTATGAACTTCTAGAAAAAAGAAGAGTATGGGGATGGGAAAATGCAATGTCTGTAGCAAATGATTTATGGGCTAGTATTCATAGTTCATTACTTGCTGGAGATCTAGTATTTGCTTATAAAGATACTACAGGAGAGTCAGGATTAACTCAAATTGTTATAGTAGCACTTAATCAACCAACAGAACACTTTTCAGTTGGTATGGTTACATCTGGATATACTGCACTTCTCCCACATGTACCATTTGATTACCTAACTAATACTGTTCTAGGAGATCTTAAAAAGTATAAAGTTGATAAGAATATAATAAAGGCTTACGAACAAATTTTAGAAAATTATAAAAGATGAGCAATTTGAGAATTTTAAGTGTTGATGTTGGTTTCTCTGCTATTAAGTGTTCTTTTAAGGATTCCAACGGTTTAATAAAATTTGAAAAGTTTATTAGTGCAACAGCAAAACTCCCTGAAAAACCACTTGAAAGTGATGATGATATGGTATTTCCATTAGGAGGGGATTATTATGTATTAGGACCTGCAGCATTAAAAGTACCTAGATCTTATTTACTTAAACTCGAAACTTTTGAAGATTTAAAAGCAGTTTATGCCCCATGGTTGTCATATTTAATAAAAAAATATGGCGGAGATGAAGGAATAAATGCATTTGATAAATTAGCTATTGGTTTATCAATGGCTTTTAATACCAATGATAACGTAGATGAATTATTAGATTATTTATATGAAACATTAAATATAAATAAAGAAGATTATATATATTGTTTTTGCCAAGGCTTATCATGTAAATATACCTATAATGAATATGGGTTAAATGTTCGTGAAGCTTCTAGACGTAATGATGTTAAGTTAAGAAATGCATTAATACTTGATGGAGGATTTGAAACTTTAGATTTCTGTAGTATTATCAACGGTACTTCTTCAGCAGGTGCTGCTGTAGGAGTAAAAGATTCTGGCGTAATTAGAATAGTTTACGATCTCGTTGATTATCTATATAAAAATTATTCGATATCAATTTCAATTAAAGAAGGCCAAGTAATTTTAGATACTGGAGTTTTAAAACGCAGAGGAAAAACAATAGATTTATCTAGACAAGTTGAAGAGTTTTCAAAAAAATATATTATCGAAGTTTTTCAATATTTAGATAAAAATTATGGAGAGGTACTTGATGCTTTAGATGATGGTATTATTGTTTTAGGAGGATTAAGTTATTTTATGAAAAAATATCTCCATGATCCTGAAGTAGAAAAAGAAGTAGATAAAATATTTAGTGTATCTGAAATAGTATATCCAGAGGAAGACTCGGAATACTATAATTGCATATCATACTTAAGATTAGCTGAAAAAGTAGCTAGTGATAATATGAAATGATAAAAATGCACTTAGAGAAAGGTTAAAACCTAATATATGAAAGAACATTAGAAAAATTTATAAAAGAAATATTTATAGATCGATCTAGTGTTCTTTTATTGTTTCATAAAAGTTATAGGGGAGATAAGTTTAATAAAGGTTGCAAACTTTATCATTCTAAATCTCTCCTTTTTATTAATAACTTTTATGATATAAATATAATTAAATAATTTTAATTAAACAAACTTTTTATGAAACATCACACAACAGAAAATCAAGATGAAGTGAATAATAGTAGCTTATACCTTGATGAAACAGATTCAAACGGAATATCTCTTCTGAAACGAATAGAGAAATATCCAGACCTTCCAGAGAATGAATTTATCCCAATAGAGTATACTCATTCTAATGGACATACTGTAAAAAATATCTACTATATTAATAAATTAGGACAGATTAAAAACATAGAAACAGGAAAATTATTAAAATCTTCTAAAATTAGAAATTATTATTCAATACATCTCTTTAGTAATAGTGATGATAAGAAAAGATTAGGTATAAGATTACATAGAAGTAGCTTCTACATTTTTAATTAATCCCAATCCAATTATTTATAGTGTAGTAAATCATATAGATTATAATTCAGAAAATAATAGTTTATTTAATCTTGAATGGACAACACAAACAATAAATAATAGTATAGTAAAAGGAAAGCGCAGATATATTTCTAAAGATAAGTTAATGGAATATACTGCTTTAGATGATAACAGAGAAGAATTATTTACTGTTAATAGAGTAGATAATAAAGGATATAATGTAGATCTTATTGTTACAGCTATTTATAGAAAATATAAATATGAAGGATACTACTGGAAGAAGTCCAGATTATCCAAAAAGAAGAAACTCTTAAATTAATAGGATACTCAGGAAATCTAGATGACTATGAATGGCATGAACATTGGAAATATCCTGGATTATTTGTATGTAAGGAAGGATTTGTTAAGAAAATTATTCGAGGAAATCATAGGATTTTATGTACAATGAGTCAAGAGGGATATATTAATATTATCATCGGAAAAGATCATGGAAAAGAATATAAAGCTCATAGAATAATAATGGAATATATTCTAGGAAGAGATCTTATGGATGATGAAATAGTAGATCATATAAATTGTATTAGATATGATAATAGTTTTTCTAATCTTAGAGTAACCGATGCAAAAGGAAATATGAATAATCCATTAACTATAGAGAAAAGAATTAAGAGAGTAATAGCAGCTGATTTATTTGGTAACTTTATATGTTATGAGTCTGGAAAATATATTTCAAAAAATATACTATCTTTATCATCAATATACAGTTCAAGTGCTTTAGTAAAATTGAAAACTCCAGGAGAAAAGATAATTGTTATAAAACCTGGAGATAAAGAAGGGTTATTAAATAAGATGAAAACAGTAACATATGTTTTTAATAATGAAATGAAAGCTATTGGTGCATTTATTAATATTAAACTATATAAACAGAAAGTAGAAACTAAAGTAAGTTGGGCTATTATTAATAAATATCTTAATTCAGAAAAGTTAGCACCTGATGGAAATTATTATTTCAGAGGAGATAAAGCAGTTGAATTAATATTATCTCAAGGTCATGGAAGAGCTTGGGAATTTGAACCTGAAAATAAATAAATAAAAAATTGATAAACAATGAGTAAATCAAAAATAATTAAAGGACAAGCATTTATTATTGAAAATGCTTTAGTTCAAGAACAGATTTTATTAACTCCAGGACAAGCAAGTACTACTAATATTGTGGAGCTTATTAAAAATATATGGGATGACCTTAAGACAGAAGGTACATATAAAAGTAATAAAAAGAAAAACTACTTTTATTGGGAATATGAAATGACTGATACTGAAAATGAAGATTCAGTTATTAAAGTAAAAATGGAATGCCCCCAGCCAAAAGAAGGATTATTTGAAGAACCATATGATCCTGAAACAGTAGAAGGCGACTATGCTAAATATTGGGTAAAAAAACTTAAAGAATCTACTGAAAATTATGAATACAAGGCAGCAATTCAGAAAAAAGAAATAGTTTTCCCTGGCACTAGATACGTAAATCAAGAAGGTGAAGTTGTTGAAGTAGAGGAGTCTAGAATTAGTAATACTGATATCGGCGACATTACTAATTTACTTGGATTGTTTTAATAGAAAATAAATTATGGAAGAGGAAATAATAGAATCAATCGACGAAGAAAAATTACCAACTATCATTAGTAATGATGAAGATGTCATAGAAGAGGTGATCCCTGAAGAAATCCCTGGAACTAGTGGCATAATCGGAGGCAATCCCTTCGGAAACATAAGAATACAGATCAATGGTCAAGATATTTTTATGTAAAATAACATAGAGAGGTTAGATACATTTTCTACCTCTCTTATTTTTATATACTTGAATTTTATATTATTAAAACTTGAAACTTACAAAACACGTAAAATTTAAGTTTTTTCTCTTATATGTGTGATGAAAAAGATGTTTAATTTAGAAACTATTTTTGTTATGTGTAAAGAAAAACCATTTAATCGCCAAGATCAAAAATATCCAGATCTCCCTGACTATGAATTTATTCCATTAGTATATCCAGGTATTAAGGATATATATGAGATTAATAAAAAATCTGAAGTTAGAAATAAATACACTAAACAACTATTAAAACAACAACAAGATGAATTTGGATATACTACAATCTCTCCACAATATATAGAAAAGCATAAAAGAAAAGCAAAATCTATTCATATAATAATGGCTACCATTTTCTATAATAATTCAGAACCAAAAATATATAATATAGTTAATCATATAGATCATAATCCAAGAAATAATAACCTATCTAACTTAGAATGGGTTACTAAAAGTGAAAATAATAGTCCAGATAGACGCTTACCAGTTCATAAAGATAAACGAATTAAATATACTGCAATGGATAAAAAGGGAAATGAATTATTTACAATAGATTCTTTAGATAGTAAAGGATATGATATACGTTACATTTCTTCGATTGCTAAAAAAAGTCAATATAGCTATAAAGGATATTATTGGAAACGACAAGAATCATTAAATAATCAAAAGTTTTTTGATCTTATAGGATTTTCTGGAAACTTAGATGACTATACTTGGTATGAACACTGGAAATATCCTCAATGGTCTGTGTGTAGTGAAGGATTTATTAAATCAAATAGATTTAATAAATTAATAGGAACACTTAATAATAAAGGATATATTATAGTTGATAGTAATAGTACTAAAGCGCATACAGTTATTATGGAATATCTCTTAAGAAGAAATTTAAAAAAGGGAGAAATAATTGATCACATTAATACAATAAAAACAGATAATAGTTTTTCTAATCTTAGAGTTACTGATCAAAAAGGAAATATGAATAATGTAAATACTCTGGAAAAATTATCAGAAAAAATAGTATTAGCAGATCTATATGGAGACTTTTTAAATTTTGGTTTTTCGAGAGATATCCAGAAACTAGTTGGAAAAGACAATATTAAAAGATCCAGAGTAGATAGGTTATTAAGTAGTAATGTAATTTCTACAAAATATATTTGTATTAAACTTGGAGACAAAGAGAAATTACATAAAAAGATGGAGAATATAATATATAAATTTTCTAAAGATAAATTAAGAGTTCTTGGAGCATATAATTCAATTACATCTGCAAAGAAGGAATCAGTTATTTCTACTAAAAGTATTAGTAAAAATTTAAATTCTGAAAAACCTGCGCCAGACGGATATTACTACATGAGAGGTCCTGAGGCAGTAAAGTTAGTACTATCGTTAGGACATGGTACTGCAGGAAATTTTAAACTTGAGGAAAAAGAGGAATCTCAGAAACCCTGAAATTCTTATATATGATAGAAAAGATTGAAAGATATTATTTATAGAATCTGGAAATCAATTTTATGGAGGAAGAAATTCTGAAATAAAATAAAAAATCTATCAAGACACAATAACAACTAAAAAGGATGTCGGGATGTTGGAATAGGTAGACAAGAAACACTTAAAATGTTTTGGGCAGAAAAATAAGACCCGTGGGGATTCGAGCTCCCCTCCCGATACTAGACATAATTATAACAGGGCCCATATCTCAGTTGGTTAGAGAAGCTGACTCATAATCAGAAGGTCGTCAGTTCAAGCCTGGCTGGGCCCACTATTTAAAGAATATTCATTAATTTGGATATTCTTTTTTTATTTCCCCAAAATCCTTATTAATGTAATAAAAACTAAAAGAAAGAAAAATTATGGAAAAAGATTACGAGAAATTATTTGCAGTAAAATATGTTTTACAAAAAGAAGGCTTAGAAAATTTTAGAAGGAACCGTAAACATATTACTGAATTTGAAAATGTATTTTTTGAAGTTGTAAGTAAAGAACCCAGACCTATAAGAAAATATAAAATTTCAAGTAATATACAAAACTATATTCGATTTTATTCACTTAATAAAGAACGGCTATTTTCTAGCAAATTAAGAGATATAGTCAGTAAAAAGAACTTAGAAGACTTATTTAGAAATTCAGAAAAGAAAGCTAAATTTGGATTGATATATAATTCTAGTACGAAAGATAAACAGGAAACAGACTATAATGCCCACTCTATTTTTTGTATAACAAATGAATATATTATACTATATGCATTTATTGGAAAGTGTATTATGGGCAATGATAAAAAAACATTTAATTCATTAGGAAGTGTAGTAATAAAAAAGAGTGATTTATTAAATTTTTCTGAATTAAACTTAGAAGGTTGTTTATATAGCATGGATGAATTTGTTAACTCATACAAACTTTGTAAACAGTTTAATTGTTTGGATAAATTTTTTAAAAGTATTCCTTCAAAAATGATGAATGAGTTTACTTCATTAGGATGGTCAGATACATTAGAAGATTACTATAAAGAGGTAATAGATAGTCAAGAAGATTTATTATCAAATAATAAAACTATAGATGATCTTATTAAATATTTTAAAAATAATTATAATCAAACTTTATATTCGGTTGAAGCTAAGGAATCATTTAGCATAAAATACAGATTTATCTATGAATCATTTAAAAGTTTTATATTTTTGATGACTTCTGAAATAAAAACTGAAACATTTGAATCTGTGTTATCTGGAAAAGTAAAAAATCCACCTACACAATTTGAAGATCCTAATACTGGCCGAAGAAATCAAGGAGTAATTATAGTAGATAAACTATACGATACTGAAATAAATATAGATTGTCCCTTTGGTGTAAGAGGTCATTGGAGAAATCAATACTACGGAAAAGATGCGGCCGGAAATCCAATACATAAAAGAATTTTTATTGAAGCATTTGAGAAGAAAGGTTATCATAGAAAGGCAACAAAAGAATTAGTGGAAAGCAAATAAAAAATTAAGAGAGGAAATTAATCCTCTCTTTTTTAATTTTTCTGCTCTTTTTTATAAATATTCCAAAACTTTTCCACTTCAATCTCTACTTCTAAATAATCCTCTTCAGTAATAACATTAGAGAGTCTTTTATTAAGATTCTCAAGATCTGATACTTTAGAAGTATTATTTTTTGATTCATAGAATTCAAACATTACATTTAGTTTTGGTTGAAGAGCATCAATTTTCTTTTCTACTTCTTTACTAGGATAACCACCTAAAGCTCTACTTATAGCTTTTCCTGTTCCATAAAGAACTTTTCCAGCTAAATAACTAGCAATCATAGTTGCTATTACTCCTCCTGCTTTCATAAATTTTCTATATTTAAGTTTTTTATTCACATATAAGGCTTTGACATGAAAAAAGAAGGGATTTAATTATTATCCCTTCTTCTAATTTTATTTTCAAGAAATAAATCCCTCGAATTTGTAATAAACTATGTATTCCTCTTGATTTTCTCCTTTTATATAGCGAGAAATTCTAAATACAATACTTTCTAATGGTTTATATTTCATAAGAACATATTCAGTTAAGTGTCGTATTTTTTCTCCCTTTACTTTCTTTTCAAGTTCACTCAAAATCTCAAACTTTCCTGTAGTTCCTATCGAATGCTGAGTTCGGTTAAAAAACTCATTAAGATTTTCTAACTCAACTCCAACAACAATTCCTTTCTTTGGTAATTTAATTTCTGATTCCATAATATTAATATTTTGTTTATTACTACACTTATAAGGATTTGATTCGTTCTATTTCTGCCAACAATTCTTTCTCTGATGTGTAAATATACCAGGGATATCCATATTTTTCTACTAATAGTTTATCATAGCTAAAGTATAACAAAGTAATTCCTTGCTCTCTACACCATCTATTTTTCTTTATATCAGATTTTCTTTGAAATAGATATTGCTCTAATTTTCCCATTACTGGGAAATGGTATGGACCCTGAATTTCAATAGCTATGTTTAGATCTGGTATAAAAATATCAATCTTAGAATAATTTGAATATGATACTATTTCAGATTCTATAGTATAATTATTCTTTTCTAGAAATATCTTAAGATTAATTTCCCAACAAGATTTAATTCCATCTTCTTTGAAAATTAAATCCTTCATCCAATTATTTCTATAACATTTATCAGATAAACCACTAAAGTTTTTTGTAAATAATTCTCTATTATTTATATTATTAATATTTATAAAATTTTGTGCATCTATAATAGAATTAATATTATTCCAGTTATTAATCTTACCATTTATATAATTTAAGTAAATACTCCATCTATTTCTATCACATTTACTTAATAATCCTGGATATTCTTTTGAAAATTGATCATGATTTAAAATATTATTTGAATAGATAAAATTTTGAACCTTAACTATACTATCATAGTAACTCCAATCTTTCATATCTTTTTCAAATTTTATATCATGTATCCAACCACTTCTTACAGATTTCCAATATAATCCATTATATTTTTTCTTAAACTCTGTTCTACTTTTTATATTATTATTATTTATAAATACTCTTATTGAATCTATATTATCAAATTTAGATAGATCATTTCTTTTTATTATCTTAAATTTTAAATTATCTAACCAATTATTTAGTCTAGCTCTAGTATATAAAGATTGATATTTATTTTTAAAATCTATTTTACTGCTAATATTATTGGAATTTATGAATTCTTGAACTTTTTCAATACTACTATACTCTGACCATTTTGACTTTTTTGACATAGTTAATTTTATAAAAACAATTCCTCAGCAAAATTATTCTCCAAGTAGAAGAAAATATTTATTTACTGAGGAATTTTAATTTAATCTAATTCTGAATTTTCTTTTCTCATATTTTCTGTATGAAAGAAGTAATCAATTGCATTAAATGTAGTTAGATTATATCTCAATCTATCTACAGGCGTATTACTAGGTCCATAGGAAATAACAAGATCTTCGAATGATACAAAACTTTCTTCTAGAATTAATTTAATCTTAGGATCCTCGAGATATTTCCTTGCTGTTCCTGGTTGAAGTTCAGCGAGGGATATATGAGGCGTATAGGAATACTCAGAAACAACTTCATATTTTGTTCTTAATCCTTTATTAATTAATCCAAGTGTTTTGTATAATTCACTGGTTTGTTTCATTTTCAACACTATATAGTCACTATCATTCTCAAAAGATCCGATCTCAAAATTATCTAAGATTCTTTCAGTATTCTCAGATTTTATATATTCAATAAAATCATCAAATTCAGATTCCCCTAAAATAGTTTCAATATCTCCAAGAATATTCATCTTAGGGATTTCTTTTCCTTGAGCATATAATAATGTTATATGCGATTCATTTTCAATTCCAGTATCTTTAAGATCTTCTCTACTAAATATAGCAGATAAGGATACTGGAAGATAAAGCGAGCAATTTAGCATTAAACAGCTATTATTTTCCATATCAATTACCTCCCATGTTTAATAGGTTATTTTTACGACGGAATTTAATCTTTAAGTCATTCAATTCCTTTTTCAGACTTGATCCACCTTGGTTAAATCCTTTATCATCTACTCAATTACGTTACTAGATTATTATTAATCTATGTTCAGACTATATCATCTAAATTATATTTCAAACTTAGTTATATATTTAGTCGTTGAGAATATCTTTTTCTTAGATATAATCTAAGGTAAGATATTTTGCTAATATATTTATTATAAATATTCTAGCATTTTAATATAATTTAAAACCGCAAATAGTTTACGGTTAATCCTAGACCTAATAAGTTATTCTATTCATCTTTAATTTTATTTAAAGTAAGACTATATTATCTAAAATAAGTATTCTTTAGTATCTACTATAGTCGTTGAACAAGCTGTTAATTATAAAACAACAGCTTGATGCTGATTTTCTACTTTGTTCCAGCAATTTAAGATATTTTCTAGTATCAGTTTGTATTGATACTAGCCTCAATAATTTAAGGAACATTTGATTATCTTCCTTCGCAGTGTCTTTTCTAGCACCGCTGATAAATTGATCCGCATTTCTAGAAAGTAATACGGCCAATTCCATCTCACCAATTTTCTGTCCTGTCTGTCTATAGCGTCCCTTTCCAAGTATAGGTTCATCTCGTTTAGCATTAATATCTACGCCATATAGACTTGATGTAACCTTATTACTATATGATGGTATATGGTATAACTCTTCAAGGGTCATGAATCCCGCCTGCAAAGGTTTATCTACTTCTCTAAACTTACCAGACATTCCAGAAACTAATTTATCATATTCTTCTGGTTCTAGATTTTCTTTTAATTCATCGAGATCTGTTAATTCAGTCTCAGGCATAAGAATTTTACTCTGACTTTCTACACCTAAATCTTCAGCCCATTGATTTACAAGTTCTGGAGTAAATTTAGTAGAGAAGCAGCCAACATTGAAATAATACATATCCTCGATTTTACTAGTATTATGACGTTCTATAATTTCTTCTACATCCATACTAGTAAAACGTCCGGGGTAATATGTTTCAAGAAGGGGCTTAATCTTCTTTTGCCCTGTTTTTGTTTTCTTATAATCATCTACGAGATCGTGTAATTTATGTGCTATATTTCCGAGTTGTAATTCCATAAGGACACTCGGAATTTTACGATTTATTGTGCTGTAGGGGTTCCAAAGTTAACATATACTAACACTATATGATTTAGACTATATCATCTTCGGTTTTCACATCCAAAGTTATACATTTAGTCGTTGAACATCTCGCTTTCGCTCAATGATGCTGATTGATTTACTTCTCTTTCCAGCATTTTAGTATAATTTTCCTAAATAATATTTTATTAATTTAGGTGACTTTTTATTAAATCACAACCTCTACTCGTCTTTGTTTCCCATCCTTATCTACCATTATTGGCATCATATTGTCGGGTTTCACAGAAGATACCACGCCTTTCAATTTATCTATAATTTATTTTATTATAGTTTAGAATATAAATTTAGGTTTATATTTATTCAACCTAGTAAGTCTTTATTCGTTATACCTTAGTTTTTAATTTTCTAAGGCTTGGTATTACTATTTCTTACTCTAGTTTCACCAAATTTACTTACTAATTATTTAAAGTATTACTACTCTAAACGGCAAAGTTTAATTTACCTCCATAACGTGATGTAATTTTACTTCCGATCATTCCCACAGTTCTTTTGATGAGTCTCACGCGAACAGTATACACAATCTTATACGCTTCTGGATCCATATTAATAGGATCTAATGTATCAGCTGCAATATACTCTGGGTATTTCTCGTAGATAATTTTTCGAGATTTTGTTTTTTCATATTCATCTATAACATCCTGAGAGGTATGTGTAAATGAATAGTCAGGTGATTTTACTGATTTAGGAATTTTAGGTTTCTTCATTTCCTGTATCATTACATCAGAAACTATTGCCTCGTCTATATTATTAGGCACAACTAAATGATCCTCGATAGTATATTCGGAGAGATCATGTCCTTCTCCGAAAAGTCCTCCGAGTTTCTCTTGTAGTGCCTGATTTATAGCATCAAGACGAACAGCTTTATATAATGTCACTACTGCATCTTTTGATTTAACCTTTGTTCCAATAGGGGCGATCCACTTAATAGCACTAGTACTCTTAACATTAATCATTAAGTCAATTATACTATAAGATGCTATACGATTTGCAAATGATTCTGATATCACCAAAGCATCCTCATTTACTAAACCATAATAGGCGTGGAAAAGTACCAGAGCATTAACGCCGGCCTTATATGTTTCAGGAGTATGTCCAACTGCACCAGTTATAATATCTCCCTGTTTTACTTTTTGGCCGATTTTTACTTTAGGCTCTGTAAATACCGCCACGTCATTTATACTCTGAATCGCTGTTCTTCGTAAAATATTTGTCTCAGATCCATCAGGCAACTCAATAATAACTTCATCATTAGTTATTTCTTTTACTTTACCCTCTGGATAACTGAACTTTTCATTTAATATATTATCTTTCAACTCTTCATTCCTTCCAGTGTCAACAAGTGCACGCTCCGCATTAATCAGAGGTATACTCTGTTTAAGCATTGATGTCAAATCTTCTATAATATACTTTTAATTATAGTTTAGAATATAAATTTAACCTTTATTTTGGTTAGTAAGTCTTTATTCGTTACACTAAAGAAATCTATTATCTTTAGCTCGGTATTAAAGCTCAGTCACTCTTTCACCGAATTTACTTACTGGTTACTTAAAATATTACTACTTTAAGCGGCACATAAATTAGTACCCATGCTTATTCTGACACTATCTGTATAATTGACAAAAGGAATTCTTCGAGTTGTGCTAGACAATCTATAATCAGGATGTAAATCGATTAGTTCCACTTCTTCGACTGGAACCATTTTTCTTTTCATCCTATATTTAACTTCTACCTGACCATCTTTATCAGGTTTTAAAGTATTAGTTTCATAATCTACATACTCACTGGCAGCTACTTTTTTATTAAGATAGTCTATATATTTTATTGTTATTTTTACGAAATTTGTATCATATACATCAAATAGTACATCATCGTCTGTAATATGACATGAAACTGTAAGTGAGTTCTGAAGATTAGTATTATTATTACCTAATTAACTTATTACTTAAATAAGTAGTAGACTATATCATTTAAATAAGATATTTAATTCTATTTTATAGTCGTTGAACATAAAATTATTTTTAACAAATAAAATGGAAATAATTTAAATTAATTTTAATTTCTTTTCTGGATTTTTAATCCATCTATAAAAACAATCTCTACTTATATTTAAATCCAATATACATTCATTTATACTGTTATATATTTTTCCAGAAGATTCATTTAAAACTTTTCTTGTTTGAGAGTAATCATTATTTATTACTTTGAATCCTGCTGAATTATTATCTAACCGTTTCTTTACAGTTCTAGGACTTAAATTTAAATCTTTTGCACACTCTCTAATAGATTTATATATTTTTCCATTAGGAGCCTCAAGAATTATTCCTTTCTTATTCATCAAATTATTATTCGATTTATTTTTATCAGATATCTTTTTCTTAGTTTCATCTGACATCTTCTTTCCAGTAGATATTTTCGAAAGTATAGTTCTTGTTTCGTTAATAATTGTTTTATTTTTTCTTTTATATTCAGTAGATTCTGAAATATATTTAGTATTTAAGTTGGGAAGAATTTCATTACTATAAAATTCCTCTAACTCACTTAAATGTTCTTTTTCAAAATCTTCATACTTCATCCAATAATATCCACAGTGAGTTTTTCTATGGTTATTACATACAGAGCTGACTGCTGTTCTACTAAACCCATCACTTTCTACATCTTTGATATTATCATATACTCTAATTACTTTAAAATTTTCTAAAAAGCAAACAACTTTAATGTATCTACTTCTTCTAAAATTTTCTCTAGCATCAGCAATTAGTTTTGTAGAGATTGTATCACATGCCTCTCTTCTTTTAGTTTTCCCATTTCCCTTTCCACTAAACATGCACATAAATACTGCTTTAGATAAGTATTTATTTTCTGGATACATTTTTTCAAGAAGCATATGCAATATAATATGAGTTCTAGCATTTACTTTTACCAAGTTAGAACTATTATTAGTTCCACCCATACATTTTGGTAATATATGATGAGTTTCTAGATACTCTTCCTTAGAGTATCCATTAAATATTTCATAATATAGTGCTTTCTTTATTAAATACTCATATATCTTTAAATATTGCACTCTATTATGATAGTTGATATCTTTATTTATTTCCATTTTTATTATATTTTATATTTTCCATTTTATTTTTAATATAAAATATAATTTTATGATGCTGATATATCTCTTTGATTTTTCCAGCATTTTTTTAGATTTTTCAATTCACTTTTAATAAATTGCTACTAATAAATTAATAGGTGTATCTGAAATATCGATTAAATCCGTAAAGGTCTGATTAAATGCTACGCTCGCAGGGATAACAATTTTTTGGGAAATAGCCTCTAAGTTAATGGAATTTACTCCGGGGGGAACTTGTAGGCTAGAGTCTCCTTTGTTATCACTACTTCCTTTAAAATAACGGAATGCTAATGTACTAATTGCAGTTACTTGATCTTGAATTTTACCATACTTTGTAAAATATGATGTAATTCTTCGTCTAGCTGCAAAATAGTTACGTCCATTATTATTCCTAAAAATATATTGCATAAAACTGTTAGGAACTGATTCTAATGTTTTATCAATGATTAAGTCTTTTAGTCTATCATCTCCAAAGGCCAAACATTCCTGTATTAGTTTTTGTGTAATATATTCAGGTTTATAATCCAAGTCAAGTTTGATCATTAATTTCTTGGTTTGTCTTTCAGTTAACTTCAAGATCTCCTTTTTATCAGTTTCCAAGTATTTATCAATGTCTTCAAACTTTATATCAATTGGTTTATCTGCAATTCCAAGTTCCGGATTAATTCTTTTTATCTTCAGAATCTGTTTTTGAATATCGTAAACTCTATCATAGTCGAAATTAACTTTATAATCTTCTGTACCAGACATTTTAATACGACAGTCATAATCAGATCCCATTCGATTAGTTGAAATACGATAAGCGCCTTCTATAATAAATGCACCATCAATTTCTTTAGGAACTTCGAACTCTGCATACTTCATTTCAGGATCTTCTTTCCCATCCGTTATAGTTGTATATTCAATTCTTACTTTATGTGTAGCAGTTAATCCATTTTCAATATAGTAAGAAGCTGGTTGAGGAGGTTCTTCTATAAATGAATATCCAATTTTTCCAACTTTTACTTTAGGATTATATGCATCAACTTTATTAAAAAATCGATCTACTATAATTTTTGCTCCAGTGTTTCTGAAATATTGATTAAAATTACTCATTATACTAATGGTTTTATATTTAATTGCTTATATTCGCAATCTACTGAATTAAAAAATGTTTCTAATTCTGATTTAATACTATCTTTTAAGCTACGAGCCTCTACATATTCTCCCATAGGTTTACCATCAAGAGATCTAAAAAAAGCTTCATAAGTAACAAGATAATTGAAGTTATCTTTAAGTTGATGTAATGTAAGCTTTACCGAAAATCTTTCATACTTCGGAAAAATATCATCTCTAAGTTTTTCATATAATATTTCTCTCGCCTGTATAATATTCGGATCTTGACTGTCTAAAATGTTATATGGAATTTCATATGATAGTATAATTTTATAATAATTATCGTTCATAACAAAAAATTCTCTTCTCTGGTTTTAATCATCATATATCCAAGTTCATCAAATTTCCTCCCCTTCGAGATGTAGTTGATGCTTTCTTGGGTTTTTCTTCTTTTTGTTTATCTCCATCCACAGAGATACATTTTTCTTGCTCGGGTTTACTTCCAAGGCTCGATAAAAGATTAGTATTATTAGATTTATCCACAGAGGAAGATGAGGTAGTAGTAGTATAAACCACCTCACCGTCTCTATGAATAGTTACATTAATACTCAACTCTTTTTCAAATTCTGGAAGATCTATTTCAAATTTAATAGTTCCCATAATTTGTTTTTACTTTTGTTTTTCGTCAAGTTTATTATTTAAAAGTAATCCTAATATAGTTTCTGTCATTACGTCTCCAGATAAATTTAATTCACCCTTGAGAGCTTTAGACACGACTCTAGAGCTATAACCATAAGACAGTACTGTATAGAATGATTTCTTATTTAAAACACCACTTTGAGTTCCTAGATACTGAATGTCTTCTATCTTCTCAGTCTCCGGATCTACAGTTACATCAGTCAAACCAGTAAACAAAAGCTCAATAAGTTCTTCCTGTGTAGCGTGAAGATCTGTTAAACCCGTAGATACAAAACCTCCATCTGTTAAAGTATAGAACTGTTTTCTAAAGATTAAGTAAATATCATTAATATTAGAACCCAACTCTGCAATAACATGATTCATATTGCAAACTCCGCTGGAAATTCTTTGAAATTTCTTAATCTTTGTACCATCAGGAAAATAATACATACACTCTGGATTATAGTCATACTGAGTATCACCAATCCAAACTTCAGTATCACCTTCCTTGGTCTCTTTGTAATGAATAACCCCATCATTCAAAGCATAACAATCACTTACAATAACATTATCTTTCTCAAAATATCTTGTGCCATCACTCAATTTATCTATAATTTTCTTATTATAGTTTAGAATATAAATTCAACTTATAAAAAAGTTGGTAAGTCTTTATTCGTTATACCTTAAGATTCTAATTATTAATCCAAGGCTTGGTATTACTAGTTACTAGCTTCACCAAATTTACTTACTTATAATCTAGAGAATTACTTCCTTAGACGGCAATTTTATATTCACCTTTGGCACGCATTAGCTTAATGAGAGCGTTCAACTTGTAAATGGGCGAGGTAGTATTATAAGCTGACCCTATTAAGTCACCTTTCTCAAATTTTGTCTTACCTACTCCTACCCAATTATTAGGTCTCGGATATTTTAATTCTCCTCCTCTAACTTTTAGGTAAATCCATCTACCTTCCTCTCTAAACTCACATTGTTTTGGTGCTTTAAGATTTCCTTCTGTATTAAGCACACGTTCATGACCCAGTAACTCAATCTTATCAAGATTGAGTCCTTAATAGTTTTTATATTAAGCTTAGACTATATCTTTTATATAATAGTACTTAGTCGTTGAACAAGTAAATTTTAGTTTAAAACATCTATTAATTTTTAGGAGAATTATTAATAGAGTTAATTATGTTTTTTATATAATTTAGTATTTCTGATTTTTTATTTATAGAGAATCCCTCATTTCCAAAACAAATAGAATCTCTAAAAGCCATTTTTATATTATACTCTAGATCTGCTATTATTTCTCTAGTTGATTCAAAAAGTATTGATAAATTTTTATATTTTAAACCATGATACCCTCTCTTTACTCTAGAATCTATATTTGAAGTAACTCCTAATTTAAATATATTGCTATCTTCGAAATCTACTATATAGTAATAACAAATATCATTAGATTCTCCTTTATTCAAGAACATTCTTTTATCTACTAATATTAATTCTTCTATAGAAGCATTATCTCTATCTATTCCAAGTTCATTAAAGATATCATTATATCCACTAATTTTAATAGATGATATTGGTTTCTGTATATCTTTCCTTCTTACATTGTCTGGTGAAAATATACTATCACCATCTCTCATCTGTTTTAATGCATGTTCTCTTAACCTATCTCTCCAAACTTTGGATTTTCTATCTGCTTTTTGTAATCCAGTAATACCCTTCTTATAGGCTTCTCTCTGTTTTATTTGAGCAGCTGCATTTGCAATATGATTTTCACAACCATCATGAAAGATTTCTCCTCTTGTTGGAATTAATGATCTAAATTTTTTGAACTCATTACAATTTTCTTTTGTTTTTGGATTTACATAAGAGCATTTAGGTAATTTAGACTCATCACCTTTAAGAACTACGATTATATAGTAATCAAGTTCAGATAGGTTATATTTATCTTTTAAGTATTTTATTCTTTTATTTCCTACTTTAGATAAATTATTTAATTGATCTAATATATGCTTCTTATCTTCACCGTCATATATTAATTCTCCAGGACTAGTTACTGAATAGCTAATCCCTTTATATAGTATTAATTCTATTGCCATATTAATTTCTCCTAAAAATATGACTCTATACTAACTTTCCTAAATTAACTGTTTTAAACTAATTTACTAGATGCTGATTTTTCATGTATTCCAGCAATTTCTATTTTTATACATAGCTTTTAAAACCATGTTTCAGACCTAGTGCTGATTGAGTAGTACCCTCAGTCAATGACGTAGCAAAAGATAATCCTATTGCTGCTCCATCAGTAAAACTGAATTTAGTACCAATCAAATCGGGGGTAATTGTGCTAAGATCCCCTTTCCTCTTAGTAACGATTGATCTAACTAATACTAGATCATCTTCTGAACCATTTACAAGAGGCTTGTCAGGTATCTTTTTTCCATTTAACATTGTTCTTCCCAACGCTTTATATCTTGGTATGAGTAATCCTGTGTTTTCTGGATCTTCTCCTTCATGATATATAAAACTATTTAAAAGGAATGAAATTTGTCGTGTTAAATATCCTGAACTAGGCCATTCAAAGAGATTAGATATTATAATTTTTAAAAGACGTCTTCTAATCTCTTATCCTGCTTACGCTTATTCACGTAAGATTAGACTATATCATGATTAAAGAGTTTCCTTAATCTAACAATACATAGTCGTTGATCTTATCTTTGTTTTCTTCTACTATTATACCTTTTTGGTCTTGGTAGATATTTTACATTATTTTTCTTATTCTCTCGATAAGCTTTTGTTTCTTGAATTTTTCTATATTCTTCAATTCCAGAGAGTATAGTTCTTGCTATACTTCCAACAAGCCTTAGAGTTTCTAAGAATTTTTCAAATCTACACATTAAGTTTTAAAAAGTACTAATAATTCATCTTTTTCTCGTTGATAAGTTGCTGATTTTAAAAAACTTTGACTTCGTCTGTCTATTATTATTTCCAGCATTTCTTTGTTATTTATAGTGGGCTACTATAAAGTTCAGGTTTTATTTCTAACTCCACTAACTTTGATACTTTGCAGTGACCTATTCTCACTTTTATAATTAAATTTAACGAATTTAATAGTAGACTGTATCATTTTACCTCTAGTTACAGTCGTTGAACTTCGGAATTTAACCGAAGATGCTGATTCAATTTTTATTATTCCAGCATTTTTTAGAGTTTTAATGCGACCAAGATCAGGTCAAATCAAGAGATCGCATGAAGCTGATAATCTTTTTCTGTATATCCCGAGAGTAAAGTTCCTCGAGTTATAACAGGACGTTCATCTACCCCTGACGTAATAAATTGGGGCATACTCATAGCTACAATTGAGGCTAGTTTTACACGATTTGCGCGTGCTAGTTCATTCTTTAAGTCTGAACTAAAACTTTCAGAAACTTCTTTCTCATATTTTTTAAATTCCTCTGTCATTATAAGAAGTTTCTGTTTATCAGTAAGATCTTTTGAATCCGCAACATTACAAATTCTCTTATAAGTTTCAGTGTCACAATCTGCATATAACGTTTTATAATCAAAAGTTACGACACCTGCTAACGTAACGACTCTAAGCGCAAATTTTGTAAGAGCCTTTCTTTTCTCAACTCCGTCAGGGAATTGATTTAGGTACAGGCTTAATTTTGTTGCGCTCTTTGCTCCGATACGTTCAAACTCGTTAGAGAATATTCCAATCTTATCTATATCTGCATCAATAATCTTCGAAATTCTAAGGCGACCATAAGAAGTAACTTTTGATTGATACTCCACATTGCCTATTTTTCCAGTAAATACAATTGGTGTACCTACTTTTATTTTCTTATCTATCTCTGCATCTTTAAGTAATTGGACATAATCTGTATAAAAATATCTTGGACTCTTTAACTCTTCCTGATCATCAAATACATATTCCGTCGCTACCGCAAGGCCGTTAAGCGTCTCGTGATTAAATTTATAAATAGGTTCATTATTTTTTTTATAAACCGTAACATATCGAGGACTCATTCTCTCGTATGTTTCTTGGCTAGCTTCGGGTGGTACCAACTGACATCTTAAAAAATATTTTTTAAGATAGACTATATCATCTAAGCCGTATTTCACACTTAGTTCTATATTTAGTCGTTGAAAAGATAATTTTACTATCTTCTGCTGATCCATACTTTATATTTTCCAGCATTTTAATAGAATTTTCTTAAAGTATTTTAGCTTTAAGCTACTCTATTATGAATAGAAACAGTATCACCATCAAACAATATTAATAATTATTTCTAATTGATTTAATATTAGACTATATCTTCTAATAGTATTACTCCACCATTAGTTGTTCACATAGTCGTTGAATCTAGATATTATATTCTAGACTGCTAGTTATATTTTTACATAATTTCTAGCAATTCTAACAATTCTTAAGTTATATCTCAAACTTCAGACTTTATTAAAAATCTGCATTTAAAGGTTCACAAACTTGTCGTTAATCTATATAGTATTAATATATAGACAGACTATATCATCTAAGACATTCTCTTAGTCTCATATTTAGTCGTTGAACTTGGTTTAATTCCAAGATGCTGATTTCTATTTTTAGATTTCCAGCATTTTGTGAGATTTTATTCCCACAAAGTTTGTTTATGGGAAAGTGTCACTTTTATATAAAATATTTCATTTACTAAGTAGACTATATCATTGGTTTTAATCCATATCATTTATAGTCGTTGAAGGGATTTTATATTTCCCCTGCTAATTAGATTTATTATCTCTTTCTAGCAATTATTGATATTTTCCTAATATCTCTTTTATTAGGCCACACTATTACATATGGTATAGTCATCATGGATTTTCAATTTCATGGCAAAAATCGAATATTCATGGAGACTCGGTTGGCGATTAACTCTGTGATAATCAATACTTTAGCCAACTTATATTGATTACCCAAGATATAATTCTATCTTGCAAAGACTATATTTTCCATGGTTAAAACTAGGTTATCACAACACTAGCCTGGTTTTGTCCATAGTCGTTGGGTTGAATAGTTTATATTTACAATGAGTTTTGTATTAAAAATTCTAGGTCTTTATTTTCAGAAACTCTATGTTTTAGGAAGTCGTATACTTGTTTTTTGACTTTTAGATCTAGAAATTCAGTATATTTTGTTCCGGTTTCATTAAGTTTCGTATAGTCTTGAAATTTAATAAGTGTATCAAATTCGAGGTCAGCTAATTCGGTTGTAGGTCCAGAGATGATTGCTATAACCTGTCCACCCAAGATATGATTCATGTGTGGAAATTGATAGTTTATGCGCCTATCCCAGTCCTTAGAGAATCCGATTTTAACTGACTTAGGAAATTTAACGAAGTACATATATCCTTGTTCTCCTTGAAATTTATTAAAAAGGAGGTTTCGGTTATTTACTCTCATTGCATATTCAGATCCATACCCTTTAGCATTTTTATCTAGGGCATTTTTAGTCATAATCTGAGCCATTCTTAATCTTTTCTCTTCGCTAGAATTCCACAGCCCAATTTTAGAAGTTCCGGTATATCGTCCTTGTGCGTGAAGCGCTTTCATATGTTCGGAACGATTCCAGGGGCTGTTAGAAGATAGCGAAGATGAATATAATTTTCTTTTTATCTTCATAAGCTCTTCTTTTTTAGGGTTTTGTTTTCTTGTAAATATAACTTTCAACTGCTGATTAGAAATAAGATTCTTCCCAGCAATACACAAAATTTAATACTACAGTTTTCAGGTACTGTAATATTCTAGGATTCACACCTAACGTACCAATTAGGAAACCATTAGTACGATTTGTTTTTCCGCATACTCTTTAAACATTTTCAGAGTTTCCGGATTATTATATTCTTCTTTTGTTGCTTTGAGTGCTTCGTTTTTGGTAAAATTCAGCTCTTTCATTAAGTAATCTAAGAAACCTTCCCGACACATTTCATAAGCGATATGTATTGGAACAGAGATTTCATCGATAGCTAATGTAGTACTAGGTATAATTGGGCATCTAGCAGAATTTTTAGTACGGACAGAATACAAGTCACGTGCTAGATTTTCTTTAGATGTATTAAGTAGTGCTGTAGCTTCTTTTTTCCCAGCATTTAGGAGAGCACGTAAAAGGGCTGTATATCTAACTCTTTCTCCAGGGGTATTAAATTTAGATGTAACTTCCTCATAGTTCAAGTCATTAGATTTTTTATCTTCTACGCAACAAAGTCTGATAATAATAGAGTACCAAATACTAAGTTTATGAGATCCCATTACTTTTTTCCCGTTTTTAATTCCGAGAGTAAAAGGTCTCATCATAGCAGGTTGTACTAGGTAATACCGATTAATTAATTTTTTAAATTCTGTAAGACGAGCGGGAAAATGTTCTTCAATAATTTTAATTAATCCTTCGTAAGAACATAGAGCTTCATCAGTAATAAATTCTGATATTTTTAGTTCTTTTGTTGTTGGATTATATTCGAACTGGCAGGTATCAAAAACTTTAATACCTAATTTCTTCGCTCCTCTTGCACTATAACCATTTCTTCGAAGATCGTCTCCAAAGAAATCTAATACAATTTTACTATCTTTAAAAATATCTTCGAAAAGTTCTTTAAAGATATCAAAACGTAAATCATTCAAGTAATAGAAAGGAAGTTCAATTCTAGCAAATCTTCTCAATCCCTCTTCTCTTGTAAATACTCTTGCCCCGCAATGAGGACAAGGTTCAGCAGAGGGTTGTCGAATTTTTCCACAAATACATCTATCTTCCATGGGTGAGCCAAAAATATCGACATCATAGACTCCACCGGCGATAGGTTGTATTCCATTGTACTTCAGGTCCAAGTCTCTATGATTAAATAGGACTTGATCTTTTCCATCACTTTTAGTATAATCGATGATAGCTTCATCGGTTAGTAACTCAAGAGATACTGACATAAAATTTTAATATTTTTACTGTTTAACCATTCCTTCGACATCTTTCCAAATTATCTTAGTAGCTAGTTCAGAATCGTCAGGATTATTTTTTGACCAATCTTTATATACTTGTTTTACATCTGATATTGCATCTGATCTGGTCTTGTCTTTTAATCTTTCATAAACTCCTGCTTCTTTATCTATAACTACCTCAATCATATCTGAAATAATATCTTGAGTAATAGCTCTTGATGTATTAGTAAATCTGGATCTATATTCACGATAAACCAATACGTCGTCATAAGTAAGTTCGAGATCAGAGTATTCGGCTGATGATCTAATTTCGGCTGGTTCTTTATTAAACCATGATAACTGTAACTTTCTAACTCGATCTGCCACAGCCTGTCTACCCATTTCTTCGTACTTCTTTGCTAATTCTTCGACGATATCATACTTAGCTTTTAGGATTTTTCTCATTGCTTCTTTTATCTGAGTTGCATATTCTTCGGGCATAGTAGGACATTCAACAATTAAGTCATACATACCAGAAGAGAATAAGAAAATAATAAAAGCTGGAATTTGTCTTTGTTTTCTTCGCTTTGATATAATAGAGTCTTTGCTAATATCACGAGTAGCCAAAAATTCTATGAATCTTGCTATTTGGTTTCTCGCTTCTTCAGCATATCTCTTATTAAATCCAGAATCATCCTCATCTTTAAAGTCTATATCAACATCTTCTCCGCGTAAAGGAGTATCAGGTGTATAGAGGCTATTAACCATACGAGAGTGACCTTGCTTATGAAACAAATCTTTAATAATATTTCCGACTGTATTAACTGAAGTATGTTTAGGATTAGCCCAAACTATAGTAGTAACAGCATCTTCAATTGCATTATCTTTATCCAATTTTCCTGCTGCTATTATGTCATCGTATGCTGTAGATAACCAAAGTTCGTCCTTAGTCATCTTACCTTCATACTGAGACTCATCTACTTTAATTTTCTTCTCATCCTCGTCATCTCCAATAATACTCTCATCAGAACCTTCAGAGTCATCGTCGTCAGAATCATCTCCTGTTTCGTCTGGACCTAGATATCCTTGATTTTCTAGGTCTTCTTCTTCTTCATCTAACAAATAATCGTCTTCCATTCTTTATTAGCATTATTAATTTAATTAATTAGTATAAACCTTGAGAGGACCTGAAATTTCCTCTCAATTATTAGGGTAACACCTTCTGGGATACGTGTTTTAGAGGTTTAGAAGAAGAAAAATAAAGAGGGAAATAACAAATCCCTCTTTTTTTATATTTATTTTCTTTTTAATAATTCATAACCCTTTGTTTGTTTCTTCTTTCCTGTAGTTTCATCTAAAATTGTAACATATATCAATTTAACTTCAAAATAATTTTCTAAATCTTTTGCCTTAGGAGTAGCTGTATAGGAAATTGATGGATAAAGATACTCTAGTCTAGATTTTATATTAGCTAATGTCAATTTATCTCCAACTTTAAATTCTGAATAAATAGTATTAACTAAAAGTTCTTGACTAAATGTTACTACTCCAAGTTCTTTCTCAATCTTATATTTATCATATCCTAAAGCTCTGAGTTTTTGAGGTCCGAGTGCTAAATAGTAAGACTTAATATTATCATGTTCTCCAATCTGATCTAATACTACTCCTATAATTTGATCATTAAAACTATATTCACAAAGAAGTTTAAGTTTGGCTTTAAAAGTACCTAATTCTTGATATTCCTTTAAAAAATCTGATATCTTTCTATTAACTATATCATCCGGAGATAAAGTATTATGAACTGTTGAGAATACAGTAAATCTATCTTTATAATCTATTTGCTGTATCTTAAAAGCTCTAATCTCGTTAACCAATACTAAATTATTAAGAGCAGGTACTAAAGTTCCACCCTGATGTTCGTTTACAGCTATATAATCATTCTTATAATTATTACTTTTTACATCACTTTGATACTTCTTAGCTAAATTATACTTAACATCATCTAAAGCTGTACTAAATGCAGATAATAAGTCACTAGTAGCTTTCTTTTTTCTTTCTATTTCCTTATTAAACTCCTCCTGACTAACCTTTCTATAATCACAGGTAGATCTATAATAAAAAGTAGCTTCGTTTTTCCATGGATTTTCAAACAATCTTTGCCTTCCCAGAATTTGAGGTAAATCTTCAGAAATATCAACAGCTAAAGAGTCTATATTACTATCACTAAAGATAAACGATCTAGCGCATAAACTATAAAAGTCTGCCCCTAAGTAAACTGTCCTAGTACAAAATGTAAACATCTTAGGTTTAACCCCTTTCAATGGTACCTCTCCTATCACAAATTTCTTCCCTAATCTTTTTTGAATTTTTTTGAGATTATCTGGTGTATTACTACATAATATATTAACCTCCTCTGATTGAAGATCACATTTCTTTATAATACTGACTATATGATTAACAGAGTTTACATAAAATACAGCTTCATCGCTAATTATTTTAGTAGGATAACCGTTAATCATCCTTATAGCACTTTCAAAGTTACCAGATTTATAGGATTGAATAATTTCTGGTAATTTAGTTCCTACACTCATCATAGATAACACTTTTAAAGCAGGTTTAAGAATTCTAGATGGGTCCTCTTTCCCCCAATTCATATCTATATAAGGTAAACCATCAAATTCATCCAGCATGTTTAAATATTCCTCTAACATTGGAGTTGCACTAACAAATAGAGCTGAATGGGATTGATGTAAGTGATATAAGAAATCTAATTCAGTATCTGATTTAAATTTAGCATCATGTAAGATAGTTTGAAATTCATCTATTATAGTGTAAAAACTTTGAAATATACCTAAAGATGTTAATATATCTTTTACTATTCTATATGAATCGTAAGTAACTAGAATTTTACATGGTTTATCTCCTAAGTATTTTCTCTCATTTAGGTAATCTTTAATTTCATTCATTAATCGGTTATAGACAGTATTTTTCCCATTAACCATCTCATCTAATTTCTCCATAAATTGATCTCCTCTATTAATAGATTTATCAATTTTAGAAAGATCTTTATCAATTGGTACTTCTTTTTCCAACTCGTTTATAACTAAATAAACGTCTCTACCATGTTGATCCTTTTTATTTTTAAGTAACATCTTTCTAGGAGAACAAAGTATTACATTTTCAGGTCCTCTTAAACAATATTCTGTAAATCCACATCCAGGTAATTGTTTATTAATTATACACTTTACAGGTAGTTTATAAAATCTAAATAAACTATCCATTTCTGAAATATATCTAATACCTCTAGGTACTATGATATCAGGTAATTTATTGATCATAAATATTTAATATTTTAATTGTTATTTTTTAATTCAATACAGAATCCAGTTACATAAAAATGAAGACATAGGAGTCTCCCTTTTTCATTAATTAGAGTTTAAAGTTATTAGAAGAGCAAAATACAACTTAGATTGGAGTAAAAATACAAATAATGAAAGAATATGTTATCCTAAAAAAAAGTTGTAATATTTAGGTTAGATTCGCCTCTCCAAGGAGGCGAAAATAAATAATATAAGATCTTTATAATATCTCTATTCTTTGAGTTTATCCCTATATATCTATTCAAAGTTTCTTCCTTAGACACCCCTAGCGGTAGCGATAAGGGGTGTAATATAAGGGAAGCTCCTTTGTCCTCATAAATAAGTTACATTTTGCTCTTTAGGGTCCTTTAGATTCTAATATATGAAGATTAAGAAAATAAAACCCCCAAGATATTTTCTATCTCAGGGTTTTTAGTGGATTTAGAGTCAGTCGTCAAACATTCGTCTAAACCTCCGTCTTTCTCTGTCTACATTCATTTGTGCCAGAGAATCATTGAATATATCTATGAGGGTATCTTTTAATTCAGAATCCTCTAGAAATACTATCACTGCGATTATAATTATAGCAATGATAGCATATTGAATAATTTCATTTTTATTCATAATACTGGTCTAGTTTATTTTTGGTTATTTTTCTAATGCCAGTATTTTTCTATGAATTTTTCTTAATCTTAAAAATTAATGCTAGTTCCTTTTGTATATTTCGCACATATACTTTAGGAGCTAGCTCATTTATTTTTTTTACATATATAAGGCTTTTAAGGAATAAAAAAAGAAAGGGAAAATTAATCCCTTTCTTATATTGAACTTACTTCGACGTCATGCCATTTCCCCTTACTTTCTCCGACGGATTTTAAGATATCTATACAAAATTTATATCTTTTATTCATGGTATCTCTAACTTCATATATTCCATCGATACTTGGATCTGATTTACATCTAATTCTTACTTTTGATCCATATTTAAATTGTTTTCTAAGATCTCTAGATACAGCAATCCATTTAAGTTTTCCTTGATTTAGTTTTTCAAGGTCAATTTTTGAATTATCTGCTGTTACTAGAGGATCAGAATCACATTGACTTTCGACTGGATTATAGACAGTTGCAGTTACCTTTATTGTCTTTTCGTCTTTCAGTTCTTCTTCCTCTTTCATTATTGAGTCGAGGAATTGTTCATATTCATACTCCTCGTCTGATTGCCAAATTATTTCTTTCGGCTTTGGTGCAGGTGATATTACTATTGAAATTACTAATATAATTCCTACGATAACTAATACAGTACCTAAACACCGATCAATTTTTTCTATTAATTTTTCTAGTTTCATATTATAAAAATTTAAAACTCCCTAAGCTTTTTTTATTATTGCTTAAGGAGTGTATTATCATTTACTTATTTTTCTCATATATAAGGCCTTCAAGTTATATCATCCGGCCAAAATTAAAAAGCCCTCTATTCATCACGAACCAGGGGCTTATAAGTCAAAATACAATTTAAATATAACATTTTATTTAATATGCCACATATAAGGTTTTCAGGGCTTCTTTATCTACTGGCCGGAAATAAAAAAAGAAGGGAGTTTTATATTCACTCCCTTTTAAAAATATTTAATTATATCTTCTCTTCTAAGTTCCGGATCTTGAAATAATTTTACCATTTTGTCATAATATCCATTCTCTACATATTTTCCTTGATCTGATTTTCTAACTTGACTATTATTTATAAATGTAATAAATCTAACAATTCCAGTAGGTTCAACTCTTCCAAACACTACTCCATCTTTCATTCTACTTATTGTTCTGATATCTATTAACTTCTTTGGATCTTTCTTATCAAAAATGGGAAAATACTCTAAGTTGAAATATATTCGATTTCTTTTCAGAAAGGTTGAAACTAAGTCTTCAAATGTCACTTTCTCTGGTTGCACTGATTCTAAGTATCTCTCACGATATCTTTTTATAAGGTGCGGCTCTAGTAACATTACCAGTGTTTTTGATTCGTATCTCGCACATGACTCTATAAAGAACATTGCTACTTTATTTCCAGACCAAATATCATTAGTTATTATATATGGATGATATTGTATTAATGATTTCTTTATTTCTTCTTTTGGAGAACTTATATCATTTACTGCGATATTATAATTTGTACCTCTAATTTTCAACTTTCGATCTATTATAGGTACAGGCTTTTTTGTTCTATCATAAATTTTCTTGATCTTATATTTGTTATTATTTAAGATCTCCATTAATTTTTCATCAATTATTTCTTCGTCTTTTTTGTGCTCTTTTATCATATCTGCACAGCTCATTCCAAGTACTATCATAATTTATTTTTTATTATTTAACATTAATAAGGTTCTCAAGAATAAAAAAAGAAGTAGGGATTTTATACCCTACTTTTAAGTTTACGAGATTTATAATAGAAAGTATCGATTTCTTGTTCTAGTTTTTTATTTAAGAAGAGACTACTATATGAACTCTTCACTAGTTTAGCACATAAAGAATCGTACTCTTTATTAACCTCATCTTTTTCTTTTTCTGTAAGCTTTCTCGAATCACCTTCATAATTTCTCATAGCGTTTTCGAGTCTTCTTTCTAGTTCATCTTTTTTAGTTCTTAATATTACATCATCTAACATTATTTTTGTTAGAAATAGTGTTCCTGCTGTAACTAAAGCAGTAATTAATGTTTCACTCTTCATTATTGTTTATATTTTTATTGTTTACATTAATAAGGCTTTTAGGTGAGTATTCTATTAATGCACATCCTTTTATACAATTCTTTCTTAGGGTACATCTTTCTGCACAGTATTTTATAAATAATTCTTCATCGATAGGGATGGGCCGAAGACTAGAAGTATTAATAGTCTTCTCCGAAAATCCTGAATCTTGAGCAGAATGAACAATTGAATAAATCGGCCCTAGAATATCGATGACGTAATATTCTTCAGGGTCTCTTTTTCCAAAATCTCTAATGATCTCTAGAAATTCAGCCCAACCTATAAATCCATTATTCTGTGGATTAATTTTTACAATATCACCTTCTTTCATTTTCTAACCAATTTAATATATCTTTCCATTCAGTCCATTCGAATCCAGCTTTATCATCTAAAAGAATATCATAGTAAGGTTTAGTTTCAAAACAAGAAATTCTTCCTGATCTTACTTCTGGATTTTGATTGAGGTATTTAAAATTTATTCCATCTTCCCTGAATTTCTCTTGGTACATTTCTAATTTTTCAGGATAACTGGATGACCATATTAATAATATAGTATCTTCTCTAGCTGATAATTCCTGAAGTGCTTCTTTTGAGGATCCTAAGTATGTAAAGTTCTCAGTTTTATTCCATGAAGGTTCAAGAATGGTACCATGAATATCTACTGCAATATAGATTTTTTCATATCCAAGTTCATGATTTTCTTTATATGTTTTCTTTAAGTATTCTAGCATAATTATTTATTTTTATTTATACACTTATAAGGAAATAAAGAAAGAAGGAATGAACTTTCTCACTCCTTCCTAATGGGTTTTATTCATCAAAAAATAACCATCCTAAAATTGCTCCTCCAATTAAAACAGATAGACCTGCCTGAAATCCACCCTTGCGGTATTCATTAATAGCTAGTAACCCTATTCCTGCTTTAAATATATTCTTAGGAGATACTTTAATTAAAACTTTTTCATTCTTTTTCATGATTATAATTCTTTTTTAATATGAATAAATCCGATAAATTGCTTTTCACTATTAAATACTCTTACGAATAGGTTATTTGTCATTTCGTAAGTATCTTTTATAGTTATTACTCTACTCATCAATTTATCTTTAATGAGTTTTTGTAATTTTATTTTTATTCTCTTTCCTAGACATACTTTATTTACTATGTCTTGAATTTTAACACTACTCCTGCCATTAAAAGCAAGACTGTATTCTCCTTCTCCCGGGAATTTAAATTTTACTGTCCCTAAGATATTTCCTTCTTCTGGAAATATTTGTTTTTCATAATTCTTTTCCATTTTTCTTTTCTTTTAAGTTTTAATTACATTAATAAGGCTTTTAAAGGATGAGAAGAAAAAAAGAAAGGAGATCAAACTCCTTCCTTCATCATTTCCTCGTCTTTTATGGCATCATGTTCTCTTTTCGGTGTAAGGATAAATTCTTGATATTGTTTCATTAAGTCTCCTGTAGGTTCTAAGTTTTTAACTAACCTGTGAAGACTACTAAGTTTATTCAATAATTTCCCTCTTACTGAAATTGATACCTTTAATTTCTTTTCGAGTTTTTTGTTTTCTTCTACAAGATCCTTAATAGTTTTAGTTTGGATCTCGTAAGTTTGTTTTAATTCTTCATTTTTTGCTGTGAGATCTCTGATAATCTCAGTTTGATCTTTATTAGCTTGTTTTAATCTATTAAGCTCCTCTTCTTTGATTTCTAAAGAGTGAAAAAGCTTAATAGATGTTTCTTTGTAATAATTCATTTTTTCCTTACAGGTTTTATTACCTATAAGTTTTCCTACTATACCAGATACTATTGCCGTTCCGGTTGTAATTGCTATAAATTGTTTTGAATTCATAATACTTTTGTTTATTGTTTTTCATTAATATTTTATTATCTCATCATTAATAAGGCTTTTAAGGAATAAAAAGAGGAAGTTGTCTCCTCCCTCTTTGATTATTTTATTTGAATAGATATATTAAAAATATATTTCCTATAAATAGACATATTAATTCTATCCAATCAAATTTTTCATATACTTCTTCATCTTTTCTTCCTGTTAAGAGAGCAAAGATAGAGTATAATACAGCTGCTCCAATTATAAATACAGAACTATCTTCTACTACTTTTCCTATTCCAAACTTCTCTACTATATAAAAATTCCAGTAAAGTTGCCCAGTTATTGCAATCATAACAGTTGCAAATATACCCTTAAAGAAGCAATTAATTAGTTTTTTCATAACGTCTTAATATATTTTGTGCGGTTCCAGAAGTCCATCTACCTTTCCGAATAAATGCGATATCTTCTGTTGATATAGTTGTCATTGCTGAATCTCTTTGAACATCGTCTTGATAACCTCCGGCCGTTTTAAATAACATAGAAGCTAAATATCTAGGTTTTTCAAGCATATGATAAACTGTAACTCTTGAATGATTCTTAAGATTATCTCTTAACCAATCTTGAGCTAATCTATCAACTCCGATACATTCAGCTACTACGAATTCTGAATCTTCGGCCGCTGCTTCTACAAGACGAGGAACATACCATTCTTTAAATTCTTTTTCAGTAATATCTCTATGTCCTGAAATAAAATAAATTTTCTTTTTCATTATTATTCTTTATTAAAATTTTATTACATAAATAAAGCTTTAAGTCCCTTATAAATGTAAAATAAAATAAAAAAAATATGAAAAATTTGAATATTCCGTATGAAATAACATTAGTTTATTTTGACCATGGAACAGATTTGTTTCCAGAAGTTGTAAATAAAAAGGACTTAACAAAACCATTGCGTAATAAAGTATATAATAGTGTTAAGTCAGATAATTTCAATTTGAATGGTAACAAAACAGTGGAAGAGAAAGATATCTCTGAGGTTGTTGTACTTAACTCTGGATTTCATATATCTTTAGCAGAGAATTCACTCTTTTCTTCATATGGAAGATATAATGTTAAGTATGGAGAGGGTGGACCTAGAGTAGCTGTAAGGATTCAAAATGATGAATTAGATTCAAAACTCCCAGGGCGAAACGTTTATATTTATGTAGCTATTGAAGGATTTTTTAAGATTCTTCAAGATACTAGATATGTTTCTGATGGAAATCTACACGGAACTTTCTCTTTAGGTATTGGATGTTTTCCTAGTTTAAAATTAGTAAAGGAAGATTCAACAAATAAATCATTTATATATTCTACGGAGATTGGGAAATTGATTGCAACAAAACCTAAAATGACAAAATGGAAACCTGGATATGTATATGCATTATCCCCGATGGAATTAGTTCTTTATCTAGGAAGTTATATTGAACCTTTTTCGCTCAAACAGTTCAGTTATAGTGGAGGACGTGAAAAGGTATCAAGTATATTTTTAAATTTCTTTGATTCATATTGGTTAGATATTGAATCAGATCGAGAAATACATTTATGTATTCCGATAAATAAGAGAAATAATATTTTAGAAAAATTATCAGGAAAAAATAATAATATAAAGGATTTTATTCAAGGATATTTCTCTGAAAATCTTGAAAATGTAGATAATATAAGAGATGGTATAACTAGAGGAGTTTTAGATATTAAGAAAACTGCTATGAAAGGAACAGAAATCGAGCAACTTTTGGTAGGTGTAGATGATACTTATAACCCAAGAGATGTAATTGTGGATGTTATTGAATCTCTTTCTCATGTAGATTCTATAGATTTCTCTGCATTATCTAGTAAACCATTAGTGGATTTAAATGTAACAGATGGGTATTATCTTAGTATTCTTGAGATTGATCTTAAATTTTTCTTAGGAAATTATCCGAAATTAAAAAAATTTTATATAGAGAAATTACTTGAAAAGGATAATGTTGAATATAAACGAATCTTACAATATAAAAGTCTTTATAGTGATACCTCTCTAGATAGTATTCTTAATCTTACTCAGCATTATAAAGGAGTATTTATTCTTAAAAATCTTAGTAATTATTTTGGTTTAACTGAAGATGATATAAACAATTAGTAATAGATAAAGTAATGAAAAATTAACTCTATGGAAACTATTAAAGAAGCTGTTACAGAATTAGGTGATATTAGAAAATCAATAAATAACTATAAGAGTATCAAAAACAGTATTAAGAAGACAATTACTGAAGGTTTGGATGAGATGATTAGATTTCTCATGGTTGGTCCAGGAGTAGTTAGTCCAGAGGCAACAAGAACTAGATGTAATAAAGTTATGGATTTGATTAAAATTTGGTATAAAAAGCCTGAAGATAGGGATTGCATTGAAAAAATTTTAGATATTAAGCGGAAGTTTATAACTCCCTCACTTACGGCTGGAGACTCTGAAGAAAAATCTATATCACAAAGGGAAGAAGAGATAGTAACTAGATCAAAGGAGTTAGAAGAGAAAATTCCAGCCGATCTTAGGGAGAAATATCTTCCGATGTATATAGAAAGACTTAGACCTGAAACTATTGAAAGAGGTGATGTAGCATTTCTTCCTATTGGACCTATACTTCACTATTGTATTGTTTTTAAAGTAGTTGGAGAGATATCATTTGTCTTATCAATTACTACATCAGGAGAGGCTAAAGGGTTCGTAGGATATCAACTTGAAAGATCTAGATTCTTTAAAGGAACTGCTCTGTATACTCTTCACCAGGTTCCGACTGCTTTAGTGAATAGGAAATTTGTTATGCCTTATGATAATAAAGCAGAATTAGGAAGAATTTTTACAGGTTGTGAAGAATATCTTAAAACAAATGTATTAAAAAGAACATATAATAAAAGAAAAAAGAAATGAGCACTAAGATTGGAGTAATTGTTGGTAGATTTCAAGTAGATAATCTAACAAGAGGACATAACTATTTATTAGATAAAGTTAGAGGAGATTTTGGAAATAATAATGTAGTTATTTTTATAGGAGAAACAAAAAACTCAGAAAGAACTGCACATGATCCTCTCCCTTTTGAAGCAAGGAAAGAAATGGTACTTGAGTCCTATCCAAAGATGAAAATATTTAAAATTAGTGATCTAGGTAATTATCCTAAATGGGTTGAAACGCTAGATCATAGAATTAATTATTTAAAAAGTCTTGAGGAAATACCACAGGATTCTGAAATTTATATCTGTGGTTCTAGAGATTCTGTAGCTGAGAGATATAAAGAAAATGGAGGATTCTATAATATAAAAATTTATCCTGATCAAAAAGATGATGTGCATGTAACTTATTCTGGAACAGAAATAAGAAGGAGAATTGTTAATTGTTTTACACCTAATTGGAAAGATGAAAAGTTAAGAAAATTTTTAATCTGGTGGTATGGAAGATCATGTGAATAGACTAAGAAGAATATGTAAAGAAACATATAAAGAATATCTGAGTTTATGTAGAGATATAGATACGTATTTTCACAGAAAACTTCTTCAGGAGGATGAATCTTTTGTAAATCTCATGGAACCTTTCAAAGTTTGCTTAGATCTCAGTGATAGCTCTAACTATTTAGTAGAATATTATACTGGTAATGGAAATTTTCTGAAGATAGATGAGCTTTCATTCTACTTCTTAGAAAAACTTTTTCGAGATTACTTAGAACCTTTGGATAAAATAATGAAATTTACTAGTAGAACGCAATGTAGATTTATGAGGTTTTTAGAAGATCTTATTAAAATTAATCCAGAAAGTAACTACATAAATTCAATTCTAGATAAATGTGAAATAAATTTTCAGTATATTCGAGATAGAGTGATAAATAATATTGGATATTTTGGGTATTCTGAACAGATTTTAGTATCAACATCAACATATAATGATGAAAACTTTATAACTGAAACTGTAAATTTAATAGGAGAATTTATAAAAATAGGAAGATTATATGAAGAAGAATAGAGGAAAAGAGTTAGCATATATTCTAAGACATAATCCGGCCGAAGTAGAAGGAGCGCTTGATTCAGAAGGTTGGTTAGAAACAAAGAAGTTAATTGATCATGGCTGGACTATGTCTGAACTAAAAGAAATAGTAGATACTGATAATAAAAAGCGCTATGAATTATCGGCCGATTTAAGAAAGATTCGTGCTCTTCAAGGTCATAGTGTTAAAGGTATTAATGCTAATTTTAAGAAGTATACAGGATGTAATATTGTCTACCACGGAACACAAAGAAAATTTTTAGAGAGTATATTTAGAGATGGATTAATTCCAGGGAGTAGAGAGTATGTACATCTAAGTTCAGATCCTTTGACAGCAAGAAATGTAGCTCTTCGAAGAGGTCCTGAGATAGCAATACTTAAAGTAGATTTAGAAGGATTAGAAGATGAAGTATTTATTTCAGGTAATGGAGTTATTCTAGTGAAAAAAGTTAGTCCAGAACATATTATTGAAGTAGATTATGGTTCCTGAGAGAAATAATAACTATACGTTTATCATAGAAGTAGATTGTAATGAAGGTGAGGAAAATATATCGATTACTGAGATATCTTTAGATGAATTAAATCAAGTAAATCCTCTTCTCCTGGATATAAGAGAAAATCAAGGATATTATCCAACCGGAAATTTCTTGGTGTACCCTGATCCAAGTCCTGAAGAATTTTACGGAGCTAGGTTTAGAGAAAGTTTTGATATTTTAGAATCAAGGCTTCCTTGTCCGAAGAGTGGATTTAGGAGAATATTAGAAATTAAGGTATTTTCAGAATCCCCAATTTCCTTATACATGTAAATAAAATTAAATAAAATGGAAAACTTAAAAGACATGGAAAAGAATGGAAATTACTTTGTTAGAGAAGACATTGTAAGTGAACAACACGTACATCATAAAGATGAATATCGTGAAAAGAAAAGAGATAAAGTCGTTTTTACAAGTACAATTTTTGAAGAAACTACTCCACAACAAAAAAGAGAAGAGGATTATGGAAAATCTGAAAACTTTTTTGGGTAGTTAATATAGAAAAATGGTTTTGTTGTAGAGAGCTTAGGAGGAAATCTTAAGTTCTCTTTTTTGTTCCTTGCAAACTCTTATTAATGTATTATCATAAAACAATAAAACCATGAATTCTTTAAAATTTTACATTGACAAACTAAAAGATTGTGATGCACACGAAGTTATTAATTCTTTGAGAGTAAATCCAGTATTAAGTGTGGAAGAGAAAAATTTAATTTATTTATATCTTTTCCCTAGACCACTCTTAGACCGACAACTTCCAGAAAGAATTATAGCTTACAGAAAAAATAAGAACCCACAAGGATCTCTTCAACCAGATCTCGGAGAAATTGGATTACTTGTGGAGGCTTATCGTACGGAACAGTATAAAAGATTTATGAAACATTTATTCCACTCTTTTACAGATCCTGAACAACTCTTCCCTATTGCTGGTTTAGGACAATGTGAGTGTGCAATTTGTGGAAAAAATATGTATGAAGAAGGAGCATGGTCTGATTTATGCTCTAGATTTGAATATAATCAGCTAGAAAAAGAGAAAAAAGAATATCTTGCCTTTGGAAGCAAAAATTCTGGTATAAATTTATGTCTAGATTGTATTATTCAATTAAAAGAAACTTCAATACTTTTAGAAGAGATTGAGCCTGGTTATCTTCTAGATTGGAGAAGTAGATGTAAACCAGCGTTATTTGTGTAAAGAAATAAAAATCCCAAGCCTTATTTTACATAGGGCCTGGGTTTATTTTTTATAATTTTTGGAGATCTAAAATTTTAAGATCTCCTATTTTTTCTTTTCCATAAGAGAATTCATAATATTCTGCTTTAGAATCAATCAAGAATGTATACGTTTTATCTTTATCTTCATTAGTTAAAGTAATCGCATAATTATCTTGTTTATTGTGTTTTAATTTTAGTTTATCAATTCTAAAGTATAGAATTTCTGGAGTCTCTTCGTCAGTTTTAATCACTGCTGCAATATTATAATTACGTCCAAGAAGTTCAGATTGTTCTTTAGAGTTTGATAGATTTTCAAGAGCTTCGATAGATAGTGTTTTAGCATTATCAAATTTCGCTAAGAGTCTATCATAAAAAGCTTTCTCTTCTTGAACCTTAAAGTGCATTGATAACGGAAGAAATCTCAATGATTTTCCCGTTTCCTCTGGACTTTCAAAACTAAAGCCTTCCGGAATAATTCTAGCTTCTTTGACTTCCTCTTCCCCAATTATTTTATACTTAATAATTGAAGTTGTAGTCATAGGATCATAATCAGTTATATCCTCAACTTTTACTTCTTTAAGAGAATAGTCCCATCTTCCAGTTTCATCTCTAGAATAATCAATTAGTGCTAAAGAAGATCCAATATGTTTTGTTAGATCTCCTCCTCTAGGAACGTAATTTAGATTTCCTTCATAGAAACCATATAACTTTTTGTACTTGTCTAATGTTGTTAATTCTTTTTCTGGTTTAAATTCTAACATGATTTTATTGTTTTAGTTAATAAAAAAATATTTTCTTTCACATATAAGATTCTCATCCTATTAAAGGAGCAAAATAAATAACTACACCAATCCATAATAGACTAGTGTAGTTAATATTATTAACTGTTACAAATTTTTATTTCTATGTCATCTAAACGTTCAAAGTAGCCAATCCATGGAGTACTATAAGTAAAGAAAGTTCCATCATTTTTCTTTAACTTCAGAGAATATCTACTGTATTGTCCTTCTACATACCACCAATTCTTAGCAGCTTCTTTTTTAAGTTTTTCTCTTGATTCAGAAGTACATATATATTCTAAATCCATTGCAAATTTATAATGCTGTCGAATTGCTTCTTCATTTTCTTTTGCGATAGATATATTATTCCAAGGATAATCAATAATATCTACATCATTATGCGTTTCAAAAGAACTTCCTGTTTGGTAATAAATGATCAAATGTATGATGTCTTTTTCTTGAATATCATTGATTATTTCTTTAAGTAGATTCTTGGCAGCTTCTTCATCTTTTACTCCAAGCGCTTTTAATTTTTCCAAGTATTTTTCCATATAATCTTTGTATAAATTCTATAGTCCAAATTCCAATTACAAATAGGATTGCTAACCCACAGAGTAATATTCTAATCATAAAATGGTACTATTTTCCAACTTGCTTGTCCTATCTTCCAATTCACTTCTATATAAAAAACATTACCTTCATTTGTAATATATTTCACATAAGATCTCCAATCGCGAGTTATAGTTAACCATGGTTTTTTATTATAATTTACAGCATCGATTGAATCTAATTGTCTGTATATATCATGTTCATTTAAATATGTACAAATTTTTCTGGCAGTATCATAATCAAAAAATTTAGCATCAAATCCTACATCAAACTTTATGAAACCAAGATCTTCATTAGTATTTGAATCTATTGTTTTAATTTTATAGTATGTAGGAAATATTGCTTTAATTGGTTCTGGTTCTCTTTTTTCTAGAATAACTTTTGTTAATCCGTCTATAAACATTTCAGCCTCTATTCTGGACATTCCTTTAGAAATTAGCGTTCTTATGTACTTCTCCATAACGTTTTTGTTTTACTTCAATTAATTCTATTTTTACTACACTAGGAATAGTATCACAAACTATAATAGTTGAATCCTCAGCAAATCGTATAGATAACTCAGAGGCTTTAACGTACTCTATGACTTTTTCGGTATTATCTTTGAGAGTAATCTTAAGTGTATAATACTGAAATACTCTATTATTTACCCATTCAGTATAAATAGTAGATACAATACACGCTGTGATAAGAATTAGTCCAATTCCTAGCCATTTTCTTATTCTTCTAGTCTCAATTAAGAGAAAATAAACTCCTATTAGACATATTATTATTGAGAATATAATTACTATAATCGTCATTTATCTTTAGAATTATATTTTTCTAATAACTCCGCTGAATGTTTCTTTAAAGCTTCTTCTGGGGTTAATGAATAATATTTATCAATTTCAAAATCCCAAGTTGTATCTCTGTTTCCTGATGAATTATTAACTCTGAGTTGATATGTTATAAGCGGTTCATCTCGATTTAATGATAAGTTTATATTTACGCATTCAACATCATAATACTTAAGCTCTCCATAAGTAACTCGATATAATCTTGTTCCTGGTTTATATTTATAATTTATTTCTATAGTTTCCATAATCAATCCTCATCACTATTTACTATAAAATCCCAAACTAATTTAACAACTCCTCCTGTTATGAAGAATGTAGTTAGCATCTCTGTAAATTCTGATTTTTCTGGAATTATTGAAAGAATAACTCCAATAATTATCAGAACTAAATCTTGTATAAAATTTCTCCATTTCATGATGTAAGTAAAAATTTAATTGCATTATAAATCACGAAAGCCATAAAAATTATTCCAATGATATATGCTGTAAGAATAAATACTCCTACTGATAGCGCGAATACAATCTTAGTTATAAATCCTAGGAATAAACATCCTAAGAACATTATTACCAAGAACATAAAACATCCTAGACAACTTTTTCCCAACATTCTATTATCCTTTCTTTTAAGTAATTAAAGTATTCATTAATAGATTTTCTTTTCATTTCCGACCATTTTTCATCTACTGTTACAGAATATTGATTTCTTATCATGTAAATTAAGAGATCTTGTACTGTTGTTCCAGAAGGCATTGGAAGTTTGTAATCGCCTAGAATTTCTTCAGAATCTATCATCTCAAGGATATATAATTCTAGTGCTCTAACAATACTACAACACATAGCTTTTCCTCTAGTAGGATATTCTCCATTATCTCCATATAATCCAGTTCCATCCATAAGATCTGGATCATCAAAAGTTTCTGGATTATAAAATGAAATTTGCCAATTCCAATTTATACCTTGACTATAAAATTCTGGTTGGATATGTATTATTACGTTATGTTCGTCTAACCATCCTAAAAGACCAATTAAATTTTTTGGCTCATAATCTTCTCCAAGTTTCTTAGCAATATATCTATATAGATCATTTGCATAAACTAATAATAAATCTAATCTTTCTTTTTCCATCTTTTTCTTGTTCTAAATAATATGTATGGAGTTAGAATAAATATTATGAATGGAGTTTGTGATGCTACTACCCAATCCATATCTTTGGTAGTTAGGTATATAATAGGATCAAATATAAATTTCCAAAAAAGACATATTAAAATGAGTTCACAACCTCCACCTTTCTCATCTAACCATTCCTCAAATTTAAACTTTTTCATATTACTACTCCTTTCCACATTCTTTTTTCTAAAGTATTTGTTACTTCTTCCGGAAAATCAGCGACGTTCCAGTGTGCATCAAATAATTTATGTTTACAGATTTTACATAACCACCATGGAAATTTTTCATATAACCATGCAAAGCTATTAAAAGCCCAATCACGACTTGATGCCCATTCCGTCGCTAAAAATCCGGAAGTATAGATTGGAATACACCCTTCTTCTTTAAATAACTTCCTTCGTGAGACTCTAGGGTCAATCCATGATAATACTTTAAGAAAATTATATAATATTTTTACACTCCATTTATATCTCAATTTTTCTTGAATCGGATAAGTAACTTCATGAAACCACCAATCTCTAAAATATTCAAGACAAGGCATATCATGATCACTTTTATGTTCCCAAAAAGTTTTATAATATTCTTGAATAGGATTTTTATGAATTTCTTCTAACCCTTGAATTACATGATATATTTCTACAGGTTTATCGTTTAATGTAATTCTGTATTCTATATCTGAACTACTAGGTCTAAATTTATCATACGTCCATTTGTGAATTAGAAAGACTGATATATAGTCCTCAGAATTATCACAATCGTAAGTTTCAGACCATCTCCCACATCCCCAAATTCCGAGATACCAATATTTAAGTCCTCCATTAGAAAAACTGAAAGACATTGTCATACTATTTCCCCACTCTTCATTAGGGGAAGTGTCGTCCTCAGATAAGATGGGATTTATTCCTCTTTCTTTTAGTCCATTCAAAATTAATTCTGTAATCTTTTTAAATTTTTTAATTTTTTCTTCATTAATATTTTCCATGATTCTTATTGTTTATCAATTTTAAGGCTTTAAATCCTTATAAATGGAAAAGAGAAAATCCTGTGAATTGCATATTATAGTGTGAGCCCCTGCCTGTGATAGGTCGGGGTTTATTTTCCTTATATGTGTTATGAAGAAAATAAAAATAGAAAGTATTGAATTTTATAGATTACGATATAACAAAAATATTATAATTGGTTATATCAGATTTAATCAGTTATTTAATAGAGAAGAATTTATAAAATTTATTTATGATAAAAATATATCTATTCTTCGAAATAAACTTTTGAATTATCATATTCTAAAGAACTATGAAGAATTAAATGCAGCTAGATCTCCAATAGGGAACTGGATTAGTCCTTCTGAAGTTAGAGATTTAGTAATGGTATTACCTGTTTATTTACATTCTGAGGATAATTATAAAAAATTAACAAAACGAAGTTTATTTAGAAAGCTTAAGAATAATCTTATAATCTCAGAAACAGTTCATAATATTCTTTACAAAGATATTATAATGAATATTTGTCCTTCTGATATAGAATTACGAGGTTTTATTGAGTATTCTCTTAGACTTCCAGATAAACCAGATAAAAGTTATCGTAATTTTATAATGAATATCTTGGATTTTTTAGAAGCTCTTGAAACTCTTACTAATGAATAATAAATAACAATAAACATAAGAATTATGGAAAAAGAAATTAAAATTAATGGTTCAAGATTAAAATTAGTAAAGTACTGTGATTATGAGTATGGGAAAAGTACTGAGATTATCCTGAGAAATAAGAAAAATCTAAAGTATCAATATGTACTTTTAGCAGATAAACTTAGTTCTTCTGGTAATCCTTGGTTAATAATGGATTCTTATGGAAAAAATAAAATAAGAGTTAGTCCTAGTGTTCATAATTACGCATCTGCATGGGGAATAGTAAGAGAAAAAAGAGTTGAAAGATACTCTGGGGAAACTTATTCAACCCAGGATCTTAGAATTATATTATCTTTTCTAGGAAGTACAATTAAACTTGAATACCTAGATACTGCTGAACTTTTAGCGCAAGCAACAAAAGATGAAATAGTTATCGAAGGTTTTTACGAGATGTACGGTCGTGTAGGGATGACTAATTATATTGAAGATCTTAATGATATTATTAAACGTTCCGAATATACACCCAAACCTATTGAAAGAAAAACTAAGTATCCAAAAATTTATTCAGATTATAATAAATATTCAATTAGTAGGTTAATAACTGATTTAATTGAGGATAATGCAAGTATTCTTATTAATCCAGAGTTGATCGGAGAATATAAAAGACTTTCTCCTAAAAAAGTGGATAGTAATACTGCTGTTACTTACCAAAAAGATAAATGGGCGAAAGTGACAGGAACGATTGGAAATAAAAGACGAGCTAACTTAGGAATCTGCTTTGATACTAATGTGGTAGTTAATATCCCAGAAAATACAGTCGGAATAGAACCCGGCGAAAAAACATATAAAACAAGACAATCTATATGTTTAGTAAAGGATGGTCTTCTTAATCAGTCTTTAATAGGAGTTATGATTTCCAATAAACTCGCCGGGAAATTTAAACGACTGGGGATAATAAAATCAGAATTAGTGTTTTCTGGAGAGTATCTAATAGATATCTCATCTCTTCCAGTGGTAACTAAGTGTGCAATTAGAGATATTAGTAGTTATTACCTTTCTCGATTAGAAGTTAAGTATAAACTTGCAGCAATAGCTAATGAATATATTCAAGAGTACTATCCTGAGAAGGTAACTTTAGATCCAAAAATAGAGTTTCTTAAATCTCTTGGAATAGTTGGAGATTATTACTTCCCTAAGAAGGAAACTGATAAAGAAGCTACAAGAAAATCAGAAATGATAATGGAATTGGTTAGTTTTATTTCTGGTATCCCTGGAGAAAAACAAAAAAGACAACTTATGTATAAAGAATATCAAAGAGGAGCATTACCAAAAAGTAGTGTAATCAAAGTATTCTTAGACTCTATTGGTTTTGGAAAAAGGCCAATCGAAGAGATTCGAAAAGAATGGAAAACTAATCTCACTAAATATAATGAAGAGCTTAGAAGAAGAAAGTTTCAGATCATTATGTCAAAAACAACGAGATTTAATGATAAACATTTTCCATTGATTGAGAGTACTAGTAAGACGGTTGATATCTTTTCTTCAGATCATACAGCAACAGTTTCTTGGAAATTTTTACTAAATACTATAAAATCATGAGAGTAATAAATAATTTAGAGACAGTAAAAAGTCTTCTAAAATTTAAGATATCTTCTAAAGGTAAACCGGAGATATATTATTTTGTGCAAGTTATACAAAGAAGAAAAGAGAATCCTGATTTACCTCTTCAAGAAATACAGAGATATGCTTGGTGGGTGACAGATTTAGGAGTTCTTGAAAAATCCTGGAATCGATTAACGGAGATGTGTGAACATTATAAAGCAAGAGCTTACATATCTATTACACCAAGATCTTTGGAAAAATTTGGAAAGCAATGTATGTTTGAATATTCTAAGAGAGTAGCAAACAATGATTATACAAATATACATAATCTTCCAAAGAAAGTAGCCTTAAGTAATGAAACGGTTCAATCAAAAGGAGTTGTAGATAAACCTAGGTGGATTTTAGATATTGATTCTGAAGATAAATTCTATCAACATGATATAGAAAAATTTATCTCAGGATATACTAATATTCTAGGAAAAATTAATACTCCAAATGGTTGTCATCTTGTGATAGAGTCATTTAATTATGGACTTATTAAAGATTATCTAGTTTCTAAAAAACGAGAGGACTATAAAATAATAAGTGATAATGAGGTTGAAAGACTATTTACTCTTAGAAGAGAAGGGAACACAATTCTTTATGCAGTAACTAACTAAACTAGAACATTTAAGAAGAAGGAATGAAATACTTCCTTCTTTTTATTTTCTTCTCCCCTGAAATTCTTATATATGAAGCGGAAATTAATACAGAATCCGCTTCGAAAATAAATGCGTAAAGAATTAAATAACATTAATGAATTAAATTATGAAAAAGTTAAAAACAGTAAAAGTTCCCACATCTAACGGAGAAAAAGTGGTAGTCTTTAGACCCATTGAGGAAATTCCAACATCACATTTAATTTGTGATAAAGAATGTCCTTATGGAAAATGTTGTTCTTTTATCCCTGATCCTAGAGATCCCGGAAATGAAGAACTATCATTTATCGATTTTTGTAATGATCTTGGAGCTAATGAAGGAGAAGATTCAGATTTAACTTCAATGGTTCCAAAAGAAGGCACTCTTGAGGAAATTTTCAAAGATCAGCCTGATATATTACAAAAAATCGCCGGAAATAAAAAATTGGTTTATCTCGACGAAGTAATCGATAAATGTTGCCCTGATATCTGTGAATATTATAATAAGGAACATTCAGAGTGTACCTTAGAAAATAAGATGTGTATTCTTCGCGGATTGTTTGTAGGTCCAGTTAAAGAAGACAAACCTTCTAAAGAAGAAACGCAGGGACAGGAAGCTGTTGAAGAAAAGAAATAAGTTTTAGGGAAGTAATATGATTTACTCCCTTTATTTTATATAAGTATGAATGAATTATTAAATTTTGAGTATAATGGATGTATTATTCCATTTGCATTGACTAGTAATGATGTAATGCTACTGAGATAGCAAAAGTTTGTAAGAAGCAGTTAGGTCATTATCTTAGTAATCAACAGACAAAAGAATTAATCAATGAGGTCTCGATCGATATCGGAATTCCGATATCGGAATTAATAGTAGTTATTAAAGGAGGTATTCCTCAGAATCAAGGTACTTGGATGCATAGATTAATAGCTATTCATTTTGCTATGTGGTGTAGTCCTAAATTTGGAGTATGGTGTCTAAGAAAATTAGACGAAATTATAAATAATGGATTTGCTCTGAGAGACGCTGAAATTGGAAGATTAACCTCTGAAATTACTAACCTACAGATTACTATTCAAAATCAACAGCCTCAAGTAGATTATTGTAATCGAGTCCTAACTACTTCAGAAAATCTATATTCAACAAGAGATATAGTGAAAGATTTGGGTCTTGGAATATCTAATATAGAATTATTAAGATTATTAGAGAAGAATAATTTAATTTTTAGATCTCATGATAAAAAGAAATGGTACTTAAAGGAACCATTTGATAAATTTGGATATACAAAAATAGTTACTATATTTGACAAGGCAGGAAAACCAAGAAATGTAAAGAGGTGGACTGAAGAAGGACGTCATTGGATTTATAGTTTATCAAAGAAATTATAGGGATATGGAAATAACAGGAAAATATGGTAAAGCAATTGTCTTTACTGATAATATTGAACCAGAAGCAGTTTCTCAAGTCTACGAACTTTTAAATACTAAAATGACTGAGAATGAAACAGTTAGGATTATGGAGGATTGTTTAACAGAGGACACAGAAGTATTAACTGAGAATGGGTTTAAGAAGATAATTGATCTCGATAATACTGTTAGGGTTGCTAATTATAATCCAGATACTCAATTAGTTGAATTTTATTCTCCAAAAAATATTCTTATTAGAGATTTAAGAAAAGATGAAAAAGTTTATAAATATAATAACACTAGAGGATATTCTTTCAGAGTTTCTCAAAGGCATAGATTAGCATTGAAGAATAATATGGGAGAATTAGCAGAAAATATAGATTCTTTTCTCATGAAAGAAAACATATTTAATGCTAAAGGTGTTAGTACTCCGATAAATAAGTATACAGATAACGAGATAAGAATATTATGTTGGATTATTGGCGATGGAGTAATAGCAAATACACATAATCCAAAAAGAATATCTCGTAATATTCGTTTTGGGTTAAAGAAAGAGAGAAAAATAAATCGAATAATACAATTATTTGATGAAGAAGGATATAAATATGGAAAAAGTGAATATAATAAACAAACAGTAATTAGATTATCTGTTAAGGATAGTGAGAAATATATTAATTTAGTTACACTAAAGAAAAAATTTCCCTCTGATTTAATATTTATGTCTCAAGAACAATCAAAGATTTTTTTTGAAGAATTAATTCAAGTTGATGGAGACTATGAAAATTATATTAACAATAATCACGGAAGTTATAGAATAAATTCCAAAGATCTAGATACTTTAAATTTAATATCAGCTATTGCAACAATCAATAAAGGTTTGTCAAAAATAGTATTAAAGACTTTTAATGGATATAATGGTTTAAATCAAATACATTATATTAATATAATAGATGATTCTAAACTTAATTATTCAAGAAATGGAATACATAATTCAAAATTTCAAAGAAATGAAGTTGAGTATTGCGGTAAATTAGTTTGTATTGAGACAAATACTGGATATTTTATTGCTAAACAAGGAGGATTAACTTTTATTACTGGGAATTGTCATGCAGGAAAAGGTTGTGTAGTAGGATATACTCAAACCTACTCTGGTGGTCCTCTTGATCCTGATGTGGTTGGCTGTGATCAAGGTTGCGGTATGTTAAGTGTAAAATATAAAATGCCTTCGGGAGATCCAGAATTAGCTCTTTGGGATGCTAGAATTCGTAGAGATATTCCAATGGGTATGGAGATTAATGAGAAAACTGTTATCCAAGAAAAAGAATTCAAGAAATTTTTTAAAACAAAACTTGAAAGAGCAAGAAGTTTATGGCCTGAATTTGTATGTTATGAAGGTCTAGGAGAGATAGAGAAATTTATATCAAAAACCCTTAAAAGAATTGGTATGTCTGAGGGAATTTTCTATAAATCTCTTGGAACTCTTGGTGGAGGTGAGAAAAATTGATTGCCTCCAGAATGATTAATAGTCATTCGTTGTAAAAGTCGTCCATATCGGGAGAAGCTGAGATGCTAATCACCGAGGGAAGGTTATAGTGTTAAAACTTATACCCCCGTAGAGAGCAGAGGGACTTGGCCTGGCATAAAAGTCAGAAGGTGTGCTCCGAACTAGTAGGAAAAAGAACTACTAGAGATAGGCAGAAATGACCTATCCGATACTTGAAAGTAGTATTAGTAACAAAATTGAATCATTTTATAGAACTTGGACAGGTAGAAGAAGATAAAGAGTCTGTTTGGGTTACTATTCATACAGGATCAAGAAATTTAGGAATAAAAATACTTGCTTATTGGAAAAAACAGATTGGGAAAACTAGGATAATTGAGGCGGATATGAAAGCGGCCGAGAGAGGAATTAAGGAAAAGTATAAAGGTCAAGGGAAGAAAATCAAAGAAGAAATAGAAAAACTTCATGCTTCCGGCCGATATACAATTCCGCCTAGTAGATTCTTAGTAACACATGAAGATATATCTGGTTATCTTGGGGATATGTTTTTTGCTCAAGCTTATGCAGAATATAATCGAATGGTAATATCAGAGAGAATTAAAAAAGCTCTTGGACTTGGAAAAGAGCTTGAGAGGATTGAGTCTATTCATAATTATATAGATCCAAGAGATAGAATAATTAGAAAAGGATCCATTCAAGCTTACGCCGGACAAAAAGTAATTATCCCTATGAACATGGCTTTTGGAACTTTAATTTGCGAAGGTCTTGGTAATCCTGATAGGAATTATAGTGCTCCTCATGGTGCTGGGCGCTTAATGTCTAGGCGAGAAGCAAGAGAACGATTAAGTCTCCAAGAATTTAAAGAAAGTATGGGCAATGTATATTCTAGTTCTGTATGTCTCGCCTGTATTGATGAAGCGCCCGAGGTATATAAAGATCCTTCTGAAATAATAACTGGAATACAAGATACAGTGAAAATTTTGGAAATTATTAAACCTATTTTATCTATTAAAGCAGGAACTGGAGATGGTGAAGATTAGTTTTTACAGAAGACTTCAAAAAGAATTATCAACTGATATTGGAATTGTTAGTGGAAATATTCTTGGAGAGAACTTTATTTTAGAATATAATTTAGATGGGTTAGCGACTAAGAGAATAACTCCTAAACAAATTTATGTAAAAACTTGTCTTGGAAAATTTTGTATATTTCGATTTTGTGATGATACTTCTTTATTAGAACATCTTCGATATAGAAATATGATCGATTGCTTAATCATTCAGGAAGTTAGTGTTGACCTAGAAGAACTCAAAAAATCATTTATCCAAGGATCTAAAAATTGTCCTTATGCGAATGATTTGAAACATTTAGTAAAAAACTTAGATAATATAAAATTTACATGACAGGGATAATAGTTGATACAAACGATATGATTGAATTAAGAGAAGTAATAATTCGAACTATGAAAAATTTAGATATTTACATATGTATTGATGATCAACACTATAATTATCTTAAAAGACCTAGACGAAAAGATATATATGAATCTATTGGTTTTGGTAGGTTTTATTTTGAGTTACCGGAAAAAATGTCAAATAGATCAATTGTTAAAGTTTTAGGGACAGTAGAAGGAATAGATTATAAAAAGATAATTCAGGGTATGAAGAAAGCTTTTAATGATAAATTTTGGGGTGGTGATGACACTCAATTGACTATATTAAAAGATATGATAAATAATTCAAAAGAATATTTCCTATGATAGCAGATATTGTTATATCGAATTATTATTTTAAATTACATTCTACTAGAGATACATTTTTAATTCTTTCAACAAGTACAGGTCTTTCTATTAATATAACTGTTCCTGTTATATTAAAACGACCATCTTATGAAACTATCTACGCTTTTATTAGAGAAGGATGTTTTGGTATAGAACCGAAATGTACAAATGATAATAGATATATGATTATCGGAAGCGTAGAATTAGATGCTCAAAAAGTTATAGAATGTTTTAAGGAAGCTCGTAAAACAGAATTATGGAGACTTTATATGGAGAAGTCTCATTTAGCTAAACTTGATGAGCTTTTATTAAATCCGGAAATCCTTATAAGTGATAAACATAAACTATAAAACTTATGGAAGAAGATAATAAATTTAAAGAATATCTAAAGCCTGACTACTCTTCGGAAGAACCTCCATATGATTCAGGAGATGATGACGATGATGATATCAATGAAATCGATGAAGCAGAGGAGGATGAGAGAATAGAAAAAGTAGTTAAAGGTCAAAAAGAATTGAATGAAAAAATTATGCAACAGACACCATTTGGACAAAGTGTAGGTGGAGGTAATTGGGGTCAACCATCAACTCCATCTTGGAACAATAACGGAGGAGGATCTTCGTGGGGAGGAAGTAATAATCAACAGTATCCATGGCAAACAAAACCGGCAGGAGGAAATTCTTGGGGAAACTCAGGAGGATCTTGGAGTGGATCTTCTGGCTGGGGTAGTAGTGGTAATACTGGAGGATCCTGGGGAAGTAGTAATACAAATAATGGAAGAAAAGAAATTGATCGACAGAAACAAGTAATATTTTGTGATGTCTTAGATTGTCTAGTAGAAACTTTTCAGAGTAATGGAAAACCAGGTCTTCTTCCACGTGGAATTTATGATATTAGACTCCGTTTTGAAGTTTGGGATAAGATTTTATGTTTTAACCCAAATAAAGTTTATGCTATGGTTCCAAGAAATCTAATCTTAAGTAGTAATGGTTCAGATTCTTGGAAAATAATGTTAGAATATATTGTTTGTGCTTTATCAGAATATCTAAGAGTTCCGTATGATCATTGTCAAATCTTAGTACAGAATGATTTTGGACAATCTAAAGATAGAATGATGGATGCTGTAATTTCTAAGACTCGTGGATTTGATAAGAATTCAGCCATACAAATTGGACTTGAATCTGGTTTATATGGTCAAAGTAATAGAGATATATTAGCAGCAGAAAAAGTAGGAATTGATTATATAGATCTTGGACAACTTCTTAACATATATTTCTAATGATTAACCTAGAACAGAAAGGAGAATGGGGCGTATATTTCTTTGATATCGACCATGTTCTTATATATTCTGCTACAATAGAATTAACTCCGAAGAAATATACTAGGAATCCAAGTATAGTTCCTGGAAAGAAAAATAAATTGGTTATAGAATTAGGAGTTGAGCCTGAATATTATTTTAAGAAAACAGGGTTAAAATGTCTTATGAAGCGTATGGAAAGTTTAGGAATTATTAACCTCGAAGATAAACATCGAGGGAATACTTCTTATGATCCTATTATTTGTGATAAAAATTGGAAAAAGATTAATTCATTAGAAATATCTTTAAAAACGATAGTCGATATAATTAAAAAGAAAGATACATATTTAATTGTAGGAGATTCAAAAACTGTAATAAATATTCTAAATTCTTCTGAAAGCTTGAAATTCTTATAAATGTATAAAATATAACAAATAGAAAAATGAAAAATTTAGTAGCACAAAAATGGATTGATGAATGTGGAACTTTATTTCCGATTGATGGAAATACAGTACTTTATCCAACTCCAGGTTCAGGAATTTTTGAATTATATCAAGGAAAAGGTCAAGATAAGAGAATCGGTTTAAAAAAACTCTCAGAAAAGTTTGAATTTAATCACAAAATATATGATGTAGGTTGTGATAATTTATTTGATATAATTCAAAAAACTTGGGAATCAGATAAATTTGTTGAAGAGAATAAGAATCTTGGTGTTATTTTCACAGGATATAAAGGAACAGGAAAAAGTGTTGGTGCTAAACTATTATGTAATAGATTAGACATTCCTGTCATAATCATTCCTGATAATGAAATAGAGGGAATGGTAAGTTTTATTCAACAACTCGACTTTGAATGTATTGTTTTGATTGATGAAGCAGAGAAAACATTTAAGCGAGGAGAGAGTGATGAAGTATTACTAAAATTAATTGATGGGGTATATAATAGATCAAGAAAATTATATATTCTAACAACAAATACACTTAACGTAAATGAGAATTTACTTGGACGTCCTGGAAGAATTAGATATATCAAACAATTCGGAAATTTGTCAGAAAAAGCAATAAACGAATATTTGGACGATAATTTAAAAATTCCAGAAGAGAGAGAGAATATTCTTCAAAAAATCGATCTTCTTGAGATATCTACTATTGATATTCTTGGTTCGATTGTTGATGAAGTAAATATTCATGGAAAACTTTCTGAAGATACTTGCCTTAATATTCCTTTGGCTAAATATGTTTTCGATATCATGAAATTCCCTGTTGAAACAGAGGAAGATGTAACAAGGATTAAGGAAATTCTTCGTCCAGGAAGAGCTAATTTCCCAGAATGGCTTGGAAAAGATTGTGAGATGGAAGATAAAGATTCAGATACTAAGACAAATGAGGATTATTGTAGTAATATCCTAGATGGTTGGAAAACTAGAATGACATCTCAATTCTCAAGTCTCTGGAAAAATCAAGAACTTAGTATTGGAACCATTCTTGAAGATCCTGATGAAGACGGATTTATTCTAGTTAAGGATATATATGGGGATGGCGAAACATTAGTTAAGATAATTAGACAGAAAGGTAATCCAAGTTTATATCGAGGTGGATTAATGTTCTGATAATAAAGATATAGAGTATTTGAAGACAGAGGGTGGCAAGTCGTGAGATTATGGCTGCCCTCATTTTCTTATTTATGTAAATTATGGAAAAAAAAAGAAAAGAATAATAACTAGTTTTTCAGATGTTATTACAAATTCAAGCACTGAAGTATTTTTAATTCAAGGACCAGATGCATTAAGACAGATGATTGGTACTGGAATATATAAAAAATATCAAAAAGATTTCCTTGTTCTAAAAACTGAGGAAGATGTTGAATATTTCTTTAGATTTCAAGGAAAGAAAAGATTTAATCATAATTATTCAATATGGGATTTAAAACCTCTACTAGGAAATCTATTTAACTTATACCTTGATATGAACAATGAATTCCCTGATAAAGAAGATGATATTTGGGAAATGTTTAAACCAAAGATTATGGAGAGATTAAAGGGAACTATTGTATATATTGATATTAAACATAATCAAAAAATTATGAATAGACTTTATGAACTGTATCCTGATGATAAAGACTATTCTTATGAGTTAGATAACTTAGAAACAAAAGGATTTAGATATGGATGGAGTCTTGACTGATACTTCGGGAATAACAACAAATAAATTCTATGTATATACAGATGAAAGAAACCCTCGATATTCTATTTGTTGTTTTAGACTTGGGAGTCAGGTAAAACTATCTCTCCCTAATGAACTTTTGAACCTATTTGGAGGTAACCCTGAAGAAAATATTTATGCTGTAGATCATATTATTTGTTTAAGATTCGAAATAAAACAACCTATCCTAAAACAACTAACATTATCTAAGGTATGCAAAAGTATAATTGATATAGTTGCACTTACTCCAGAAGAATTTAAGAGTAATGCTGGAACTATATCACGGCGCCTGAGATTACTAACGTTCAATCAGATAATTACAACGAAGGAATATATTAATAAAGCAACTTTCATTCGTAACTTAGGGACAAAAGTAACATTATCAGAAGAATTACTATATATTATAAAAAATTATGAGCAAAAGACGTTTAATCACTAGTTATTCAGATGTAATAACTAATTCAAGTACACAAGTTTTCTTCTTAGATATTGAAGAAAAATTAATAAATCTTCTAAATGAAAATAATATAACTGATAAAGTGATTATTATAAATTCTAAAGAAGATGTAATTCGTGCTGTTGAATTTTATCAGAAAGAAGAGGATAGTGGGGGATACGGAAATAGTGAGATATTCAATCTTATTAATTTCGTTTATGAGTGGTATGATATGTATACTGAATATGGTAAAGGAGATAAATGGAAAGAACTTAACGATGCAGGTAAAACCGATAGAGAGATTATTGATTTTATTTGGCCATTAATAGACGGGGTTATCGGAAAAGTATATTATTCATTTGCAGATGATTGTGGTATACCTAAAGAAGCTGATATTCTTTGGGAAAATGGATATAATAGTTACAGAGAATAATAAATAGAGTTATTATATAAAACTATACTTAAAATAATAGGTATAGTTTTTATTTTTCTTCCCTTAAAACTCTTAATGATGTAGTAGATAGTTGTGTTCTGCTACCGTAAAATAAAATATATGAATTATGGATAGAAAAGAAGAATTAATTAATCTCTTAGGTATTTTTCTAGGAGATTCAAAGAAACAATCAGAAGAAGTTAAACCTAAGATTGTTGAGATATGTAAGGAAAGATTTGATAAGATCTATGAAGTTTATAGAAAATATGGATTAACTGATTCATGGTATGATGAATATGATCCTACTCGAGGAAGTCTTTGGTTAGATGATGATTACAATGAGGATGCTATTAATGATAAAAGTATTTGTTTAGAGTATACAGATCATTGGGGTTATGGTGGTAGTTGTCATTGCTATATGGAATTAAAATTTTCTCAATTTGAAGATTCTTTTATAGAGGCGCTAGATAAATCCCTTAAGAGTACAAGAATCGCTTCATTAAAAAGAGAAATAGAGTTACTTGAAGCTCAATTAGAATCTAAGAAAACTTGTTTAAAAGAACTGAAAAATGGCAATGAAAACGAGTAATACAAATATTGAATTAAGTAATGATATCAAAATTTCTGATTCTGTAGTAAAAGCTGTAGTTGAAAAAATTCTATCCTCTGCACAATCGGATGAGATTTTAGATATAGTTATTAATTATCTTCGAGGTTATCTAGAGAAAATAATGGATAATCCTGAGATAATAGTAAATAATGAAGAGAGATTAGTATCTACTATAGATAAAAGAATCTTTGGAGATTTTAATTTAATGCAAAGATTACATAATATAGAAACAGTTATAACTAATATTAATAGTGTTATTACAGGAAATAATATTTATTGGAATAGTAATCAAGAATTTTTCTGTAATTCTCCACTACGTGATATAGCAAGTGAAATAGCTGATATCAAATGTAGAATTGATATGTTAAAAAATGAATTTTATATGCTACAAAATCAAATTCCTTAGCATTCTGAAGAAAAAAAATAAAAAGAGGATCAACTTGACTAATTAAAGTCAAGACCTCTTTTTTTTCTTTGTAAATTTCCTTTTGTTTAGTTATAGTCTCTTGATATATAAAATCAAAAGGAAATCTTTAGTTTCCATTTCTGTTTCGATCTTGAGTTTAACCTCGTGATCTCATCAGGTTAGGAATTCACCTAACTACAAAAATGAAAATGGAGGGAAATTTTGTTATCCCTCCGGTTAGTCATCAATGAATTCTTCTTCATTGCTGTTAAATAGTTCCGGAATCATATATCTAAACCAATAATAAATTCCGGTAGTTCCCATAATTATTGCTGATATTGAATAAATTATATCAAATCCTAATATCCAAGCAATTCCTGCTAATATCATTGTCATAAAAATAATGACTTCTGTTATCTTTTTCATAATATATTAATTTTGTTAATTATTGTCTCTAAACCCAAGTTAATCCATAACTCGGGCTGGTTGTTTTAGCTTATTCAGCTTTTACTTCTTCAGCAGGTTTTTCTTTTTCTGCATCCGGTTTTAGGTTGACGGTTTCTTCTACCAATTTTTCCAAATCCTCATCTCTAAGACCTTTCGGTTTGAGTTTTTTATAGGCTTTTTGACAACCTAAGGTAGTTGCTACTCCTAATGCCATTCCTGCTCCAGCTGCTACTGCTACAACTTTTGTTGCACCAAATTTCGTTACTGCTGAGTTAATTAGTTTCATAATTTTTCCTCCTATTATTTAAGTTATTAATTTTGTTAATTATTGTCTCTAAACCCAAGTTAATCCATAACTCGGGCTGGTTGTTTTAGCTTATTCAGCTTTTTTGTTTTTCCGGTTATTTAAACATTTTTTAGTTTTCTTATAACCATAATCAAATACTACTTTTGCTGCTATTCCTGCTACAAAAATTCCAACGTTTTTTACAACTGCTTTCATAATTCTATAATTTTTTGTTGTTAATATTCTTTTGTCTCTATTTTCTAAGTAATTTACTTAGAAATGGTTGTTTTTACTCTAAGCTTCTCTCTTAAAGATTTCTAACTTAGAATTATATATAATCTTTATAATTTCCTCATCGGTATTTATCATAGGTTATATATAATAATTTAACTGTATATTAAATCCCTCTAAATTCACATCCTATTACTAATAACTCTAGACTATACAGGTCCTTTGTTATTTTCATAGTTCACCATATATATTTGGCTACATGTCTTTGATATATTCCTCTTGATAATCCTTTATCAGGTTTATCTCAATATATCGTGGCCTTATAATATTATCTACTATAAGGAATTTATTTAATTTTTTATTTATTTTGTTAAACTCGGCTAAATGCACGTTATAAAATTTGTTAGTGCTTGCCAAGTTATGTGTCCAACCTTTATCAATTATTAAGTTATATTAAGTATTTTCTCTATTTTGATAAATAGTATAATTCAATATAGTAACTTAATATACTTATTTAATTACGCTCAGAACTTATCCTTGTAAAAGATATTTTAATACTATTTAAATATCTACTCAAGTGGTATAACAACTTCCACCTGTCCTTATATTATATTTCATAATTATAAGTTAGATCAAGGTGATGAATTTTATAAAGTCGTTCTGACGACTTCTAGGTTAGCAACTCCTAGTCTCTCCTTATAATACTCCGTCATCACACCTTTCGTATGTATTATAAGTTCTAGTTATATCTATGTATAACGCTAAAGTATAAAAGACATAATATATCTTTTAAATTAGATATACTATGTCTTTAGGTAATATCAGATATTTCTATCTTTTATTACATATATAAGGCTAATAGGGTTTCTTAGACGGTATTATTTTAACCTCTTAGGAACTCTATTTTCCTTTCATATATAAGGTTTTTAGTCTTTTCTAGACGGTGGAAAAATAAAGGGTGGAATTACCCACCCTTTTCTTACTTAACTGCAAGCAAAAACGTTTTATAATCAACAACAGACTTTCGATATATACTATCTATGTCAGCGCCAATCAAATAGAGGGATTGTTTATAATCTCTCAATGTTTCTGGCTCATTGATATAATATTCAACTAATCTGTTTACTATTGTTTTTATTAATCGCAGTTTTCTTATTACGTAATCTCTATTAATCGAAGGAACATCAAAATCCTTTCCTTCAATCGCATACTTGTTTAAGATAGCTGTATAGTTGTCATAACTATCTTTTAGTTTATCTACTATTCCATTGGATAAACTATTTTCAACTGAGACATCTATGTAATTTTTTACTCCATCTCTTAATAATCCTAATGCACTTAATATTGTCATTAGTGTGTTAAGTTTTTCTATCATATTCCTTTTCTTTTAAGTTTGTTTTTTATTCTCACTTATAAGGCTTTCAAGGAATATCAGACTAGCAAAATACTTCAGCGTCGTAATAGCCTTTTTCTAGTGCATTTAAGAAAAATTCAACCTCTTCTGCAGACATAGGAGCAAAACCATGAACATCAACACCTACATCTAATCCAAATCTCTTAATCATTTGTCTTCCATGAATATGTCCAAAAAGATTATACTTTTTTGTAGAATTCATAGGTTCATGTACAAGTGCTATCTCTTTTCCTAGGAGTTTTGTTTCTGCTTCAGTTAGGAATACTTTTGAAAAACCAGAATCTATAAGCTCTCCTATAAAATCAGGTATATCTAGATTTCTTTCAGATTTTTCTTTAATCTCATAATTTCCACAAACTAATCGAATATCTCCATTTAAATATTTCAAGTAACTTCTATCACCAAAATCTCCAAGATGCCATACGATAGCTTTAGGAGGAACTTTAGTATTCCATCTCTCTACCATAGTCCAATCCATATCTTCAACATTCATGAAAGGACGTTTAGATAATTCCAAAGTTCTTTCTGCGCCGAAATGTGTATCGGAAGTAAAAAACTCTCTTGAACTGGACTCTCTATTAGATATTTCTTTCTTTAACTCAGATATACATTCGTCTAAAGAGCTATATACATTTTTTATTCCATATGCTTTAGCTTTTTCGATCAAGTACCTTCTTCCGTGTATTTTCGGCGCAATTCCTAAGATTATATTTTTCTTTCTAACTAAATTTTCGGTAAGTTCGATTTTAGTAGTTTGTGCATAATCTCTTCCTGGTATATCTTCAACAGCTTCAGGGATCCAAAATAATATAAAATCTGATACTCTAAGTCCAATTGTTTCCCAATCTACCTGTTTTTTATATTCAGCATCAGATAAACCTCCAGAAATTTTCTCTTTTCTTCTAGGGTTTATCCAAGTTACTCCCTGAATATCTGGAACTGTTTCTTGCCACTCTGGAGCTCCTTGAATAGGTCCTCCCAAAAATACCCAAGTATCTTCTTTCTTGGGTAATTGTTCTATTGCATAAATCATTTTCATTTGAAATTTATTTTTGATTCTGTATCTGCTAATTTTATAAGGTATGGTATTCTAAAATTTCCATACATACTTTTAATAACTTCAGAATAATCTTTATCTTGATTAATTGAATCTACATATAAAGGATTTTTACTATTTCCTCGAAAACATTGAAAAGTATGTAGATTATTATCACGGTAATAACTTTTCGCAATTCCAATAATATTAAGATTCTTTCTTCCAAGTTTCTTATATAGATGTGCTCCTAGTCCTGGTTTAGGTTTTTCAAAAGATTCTTCATCATTCCACAACCAAACATGAGAATCTAATATGATTGTATCGAATTTATCAAGATCTATATTTTCTAATAATTTTACAATCCCAGGAAGTTCTCTTTTATAAAATTCTCCAGGAATATAAGAATCGAAATTGTTAATAATAATTGAAATTCTGTCTATAGGTTCATTATCTTCCCAGTTTTTAAAAATAATTCCTGAGATTTTTCCTAAACACTCTTTTTCTTTATAATATCCATCAATTATTATCTTATTCATTTTTTTTAATAATTTTCTTATTTAGATACTTCTTTTTCTTCTCATAATCAAATTCTAATCGATCTAATTGATTTTGAATAGTAGAGTTCCAACCTTCAATGGCTTCTTCTTCTGATTCATATAGTTTATAATTATCTAAGTTATATCTATTAGGAGTTAATTGAAAGTAGCCAACTATCATATTAGTGGTTTTGTTTCTTAAAGGATACCAGGTGGTGTTTCTTCTATATCCAGATCCTTCTTCTTTTCCTAAAACTACTTCTTGCGGAGAGTTTATATTTTCAAGTTTATAACTATACGGACCGATATAGAATCCAAAAGTCCAGAACGTTTGTCCTATAAGTTTATCAAGTTCTTCATATGTTTCTGGCTGTTTCATAATTTTTCTATTTTAGAATTTAAATATCTCAATCTTTCTTCATAATCATGTTGAAGTTTATCTTTTTGATCCTGAACAACTGCATTATAAGCTTCTACACACTCTTCTCTCGTTTCAAAAAGATATGGTAGAAAAAATCTTATGTGATAATTTTTGAAAACTAGATTTTTATTTTTACTTTTTAAAATAAGAGAATAATCACTTTTTTCATCCCAATTAGTTACTAAGACTTCGATGGGTTTTACTAACCTTGTACATTTATAAGATTTACTAGAAAATTCTAACATAAAATACCAAAGTGACTTGGAATTTTCTTTATATTCTAACAATAATTCTTCTGTTATCATATTAATTTAGATTTTATATATTTGAGCTTTTCTTCATAAAAATGTTGAAGTCGATCTACGGTATTATGAATTCGAGCGTTATAATATTCTTTACATTCTTCTTCAGTATCGAATATTCTCACAAAAAATTTACATTCTGAATCTTTTCTTTCTTTATAACCCTGAAAAGATCCAATTACAGAATTATCAGAAACTTTTCGAAGATATAATAAATTATCTATATCAATTTTTAAAATAATTTCTGCTGGTTTTATGATACTAGAGCATCTAAAAGTTTTCTCCCTAAAACTAATACAACTATACCAAAATGTTTTATCCTTAGGGAGATTCATTATTTCTTTCGCTGTTAATTGTGTTATCATTTTATTATCCGTTTTTTAAGATTTCTTTCGGTGGCTTTCCATTGAGTTTCGAAGAGTTTCAATTTACCCTCGATATATTTATTCCTGTGTTCAATACATTCACTTGGAGTATTAAAGAATTGATAATGAAGTTGATAGTTTTTTATTATTTTCCCGCTATTCAGTATCTTTACTATCCTAGGAATACCACCAAATTCATCAACAACTTCAGCTTCAGATGGTGGAATATCTCTATAAACTCTTCCAGTATCTGATATTTGTAATGAATAAATCCAAACTGTTTTCATAATTCTTTACATTTAGTTAGAGTCCACTCTTTATAATTCATTCCTCCTGTTTTAGTATCGAAATGCTTGATAATTTCCTCGAATGGTATTAAGAAGGTTCCAAGAGATTTTGCTAACTCAGAATTAAAACCTACATCAACTTTAAGATCATAAATACTATTAATATATTCAGTAAGGTGACCATGAACGTGACCAAATAAGTGAATAGATCCATGAGGTTTATGATTCCAAGATACAAAAGGATAATGACACATAGTTACCATATAATCTTTTCCTGAATGCTCTATATGAACATCAAGAATATCAGAGATTATTTTGAAATACCCTTTAAGTGGTGCCTGATCAAAATAAAGTCCATAGTTATCATGATTCCCAACAATTTTATAAATATTTTTACAAGGAATCTGATTTAAGACATCTTTTATATCGTCAACAGGCATTTTCCAAAACATATCACCTAAATCGAATATAATATCTTCTTCTTTAGTTTTTTTAAGTTCCTCTAAGATATAATTATTCATTTCAGTTACATCTTTAAAAGGTCGAGAATCATATTTTATTACATTTTCATGACCATAATGAAGATCTGATATAAAATAGATTTTTCCAGATCCAGCAGTTGTAAAGGGTTTTTTAATCTTCATAATCTTTTGCTATTTTTATTAATTTATTCTCTTTATAATATCCGATAATATTATTAAATACAATAATCTCTAAATCTGTAGTATCTAAATCCTCTATATCCAAATTATGTTTAGAGTACTCTCCATAATCCATATCAACTTTAATATAATTAAATGTTTTGTTTACATAATATAATTTTTGAATATTTCCTGATATAGATTTAGATTCTAAACTCTTATAATCAAACACAAGATCTTCAAGTGTATCTAATCCAGTAAATTCAAGGACTTTAAGTAATTTAGTTATTACTGAATCTACTAAACGTTTCCTATAAAGTTTATTTAACTCTATTAATTCTTTCCTATTATTCATAATCTTCGAGTTTCCACTTACGTGAATAATCTTTTTTACTTTTATGAGTGATACTAGGTCTTAAGGATACTAACTTTCCTGTTTCTTTAATTTCATTATCTCTCCTAACTTTTTCGGCTATGGAGATTAATTTCTTTTTCTTCTTTTTCATATGATTATTTTATTACATTTATAAGGAAATCCAAGTTCCTTATATGTGAAAATAAATAAAAGAATTATGATTAGATGTTATGAAGCTAAGTTATCAAAAAATTTAAACCCTAGAGTTAGAAGTTTTATCATGAAAGAATGGATGGAGAAGAGAAATACTTATGGAATTGAATTGAAGAAATATATTATAGATTCTTCATCAGTAGATCAACATCCAGTATTAGGACTTTATATAAAAGATCAAAAAGTGTTTGGAGATAATATACTAGTAGATAATAATTTTTCAGAAAGATTATTAGGAAGACATGTTATTTACTTTCCTAACTCAATAAAAGTAAAACAATTAGGGTTTTATAAGAGAAGGATTCTTAATTTTTATCCTGTGAATTATGAAGAATCCATTTTCTCTGAAAATAAAATGCGTTCTAAACTTGTTAAAATGATTGGAATGTTTGGTGAAAATAACTATAATGTACTAGGAATTATTTATGGAGATGTATATCAAGTTAGAGAAAATTATAGAGAATTATTTTATAATATATGGAATTCTAAAGTAAATGGAAATTATGAAAAACCTATTAATCTAGGGAAAATAGAAATATAAAAAAAAGAGGACTGTAAAAAGTCCTCTAATTATTTTTCTTTATTTTGTAATCTCTAATAATGTCTTGGAGATTAGATTTATAGCACCTTCCACATCTCGATAATCACATACTTCAACTTGAGTATGCATATTTCGTTGAGGAATAGATACTAACATAGTTTCACAATCAAAAGCACCTTCTTGAATTGCTGAAGTATTTGTTCCTCCTGCATATGAAGCTGCAAGTTGATATGGAATTTCATTAATCTCAGCAACTCCGATCATTTTACAGCGAAGATTCCAAGATTTATCAGGTCCATTCATGATAACAGGTCCTTTCCCAAGTTCTATATCTCCATAGGACTCAGGTTTTATTCCTCTACCTTCATCCGTGGCGAAAGTAACATCTATATCAATCGAAATATCAGAATTTACTCTTTTACTTGTTACCATTGCACCTCTTAGACCTACTTCCTCCTGAGTATTCGCCACGCCATAAAAAGTATATTCATCAAAAAGTTCCCTAAAGTCTTCATAATTCACCACGTTCCTTAAGACTTCAGCAACAATAAATACTCCAATCTTATCATCTAGTCCTTTAGATGCAAATCGATTCTTCCCAAGATGTTCTATAAAATTTGCTTCAAAAACAACTCTACTACCTATCTCTACTAACTTCATAGCTTCTTCTTTAGATTCAGCGCCGATATCAACAAGAAGATCTTCAATAGGAATTAATTCATTTTTGCTATTATCATCATACTCTACATGAATTGGCTTTTTCCCAATAATACCTGTTACATATTCTCCTGGGTGACCAATTTTAGAAATTTTAACTATACTTCCTGGGAGAACTTTTTTATCTATTCCCCCAAGATTAATAATATTTAGCATTCCTTGGTCTGTAACATTTTGTATCATCATTCCAAGTTCATCAATATGTGCAGAAATCATTACTTTCTTACTCCCTGAACCTACCTTAAATGCTACATTTCCCATTTTATCAGTAAACTCTTCTATCGCAAACTTAGAACAATAATCTTTAAATACCCTAGTTGCTTCCTGTTCAAAACCGCTAGGACTATACGATCCCAACAGTTCTTTTAAAAATTCTACAGCTTTTAATTCTAACATCTTTCTTTAATTAAAAATAAATATCGTTTCATGTAAATTTCTTTCAGTTCTCACATTCCAATTATACTTAAGAGAGTTTGGAATTTCATCATCTAAGATCATTAATCTAGTATGAATAAATAAATCATAATAAATATCTAAGTAAAAACCAGAGCTAATTCTTGATAATTCTACTCTATCTATATGTTCTACATCTTCATAAGTAACTATAATTTTATTATCTATCTGAAATGCTGAGAAATATTTTAAGATTTCTATAGTTAAATTATAATAGTATACTTGATCTGCCGCTGATTTACATCCAATTATTCCACCAGAACCACTTCGAATTATACCTAACTCCTTAACCATTATAATCTAGGTGTAATAACTTGATAAAATCTAACTTCATCAATCCCACAATCAATTCTTCCTGCACAGTTCCAAGTTACATGAGGATTTGCTGTTTCCCAACATGATTTATGAATAATTGTGTAGCTTCCATGATTAGAGGTACATATTCCACAATCTGAAAAATCCTTCCAATCTTTAATATCACGTGCTCCATCAATTATTTTACTATCATAATAACCAACATCTTCTAGAAGTTCAATTATATCCTTACTAACTTTTCCGATATAAGCTGAATTAAGAAATTGAATACCTTCTCTAGGAAATTTATCTTGAAGTTCATTTATGGTTGCTTTATGATAACCTTTCTTTTGATTATCTTTTATCCAATCTTCTCCATTAGTAAACCATTGTCCGAAATCTGTATCTCCTCTAAGAGCAGCTATCCCAAGAGCTAGTTCTTTAGTTACTCCACATTGAATTCTTTTTACAAGAGATACTTTTCCAGATGAAGAAAATTTAATAGCTTCTCGAGTTATAGCTGTATATTCTCCAGTCTCTGCACAAGTAATAATACAATTTCCTTTATCTGGATTAAAGGCTAAACCAGTTCCAACCATTTCAGAATATCCTAGATCTTCAAACTCTTTCCTAAGTTCTGGTGTATTTTGATCTAAGATAATACTATATAAATAATCTTTCCTCTTCATTTAATATCTAGGTTGTTTAATTATATATTCTAAGTTATTGTCTTTATGGTAACCGTTTAATTCCTTTGAGCTACATAAAGGAGTAAATCCATTCTCCCCAAATGTATACTCACCTCGGAAAGAATCAAATACAATAAAATCATCATCTCCTCCATTAGCTGGATTAGGAATAAATTTAGCCCATGTTTTAATTAGACGCTCCCTTTCCTTTGGCCATATGAAAAATCTCTGCTCTGAAACTTCTTCCTCTATGGCTAGTTCGATATCAACCAAAGCATCTTCAACTACATCAGCAAGATAAACCTCATCTTTTGTTCCATCTGCTTTTCCGAGATCTATTTCTAGTTTTTGCATAAACAACTCTTCAAGAAGTTGATCTTTTTTATCTTTTTCCATTTTCTTATACGGTTTATAATTTGGTGTATATAATCTAGAAACCCATCCAGAAACAGATTCTTTATTTCTGGTGAGAGCTCCTATAATAACTATTATTTTAAAAATTACTGCAATTACTAATAATAATGCTATTAAAACTAGTAAAAAATTCATTTATTTTTCTCTATCTTTTTAATTGAAAATAATATCTTATCTCCTATTTTATATGTTGGATTATTACTACTAGGAATTCTTTCACTTAATCTAATATCTCCATTAGAACCAATTTCGTCCCCAGCGATGTAATAAATAGTACTAACGCCGTAAGAATTTAATCCTCTATCAATAGATTTTATAACTAATTCCTTACTATATTCTACTTTATATTGTGGTAAATCTTTCCTTTTGCTAACACAACTCACTAATCCTATAATAAGACTGATAATGATTAATAACTTTTTCATAATTACTTTCTTAATAATTCATTACATACGCTCTTTATTCCTTCTAATCTAGCTTGTTCATAAGAAGGATAGTTTAGATTATTACTACTCAATGAACCATTCTCCATTGGGATAGCAAATATAAATCTTTTCTCTCCTTCCTTATTAGTAAATGGATATACGAGAATGATAATATCCTTATGTAATCTTATCCATTCTACTATTTCTACCTCAATTCTCTTTTCTTTTATTGGCTGTTTATATCCAAGTTTTACTAATTTTTCCAGGACTTCATCATCTACTATTATACTTCAGTTTTTATATAGATTTTCCCCTCTTCAAGTTGTTTTTCTATATCAACAATCCTCCATCCATATTCATCAATTAACACCCTCTTTAAAGTATCAATATAACTATCTGGAATTAGATTAGGATTTATATAGACCCAAAATTGAAGAAAAGGATCTTTATAAGTTTCTGAACTAGATTTATAAGATTCATAAGCTTTACTCATCCCTTCAGCTGCTAAATCAAAAAACTCTTCTGATGTAATTCGAAGGTAACTAGCATAAATAAATTCTCTCATTTTTCTTTTAATTTAAAAAAATCATAATCGTAATCAGTTTCAGTTCCGTCTTCTAGAACATAATGTTTCCTGTATGTTATTATCTGAACAACATTATTTCCAGGAATATCATTTACTATAGTATCTTCTATAATTTCAGTATCTGATCCTAACCAGTTCTCTTTTAGATGATTTTCTGTAGTATAATAAACATTTTCTTGTATTCCTTGAGTTATTGTTTTTATTTTAGTTGGGTAAATTTCATTAGAGCTAAATTTATGTTTAACATAAATTTCATCACCCTCTTTCAATCCAACCCTTCCTGTCGAGTCAGAATAAATTTTAATAACTCTTTTACATGGAACTACTTTTTTATCTATCAAATCCCATAAAGCTTTTACAATATCAGTTTCTGCTATAAAATCACCAATATTCCTATCTTCTGGAACAATAAAACTATTTTCTAGATCATCCTTATCAAGATACTCACTATCTAATTTCCAATCTATTTTCCATAAAGGTATTAATTCACCTTTCTTATTTTTAATACAATCACAATTAATAAATCTGTTCATAATTCTATATTTATTTATATTTATATTTATCATATATAAGGAAAATAAACCCGAAGAATTATCTCCTCGGGTTTGATTACTAACTAGGATTTTTTCTGATTATTAATCTTTATTAAACATAAGAAGAGCTTATCCCTAGTTTCTTTACTCTTCACAATATTTAGGTTTTCGACCTGTTTCTAAGTATTCTAAAATCTCTTTAAGTACCTGATCATGATTAAACGCCCAATCATAACTATCAATATCTTCTGCTGGGACAAACTTAATATCATCTACTTCATTAGGTTCTCCACCTCTTGATACGGTATCACAGTTAATTTCCTTATCAGCTAATTTTTTCCGAGTAGCTATGTAATCTACATGAATAAGATATCTAGAAACTATGTTTTCTCTAACATCTCGAGACGGATCATCTATAGTACAAAAATGATCAATTGCTTCATTGGGATAAATTTCAAGATTAAGTCCAAGTTCTTCATAAAGTTCTCGTTTTATCGCTTCTTTTCTTGTTTCACCCCAATCAAGATAACCACAAGTAACTGACCATTTTCCAACATGATCTGGACATCCTGAACCTCGTTTAGATACTAAAAACATTACTCGACCATTGCTATCTCTAGTATATACAATTCCTACTACTGCATTTGCTCTAGAGATCCAATACTCTTTTCCATTTTCTTTTGATGTTACTTTAAAATTTTTCATAAATAAAAATTATTAACAGTTGTCAATGTTTGTTTATCAATTATAAGGTTATTACCGATTGTCTTTTTCACCTTCTTTAGAATTTGTATGATGTTCTTTTTACATAAAACACTATCATCTTTAATTGATGACCAATCTTTTATAGTAGAAAAGTTAAATTCATATCTTTTTACAGTAGGTATAAGAGTATATGCTTTCTCATCTAATTCCTTCTTAGCTCCAAAAACTAGTTCTATGAAGGGTAGCAGAAAACATTTTTTATTATAAAATACTACTTTATAACTACTATTATATCCATTTCCAGGAGGTGTATCATTAATTTCTAAGATACTTCCATCTTCTATAGGATTAAGAATATCATTTATTACTATTTTACCAGTACTATCACTTATTTTTCCTGGAATACTATAACTCTTCTTATAAAATGGCCATAAGTTTATATTCTTAGTTTTTGGAGAAGTATATGAGAAATCTAGCATATTGTAATGAAAAGAATATGATACAACTACTAATCCACCAATCATTTCTTGATTAACTATATCAAAATTAAAAATATCCACTTCTTAATTAAACAAGATATAATTTGATATAAGTATTTAAATCTTCTACAGCTGGTAATCCATACTTTGCTGTAAATTTTCTAGTAGGTTTCTTTATATATCTCACATAGAAATCATCTACTAGTGGTTTTATAGTTTCCATAGAATTCTCTCCACTAAGTTTTTCTGTCCCATGAATATCTTTGATTATAAAGAATATAAGAGAAGCTACAAATGGAGTAAAAGACATTTCTTCTTCAATTATCTTTTTCACTATATGTTCATTTTCTTTAAGAACTCTAGTAACTTCCTTGTAACTCTTATTACCTTCCGTTTGTCCGGCGGTTTCTACTATTAATGTGAATAGTTTAATATATTCTCTAAATAATTCTTCAGTTGTTAACATAGCCTTTAAGTGTTTCTATTATTTTTATTTTTTCAGTTTCTTTGAGAAGACTCCACTCACCTCTTTCTAATTTTTCTATAATTTTTGAAATATTATTAACAGGTATTTCTGAAATCTCTAAAGTTCCTGGTATCAAAGTATACCCTAGATGTTCAAGAATAGACTCAATCTTCTCAAGTTCTTTAACAGTTGCTACTCTTCGACCATAATAATTATCAACTCTTGGATAATTAATAACAATCCTTGAATCTATTACATACCATCTCCAAAGATTATTTGGAAAATTAAATACTCCTCTTTCACATCCACTAAATAAACCGAACCAACCATCAGGTCCATCTTTATAATCTACATAAATCTTTCCTACTTCCATAATTCATCCAAAATATAAAAATGGATTATCTTCTGAATCTTCTTCAATTATCTCAAAATCAGATCCAGAACAATCTTTTAAATTTATCATATACTTTAAAAGTAAGTCTACACCATAATTATAAAAATAAGGTTTATCTTTATCATATGATGCAATAGATTCTCCTTTACCATTTACTACTTTTACATAATTCTCATTTTTAGAATCCAATGATGCTTTTATTCCCTCATCTGTAAAATTCTTTTTCGCATGTTCTTCTGCAAATCTTACAAGTGGATTTATTGTTTCTCCGGATATACGAATTTCTTTGTTAATGAGATTTTTAGAATAAAGAACAATCTTATCTATTACTGAGAAAGTATACCAATTATCAGAACCTATCAACTTAAACCAAGGACTACCAGAATCATCAAAATAAACTCCTGTAACTCTAGTATAATTTCCATCACTTGTTTTTATAATAGGTTTATATCTTAATCTTCTACAAATTTCTTTTAATAAATTAGATCTTTTCTCCAAACACATCTGCGAAAGGTTTTAAATTTCCATTTGGATTATGATCTCTTCCTGAATTTCCATCATCGAGAATAGCAAAACATATTTCTTCAAATGCTCCAATAAATTCTGGTTCTTCCAAAACTTCCTTAAATAATCTTGCTACATGAGAAGGTGGATTTTTAAATGCTCCACATCCAAGTGCCCCTAGAACAAGTTTAGTATGATTATTATCTAAAGCTATTCTAAGGATTGTTCTTATTTTTCCTTTTACAACAGGAACATATTTTTTCATCATTTCTCCAGTATTCTTATCAATATCAGGTCTTACTACTCCTGCCACTGAAATTACATTACATTTAAAATAATTACCTACAGTTTCATAAGTTCCTGGTTTTCTATAAACGCATACCCCTGGACTATATATTCCTCCATAAACTGGAATAGGGTAGGAGAAGTCATTAAGAACTTTTCCTGAATAATAATCTCCAAAGTATTCATCCCATTTTTCAGGAGAGTATAAATATAGGGATAATAGCAAATTACTTCTTCTACATAATTCTTCTTCCTGAGCTCTAGAACCTGTTTCAACTCCTCCACCTGGTCTTTTAGATGAAGCCATATTAAGAACTACACACTCTGAACCCAATTCCTTTGCTTTTTCAAAGGTATCTATATTCTGTACATATATTTTAAGAGGAGTTTGAAATTTAGGTTTATTATTTCCTTTTTGAATAGACTTATACATTTTTGATTCATATATTAGTCTATCTGTTTCTGGAAATTCTATATAATTATCCTTATATTCATACTCTCTAGAAATAATATCTTCTATTACTTCTTCAAAAACTTTAATTAATTGTTCTTTTGTTTTCATATCATTAATGATTTTGAATTATCTAATAAATTATATTTCACAATCCCACACTCATTACAATTATCCTTTGAGAGAATACATTGACTACAGTAATTTAATTTACCTGAATCTATTGTATATCCTCTTCTTTGAAATAATCTAAGGTTTTTCGAAAAATGACTTATTTCCTTTGATGAATATTCCATAAAAACTCCATATTCAAGATTTTCAAGAGTTACAAGTTCTTTTATTCTATTTTTTATGAAATCCAAAGTAACAATACTTTTTTCATTTAATTCCTCTACAAAGTCTATAAGAACACTTTCATTTATTCTCACACGTTTAACTATTCCTTTACGATTATTTACTGGATAGGAAATAAGTAGAGTGCTATTTATTTTATCTCCAGGGAAAAAGAATTTATTAGGTCTGATAGAAGGTTTGAAATTACATAAATCACATTCTCCAGAAAATTTACATACTTCTTTACATACTATATCAGAAATCCCTGGGAAAGATCGAAAAATCAACCTACTATTTACTATATCAGTATTAGATACCAATATATTTGTTCTTTCTCCATAATATCTATGTTCTGAAGAACGTCCTAATTCTAAATCTACAGTTTCATATCTAAAATTTCCAAAAAAACCTACTACACCAGTTACTAATCTAATAAGATTGATTTCATTGATATAGATATCATTATTGAACCAAGTAATTATATCTCCTGGAAGATATTTTTGATAGTATAGTCTCCTTTTAGTATTCTTTGTCATAACGTGCTAAATTATTATATGCATCTGTACTATAAAAATTAGTTAGATCGAAAAAAATCGAAAACTCTCCTTTGGGATTTAAAGGTGATTCCGGACGATATCTATCTAAGATAATATTAAATCTAAATTCATTACCCCAATCTTGTCTTATTTCTGTAATTATTAAAGGGTATTTTGGTCCAAATTCTGCATACTCACCACTACCCCATAAATATCCAGGAGACTGAAAATAAACAATATCACCTACTTTATAATAATCTGGATCTAACCTTCTTGCTACTGCTTGAGGAATTCTGGCTAATCTTTCTTCCTTAAGATATTCCATTATTTGAGGGATAATTGATGTATAATCATGTTCTATAATTTCACATTTTTTATCAAAATCATCTATACTCATTCTTTCTGGAAGTATAGATGATCCCCAACATACTTTATAATAATGTCCCTTTGAATCAAAACCACTACTGTAAATAACTCCTATATCTCCAGTATTTTTATTTTTGACTCTAGTCTGTGTCCAACTATCTATTCCCATTGATTATTTCATTTTTTGCCTTAGTCCAACCATCTTTAAATGATTTTCTTTCACTTCCTCCTGTATAAATAAGAAACCCGATAATCATAATAATTATTCCTAAAGGCTTATACCACTCAGTTATTTTAATTCTAAACGGTGAAAATGATATTTCTGTTTGTCCTAAATATAGGATAAATGCAACTAATAATACTAAATAAATTATAACCTTCATCATATCTCTATTTTATAAGTTTTATCTTTCATTACTACTAATTTTCCTGGAACTGCCATTAGACGATCTTTAACATTATCTAAGAAAGCATCTAAGAGTAGAACTTCACCAAAACTTGAAATACTAATATAACATGTATTGAGATTATCAGTCCACCCAAAAAATACTTCTTCAGGATCTGCATTATCCCATGGAGTAAGCACTAAACGAGACAATTCATCTTCTAGTCTTATTACAGTAACAACTTGTAAATCTTCTTCTAGATCATACAAGAATACATATCCAGTTACTTTTACATATTCCTCCGTTTCCATATAAGTTCTTTTAAGATTGGTAAAGATTTCTCCATATATTCAACTAAAATATCTTCAAGGTAAAAATATTCTCGATTCATTACTCCAAAAGAATTTCTAGCTATATGATATAATTCATAAGACCAAGTATTTAAAAGTTCAGATTTTGTCATTCTTTTTCTTTTTGGAATCATCATTATAAATTTTCTTTCTCCAGCAGTTGAATAAACCATACCATCTACTGGAGGAGGAGCTATCTTAATAATATTTTTATTTATTTTATCATAATAAGTTCTAAAAGTTGACATTACATAACTTAAATCACCCTTAGATAGTTTTCCAGAAATTTCTTTTTTCTTCTCTATCCCTAAAAGAAGATCTTCTATGTGTATAAAATCTAAAAGTTGTTGAGAAACTAAATATCCAAAGATATAAGCTTCTGTTTCATCATCAACTATTCCTCGTGAGGAAGTGATTCTATTAACAAATCTACTAGTTTTTCTAAATATCCACTTTACCTTTTCTTTTGTAGTTAGATTTGACAAGATAGTGATTAAATAACTTCCACGATTATTAACAGCTAATTCATATCCCTCTGGCTTTGGTATAATCCCATATAAACCTCTAAAAGCCTCAAGAGAACAATGAATAGTAGTTAGTCTCGTACTAAATATAGGAATATCATAATATACACATTTAGAACCAACTTCCTTTCTTAAGTTTTCATAATAATTCTTTTTATTAAAAAATTCTGCTTCTTCTAATCGATTTAATAAATCTTTTAACATTTTCTTTTTTATTTTATTACATTATTAAGGATTTAAACTCTTATAATTGTTATGAATAAGAAAAGTATAAAAATTGAATATTATTATTGCACTGTTAAGACTAATAATAAATACACTTTTGTAATAATAGATAATAGAATTAGTCTCTTATTTCAAAATCGATTAAAGAGAATCTCATTTAATTATTTATTACACCATATAAAATATAAGGAGATTTGTTTTATTTATTATGGAAGATATGATACTGTAAAAATAAAAGAAGAAACTATATCTGGAATCAACTCAGAAGATATTCGAAAAGTTTTAATTAAAATAATAAAAACTACTACTGGACTTCTTAGTGTTAAAAAAGATATAGATAACCTCAATGAACTATATTATAATTATAAAAATTATCATGATAACTTTCACACCAAACTTTAGAGCTTATATAATAGAAACTCCTCTTAAACTAGTAGATATACATAATGCTCAAAATTATCTAACTTCTGAGGAATATAAAACAATATCAAATAGTTTTAGTGTATTTTCATTTATAGGAAATAGAAATAGAAATCGTCTTCTAGAAATCTCAAAGATTGTAAGTTTTTTAAAGGATAATAATCGCTTAGGTAAAAGTAAATACTATATTTCAATTACTTTAAGTAATTTTGAAAAACCATTTCGAAAAATCTGGACAGCAAAAAATATGACAAGATACATATATAGACTGGATTTAATAACAAAAGAAAGTTTTAGGTATTTTAAAAAACTTAATTCGGATATTATTACTATTGAAAAACCAAGTATTCCTGAAGAAGAATTTATTAGAATCATCCTATATAATTCTTTAGCAATAATAGAGAATTATGAAAAGGGATTAATAAACATAGATGATAATGCTGCTTATTATATGAGCAATTACAATTATTCTATTCTTAAACTATCTAGAGAAAAAGGTTTATTTTAGAAGAGAAAGAAAACTAACCAAGGATTTTATTTCCAAGGTTAGTTCTTTTTTTTATTCGCTTTTTGCAGCGTCATGTTTACATATTTTGATCAAGTAAATATATTTATTAACAGTTTCGAAAAAGTCATCTGTTCTGTTAATAATACCTGACCACATTAAATCATCTCCAGCTTCTCTTTTTATTCCAGTTAGTAATCCTCTAATATCTACTAAGAGATTTTCAAATTCTAATGCTTCTGGAAGAATAGGATTTAATGTTCCTGGTTGGATAAATCCCCAGAGAGCTTGAGCATTTTCCATAAGAGCATCATCAAAATCCTGAAATTCACCATCAAAATCATCAATTAATTTATGGATGCTCATAGTGGGTGCTGAGAAATGCAGTTCTTTCAATCTCGTGTGTATACCATGAAATTGATTCTCCAAATTCAAAATAAACTTATTATTCATAACTTTTTTAATTTATAAATGTTTTATTTTCATAAACTCTGATAATGTTGTTTGACTAACTCCTAACCTTCTAGCTACTCCTGCTTTACTCAATCCTCTTTCAAGTAATTTCGTAATCTCACTATCTTTTCCATCTAATTTACGCTTCCTAGGGATTCCAACAGGCCTACCTAATCTAACGCCATTAGATTTCATCATAGCTAATGCACATTTTGTTCTTCGACTTATTAATTCTCTTTCTTTTTGAGCACTAATTATATCAAAGAAAGTTTCATATACGGACAGGGAATCTTCTTTTATTATTTCCCCTTTCCAGATAGGTAAGATAGCAGCTCCAGTTAACATACAATGATTTATAATTGACATCACCATATATACATTTCTTCCAAGTCTAGAAATTTCAGTAACTAATATTAAATCCCCTTTCTTTATTCGATCTAATATTAATTTTCCAAGAAGTCTAGCACTAGGTTTTATAGCCCCTGAGATGCTCTCTTCTATCCATGCATCTACTTCAATTCCATTTTCCCTACAATACCTGTTTATTTCGTACCTCTGTACTTCTACTGTTTGTTTTTCTGTAGATACTCGTATATAACCATAAATCATTAGATAGTTTATTTTTTAGTTATTAATCAACTCTTCAAACAGAGTTTCTTATCAATAATTAGGCTTTCACTTAAAAAATAAAGCAAAAAGAGCATAAACCTTGAAATTCTTATATATGGACGAAAAATAAGCGCTAAAGTTTCTGTCTATAAAACAAATAGAAAAATTAACAATTTAGTGATTAAAAAACAAGTAAAATCGATGCTAAAAATTTAGTATGAATTCAGGTGAGTGTAAACGAGAAGCCATGAGTAAAGCTACTGAGAGGTAGTATAACATTTTAATAAAAAAAATTAGTAGCTTTATGAATTACGGTAAAATCTTAAGCGTTGGCTTCAAAGTATTAGTTGCAGCAGTTGCAGGCGTAGCTGTATTTATTAGTGTAGATAAAATCAATACTAATAATGGCAATCAAAATGGTGGTTTTAGACAAAAAAGTATTCCTGACGATCCAAGTTTCTCTTCAGGATCAGAGTTTCAATCAAATAACAATACTCAGATCCAACAAGTAAAGAGAGATAGGAATGATAGTAATATTGTCGAGAAAATGAAAAATGTTCAGGATACTTGTGGAAGATTATTTACTTTCGTTCAATCATTGACAATGGTAGTAGATAATTTTAGCAGAATATTTAGAAATGATGGAAATAGTTATCTAAGTCAACCTTACTATGGTGACCCTTGGGGATATCGACAGCCTATTGATATGGGAAATGGCGTTTATTGGAATAGAATATCTCCATACATCATTGAAGCTTCGTCAACACCAGATCCAAGATATTATGGTCGATTATAAAATCTTAAGGAAAGGAAGGACTAAAGATTAATTAATTGCTACACCACCCAATAAAGAAGAAATATATATGTACGTTGTATAAAAATGCCTTCCGAAAATAATAAATTTATTATACAACGTACTTATGAAAGAACTTGTTATGCCATAGGAAATTATCCTATGGTTTTTATTTTTCGCTTCAAAACCTTATTAGTGTACAAAATAAAAGAGAAGTATGGAAAAAGAATTTGTTGTATATGGGAAAAAGAAATTTAACCCAGAGAAATTCAGAAAAATTAAAAACAGAAAAGGATGGTGTAAACCTAAAGCTGGATTATGGGCTTCTCCGATAGACTCTAAATGGGGATGGAGAGATTTTATAATATCTGTAATGGAATCCTGGAAGAAAGATCTACAAACATATTTTAAATTCAAACTTTCTTCTACAGCTAAAATTTATATCATTGATACATTAGAAGATTTATATCAAGTACCGTTTAAAAGAATATTAAAACTTCAACCTGCTCTTTCAGATTATTTAATTGATTTTGAAAAGATGGTATCCGAAGGTTATGATGGAATATTACTTACAGAGAATGGTCAAAATGAAACTAGAATGCCTGAGTATAATGGATTATACTATAACGGAAAAAGTTTTAATCTTTATGGTTGGGATGTAGAATGCTTATTAGTACTTAATCCTAGGTGTATAGTTCCAGTAAATTCACTAAAAAGAATCAACTTAAAGAATGGAAGGAATGCATGGAAGAAGAATGTAGTGATAGCAAGAACACAAAAATCTATATCTCAAGATAATCCTGAAATTTTAGAATGGAAAGGAGAAACAGAAGATACAATGATACTAGAAAGAGGATCAACATACGGTTCTAAAAAAGCATTTATCAGATCTCTCAGAAAGTTACAATATAAGATCGGAGATGATCCAACTTCAAAATTTATCTTGAAGTAAAAAAAGAATAGAGAAGAAACTTTAATTGTTCTTCTCTTTTTCTTTCTTCTATCTATTATATAGTCTGATTATCATATTCTTCTTTAGTTAATAAACTTCCTGAAAGATAATCATAAGCACTGATTAATTTAACAGATTGTTTAAAAGAATGAATCTCTTGTATTCGAAGTTCTCGTCTTTCTATGTCAAATACCTCTAGGAATTTAACTTCAAACCATGCAAGTTCTATCACATCAAGATCTTTCCAGTATATAATATCTCCTGGTTGTAAAGAATCTATAAACTTCTGTACTTTCTTTTCTTCGGCTAGAATTTTTAATAAACTTTCTACTTCTACTATATTTTTTGACTTGATCCTATTCCTATAATTGGATTAAATCTTCTTTTAATTCCAATAGATAATAATCCTATATCACCTCTTTTCATTATAATCTTTAATTAAATCGTTATACTTTTCTGGTATTTTCCCAAAATCTATATCTTTATATACTTGACCTATTCCATCTTCCATATATCTCAAAGAAAACATTAATTTCATAATCTCAATGTAACTATCTTTTGTATATCTAGGATCAGAACTGAGAATATATTCAAATTTTAAATTATCCTTAAAATAATTCTCGATTAAATATTTTTCAAATTCTTCAGGAGATAAACTACATAAATCTTTGGACTTATCACCGAATAATTTACTCGGCGCATTACATTCAAGAGTTCCAGTTATAGGATTAGTTGTAAATATAAAATCTATATCAAAATCAAATCTAGTATTTACATGCCTATAATCAAATCTAGGCGCCGAGGAATGTCTTTCGGTGATATCCCAAAATGAATCATAACACTCATAAAAATCATACTTCATAAGAATTGGTTTAAAATTTTTCATAAAGTATTCTAAGTTTCTATAATGTGCTCTAATAGTTCCTAATTCATGTTCGGTTGGGTTCTCTGATATCCATAATACTTTCTCAAAATTATCTTCGAACTCTTTACCTTCTACTATTATTCCAGTTCCTTCATCACAAAAAGAATTAGTCTTTTCTGGATAAGTAATCAAAGTCTTAAACCATGCTCCTGTGACTTCTACTCTCGAAAAATCAATCTCAAATTCAGTCCCTTCAGGAAGAGATTCTAGTTCTTTGGTATATTCTTCTGTATATCTTGTAAATAATGTAACATGCCCTAAAGTATCTTTCTTTTCTAAATCGGTATACTCTAAGTAACCACATATAAATTGATTTCCTGCAGAACTATATCCTCGCTGTACTAAGAAATCTATATAATCTTTAGCAGTCTTCATCTTTAAAAAAGTCAGTTAAATAAATAAATGTAAATGTAAGTGTAGTCCAATTATCTATACCACTACCACTAATAGTACTATATCCAGATATAATAACAGGATACTTGATTGGTAAGAAATAAGGATTTGTATATCCCTTAATACAATCATTTTCTGGACCATAGTATTCAAGATGAAAATTGTATAGTTTATTTAGTTTTTTATAAAACTCAAGCCATTCTTTAGGAGACTCTATTAGTTTTTTCATGCTCAAATCCATTATTTAATATTCCCAACCATTCTTCTGTTTTTTGTACATCTCTCTTCATCTCGGAAACATTCATCCAAGAAAAATAGAGAACAATACAATCTGGATAATCCTCCCTAGTTCTAAATACTGAAAATTCTATCTTATCACCTATCGACATCTCTCCATAAAATAAAATTTTTCCAGAATCAGAAAACTTAGAATATGTAAATGAACAATCTGAATTATTAATCATGAAATTTCCATGTTCTGTCGGAAATAGCTCACATAGACCATATTTTATTTCATTATATACTTCACGCTTTTTTGTCATACATTAATAAGTTTTATAATTCTTTCACGTATAGATATAGGAATTCTATCAATCTCAACAATACAAGGATCAGATAATAATTTTTCTGCCTCTACATAACCTTGACAAACAGATATTATTCCGGCCGCGTCTTCTATAATTGTTAAAAAAGCATAATACCTCGAATATGTATAAGTTATATTTTGAACTTTTATATATGTATTTCTTTCAATAATATCACCGGCCGTATTTTGATCCTCCACAGTTCGATAATAAACAGATCCTATTGTAACGCCTCCTAAACTCGACTTCATCAATTCAAAATAAGTCCTAGTATAACCTAGAGAAGGAAGAATGGAATCTAAAGGCGTTTTCCATGTTTCTTCTAATTCTTCTTGTGTTGTATAAATTTTTGCATCCCTAAGATTAATTTTTGCTGGATCTAATATTATTAACATAAGTCATTGATATAAAAAGAGCCCAAGGAAATTATCCCCAGGCTCATTATTTTTACTCTATTCCTAACGTATCTTTGCATAACTGAATTTCGGCCGGATCACCAGTATGTTTTCCTAAGTCGTCTGAAATTTTAATACATTTAGACCACTCACGTTTAGAGTTAATTCTACACCTTGACAATTTCATTACTATATTTGCTGGCTTAACTCCAGGAATATCACACATTAAATTTGTACCTATCCCAAAAGAACATCCAACTCTACCCTTACAATATTCTTGTAATTCTAAAGCCTTCGGAAAATCTAAAGCATTACTAAAGATTATATCCTTGTGGAGTGGATTTACGCCAAGTTCTTTAAAACGTGCTATTGCCATTCCAACATACTTAAATTCATCTCCTGAATCACATCTTACACCGGAAATTAATTGCGCAGTATCTTTTGGTAAATTCTCAAAAAAGATTTTACTTCCGAATGTATCTGTTAAAGCAATTCCAAGATAACCATGATATACTTTATTCCAATTTTTCATAGTTAAGAAATTGGCTTCCTTATATCCAAATAAAGCTCCATGAAAGGAGTACTGTTCATGGGCAATAGTCCCTAGAGGAGTCATACCATATTTCATTGCAAGATATACATTACTAGTTCCAGTCGTATAAATTGCTTTCTCCTTCACACGCTTAATAACGGCATCCTGTATATTAAAAGAATATCTACGTCTAGTTCCCATATCACCAAACTTCATGGAATTTTGATTAGATATTTCAATTTTTTTATCTAATCTTTCTATAATTTCTTCCATGTTAATTGTATTATTCTCTCGTTTATGTAATAATTCAGACACTATTGCCAAAATCATTACTTCGTAGAGAGTCGCACGATACATCTTATCTGTAACAGTGATATGAAGATGTTTTTCAGAATCTAACCAGACTTTTATTTTATCTGGATCAAATCTCCAGGACTTAAGAAATTCAAAATAAAATTCACTTATATATGGTATTTTCTTACAACACCATTTAAACTCTTCTTCAGTTAACGCTAAAGATTTAGTTGCGTAAAATTCTTGTTTAAGTTGATCCACGAAATCCTCATCAAATTCAAGGTTATTTCTATCTATAAAAGTAAATTCACCCTCTGCCTCTGGAAATAACGTGGCATAAACATAAGACATTGATAATTTGTATAAATCAGTGTCTAAAATTGATTTTACAATTCCCATAATTTTTTTCAATTAATTTTATTTATATAAGTTTTCATATCATATATAAGAATTTGAGGACCTGAGAAAAATAAAGAGGAAATTAATCCCTCTTCTAAACAACTACTTTCTTAAATCCATTAATAAATGATTTACCATGAACTCCAATTTGAACTAGAGTTGCATAATAATTGTTCTTTTGCTCTTCTTGGCCTTCTAATACTGCTGACCAAAGTTCTTTTAAATTTTTCATAATTATTATTTTTATTTGCCTTCTATTTGCTTCAGGCATTGCGTTATTATTGTCTCAAAAAGTAAAAAAGACATAATATATCTTTTAAATTAGATATACTATGTCTTTAGATAATATCAGATATTTCTATCTTTTATTACATATATAAGGCTAATAGGGTTTCTTAGAAGGTATTATTTTTTCTTTCTGCACAGTGATATAGAATTCGATTAAAAACTAGTTCCGCCTAAAAATGTTTCAAAGCCTTATATATGAAGAGAAAATAAATGAGCTAGCTCCTAAAGTATATATTGCAGATATACAAAAGAAGCTAGCATTAATTTTTTAAAGTTAAAGAAAAATTCATAGAATAAATTTAATCCGTAGAAAAAGGTGTAATTAAAATGATTATTTCTATGAATAATAAAGAAATTATTCAACATATCATCATTGCAATTATCATGACACTAATGATGATATTTCTAAAGGATGATAACATTCTCATAGATATATTCAATCACGCTATTGCTTTGGCAAGAACAAAAATAGAGTGTGATAAATTAAAAAATAAAAGAGTAGATTAATTCTTTTACCCTAGGACTTAAACGGTTCTAGGGATTTTATTTTTTCTTTAACTTCATTATTAAGGAACTCAACCATCTGTAAGAGCAAAATCAACCTCTCTTAGGATAGTGGGTTATTTTGGCTCATTTTATAGGTTAAGATGGCTAAAAACATCAAAAATAACCCACATTTCGCTACCTTTTTCTAATGTATGCCTTATATATGTACAGAGTTGTTTAATCTTTAATTTTATTGTGTTATGAAATATAGAATTAGTGAGTATTGTAAAGTTCAAAAAATTTCAAGAGGTACAGTGTATAGTTGGAAAGAAAAAGGTATAATCTCAATGGAAACAGATAGACAGGGTAGAGTCTGGGTCATTGAAGAAGATCCTAAGAAACTTAATCCAACCGTAGCTATATATACACGCTCTGAAGAAAAAGAAGAATTAGAAAAGCAAAAAGAGAGATTATTACTATATTGTTCAGCTAAAGGATATGTAGTAGATCAAGTAGTCGAAGAGAATATTGGACTAGATTCAGAAGATACACCTGAATTAGAAAAATTACTATTATCTTCGGCCATTGATATTATAGTAACTGAAGGAAAGGACCGAATAAGCCTGAGTTCTTTCGGTCTAATATCTAAGTTACTTGAATCTGCCGGCCGAAAAATAGAAGTAACTAATCTCTCTTCAGGACTTACAGCAAAAGAAAAAACAGAATTAATTAAAAAACTTAAACTACAATGAGTAAGTATGATGATATATTCTTATCTACAGAAACTATTCAAGATTTTATAGATAAGAATAATATAAAAAATAAAAAAGATCTACAAAATAGATTTGGAAGTATATATAATATTTTTAGGAAAGATCCGAGAAAAGATAATATAATATTTCCAACCCTCAAGTGAATTATTCAACGGTAACTTTAGATCAAGTACAAAATTTAATTGACTCTGAAGGAATAAAATCTTCATACGAATTTCATAAAAAATATAGAAGATTATTTCGAAAATGTAAAAATGAATTACATATTTTAGATAAATTAGTATTTAAAAGAAAACCAAAAAATATATTTAATCATTGGAAAGATATTGATACTATTGAAGAATTTCAACAATTTATAAACGATAATAATATAATTGGGAAAGGTGATTTTAATAAACGATTTAGAGGATTATGGCAAAAATGCAGAAATAAAGGATTTTTAAATAAATTATCATTTCCCAGATCAATATATGGATCTTCTTGGGAAATGTATGTATGCGAATCAATAAAATTAAATCTGAAAATACAAAACTTAGAAATTCAGAAACAATTTACTGAGTGCATTGATAAAAGACCATTACCTTTTGATTTATATTTTATATATAATAACAGAAAAATACTAATAGAAGTACAAGGACCTAGACATTTTATGCAAATAGATTATCATAAAGATGGATTTAATGAAGATGAAGTATATAAAAAATTTCTAATATGTAGAAAACATGATATAATAAAAAATAGATTTGCAAAAAATAACTCTATTGAAATCTATTATATTTCATTAAATACCAATTTATCAAATTATGATTACCCATACTATATTTATCACAATATAGATAAATTAATTTATGATATTAAAAACAACCAACCATTAGACATGTAAACCTTATAGATGGGAAGGTATTATTGTGTTATCTTCCCAATATTTATAAATGAAAACATATTTAATTAATATTAAATTTTTTAATAAACTAAATTTTATTTATGGAAGAAAATAAGAAAAAAGGACCTGGAGATATTAGATTATTACAATGGCCGGAAAATGTATTAACTAATCCGGATTACATGTTAGGATCTCTTGCTCCAGATCCATCAGGAAAACCTTGTGAAGGTGCATGTAATGCTTTTCGAGAAATTATAGATAATGCAATAGATGTACTTTACGATAATCCTGATGCAACAACAATCATAGTAGATACAGAAAACTATAATGGATTTAATCTAGTAGCAGATAATAGCTGGGGTATCCCACTAAGAATGAGTGAGATACCTGGGAAAACCATGGCACATTTATCTATAAGTACATTAAATTCCGGAAGTAAATTTAATGGGAAGGGAGATGATACAGGCGCTCACATTGGCCGTCACGGTGTAGGAAGTGCTTGTACCTGTGCCCTTTCTGAACAATATATTTTATTATCAAAGATTACACAAGATAATTATGATAAATCTATTCCAGAAGTAAAACAACTTTGGGAATCACAAGGACCTAGAAGTAAAAAAGATCTATTCTATATAGTTGTATATGAGAATTACGGTAATCTTACTTTTGAAGGTGCTATGAAACTTTCTGATGTAAATAAAAAACTTGGTGTGAATTTACCAACAGGAATGAGTACTATGGTTTTATTCAAACTAGGTACTACATATGTTCCTGATCCTAGAGTTGTTATTCCATATGATAACTTAAACTACTTTCTTCTTATAATGAAGGAATTTTATAAAAGAAAAGTAACTGTTATTGCAAACGGAAAAAATATGACAGCTGCAGATCTTGATATTTATAAATACAAAATTATTAAAACTATTATTCCTGAAGATACAAGTAAAAATTCAGAAGTAAAAGTTTTAATATATTTTGATGTAGATCCTGAGATGTCTAATAAAAGTAGTTATGGTAGTGTGAACGGTCTCGTAGTAAATACGGGACAACATTTAAATTATGTAGAAGCATGTTTTGACCAAGCGATTAGAGCTGAGTATAAAATTACTCATAAATACACTATGAATGGTTTTAAATCATGTGTTGTGCTCTTGGCAGAGGTAATATCGTTCGACAGTCAAACTAAAGTACGATTAAAATCTATTGGAAAAGTAAAACAATCAGATTTCACAGGAGCATTAGTAAAAGAATTCATAAAAATATTTAGATCTAATCCTGACTATTGGCAAGAACATGTAGATAGATTAAATACTATTTATAATTCAATGAGATCATTCTCAGCAGCTGAAAAAGCGCAAAAAATGATTGATGACGCTCAAGGAAGAAATATGTTTAAGTCAAGGGTTGAATTAATAGAGGGTTTTAGTGATGCAACTGGAAAAAACAGATGGGATTGTGAATTATTCCTCTGTGAAGGTCTAAGTCCAGCAGGATCACTAAAAAGTGGAAGACATAACACTCAGTTCCACGCAGTACTCCCGTTAAGAGGTAAGATACTTTCGGTGCTAGATAAGACTGTAGATCAGGCACTAGATAATAAAGAAATTCATACTATATTCAAAGTAATTGGACTTGGTATGGATGTAAATAACGTAACAAAGGATGCAAAATCTTTTGAAGAAGCTTATGAATTGATAAAAAAATACAGCCGTTATGGTAAAATTGTTATCGCAGTTGATGCGGACCCTGATGGCGAACAGATAAAAAAATTAATTCTATATTTATTTGGAAAATTCGGAAGATTTTTGATAGATTTTGGAATGGTTTATCAAATAATGTCACCAATATTTGAACAAGGTGATAAAAAGTTCTATCCTGGAGATCCATTACAAGATAATGGAATATTTCCGATAGGATTAGATCCGAGTAAACCATTTTTTCGCAGAAAAGGTCTAGGAGCTTTTAATTCTGAAGATATTTATGATATCTTTTATAATCCGGCAACTAGAAAATTAATTCAAGTAACTCCGGATGGTTTCGACTATAGTATGAAACTGACAGAAGATATTGAAGAAAGAAAAAAACTATTATTTGATGCCGGAATTATAACTAATCCATATGGATTCACAGACTTATAAATATCCAAATATTCCAGAAGTTAAAATAGTAATATTACTTGGTGAACCACAAAATATATGTTGTGATAGAGCTAAGAAAATATTAACTAATAAAAATTCTGAAATTTATAGGTTAATGAATAAGGAGAAAAAAGAATTCATAAACTTATATCTGAATGAAGGAGATTTAGTAATGATTTCATATTCATTATTACTTCAAGGATATGTCACAGTTACTAATTTAGAGAATAAAAAGAGTATGAAATTTAGCACTCTGAAATTAAATATCTTATATTATTATTTCGGGAAATTCAAAATAATTGATAATGGATTTACAGATTTATAAAATTAATGGTATTGAAAATAGTAGGGATGTATTACCAACAATGAAATATTTTATTAAAGTAATTTCTAAGATGGATAAAAATACTTACTACATAAGTAATAAGAAAAGGGAAATATTTTTAGATGGAATTAACCCAGAAGATATAATTCTTCTAGAAATTCCTCCTATTCTTGAAAGAAATTCACGGTCAGGAATATCTGTAAGAACTAAGATAACAAATCTTAGAAGTAATAAATCAATAATAGTTCCTGGAAGTGCAATTAATGAGTTTTGGGATGCTATGAAAGAAATACAAGTAATAGATCATGGAAACATTTAAAATGGGAAATTTCAATATACAAGAATTACCTACAGTAAAATATACAGTTCAGGTAATTTCAATGAAATGTATTGAAATGAGCTACAGTACGAGTAAAACTTTTGAAAAATTTATAAGAGATATTAAACAAGGAGACCTAATTCTTCTAGAATATCCACCAGTAGTTATATCTAAAAGTGGAATTGGAGGAGGAATTATGTCTTTCTCAATAAAAATAACAAATCTTAATTCAGAAGAATCGATTTCAGTAAAAGCAGGAGTATCTGAAGATTTTTGGTATAATTTAGACGAATTTAGAATAATTGAATAATATGGCTAGAAAAAAGAAAGAAATAGAATTACCACAAATTACACAAGAAGAATTAATTCAACAAAAAGCTATTGGAGAAATAGCAAGAGATGCTTTTTTAGATTTTGGTAATTATATTAATAATCAAAGACATACAGCATTTATACAAGATGGTTGTAAACCTAGTTATAGAAGATTAATATATTCAGCTCTTCAATTTCCAAAAGGGAAGATGATACCTAGTACTACAGTAATTTCAAGTGTAGCAAACTATCATCCTCATAGTCTTTCCGGTATTGAAGAACTTAATGCTAATCTCGTACATACTGGAGTTTTTGAAGGTCACGGTTCATGGGGATATACGGAAATAAATGGTGTATACAATCAGTATGCCGCTCCTCGATATACAAAACAAATGGTTTCAGATGTATACAATAGAGTACTTGGAGAATTGTGGAAAGAGGTTCCTATGGTAGAATCGCCAGTAGGACCAATGGAAATATCTTATCTTCCACTTCCTATACCTCTTTGTCTTTACATGAAAACATCGGTAACTGGTCTGTGCATAGGTGTTAAGAATGATTATCCGAATTTTAGTCCGAAATCATTATACCAAGCCTATATAAATAATAACCCGTTACTCCTAGAACCGAATGCAAACTTAATAATTGACAAAGAAAATTCAGAACTTGATAGATTATGGAAAACAGGTAAAGGTAGAGTAATATATTCATACAAATTAACAAGAGTAACTGATGATTTTGGTAATCCAGGAATATTATTTGAAGGAGATACTTTCTTATTTACACCTAATTTTAAAAAGTTTAAAAAACTTGCAGAAGAAGGAAAAGTATATATGGAAGATCTTACTGATATTAATGGTCCTAAAATGGTAATATCTAAAGTTCCAGGAGCAAGAGGAATATCTATTGAAGAAATTGAAGATCTAGCAAGAAAGTGTTGCTATAGTGCTACAAACTACACAACAAACGTAACTACTGGATCCACAATGTTTCGAATTGGTTTATATGATTGGTTAGATTATACTTATAAAAATTACATAGATCTAATTGTAAAAGTAAATCAGAAGAAGATAGAAAAAACTACTTTTGATATTGCGGTTTTAGAGGCTATTCCATTAATTTCGGATTATATATTAAACAAAAATCCAAAAGCAACTGACGAAGAGATTATGAAAGTATTTGGAATGCCTCAGGAAATAGTTAGTTCTGTTATGTCAAAGCCTATCAGTTACCTTAGAAAAAATAAAGATACTTCGGATCGTATAAAAGAGCTCAAGACAAGATTGAAAGAGCTTAAGAAATTCGATCCGGTAGCATATACTGAACAAATTATTAATCAACTTTAAAAAATATAAGATATGAAACAAGAAAAATACCTAGTATCAGAGATGTTTGATGATGAAGCTATGGCAATTGATTGGAAATATGTACCTGAATCATTTCTCCCTAAAATATCAAAAAACCTATATAATGTATCAGCAGTAAGAGAAGATGGGACAATAGTAGAAAGGACTGTTATATTCATTAAGCCAGTTGATGTATTTGTTAGGGATGTAGATCTTACTGAATTTGCTGGGATATTACTAGGGAAGGAGATAAAAAAATGAATTCCGTATATTATGGGAATGGATTAGATGCTTTTATCGAGGCTATTTACTTACAAGAAGAGATAGATCCTTCGGTAGGTAGTCTAATTCACGTTAACCCAAAGAATCCAACATATATAACCGGAAAGATAGTGATAATTAATACGGCCGACTACTCAATGGACAAAATAATGACTCTGGTAAGAAATAAATGTAAAGTTATTTCTAGAACATCAGAACCAGGAGAGTGTCAGGGAGTCGAAGTTTGTCCATATATTCTTCGGCCGTGTTTTGATGTGATATGGAATGGGAGAACAAAAAAAATAAATACTCACCCTGAACTAGATAAATTTTTAGAAGGAAATGAAGATGAATGGAGTATGATTTTCCCGGACTACAAATTATATTTCCCTAAACTAACAATATGGGATAAAAAGATTGTAGTAGATGAATATGGAAACTTGACCGGACTTGGATGGATTTTACAACAAACAGGAGTAAATCTTATCGAAGGTACTCCATTTAATGACTTAGATCTAGTAAAAACGAAAAAGCTAGATTTTATGTCCTAAGAAGAAAAATAAAAGAAGGAGAACTGTAAAAAGTCTCCTTCAATTTTTTTTATTTTCTGGTTCTTAGGTTTTCTATTCTATCTACAGAAATGAATTTATTATCTCCTATAATTTTTCCAGATAATACAGTTCTGAGTTTTTCTCTCAATACATCTATATTATCATTCTCAAGAGATCGAAATGTTTTAGAGAATTCAATTAATACATTCTCATCAAAGTACATTAAATGCAAAATTCCATATTCAATAGTATAGACAGATTCAATAAAACCACCAAACCTTTCTTCATAACATCTTTTAATTATATGAATAGTTTTCGGAAATCTTAGTAATTTAATCCCCCCCTCCTTTTCTGTCTATTTAAAAATCTTTCACTAACATTTACATCATTACCAGGAGTTATCTCATTAGATAATGATGAATTATGTACTTTTCCTCCACTTCTTTCACCTATAAATCTTTGGTATAGATCTACTAGGTCTCTTCTTACGAATCCTCTATAAGATTCATCGATTAATTCTTGTTCAATTTTCATTTCTTTTAAGTTTGTTTTTCATGTAATAAACTACACATATAAGGCTCTTAAGGTCTAAACCTTATAAATAGAAATAAAATTAATATAACTTATGAATACAGACCTAATTAAGATATTTGCTATGGGATGCAAATATTATGCAGAAGAGATTGAACAAGGATATATCATTCCAACGTATCTTTTAAAAGAAGATAACACTCACATCTCTATTATTAAAAATAGAAGAGATGCTCTTATCGCTAATGAAAGTAGTTTTTCAAAAAAGTTTGAAGAAGATATAGAAAAAATAAAAAATGAATTAACGCAAGAAAAAGATTTTACAAAGTATATAAAAGAATTTCCCGTTCCAATAATGGATAGAGAGCTCTGGAAAGAAATATTAACTAAAGAGAAAGTTCCAAAAACTCGAACAGAACTTTGGGAGAAACATTATATACTTTCTGATTATTTCTTTTATAAAGCGAAATTCATTGTAGAAATTGATTCTAGTTTTCATGATGAAAAAGCTATTGATGATAGAGTTAGAGATACTTATATGTACTTCAAATATGGTCTTCCTACATATCGTTTTTATGAATATGGAAAAAGTACTATAGTAAGAGGTAAATTCTATAAATCTATCAAGAAAAATATTAAAAATAGTTATAGTAGTTTATCTGGATTAAATGTATATAATAACTATATGTTTGATTTTTCTGATATAATTGTTAATAACTTTATCATTAGTAATAAAGGAGCCTTAGAATTCATAGATAAACTTTATAGATATATCGGAGGTTATAATAATTTTAAGTTTAGAAAAGGAATAATACTAACTTTGAGAGATATTTATAATATAGATTCGAGAAATTTTGGAGTATTTACTAATAAAGATCAATTAAATATGTTCCTAGATAATATAATAGGAATAATGAGATCTGTTTTTAAAGTATCATTACATATTCACCAATCTATGTTATATACAATAGAAGAAGTATTATGGGCACTTTCTGAAAAAACAAACACATCTAGATGGGATAATATAAGAGGAACTAAAATCCCCTATTGGATAACTCAAATATTTGGTAATCCAGAACAGAACGATAGAGTTAATTGGAATAATATAGAGAAAGAAAAAATAGATGATAATGTACAAGACCTAATAAATAATCTACAAAAATTTGGGTATTTTTAAACCCCTGAAATTCTTATATATGGTAGAAGATAGAAATTTTATATACCTATAAGGTCACTGTAAAATTCTATAAAGGTATTTGTAATTATTATCTTTGGGAAATACTCATGATAGTTAAGAAATTAACTATTAGAACTTCAAAAAGATATACCCTTGTAGCGATAAAGGTTAGCTAAGATAAATTGAACTTAAAGTAAGTACAACTTTTTGGAATATTTATCAGGTCAGGTAGTGGATTGCGAAATAAGTTTGGTCCATTACCATTTTTTTTATTTCTTCAAAAAAAAATAAAGGCAAGAGAATTAAACTCTTGTCTTTTTTAATTTAAAAAGTTTTCCTGTAAATAACCAAACTATCTCAGATACTAATTCATTTTTCGAAGAATATTTAGAGAGATCTTCAGAAATTTTTAATATTTCTGGGCTCATCTTCTTCCACCCCGAATACTTCTCTGGAAATGTTGATATAAGATGACCTATAATATTATTAACATTCTGAAGTGCATTCTTAGAAAGTTTACGAGATTCATCAAAAAATATATAGGAGTTTATTAACTGTATTCCAATTCCAATTAACATTCCTCGTTCAGATAGTTTTGTATAATATCTATCCCAAGGAAAATATTGATCTAACAAATGTCTTCTAGTCTCTGTTCCTGGATCATCTGCTATTTTCAGAAACTCCAAAAATGGTATAAGATCTCTTTTCATTTATTCTTTTAATTGAAAAAATCTTCTCAATAAAAAATTTAACCACTTCCTTACGAAATATTAAATTTTGAATCAACATAATTTCTGTTTTATTTCTATATTGAAGTGAACCCCTAGAATCAGAGTATTTATTTTTATACTCTTCTAGATTTTCTAAGAATTCAGGATACGAAATCATTATTCTTTCCATTTTTCTTAAGTGTTAATATTCTTCCTAAAAATCTATCTAAAATCCAATCTTGAGCTTCCTGTTGAGAATTAAATGTTTTTGATATAAGAAATGTTTTTGGAGATTTTAGATTCTTATATTTTTCTGGATTTATTTCTTCAAGTGCTTTAATTATAAAAATCATAACTACACCCAATATATAAAGAAATCCTTGATTATTATAAGATTTAATAAAGCAAGATATACTTGACAGTAAATAATATACTAGTTCATCTTCTGTCATTCTTTCCTTAAAAGACTTTATATAATTATTATAATTTTTATAATCTAATCTTTTCTCATATAAAAGATCCAGATGTTTATAAAATTCAGGATACGAAATCATTATTCTTTCCATATTTCTTAAGTGTTATTATTTTTCCCACTAAATTATCTTTAAGCCATATTGCTAAATCTTCCTTAGTTTTTATACTTCCTATACTATTAAGATCGATTTCACTAGACCACCCAATCAACTCTGTATGATATACTATAAGAGTGTGATAAACTGGATCTAAACTATTCGCATATTTACACAAAGAATGAATTAAGATAAACTTATGGTAATAGTCATCAGCATATTTAATTGTATGAAATCTTACTTCTAAATACTTTGCAATTTCTTCTCCATTATTTAAAACATCTATTATTGATATCATCTCTCAATCCTCCAAACTCTTATATATGCATAAAAAATAAAAAATAATTATATAAATCATTCTGATAAGATCTGGCTTGTGAAAGTCGGATCTTAATTTTCTTCTCTTGATAACAATAAATCAATAACTCTAACCTCGTTTTTTCCATGTCTTTTTATTGTTATCAATTTTCCAACTAAATTACATCTTAACCATTCTTTCAAATCCCCTATTGTTTTAATCTTCGCATAACTTCTAGTATTAACTTTCCCTCTCCATAAATCTATACCCTCTAAAGCAGTGGCAAACGTTAATTTCTTTAAAGTTATTATTGCTCCATTAGATATTGATTCAGCAAAAAGAATTAAAGAAATTATAGCTTTTAATTCTGGATCTTTAGTACGATTAAATTTACTTAGCAGATTAAACTCTACTCGATTTTCTAGTATATACTCAAAATCTGCAAAACTTATCATTATTTTCATATCATAAGTAAGGATTTCGCTCTTCTCTGCACTAGTGAATCTTATATATGATAATAAAATAAAAGAATATGACTACAGAAGAAATTATACAAACAACAAGAAACTTAATATCTGAACATTTTTCCGATATAACATTTATAGAAGAAGGACATAAGTATTTTATAGGAACTGAAGAATATACACCAGTTTCTAATATAATCGAAAACTTTGTTAGACCCTTCGATAAACATACAATCTCAGAACGATATGCAAAAAAGAATGGAAGAACTCAAGAAGATGTCCTCAGAGAATGGAAATATAAAAATGTAAAATCAGTAACACAAGGAACGAAGTATCATGAATTTGGAGAAGCAATGACATGGATAAAATGTGGTTACCCTGAATTAATTCCGACCAATATCCGAAGGCAATATATTCCAGAGGAGGGTTGGTTAATTCCCTTCGCACCTAAAGAAGAAAGTATCCTCAAATTTTATTCTGAGTTACCGCCTTCGATAATTCCGGTCGGTGCAGAATTCAGGATGTCATCAAAGTATATCCCAGAAATTAATACTAAATTTTGTGGAACTACCGACCTTCTATTCTACTATGATTCCCCTGATAACCCTGGATTTATTATAGGAGACTGGAAAACAAATGAAGAACTTACGAAAGATTATCAGAGGTCGAAGGGAATCACAATGTATCCTCCTTTTGATAATTTAATAGATGAACCCCTAGGACATTATACCCTACAATTTAGCATGTATCAATTAATGTTAGAATCAATTGGCTTAAAGATCCTGGGGAGAAGATTAATTTGGCTTAAAGGAGATGGAACATACGAAACTATAAAGATCGATAATGTCTCAGATAAACTTCTTAAAATACTATAATTCTAATCAAACTACACTGGTCCGAGATGGATAAGTGTAGTTTCTTTTTGTTGTACCTGAAAGAAAAAAGAGAGAAACCTTAAAAGTCTCTCCCTATATTTCCTAAAGTGATACAAATCCATCAAACCTATAATAAGCTATATAAACCGTCTCGCCGTTGTGTTCATGACGTTCTTTAAACTTAGACAACCTAAAAACCACATTCCTTTTTAACTCTGGATTATATTCCGTCATGAGAAATTTGGCGAGGTGTCTAATCTTTTCGTACTTTACTTTTTTCTCGATCTCTGCTAGGACCTCAAACTTTCCATGAACCTGTACTAAATGCTCCGTACAATTCAAGTAATCCTCTAAATTCTCAAGTTCAAAGCCAACTACTATTCCTTTCTCTGGTAAATCGATCTTTTCTTCCATAGTCTTATATTTTTTAATTACTTATAAGGAAATCAAAGGAAGAATAGTATCAAAACTACCCTTCCTTTTAAAAACTCAATTAAAATGCAAACACCTGAGTTTTATTCATCAGTCATACTCATTACAGTGTTCATGACTTTTGAGAGAATCTTAGTGATATCTTCTCATAGCTTTAAATTATTAAAGACTTTGAAAGCAATTTCAATTTGGTTATGTAAATAATCAAATATGCCCTGGACAATTAAGTCTGGGGTTCTTTTTTTTCCCACATATAAGAAAATCAGAAGTTTAAAGTAGCAAAACTTCATTTTTCTCTCTTTACTGTGAAAATCTTATTCTTCCCTGTAAAATTGAGTACTTCCCAATCTATAATCTGTTGTTTAGTTACAGATGTATTATTTAAGAATTGTAGGTCAACTTTCTTTACCCAACTATATTTAATCGGATCTATTTCTAGGAGAATAGAAAACCAATTATTAAAACAATAAGACGCTCTTTGGTTAAAATTGGAAGGAGTTAGAAGAAAAGCTAGATTACTTATCATATAATCAATAATCATATCTTCATTATTCTCATGTTTATGATATTTGTGTATCTCTGAAAAATAATCTATATTAGAGATAAACTGGTAAAATTTTATTGGTAACTTCATAGCACTTATAAGGTTTTTATTCTATTGTAATTTATTTTTGAGGACTAAGGAACCCATGTGTATCCCTCCATTCGCTATTTACATAGCTCATTACGGGTCGCTTACGCTCACAAGACTGAATAAGATATATAGAGAATAAAAGAGAAAGATAAATATTAATAAAAACTGAATAAAAAAAATTATTTCTTTAATGGTTCTTAAAAAGAATGAAGGAACTGAAAGGCCTCGCCCTCTCAAAGGGCGAACGGCCGTTTCTTTTTAAGGTTCATTTCCATTTAAATAGATATTATTAATTAATCTATTATTTCTCTATTTATCGTGAACCTCCTATAAGAGACGACATCACCTCCTCCCGAAGGGAGGTGAGTCTCTCACTATGTTCGCTCTTATAGAAGAACCACTACAGATGACTATTTTTTTTTAATAAAATATTATATAGTACTTGTATGTTATAATTTCTATTAAATAGTCATTTTGCTCTTCTAATAACTTTAAACTCTAATTAATGAAGTTAAAGGTATCCTTAGTCTTCAGTTTTATTTAACTGAACTCTGTATTGAGTTTAAATATTAATTTGTAACAATAAAAATATAATTTAAATATGATTAGAGAAAAAATAATAGTACCATCTGGAATCAGATATATTTCAGATTGGAATGAATTTAGATTTAATAAATTTCCAAGTAAGTGTATAATAAATAAACAATTACCTGGATGTGGTTTTACTGAATATTGTATTAATGGTCCAGAAAATATTATACTTTGTAGTCCTAGAAAGATGTTACTAGAAAATAAAAAGGATCAACATGAATTTGATGTTTATTTGGTAGTAAATGAAATGGATAAGGAGTCTAATATAGATAAAGATCTATCTAAGGTAGATAAAAATATCTCTGTAGATCTATCAGTTAATTTAGAAATATCTACTAATTCAGAAATATATAAGAGATTATATCATGAAATAGAAGAATACTGTATATCTAGATCTATTAATGGTTTACCTTGTAAAATATTAGTAACATACGATTCATATAGAGTAGTAAAGGATATACTAGAGAAATTAAATAGATTCTATACATTTTATACAATAGTAGATGAATTTCAGAGTATTTTACATGATTCTAGATTTAAGAGTGATACTGAATTAAAATTTCTAGAGTATCTTAAACAATCTCCTACTGCATACTTTGTAAGTGCGACTCCTATGATGGATGAATACTTAGAAATGTTAGATGAGTTTAAGGATCTTCCATATTATGAATTAGATTGGTATACAGAGGATCTATCTAGGGTAATAAAACCTGACCTAGATGTATTTGTAATGAGATCAGTAGGAGAGAAGATGTCTGAAATTATACAAAAGTATTTATCTGGGGATTTTGAGGAAATAGTAGTTCTTAGAAATGGTATACCTACTAAAATAGTTTCTACAGAAGCAGTATTCTATGTAAATAGTGTTAATCATATTACTAGTATAATAAAGAAAAATAATCTTACTCCAGAACAATGTAATATATTATGTTCTAAGACTGATGATAATCTTAAGAAAATCCAAAAACGGTTAGGGAAGAAATTCATTATAGGTGAAGTTCCATTAGAAGGAGATCCTCATAAGATGTTTACTTTCTGTACTAGAACTGTATACCTAGGAGCTGATTTTTATTCTCTTTGTGCTAGAAGTTTTATATTTAGTGATAGTAATATAGATAGTTTGGCTGTTGATATTTCTGAAGACCTTCCACAAATATTGGGGAGACAGAGATTAAAAGAAAATCCATGGAAGAATAATGCTATATTTTATTATAGAAGTACAGCTAATTATAGAGAAATGAAGGCCGAAGATTTTCAAAAAATAATAAATGATAAACAAAAATCTACTGAAAGTTTGTTAAGAGTTTATTCTTCTACTTTTATAGAGAGTGATAAATTTGAATTAGCGTTAAAATATCAAAAAGATGCTAAAGCTTCCAATTATAAGGATGATTATGTAGCAGTAAATAAAATACATACAAAAGATGGAAATATTATTCTTAAACCTGTTTATAATAATCTAGTTCTTGTGAATGAAATTAGAGCCTTCAAGATACAACAGATTGATTATAAGGATAGATTTACTGTATTTAGTACTGTACATAACACATTAACCAGAGATGATATAGTAAATCAAGAGGTGTCAGAATTTCTTAGGATATATACAGGATTAACCACTATATATGATAAATTGAAACTTCTATGTGAATATGGATTATCTAGTGATGCTATCAATATAGTTCTTGGACAGATTGCAGATAGTGATGAAATTAAATCTTACTATACATCATTGGGTCCTCAAAGATTAAAATCATTAGGGTATAATTTAACAAAAATAAAAAAAGAATTAGGAATAGTTACATTTAGTCAAGAACTTTTAGAATCTAGTATATATTCAGAATTTAAGATAGGAGATAAGTTAAAAATGTCTGAAATAAAAAACATGTTAGGAAAAATATATTCCAGTATTAACTATGACGCTACTCCTAAGGCAACAGATTTAGAGAATTATTTTGAGGTTAAAAGATGCAAAGTAACAGATAAAATAACTAAATTAAGAGAAAATTATTTTGAGATTATTAAAAAAAGATAAATATGATATACTTAATAGAAACAACATACTATAATAAAGATACGAAGGAGGTATTAGATCTCTTGAAGATCGGATATACAAAAGATATAAATTCTAGAATAGACTCTTATTACTTACACAATCCTGAGTGTAGATTATTAGATACTAGAGAAGGGAATACAGAATTAGAATCTTACTTTCACTCTTTATATAATAAATATAGTTATCCTAAAAGGAAAGAATGGTTTTATTATTCTCAAGAGATAGTAGATAATTTTCAGAAGATATCACTAGAGGATAAGTATTTAATTAGTAAGGAAGATTATATAGTAGGATTTAGGGAGTATTTAAAATCAGAAGTTCCAGGGATACAGGAATTAAAGAGTAAATACTTAGATAGTATATTAAAAGAGATAGAGGAGTTATCTGTTTCAGAGGGATTGGAAGAATTATATAATCCTGAATTTCATAGATCTCTTACTGTAGGGATATGGGAGAAAGAGTATAATTCTGAGATATCTTATATAGATTCTTATGATTTTGAAGAATTATTTAGGGATTATTCTGATAAGATAGATATTCAGAAAAATCCATGGAAAAACAGTGCTACTTTCTATTATCGAACTACAGCAGATTATAGAGAAATGAAGAAAGAAGATTTCCAAAATATAATAGATAGCAAAAATAAATCTACTGAAAGTTTATTATCTGCATATAACACTGTTTTAGATAAAGATAAATATGATTTAGCAAAAACTTATCAATATGTAGCCAAGTCAGCAAATTATAGAGATAATTATATAGCTGTAAATAAAGTTATTAATTCTCAGACTGGAGATGTTATTCTTAAACCAGTTGTTAATCAATTGGTTTTAGTAAATGAGATTAGAGCTTTTCAGATACAGCAGGTGGATTATAAGGATAGATTTAGTGTATTTAGTTCAGTTCATTCCAAACTTACTCCTGATGATATAGTAAATAGAGATGTAACAAGATTTTTCTGTATCTATGATACATTAACTACTATGCATGATAAACTTAAAATGTTATGTGAATACAATTTTATATCTGATATTGAATTAAATATAGTTCTTGGACAAATAGCTGATTCTGATGAAGTTAAATCTTACTATCTCGCTCTAGGGCCTAAGAAACTTAAAGCTTTAACTTATAGTAAGACTTATATTAAAAAAGAACTTGGAATAGTAACGTTTAGTAAAGAGTTATTAATTAATACTATTACTTTAAATTTTAATCCTGGAGAGAAGTATAGTTTATCAGATCTCAAGGTAAAACTTGGAAATCTTTATAATTCTATTAATTATGATGCTACACCGAAAGCTAGTGATATTGAAAACTATTTTGACGTTAAATCAGTAGTTATGTATGAAAAGAAAGAGGATGGAACTAGAAAGCAGATTAGAGGTTATGAATTATTAAAAAGAAAATAACATTAAAAGCCTTATAGATGAATAAAAATAGAAAAAATTATGAGAAAAAAGAAACGAATGACATTTGGCGATCTTGAGAAATATGAAACAAAAGATTATTATAAAGATCGAAGGATACTAATTGAAATAGTAGAAAGAGAAATTTCTGAATTAGATAAATCTCCAACATTCTATATTAACATTATTTTCTTAAAAATTAAAAGAAAGACGGATGACATGTATGCTTATAGTGTTCGTGTATTAGATAGTGCTATTTTGGATTGTTCCGAGGATATTAATGTAATTCTTAAGTTATTATTAATATCTAAGAATAAAAGAGCTAAGAGATGGTTATTGAAGACATTATCAGATTATCCTTTTGGAGATACAGGGCATAAGGTGGGAGAATACATAAATCGGAAAACAGGATTTTTAGATATAGAAAAAGCTGAGAAAGATCAAGAAGAAATTTGGAGAAAGAGAGAGAGTAATTAAGTTTACTCTCTTCAATTTATTATTTTTTAATTTTATATATGTTAATAAAAAGAAAATTAATTCAAAAAGAATTTGCAGAAACTAGAGCAGATTCATTACATTATGTATCTAAGTACAATGATGAAATAGGATATGAGATAATCAAAATGATTGAATTCTATGATGATAAAAACAGTGACCTAGAACATTGGATGACACAAATAGATGGGTTCTTTGACAAGATTAAAACTCAAGGAAAACTAGCTGTTCCACCTGGCTCACCTCAATATGGATTTATAAAAATTGAGGAATATAATAGAAAATAAATTAGGGTCAGATTTTGTAGAAAAATATGTTGAAGATTCTGCAATAGATTATATAAATAGTCTAAAGAATGATATACTTAAAATGAAAAAGTCCGGAGAATTAAAATATGTAAATGCTATAAGATCAAATGGAGGATTTACTTATGATTCAGAGACTTATAGATCATTTTTTAAGTATATTGCTCTTTGTTTAACAGGACAATTAAATTACTTATCTATTAATTTCTGGGATGGTTTATATCTTATATCTAGAACCACAATAGACTTTTCGAAGAGGATAATAAATATGAACACTGATTATTTATTTAAAATAATCTCAAATTGTTTATATCAACTTAAAGGTTATTCAGATCCAGCAGGTAAGTTAGTTAAATATTTGGCTTAAAATAGTAAATCCTTGAAATTCTTATAAATGTAATTAAAAATAAAACAATAATGGAAACAATTGAAAGAGAAATTACATTAACAAAACAAAGATCAGTAAGTTTAAAGAAAGGTCTGAGTAAATTAAAAGTAGAAATTGTTTGGAAACCTAATTCTAGAGCTCTTAGAAGTAGTAATTATGATTTCGACGTAGATTTAATTACTGTTGAGCTCAATAAAATGGGTAAATGTCCTAGTCCAGATCATTTAGTATTTTATTCTAGTATCTTACAAACTTCGGAAGGAATGTTAACAGATCCATTCGAAGCTGTACAGTATGGAGGAGATAATACAGGATCTGAAGATGAATCTGGAGATGATGGTTATTGTAATGAGGAAGTTCTAATTTACCCAAAGAAAGTTGATCCAAATATAACTGATATTCTATTTTTGGTTAATATCTATGATTCTGGAACTAGAGAACAGACTTTTAAAATGATTGATGGTGCAGAAGTTAGAGCTTACGAAGATGGAAAAGATATTGCTAAACTTGTGTATAAATTAGATGATAACTATAAGAATGATACTACTCTAGTCTTCGGGAAACTTTCTAGGGTTGAAGGAAACAGATGGGAATTCCAAGCACTCGGAGAAGGATCTAACCAAACTTTATTTAAGAGTTTGGTAAAATATGGCCTTAAGTTCAAAGAGTCAGATATTTAATGAGGGCGATTCATTATACATGCTTTTTAGGGAATATTAGAGGTATATATCAATATCTAATCTTTCCGGAATTTAAGGTTGAGTGGAGTATGGATTATAATACTGATCACTCGGGAATTAAAGACCGTCGAGATTTGTTTGAAGCTAGATATAATGATTTTTTGAAAGATATCAACCTAGATAAGATTTCTTTACAATTTCCGATAGAATCTTTAAAACATCCTGGAATATATAGTGATAGTGTTGTGAATGTTTATAAAGCAGCAGGTCCATTACGCTGTAATAATGATTATTCAAGAATGCTCATGTTTGAATTTCACTCACACAAAGCTTTAGGAAATAATCTAGTTGTTTTATCTAGAAATTCTTATGCAAGATATATAACATCTGATTTTCTTAGGGATGATTTCTTTAAAGGTCTTATTTCAAAAGATGAAGTAGATTTTTTAAAAGAAACTCCGGAAACACTTCTAGAAATCTTAATAAACCCAGAAACAACTCCTAATTTCGGGATATACTTAGAAATGAAATTATTAAAACAGTTTAATTTAATATAAACAATTATGGAAGAAAGAGTAATTAGCTTAAGAAAAAATGGTACAAGAACAATTAGCCTAAGAAAAAATCAAGAAACAGAAGGTGAAAACTTTGATTATGTTTATGTAGGGCTTAGATGGGCTCCGGCAGTAATCAAAGGTGGAGTAACTGGAAGAAAGACTCATGTTGAAAGAAAGACAGTTAAGACAGGTAACTTCTTTCAAAAACTATTTGGTACAGGTCCATCAGAGATAATCGAAACTGAAGTAGTAGATAATCCTGGAACACTCCGACCTGATAAACAACTTGATATTGATCTTGATGCTAGCGTTGTAATGTTTGATAAGTCTAAGAAACAGTATGATATTGTTTATTACGGACATCAAATTTCTAAAGATGGTTCAGTTGCTAGTTTACTTGGTGATGACTTAACTGGAAAGAATAACTCAAAAGGTGATAATGAGTTAATTCGAATGGAGCTTGGAAAAGTTGCGCCGGAAGTAAAATATATGGCTGTGATTTTGAATATTTATCAGCACATGGGAAGAGATCCTAAAGCGCTTGTATTCGATCATATTCCTTCGGCGACTATGAAGATCTATAGTTCGGATATGAAAGTAACAGATAGTAATAAGATTAATCAACTTAAGACTTTCGCCGACTTCCAGATCGACAATAATCCAGACTTTATTGGTAAGAAAGCATTAGTTCTTGGTACTTTTGTTAGAACTGGAGAAGGAAACTCTTGGAAATTCTCGTTATCAGGAGCAATGACAACTGAAGAAGGAATTCAAGAGATGATTAAAGGTTCAATAAAAGCTGCTCTTAAGGAACTGTAATATAGAATAAAATTAAGAAGAAGATATTTTGATTTATCTTCTTCTTTTTTGTTTGTTCGGGGAGGAGAAAAAAGAAGACAGGATTTTTGAATGTCCTATCTTCTATATTTTATTAGAGTCCTCTTACTTCAAAACTTGTTTTAACGAACTCTGCTCCACATAATAATCTGGCAAGTGATACTACTTTTGTTGTTAGATTCACTTTTGTAGTTTTTCCAGATTCTACGTTAATTACATCACCTCCTTCAATTGTTGCATCTCCAAGAGGTTTTACATCTTTTATATAACCTAAAGAAAAACAGTCTCCGTTTGTATTCTCTAGGTTTGAAAGATTTAATGTTCCGACTCCTGTATCCATTGTAAGAGGAGCCAGTTTATATTTTCCTGATTGTCTGTAATAGTAATCTAGCGGTTTTCCTTCATTGATCAACTTCGTCTTTCCTTTCGAAGTCTTTAACCTATACACAATTCCTCCGATCACCAATACTGCAATTCCGCCAAAGATCAGTAATTTAACTGTTTTCTTACTTAATCCTTTCTTCTTTTTTTCGTCTTGTTCTTCTTTCATAATCTTTTAATTTTATTTAATTATTTATACATTAATAAGGCTTTGAGGGGAGAATAAAAAGGAGGGAAATTTTAACCCTCCTCTTCTACTTTAATAATATAACCTCCAAATAAATCTTTATAAGTTTCTTCAAAATCCTTCATTGCTTCTTCGAATTTTCCTTCTCTAAATTTATCTCTCAGTTTTGATTTCTTTATGATTAACCATCTAGATTGTGTTATGCCATATCTTGCTAACATAACCCATTCTCCATAATTAAATTTGAGTAAACTTTTTCCAGCCGTACATTTAAAAGTAACAGCTATAAATCCAGTATTAAGTGCTACAGCTTCTAAGTGAGTATAAAATAACATTCTTCCGAGTTTTGATCCTTCTATAGTATTTAAATTTACCATAGGGATTACTTTCTTTATTGTTAATTTACCTTCAGATTCATTTATTAGCTTTATTGCCCAACATACTCTTACTAGGATATCTGTTATTAATGCAGCTGGATATGTTGAAAGGTGATATCTAAAATCATATCCTTCCAGGTACATTTTCTCAACTATTCCAAAAATTAATTGTCCATAGTCGCCGAAATTTTCCAGGTATCCAATCACGAAAGTAAACGGCGCTGGTAATCCTCTGGTTCCATTTATATCCGAGAGTTGATGTTTTACTACTAGATTAAATGCTTCTACTAATTTTTTAGCAACTCTTTTATTTCCATCTTTAAAAAATCCTTCCATGTCTATTGTTCGAATTTCTCCAGAGTCCATAAAAGTCGCCGTATTTTTCATCACGTCTTTTACACCTGTTATTATACCGGCGGGACTAGGATCATGACCTACTCCAGTAATATGATGAAGATTAGGTGATAGTCCTTTGATCTTATGTCCGGCTCTCTCCACAAATTTCTGAGAATTAACTGATTGATCAAATGTTACTTTAGCCTGTTTTTCAAGTTCTTTCACTGTCTCCTCTGAAAGTTTATTATCGAAGAAACCCTGAATCATCCCTGAAATTCCTGAAACTTTCTCTGGACCACCTCTAAATACCATATCTATCGCAAAACCTACCATTGCTGAACCTATACAAATTAAATGTTCAGTTTGGTCTAAGTCTACTGTATCCTTGAACCTCTGATCTAATGTTTTATAAGATTCTGCCCAGGGATATATACCACTAAAATTCGGTTCTGGGTTTATTTCTTGTTGTGCTGCTAATACTAAGTGCTCAAACTTAGGGAGAATTAGTAATTTTTCCTCTCGAACCATCATCTTATTGTTTAATTCTTCGAGAGCAAATTTTTCTCTTATCTCCATAACGTCTTCATGATAACCTTTAGAAATCAAAACATTTTCTAGAAATGCTACTCTTTGTTCTGCAGATTTCCTTAGATTTATTAGTTGTTGATTATTAAAGGACTGATCTCTTGTAAGTTTATTTATAACCTTACCAGAATTTTCTAAAAATTCTTTCATACCACTTTCCCCCTTTCTTTTCTTGTTCATTAATTTTTTCAATTATTTTCTCGGTTAACGCGTCTCCTTGTTTAACCAATTCTGAAATCTCCCAAATATCTTGTCGATTATCTGATATTGCCATTGATAATCTTATGATATTATCTTCGATTTTTTCACACTGTCTTTTTAGTTCGGCAGTTTCTTCTTTCTTTTTATTTCTTCCAAATAAATCCATAATATTTTAATTTTTTAAGTTATTGTTTCTAGGGTTGTAAAAAGAAAATCTATAAAACTCTACTATATATCAAGTTCTATAGATTATTCCATACATTAATAAGGCTTTGAAGGGACAAAAAATAAAAACCTACTCATCTTCATAGACTTTCGGTTTTCATCAATTATTAGTGGGATTATAATGTTTCTAATTTACATCCTAATTCCTCTTTCAGCATAAATTCATTAAGCAGATTTATTCTTGTCTTGATTCTCTTAACTAAATCTTGATCAAATATATAACTGCTTAAGTTTTCTGCTCCGATGGATATTGTCGCTAATTGGATCCACTTCGTTAATTCAGTGAGCGATCCATTATAATATACTCTATAAAATCCATCTCTTTCGGTTATCATAGACAATGTTTCAGTTTCTGGAAAGATATTTTTTATTTCTTCCAGAGTTAGTGATAGTCTACAATCTACCCATTTTATGTTATTCTTGGGATTGAATTTTTCTTTGATTTCATCCCAAGTTTTCCATCCTCCTTCATTTAATCCTACTGCTGCTCCATATCTTACTACAGAAAATTCAGCTCTTTTTCTTAGGATTCCTTGAAGTTCAGTTTTTGATACATCATATCCTAATTTTCTCAAATTAGTACACAATGAATCAATATCTACCGCTTTATAGCTATGTTCAACAATTATTCCTGCAGCGTAATAATATAAATCTTCATAGGAATCTTCTTTAATCATTTTCTTATCAATGACTGATTCCTTCATTACTATTGCAGAACTAGTCTTACTTACTAATACTTTCGGTTTTTCTTTACCACTTAAGAGTTTTAAATATTCTCTTTTTGGTTCTTTTCCTGTAATCTTTCTGTATAATTCACAACAGATAGATAAGTCTTTTTCCGCTTCTCTGAATACCAACTTATCATTTCTTCCGTCATAATATACATTTAGCGTTACTGAATGTTTTGATAAACCATTTACCCAAGTTTTTATTTGGATTTGATTTATTCTTTTCACACCTAATACCTTGGCAACATTATTTCCAGTTACTCCGTCACCTCTGTTATATGTAATAGAATAACTTAGCGCTTCCATGATATTGTCTAAGGTGTTTATTCTAATTCTTTCTTCTTTATTCCTTTTCTTCGAGGGAGTAGTTATTTCTTCCGGTTCTTCTTTTATTTCCGGCTCTTTTCTTACTCTTCCCGATTCTTTTACTAATACCTTTTCAAGTATTTTTTCAGTGAAGATTTCAAACTCCTCGTCATTCATAGCTTCTTCATTTTTCAGCTTAATAACAAGTGGAGTTCTTTTTCCTTTCATTTCTTTCTTCACTATATTTAATTCACTGTTCATCCATGTGAATAACAACTCATCAGCTTTTCTCTTGATTAAAGCTTTATCCAAGCTTCTTCCAATTTCACTATGAACTTCGCTAATTAAGTTTTTTACATGTACGTCTGAGATAGTTTTATTTTCTCTAAGTGAATTTAACAGACCTCTTACCAATTTTTCCTGGTAAGCATTTTTTTCTAGTCTTTCCATTTTTTTTATTTTTATTGTTTTACTTTAATTAACGGCATATTTCACAAACATATACTTCTATGATCGTATAGTCAGGAAATTCCGTTTGATCTTCTTTAACAGTTGTGTTACCAATAATAGTGTAAAGTACATCCTTACGACTAGGAGATAACACTACATCATCTGTTATTGTTTTGTACTTAACTCCAACTTTATCTAATGCGTTCTTATAAGGGACTCCATTCCCTAAAAATCTCATGTTAATTGGAGTATTTTCACTAATTTCTTTTAGTTCTTCAAGAGAGATAGTATAAAATATTACTTTCCCTCCTACTTTAAATACTTCTTCGAACATAGAACTGTGAAAAGTTCTATTAACCGCCCAATACTGACGTTGTTCTTTTTTAACACTTTCTTCCATATTCTTATTTTTAAGTTCTTTTTTGTGTCAATTTCCCATTCTGATAGGCTAAATTTTGAATTTGTCTCAGAAGGGATTTATTTATTGTTTGGAGATTTTGATTTTCTCCACGGACAATGTCTAACTTTTTTTGGGTTCTATGTGAATTAATTATACTGACAACCGCACATGTTAGACCTATTCCTATAAATGCTAATTTCCAATAATTTTTCTCTTTCTTTTTGTTTTCTTTTTCCATATTCTTTTAAATTCTTTTTACATATATAAGGCTTTCAAGGAATGAAACAAAACCCCGATCTTCACAGACCAGGGAATTTTTTGATTTAAACAAAACTATCATTAATAAGGCTTTGAGGAGAATAAAAAAGGAAGCTTATAAAAGCTCCCTAAGTTTTTCCATTTTCATTTCACTATCAATTTGATCAAGGCTGATTTCTTCTGCTACTTTTCTAAGTAATTCACAGGTTTTTAAGAAATTTTCAACATCCTTTATAACATTTTCATCAGGACATTTAAATCTTGCAGTGTGTAACAGATCTTTAATTTTCCAAATAAGCATCTCGTGATTTCTTTGAAAATTTATGCAATCTTCACTGTACTTTTTTCTTACTTCCTCTATCCTATCAAAATACTCCTTTTTGAAGTCATTCCTCGTTTTCTCTAATGAATTGAAAGTTCCATTTTTGTACTCTTTGTATTTCTCGAAGAAATATTCTCTTTTAATTTTCCCCGATTTTTCTTCATAATCTCCTTGCTTAGCTAAAAACAAGTTGTGATTTATTGTCTCTACCCTCATTAATTCCATGAGACGTAAACAAATTTCTTCTTTTTCCATATCTGTTTTCTTTTAAGTTTATAATACACTTATAAGGCTTTTAAGTTATATAAGACATAGTGAAGAGAATACTTAAATAAAACAGAATCATAATATTTATTCATATATTTGTAATCTTCCAAGAAAGTCTTTCGATCCATCTTATATGGTGAAATTTGTTTAGGATTAGGAATTAGGTACTTGATATACTTACCTTTCTTAATCTTTTTCTCATGAAGTCTAAGTTCCTCAAGTTTTAATATATATGGTCGAAAAGATATCCAGTACCTAAATTGTTTAATTCCAAATCTCTTATATTGTCCTCCTCGATTACTAACTTTTAAGACCATATCGAAGAGTATTCCCTTTTTAATTCTGTTATCTAGAATATTAAGTACTTTTTCTGGATCATCCCAATGAGATCCTATAGTATCCATCATATGTTTTTTAGATCTGAATGGAAATTTTATGGGAATTATTATTTCTTGTTCGTTCCAAATCGAATATGGCGAGTTTATATAAATTTCTTTCATAACATATATAAGGAAAATAAAGGGAAGAACTTATAATCGTTCTTCCCCATTATATTATCTTTCGAAAAATCCTGGAGCGCTAACTTGTTGATTAAAGTTTCCAGATTCACCCAATCTCTGAGTTTTCTTTTCAAGCATCTGTAATCTTTCTTCGTAGTCAGTTCCATTATTTTCAAGAGTTGTAATCTTACCATTAATCTGTGTGATACTAGTATTAATCTTACCTATTTCAGTAGTTAGGTTAGTATTTACCTCTTCTATTTTTGTAGTTAGATTAGTTCCTAGTTCAGTTATTTTATCAGTAAGTGTTTTCTCTAATGTCTCTATCGTCTCCTTGAGTTTTTCATTTTCTGCTTCAAGTGCTGAAATATTATTCTCTAGGTCTTGAATGATAGTAGTTAGAGTTTTATTACTAGAATCAATTACTGCATTAGTTGTTGTTTGCAGAAATATATCTTCTCCGTTTTTTATTAATTTTGAAATCATACCTTTCTAAGTTTTGCAATTTCAGCCTCAAGTTCTTTTATCTTAGACTCAAGTTCATTAAGTTTTTCTTCTTTTGGATCGAGAGTTGCTACTTTAAATACTGCTGGAGTTCCATTAGCTTGGAAGAAACCGTTAGGAGCATTAACTTTACTAAATACAACAGCATCAGTAGTATCAATCTTAAGATGTCCTCGATTAGTTTCGTGAGGATTATCTCTTCTAGCAATGTGAGCGTTCATAGCTGCTTCTACTTCATCAATTCTCTTATTTAATTCAGCATCAGCGGCTTCACGTTCTTCTTTTTCATTTTTAAGTTCTTCCTGCCATTCATAAGATCCATCACTCGGGCCTACTCTAAGTGATGGATTATTACTGCTGGATATTTTTACACGAGGAGTTAATAGTTGTGCCGAGGATGTTTTTTCGCTAACGGCACTAATAACTTCTTCCTCGTGAGTTTCTTCTTCAGCAGGTAGATCACTCATCATTACTTCTTTCGAGGCCATTTTTCCAGCAGATCCGACAGACATAAAGAATCCATTAGCTGTAACTTTAGAGAACGTAACTTCATCACTTTCTCCAACACCAAGTTGTTCACGAGTTACATTATGAGGATTATTTTTGTCTTGAATATGAGCATTAAGTTTATCCCAAAGATCATCAATTCTAGCATTTATTGCAGCATCAGCCTCTTTTCTCTGATTTCTCTCATCGGATATATCTTCTCCCCAAGCAACTATTTTATCGATTTCAAGAAGAATCTGATAAGCTACTTTTGCAGATATTCCCCAGTTATTCCATTCTGTAGGTACTTCTAGAATCGTAGCTGGTCTCATTAATTCTTCTATAGTTCGAATTAAATCACGTCCAATACTTTTTTCTACAATAATACCATCATTTTTAACAATAAATGCAGTTCTTCTAAATTCATCTACATAAATAATATCATTCCAGATTGGATCTGATGCTGTCCAAGAAAAATCGTTAGGATCACTAGAAGTTACAACAGCTACTTTATTTCGATAAGCATTATCTACTATACTATTACTATTTCCACTGCTTTTGTAATATTCAGAGATATAATATTTTTGATCCTTTTCAGTTACTTCTGGATGATCCCAACCTAAAGCTTCAGATTGATCTGAATTTGGATAATCTGCTGGTTTTGGTCCTCCTGGTGCAACTTTTACAAGTACTCCTTTGTCATCAGTATCCCACCAAGAAGCTGGATCGAGAGGATCATAACAAAAATCATCAGGAAATATTGCTACAAGAGATTCTACATATTTTCCGGGATATTCCAGAAGATCATTTGGTATTTTCCCAGTATCATCTACTGTAACTAAACCATGAATTGGAATACTATTATCATTTCCATCTACTACGCCATCTTCATTAGTATCTACTTTAACTGTAGTAGATGAATTCTTATTTAAAAATGCTAATGCTAATTCTTGATAAATACCTCTAGCTCTACCTACTAGAATTTTTTCAATAGCATTCTTATCATCTGCATTATTTGGATCTAAATATACGTAATCTCCATTTTCTTCAGTATTATGAACTTCTGCAATAAAAGCCATATCGTTCTCAAGATCACTCAATTTTGTAGGAAGATATCCAGGAGCCCATTTTCTGAACTTATATGGATAAACTTCTCTCTCAATTGGATCAGTGATAGAACTAGGTATTGAAGCTCCATCTTTTATACTACTATCGTAATAAAATTCAACTGCAGATTCTGAAGAGCTACTTGATTCCACAACTCTTACTATACAGCCATCTTCAAGTCTTTCTTTTGGAATAGCTTTAAGATCTTCTATTGTTCTAACACTTTTCCAACCACCTTTTCCATAAATTGCTTCATGGGTAGGGTATGTATCTTGATCAGTATAAGGAACTATAGGAGCTGAAACATTTATACCTTTTTTATTTTTTTCCATATTATTTAAATTCTATATTTAAAACTCCTGTTTGAGGATAATCAAATACTATTACAGAATAATCTTCTTCACCAAATTTACAAGAGAAAGCATTATTTTCCATATTTCCTGTTAAAAGTCTTATAGGATCTTCACTTTCATTAACTTCTCCATAAATTTCAGTAGGAATCATGTAATATATGTATAATCCTGAAGTATAATCATTACCTTCATCATCTACGCTACAATCTACATTATTTAAAACAATTGAACGTTCTTTAGATAGACTTCTATTTCCGTAAGTTTTTCCGTCAATTACAATCTTACTAATATCGTTTGTTTTAGATTTACCCCAAATTCTAGAATTAATAAATTCATAGGTAATGTTTTTAGAGATACTAACAGATCCAATAGAGTCTGATGAACTACCATTACCGTATAAAACAGATAGAGTAATTACAGTATCTCTTGAAATATTTTGATTATAAATCCATACCCAAGTATACTCATCTTCATCTTCGCTAGGATTATTCATTCCTCCAGAATAAAAACTTCCGTTTATATATATACTTACACTAACATCTTTTCTTTTTAATTTCATTCCATTATACCAAACTTCCCAAGCAAAAGAGGGTTGTATTCTAGTTCCATTTTCATAAAGCCCTCCATCTACTGTTGGATTACCCGAAATTGTATAATCTGGAAGTAATCGTATCTCTAGAACTGTTCCAAGACTGTGTATAATATCTTGAATTCTCTCATTTAATCCGTTTAATGCATTAGTTACAGCATTCTGAGACATAACATCATCCTCAGATGAACCTGTGGTTTGAAGTACATTAATACCACCTCGAATTCTGAAAAAGCCTGTAATTGAATCTTTTTCTATATCCTTATAGTAAGTATACCATTTTCCATCTACAAATACTTCAAATCCATCAGGAATAGGGTATTTATCATAATCCCATGTTCCTAATTCTCCTATTCCACTAACTATACCTTGTCTTTTATCTAGGAATACTTTAGCGGGTAATAAAAAATTTGAACCTATTTTATTTGCCATAATTTATTTTATTTATTAATATTTTCCACCGCTTATATTCTTAGCAGCTATAGACATATTAGAATCAGTTACAATACTAGAATTATCAATATTGACTCTAATTTCTGTACTACCATCTTCAAGTTGTACTAAATTAATTCCAGGACCACCAATAAAGCCTTCACGTATTGATAATCCTTTAATAATTTGTTCAAGTTTTCCAAGAGTATTATAATTTATGCTAGCTCCACCTAAAATCTCCTGTCTCAGATTTTCTAAGTCAGTTGCATTTACACTAGAATTTTCTGTAGATATTCCTTCGAAGAATGTTGGTAATGAGAATGAAAAAACTTGTTGAAAATTATTATAATTTAATGCAACATCTTTTACATAAACATTGTAATCAATATCATTTACTTTACAAGACTCTATTGAATAATCAGTTATATGATTCATTCCAGAAGTTGTATCATAAATACTCATAAGATTTCCGTACAGTTTTGGATATGCAAAAGCTATTTTCTGTGAGTTAAGATCTCCTTGGAAAGTAACAATTGATTTCTCATTTCCAACTACAGTGTTTTCAAGAGAATTTAAAGCAGCTTCTGTTATATTCCACCCACTTTCAGGAATTTGTCCATAGTAGAAATTGTAACCAAACTTAACTGTATAATATGAAGTTGCAGTTCTTATAATTCCTGTATCTGGATCCGTATATTTAACAGATAATCTATATTCTGTTGTATTTGTAAGACCTAAGACTGTATATCTATTACTTTCAGGGAGAGTTATTTGTGTACCATTTAATTCTAAAATACAATCATTAGTAACTTCATATGTATTTGCTTCACCTGTTTTTATATCTATATCAGGGATTGTTACTCTGATTAAGAAGTTAACAGCGGTTCTAACTCCAGTTTGATATAGAGGAGTAGTGCCATCATCTTGTCTGTTAGAATCATAAAAACTAACTCTTAATGGGAATGTAGCTGAATGATTTTTATAAGTTAACTCCTTAATTTCTTCTAGACTTTTAAGAGCATCTTGAATACTAACATCCCAACCAGAAATCATTTCATTAATTTCGGACTTAGTATAAAAATCATCTTCACGTTTTAATACTCCATCACGATAAAACCATCTATACTTATCTTCTATATTACTAAAAATGAAAGGACCACCAGTTATAGGTTCTATTTGTCTAACCCCACCAGTTTCGTATACATAATTCCAAATTCCATCTTCATCCTTGTAAAGATATAATTCTCCATGTACAAGAAGAGATACATCTGGAAGTTCAGTTACTACATCTCGAACTAAATCTAATCCGCCAAGTGTAACAACTTGATAACAGTCTTCTCCTATTCCATTCTTAATACCTAGAGCGAATATAGTATCTGTTTCTGTTTGTTCAGGATTAGAATAATATCTAACCATAACAGGCTCTCCGATTAAGAATTCATGTTGATTTAATCTTAATCTTGCTATACTTCTATCTCGTTCTATGTATTTGCTTCTGGAAATTTGTATTTGAAAAGAATTTAAACTACTCATAATTATTTATTTATAATTGAATAAAATAATAAAAGAATAGACTTAGTTTTATAATTTTTCTAAGTCTATTCTCATAATTTAGGTTTTGAAGCTTTCAGAAGAGAATTTCTGTTATTTAATTTTGATAATTCGGAAAGATTCAACTAATTCTGCAGTAGACCAAATAATAGAAATTTTATGATCTTTATCCATATAGAATTCAACAGGATTATTAAGAATACCTAGATCATAGAATTTACCATCAATACTTACTAAAGCATCTGGATATTGTGATTTAAGTTTTTCGCTAGGAGTAATAGTAACTTTAACCACTTCTTTATCACCAGTCAAACCATATTTATTGACTTCGTAATTAGGATATACAGGTTCTAAAACTGTAGCACTTTTATCTTCACTATCGAATTCATACCAAGTACTTTCATCATCTCCTAACCAAGGACCTTCAATTTTATAGACCTGATAAAATCTACTAGGAATAATATCTTTTCCATACTTACCCCAAGCAGCATCTTCATAAATTTTAACTTCTTCGTTCATAAGTTTTTGTTTTATAAAAATTATTGTTATTTATTTTATTCATAATTATAACCACTTATTTCTATCGGGCGACTTTGATAGAATTAAGGCATTTATTCGTGGTATATAATTATAAGTAGCAGTTTTCTTAATTTCTTCTACATTCAACTCTATATTAGATTCATTTATCCATTCCAGAATAATTAATCCAACAGGTTGATTAATTCCAGGAATACTAATAAATATTTGTCTTTTAGAACCATCTCTACTATTTACTAATTCATATATTCCAGGATATTTTTCCATAAATACGCTATCTCTTGGACCATCACAATATACAATTTCTCCAAACTTAATATCTTCATAGATACTAGTAATTAATCCAGTATTTATACTTTTATACCGTTCTGGATCTATGGAAGGTACAGCAAAACCATTATCTTGTTGGAGAAGTTCTACGTATTTGAAGGGAATAGATACTAGATTTTCTTTAGAATTATGATATTCGAAGTATAATATTCTATCAGCTCTAGAATTACTTCTAAATTCTGTAAGGAGAGGTTTTAATTCTGCTAATAACTGATCCCTAAGTTCCATTTTTTCGGAGTGTATCTTATCAGAAATTTCAGAATATATTTCTATAGTATCCTTTATTATAGTTTTGTAATTAAATATAGCTAAGACTAAACAGAAGATAAAAATATACTTCACGAACTTCGAAAATCCTATGTTTTTATCTATATCTGTTATAGCCTCAACGAATTCTTTTAAAGATAGTTTCATGATTTATTATATTGCAAATTGAGTTAACCTAATCTCTCCTGATTCTATAGTACTCGTCTTTTTTGTTATTGGATCTAGATTAGTAATTTTTAAGACTATCACTAAATTTAACTCTTTTCCAGTAGTATTAGCAGAATATATTAATCTTTTATTCACCTGATCTACTTTAAACTCCAGTCCATTACTTTCTTTCACCAAGATTTCAATTACAGGCAGAGATGTTATATCTATTTTAACCTTTTCCTTTATTTTTGAAATATTATAATCATTTATCAATCTATACATATCACATTCTAATGTTCCTAATAGATTTATATACCCTCCAGATTTTTTAAGACTACTAGTATCTTCTAATGCTGAAAACGATAGAATAGATGTAATTTGTCTAATCACAGAGTTATTATATATTTTCTCACCAGATATATTATTGTATAAGAACGAACTACTATATCCACTTGTTTTCTTGTTTCTTATATACTTATAGTAAGATTTTTTTGTTACTATTTTTTCTTCCAGTGAGGTAAAGATATTAACTCCATAATCAATTCCTATACCTTCCAAAAATACAGTATCACTATCAGCTATTGTTTCAATGTTTGCTTCTGTATATTCTGGAAAAGATAATTCAAAAAGATTAGATGATATATTTAAATCTAATCTATTGAACTTAATTATTTTTCTTTCAGCAGCCTCTAGCTCAGTTATTATAAATGCTATTCTTTCCGATCGATCTGGATATATACCATAACAATAAATAAAACAATACTCTGAGCTAGGTTCAACTAAGGCAGCTTTTTCTTCTTCTGGGATATCAATATTAATCTTTAAGAGTTTTTTATTACTATCCCAGATTGAATTTAGAGGATATTCTGAGGTTTTTCTAACATCATTATACAGATAAGATCCTGAAAATAATTTCTCCATGAATTCTTCTCCAACTGTATATGAATTATAAATTGTTCCTATTACATATTTGGTTATTTTTAGTGTGTTATCTATCCTCCTTATACTCTCTAAGAATTCTTTTTCAAAAATAACTCTCATAATTTTATATATAATTTAAATACCCATCTTCATCGATATAATAAAGTAGTCCAGAGATAGATGCTATAATTTTCGGTACTTCTGTTTTAAGAGATGCTTTGAAATAGCTTCTTCTAAATCCCGTAAGAATAGTTCCAAATATACCTGTTGGATTATTTCGATGAATTACCAATATTTTTCCCTCATTATAATACCCCTTATACTTTTCAAACTCTTCATCCTTACTAACTAATATCCCGAGTTCTTCTGAATATTCTAATTCTGAATTTCTTGATGTTGCCCTAGCTTTTTCTGTATAATAACTAATCCCTGGTTCATAATAGATAGTATAATAATCTAACCCCAGATCTTCATCTACTGTATGAATCATTAAGAGACTGTTATTAATCAGTATTGGACTTTCATCTGTATTTACTGTATATACTAATCTATCAATACAACTATAAATATGAAAATCTTTTTGTGAGGATTGTTTATTTTTAAAAACATACCAATCTCCAACTTTTTTGATAATATTAATGTTCGTATATTTAGTATAATCAGTTAAATTTAGAAAAGTACTATTAATACTTGGAATGTAATTAGTAATACTTTTATTAGAGATATTTCCAGGAGTAGATATAATTCTACTTCTAGGATCAAGAGTATCTAAGAAAAAGTTTTGATAGTCTGTTGAAATCCACTGACTTTTCTCTATATCATATAATTCAAGAGTACTAGGATAATTAGTTCCAATAGTAATTATAAATCTTCCTGAAAAATAGAATATTTCTTGATTACTTCTCATATCCTCGAAAATAGAATAGTCTGCCCCCGATGAAGTTGTATATACCTCAGGATTACCAAATCTTGTTTTTTTCACTAAAGATTTGATAGAATACTTATTACCTGTCCAAGAATATAATACAATATCCTTTCCATAAAATCCAATTTGATGATTTTCATAATTATGTGAGTATGGATCTATATTAACATCATGATTCAAATTAATTTTATGAAAACCAGTACTATTCCCAATACCATAATCTAAGAGGAGATTCATTTGTTCATTATCTTGAATATGGTATACGTGAGAAGTATATCTTGGATAATTATCAGCTCCTAGGTCTTGCTTTATAGTTTGTGCTCCAGAGTAGTTATACAAATTTACATTATCTAAGAAGTTTTTCCCAGTTGTTGAGTTATTCTTTAGTTGATCTAAGGAATTACTAAGATTTATCTGGATTTGGCTAGATATACTAGAGTCTAAAGATATATAAATATTTATATTACTACCTTTTCCCTGAGAATTTAGAAACTCTGTATAACCAACAGGAGTGTTATCTATTACACTCATATAAATTATTACAGTAAATCCAGAAGGAAGATTATTTTCATATTTAAAGGGTTCCTCTGGGGTAGTTCGATTTAATCTGATATAATTACCGCCAGAGGAAGTAAGTAGTCCTGAGTAAACTTGTTCGATATTATAGAGAGATATTTTTGGTAACTTAGGATCCCAATTATCATTTTTATTATATAGTATTACTTCTAAGCTATTGGATATATTACTAGAATTTCCAATAACGTAAGTACTATATCCTGTATTATAATTTTCCATAAGTTATTGTACAATTACTAATAATACATTCATCTATGTCAGTTGATTTAGATACAACTCTAATAATATTATTAACACATTCAATTACAATATCTGATCCAATTTCTTCTATATAATCTTTGGAAATTAATTCTCCTTGTTTATTATATCTAGGTCCGGAGAATGTTGTTTCTTTAGAGTATAGTTTTTCGTTACCTACTAAGATTAATTTTTCTTTGTCTTCAGGATCTTCAACATATCTAGTTTCATACTTAGAATATTGAATACCAAGATCAATTTTAGTAGAAACTCCAGGACTAACAGAGTAATTCATTAGTTCTGTTAAATCTACTGTATTGGTATAGATATCAGAATTGAATGGTATAACATCGATAGTAATAGAATTGTTTAGAATATCAACCACATTTTTTGAAGTACTATACAAATAAATTTCGTTATTATTCATACTATTATATAAGTTATATATTTCTTTTAAGTAATTATTTTTATTATTCTTGAGGTAATCTAGATATGAATTAAATTGAGATTTTTCTTTTTCAGTTAATTCATATTTATCAATTTCAATACTTTTCGTATTTTCATCAACCTCATTTATTATTCCAGAACCTTTAGAATAATCATCAATACATACTCGTAAATTCCCTTCTGAGCCATCTTCACCTGGGATAACAAACCTCCGATTAGTTACATTCCAATCTCTGAGTTTTAATTTATTACTTAGCTCAGATATTCTAGTCATTCTGTAATTTGAATCATTACATACTAATGCTCGATTATTTCCAGTTAAGTAATATTCTTTCTCATCTTCTTGACCTGTTACTTGTGATATAGAAATATTATCGGAAGTAGTGGTTATTAATTCTATCTTTTTCATTTCTTGTACTTATCTCTATAAAATATATTCACTATGTTTCCACTAGTTACATAAAGCCTAACAATTTCTCCTTTATTTCCTTCTGTCTTTCCAGGAACTATAACAAGAGCACTACTATCTGTTAAATAATAACTAGAAATTGCATCATGACTCATATAAGCGTCAAGAAGATCTATGGAAATCGTTGTATTTATATTATTCTCCTGTGTAATTACTGTAAGAATAAATGACTCCTTATCAAATCCAGATACAGGAAGGTAATTATCTTTTGTATTATCAGTACATTGAAATTCTATTACATTAGCTGTTTCTGGAATTGGATATTCTTTAAAACGGAAATTATTTACTAATGATTTTTCTAAGTTATTTAATTCTTCGATTTTATCCAAGTAAAGTTTTTCAAGTTTTTTTATATTCTCCATCCATTCTTTATCAATACTACTAGGCAACCAAGAAGTAACACTATCAAAAGTATTCTGATCTCCGTTATTATAACCTTTTCCGTACCTATACCTAACAACTGAACCTATAGGATCTATTAATTCCTGAAGTCTGTAAATAGAATCTGAATTAGGTTCATTAGTATAAGTATATTGTCGTAGAATTACATAATTAGCATCTTCTGGATAAATACTAGAAGCATCATTAAATATAACTTCACTTATTTCCGGAAGATTTCTCGATATCTTAAATACAGCATTATTAATTTCCGGAGAGATTAAGATCATTGACAAGACGTTTTTAGAATCAATTCCAGTTCCATTTAAAAAATCAGATAACTCAGATGAAATGGATAATGAATCGTTCCCTGAATTAAGATAGACGTATTCAGAAATTATACCCTTTTCATCAAATCCTATCATATATGTAGATAAAATTTGAGATAAAAGATGTGCAGTAATTAATTTATCTTCCTTTCCTTGCTCTTCTTCAGAATGATTTATATAATTAAAATACTCTTCTATATTATTTAATTTATCTCCTAAATATGGTGAGTAATTATCTGAACTTTCTTCAGGAATAACACCAGAAACAGTATTATTTGTTTTATTAGTTGGATTTTTAGCTGTACAAATATAGATAGTATTTCCATAGACAACAAAATCCCCTTTCTCATATTCAGTTTCTTCTGAATACAAAAACATTCCTTGAACGTGCGTATTATTTAGTATCATATTATCTCTTTATAAGTTTTATAGTTGTATTATAATATATATTCATTAACTTCAAGGTATACTCTCCTTCTTCTGGAGTATTTATATTTGCAGCCCTAAGTGATACTTGAGACGTACCGAAACTTTGAATACTTCCGTTTGCTGTAAACTTATTAATAGTTAATGAATTTCCTTGAGAGTCTTCTATAATAACTTTTTCTAAGTTACTATTTGGATAATCTTCAGAAATAAACTTAAATACAGCGTTACCTCCAGAATTTATCTTTAATGAATTATTAGATACTTCAAACCCAGAGAACTCTATAATACTAATAGTTACTCGTTTACTGCTAAGTTCTAATGTAAGAGTAGCTGCCGAGAAATTAACTTCGGGAATTACAATACTGTTAGTAGTATTGATTTGTTCCGGATAATATATTTCTGGCGCATCTGGATCTCTATTTTCATATTTTGCTAAGACTCTTGAAATAATATACCCTGAAAGTTCTGGTATTCTAATTTCTGCTCTCTGATTAATTAGGACATCTATTTTACCATCCTCTTGTATAAAGGGATCATATTTAGTTTCATCACCTATAATTAATTCAGATACTATAAAATTATTTTCTCCAAATTTTCTTTTCCATTCACCATAATCGTATACATCACTTTCTCCTGATATTTTAGCTTTCAGAATTATATAAGAACCTGTATATTTTAGATTGAAAATTAGGTGATTTGTTTTTAGAACTTCTTCCCAATTAGTTACTGTTATTAGGTTATTTGGAATATTATAATTAAAGTTATTACTTGGTGGAAATGGAATTAAATCTTTCACATCAAGTAAACACGGTACATCTTCATTCAAAACATATCCAGGATTAGGGTATATCTTAAAATCAATAGGAGTTTTGACAGAAGGGATAGATATTATTCCGATAGGGTTACAAGTTCCTCCAATCTCTGGAGTTACTGATACAACCACTCTAATTGGTTTATTTATATTTAGAAACTCTGAAAGAATCCATTTAGATGAAAGCGCCGGATTATTATTAAAGTTGTTATCTGATACTGATTCCCAAACTTTTCCACCTAGAATTACCTTATCTCCAATCTTGTATGTAGTAAAAGGAAAATACTTGGGGTAATCTTCGGCGCCTTTATACATTTCAATTAATCCTCGTTTATTACCTAGAATTAATAATCTACTATCTTCTATTTTCTCATTTCCTAAGAGAGTACTAGAATTTGCATCAATTAAAACTTCTGGAACATCCTCAACAGTTTCTATTATCCCAACTGAATCTATCGTAGACCAATATTCATCGTTTCTAAGAAGATATTTATTCATATTTCTGTTAGGATTCGTACTATCTACCCATGATTTATAAGATAGATTTACACTTTCCACCTCGGAGTTATTAGAAATTAGCATCCAAATCATCTTCTCTCCAGTAACTTCATCGAGGAGTTCTTTCTCGCTTACTAAATCCTCGCCGCTTGTAGTTTCGTCTGGTTCTCCTAAAATCAATATAAAGTTAGGAGTAGAAGTAGGTTTAATTCCAGCGGCGGCCATTGAATCAGTATCTATAAAGTCACTACCTTTAGAATTGTTATTATTCTTGTCGATTATCCCCTCGTATAACTCCAGACGTTTAATTCCAGCGGCGGCCTTAAAAAGCGCGAATACCTGATTGGATATTATAGTAGTTCCGAAATATCTATCATTTTCCTCTGTTAAATTTTCTCTAGAGGATGTTGGGAATATTATTGATTCTATTTTTTCTAGGGAATTTGATGTCTCTCCGATTTCTTTCAAGGTTTTTTCTCCTAGATAATTTACTAAAAACTTATCATTAAATTTATCTTTAGTGATATTATACGAAAAGTCATACTCACTAAAATCTCTATTGTAAAGTAAAGAACTGTTAGATCTGTACTGGACTTTACTGTATTCACGGTTATCTAGGTCATCTTGACTGTAAAACACTACTGTTCCGATATCCGTAAAATTGTTATTATTAATAATCAATTTCATAGGGCGTTACTGTCATTTTGTTATAGCTTCTTAAGTTTGCTCCAATATAATTCTGGAACTTACTTTGAATTGTTAGATCTATACTTCCAGAACCTATATTAGTATTTAGTCTGGTATAGTATATAAGTGCATCTAAAAATTTCTTAAGAAGTTCGTAAAATAAGCTTTCATTTTCTACACTTAAGTTCTCAAAGTTTACTGTTATTTCTCCTGAGTCATATATAATCTCTCCATCAAAATCTAAGGGAAGATATTGTATCATATAATTAAATACTTGAATAGTTCCCTTTACACTGTAAAATAATTTACTAAGATAGTTTATAACTTCTTCGTAATCTTGGTTATCTGGGAGACTTGATTTTGGAATACATAATCTCAAGAAATTCTTCACCGGATCACTTCCAGAATAAATATAGTAATCATCGAATGAACCTTGTTGAGTTGAAACTACCGAAGAATATTGTTCCTCGTAATCCTCAATCATTCTATAAAGCTGATCTATGATTTCTATATTTCTTAAGTGTTTAGGTATATATATTTTCATGATTCTATAACTGAATTAATAATGTAGTTAATTGAGAAGTATACAACATTCTCTTCTCCATATACAATCTCAGGAGAAACTACAGAACCATCTTCGTTAGTATAAGTTATTTCCATGTCAATTATTCTCTTTACATTAGATATTTTACTTATAAGAGATTTTATTTCTTCTGTTAACTCTGGAAATTTAATATTGAACTTATTACTATAATTATCCAAGATATCACCAACTTCTGAATCTATACTACTATTCTGATATATCTCTACATCTAAGTTAAAGATAGCTGTATATTGAGATCCTCTTTCTATAGTAATTTTATCAGTTATATAGTAAGCTCCTTTAGTTTCAATGAAATTAGTTTTTTCATCTTCTGTTAGGATTGTAGAATTAGAGTATGGAACATAGTAGATAATGATAGAATTACTTTGTGCTGAACTACTAAATCTATAAGTTGTTCCACCTGAAATAATTTTATTTGGATAAGTTTCTTCAAGTACAGTACCGATATCAGAATTACTACGTAAAATTGAATTTACATATCTATCACGATTAGCTTTGTAATGAATAGTAATTAAGTTATCTCTATCAACTTCAGACATACTAGCAAGACCAGTTCCTAAGATCTCATAATTTCGTCCACTCAACCAAGAAGGATCAAATTCTACCATCTCAGCTCCACGAATATTAAGCTTCTTTAGTTCTGAAGTATTATATCCCGAGAGTGTTGAGAATTTATAATAAAGAGCTTCTATTGTTGTATTTGCTGGAGTCTGTGTTTCTTCTCTTTCCATTACTGTTCTAAAAATATCTGCTACATAAAGTCTAGAACCAAATCCAGGGAGAGTAAGATCAAAAATACTACCATCTAAAATATGTCCTGAGAATAATCTAGTTGTTGGGAAAAAATTATCATTAACTTTAACCCAAAAATCATCAGATAGGTCGTTTTCTAAGCAATTAACATAGTAAGTATTGTTTTGATTTAAGATCCACTTCCTAGAAATTGTTTCTTTTGCAATTAGACATATAATAGTATAAGTATCAGTATCATTTACGGCCGGAGACATTGTAATTGGAGAATATACAAAACCTTCATCTCCAGCTATGTCTTTATCATCTCCATAACCTTCCGGCCGTGTATAGTTTTTATCATAATACCCTAAATAGTAAGCCTTAAAACTATTAGAACTTATAATTTCATCATAAATATTAAAGCTTAAATACTTAGTAGGTTTTATATTAAGAATTACGCGAGGACAACTACCACGAAATACCGAATACATATCATCCACACAGTGTTGAATCTTTGAATTGATAAGTGTAGATTTCTCAAGAGATGCTTCTTGTGTATAGGCTATGTTTTCTACTTCACTAATAAAAGATGCATTAGCTAACATCTGAGACAAAATCTCTACAGAATCTCCGGTAATATTAAGTTTATTAGCTATTCCTCTATAAATATCTATATAATCTTGTAATGATTTCATAATAATTATCCTGTTGTTTCATTTATATCAACTAGTATATCGTCAGATTCTACCTGATTAACACTTATTACTAGTTTTACTTTTGTTTCATCTATTAGGTCGAGTGAAACAATTTTTATATCGAGTGTTTTTGTAAATTTCTCTTTTATTTTTGTTATTAACTGTTCTACTCTACCAGTAATTTCAGATGCTAAATCCTTTTTCTTGGTATTAGTAAAAATAAAGTTAAATCCAATCTTAGATGCTCCTGGAATATCCTTTGGCCAGATATTTAAGTAGAGTTTGAAAAGATCTATAATATAGTATTCTACTTGATTTGTTATTTGACCTGTTGAAAGTAGGTAATTCATAATCTTGATTTATAATTTTTACAATTATTACATTTAACTGTAGGATCATCATCATTGAGAGCTACAAATTTACTACAGTTAGATGCTGATATATTCGTAAGATCTAAATCTTTTGGAGAAAAAGCAGAACAATTTGCTGCACTTAAGTCAGGAATAGGTATTGGTATTTCTATTTCAGGAATAGGAAGATCATCAATGATATCACCAACATTAGCTCCAACTAGTGCAATTAATGGTTTAGCAACTGTTTGTGTAGTTTCTACAATACTCATTACAGATCCAACGACCGGTATAGTTCCCATAAGAGATTTTAATCCTAGTTTACTTACCTTAGCATCAACTCTATCATAAACTGCACTAAGATTATCTCCTTCAGCTTTAAGTTGTTGAAGTAATGGAGGAGCTAATTGAGCAGAAACGCCAGGACCCATAGGAGTTACAGAAATCAATGCTGGAGGAACCATTGCAATTCTCGCAGCAAATTGAGCTGTTCCTACTGAAAGATGACCTAAATCTTGTCCAAGCTCATTGAAATCTTCTATCATTTGATTATACATCTGACCAAGTTTTTCATTAGCTTTATCCAACATTTCCTCTCCTCTTTTCTTCATATCCTCCTTAGCATTATCTAGAGTTTCTTTATATTTCTTTTTTGCTTCAGGATCTTTTATTTCATTAGATTCATCCTTAAACTCAGGAAGAGAATCTTGATATTTCTTTAATGATATTGATTGAGCTGCTTTAGCAGACAATGCACTTAATAAATTTTTCATAATATATCAACTCTCTAATAATATAGTATCTGATGTAGGTATAGGAGATCCTGGAGTTAAGAAAGTAGGTGATAATACAAAAGGTCCGAGAGCTGTATGTCCTCCCGCTACTACTTTACCCTTTACTGTTAATGTTCCAGGACCTTTAAGTGTAATATCAGATCCTTTAACTACTGCAGATCCAACTAATTCTACATTTGTTTTCCCATTTATAGTAACATCACAATTTTTTCCTATATTGATAGTTACATTAGATCTCATATTAATATCCATGTTTCCATCTTTATCTATAGTCACCCAATCGGTTGGTTCAGGTCTAGGATTATTATTTGGATCATTATACTCAGTTCCTGGATCAAAAATAGCAACCCTTATATAATCAGGTGTAATATCTACCATTTTTCCATTACTTCTAAAACCTATATAATCATTTTCTTTTATTTTTTGATATAAGTAATAACTCTGAAATACTGGATCAAGACACTTAAGAAATACAAAATCACCTACTCTTGGCTCATCTACTTCTCCTCTAAATGGAAATGCCTTAACTCCCGATTTTATTCCTGGGATATCCACCTTTATTTCATACAATACTTTATCTAAAACTTCTACAATTGTTCCAGTATAGTATAAATCTGCTTCTTTCATATTTTTCTATTTAATTTGTTGGATCTACAATTGGTAATATTTCTTCTTTCTCTTCTACACCTGATAACAATGAAGTCCAAGAAAAACTCTCTCCATCAGGGCCTACAGAACTAGAATCTTCAATAGCCATAAATAATTCATTAGATCGAACTAGGAATAACTTAAATGGTAATTCTGTTTTTTGCTCACCACGTTTATACTTCAAGATATCACCAAGTTTATATTTAGGCATATCAAAATCTTTTATTCTAAATGCAGTAAAGAAATCAGAATTCATATATCCTAAGTTTCTCCAGTAATTATGCATAAGTTGTTCAAAATCTTTTCCAACTATTGTATAATCTTCATAAAACTGAAGAGTTCTAGAATTTTTAGGTTGAAGATCTGTATAATCATCTGTACTGTTATTTGCTTGCTCTCCATTATTCTCATCTCCTTTAACTGGTTCCCATGGATTAGTTGGAGTATAATAAATTAAAGGATTATAGTTTAGATTATAAGAATCTAATTGTAAGAATTCAGAAGAACCCTCTATGCTATAATATGGTTCTTGATTTCCTCCATGATCAATACCTATAATCTCTTTCATTAAATACCCTTCCCATCCATAAGCAAATATAGATTTTTTCTTAAATCCATATGATAACTTAGAGCATAATGATTGATTTGTTTCCGAGTTTTGGAAAATTGTAAGTTTATTATTAATATCACATTTACATCTTATATCCTTTTTCCCTGGATATAAAGATTCAATAGCTGAAGTAATATCATCCCACTCAGCTTGTATAAGTTCTGTATAAAATTTCTTATCTTTTATACAGATAAAGTTTAGAGTTAAAAAGTTTTTAAAATATTTTTTATTAATTATGAAAACATCAATAGTATAAATATTTCCACCTTCCTTCTCCAAAGTTATCTGTCCAGTATATTGATCTGTAATTAATTTAAGAGCTTCCCCAGAACCATCATGTGACATACTAATTTCCCCACTAGCTATCTTTCCACCAAGTTCTTCGTACATATGGATATTATCAAATTTATATCCGGAGTCAAACCATGGAGTGAAATTAATAGAAACCTTATAAGAATTAATATATTTCATAAACTTCCTAATATGTTATCTAATACTCTTTTTGGAATTAATTTTAAAATTGCGCCTCTTTTATAAGTTTCAAGCCCTCTAGCAGCCTGTAACATTAGGAGGCCAGCATATGAAGTAGAACCATAATAATCCTCTGCAATAAGATCTGGTCTATATTCATATGCTGTTATTTCATAAGATTCTCTTTCTATAATTGGATTATTTAAGTATACTAATATACTAGAGTTATATACATCTATTCCATCTATATAGTTTGAAAGATTTTCCTTATTGCTAATTATCTCATCTTTTTTAGTATACATTTTATCCTCCTAATAATTTTTTATTTTCTTCTATTTTTTTATTTATATTATCTTGTAATATTAACTCCATCGCTTGTCTTTCTTTTTGTGTAGCATCTCCTCCTATTAATCTCTTAAGTCTAACATCAGTAAATTTAGATGCTGGTTTGAAAGTCATTGTAATATCACAAGATAAAGGACATAGATCATTTTCTTTAGATCCAGTATCCCATCTCTTCATCATTTGTTTAGACATTTGGAAAGTAGCACTCTCACAAACAAGATTATCAATAGCATAAAGTGAGCCAAATTTAAGCTTAAGAGTTCCAAACTGTACTTTATCTATATTATCCAACTCAGCTTTAAATCCACCAGGAGGAATCTGCCAACCGAAATATCTATCAACCAATTCTTTTATCAATGCTACTTCAGTATCATCTTTACTTGCTGGCTCTCCACTATCATTTAAAAACTTAACTAATTTTCCAAAACAATATGGATATAATTCCATAACCTGATCATATACAGATTTGAATTTCCCATCTACATAATCAGAAAATATAGTAAATTTTATTGTTAGATTACCAAATCCAACTCCAGTTCCAGAATAGTAAGAGAATCTTCCAGTCTTAGTTACTAAAGCTCTATTTAAATAATCAGTTCCTGCTTTTGATAACTTCTCTAGAACATCAGTTGTTTTATCAAATATTTGTCCGATAGTACTAAATATAGCCATTCTATCCTCTTCTGATCCAGTCTTCATTTCCTCCTCTGCACTATTCATTTTTTCAAGTTCTTTGGAGAAAAATGATAGATACGGTGCATAAGGTTTAAATTGATTAAATATATCATTAATCTTCTCATCTCCAAATTCAGACCAAGAATTAGAAATAGCAGCTTGATAATCCTCTGTCATAATAGCTCTACATAATGGTTCATAAGAATACCCATCATCGTCTTTAGCACCGTGATATTCACCCCAAGATCCATCATCATAAAGAACAGAGTTATAATGAAGAGAAACTGACATTAAATCATTACCACGATTAGTATCATAGTAAAATCCACTAACCTTAGTTCCACTACTCATTCCTTCTCCATAATGTTTTTGTTGTGGAACTTCAATTCTTGGGGCAGAAGGAGATGATTTAACCATACTTCCTAATGATGGAGGATTAGGAGTTTTTATTTTTCCCGGTTTTTCTGCTGTATTTAATGGCATATTATTATTTTAATAAGTTATCTATTTTATCTTTTTCTCTTTTCAGACCATCTCTCATATTATTTTTCGCAGCAGTAATAAAATCTTTTGTAGACTGTCCACTAATAAATTTCTGAAGTGATATATCAGAGTATTTAGTAGATGGTTGGAAATTAAGAATAACATCACAGTATAATGGACTTAAAGTATTCATTTTCTTTGATGCATCCCAATATTTTACTACTTGCTTTGAAAAACTAAATTGAGCATTAGTACATACAAGAGAATTTAGTGCATAAAAAGCCCCAAATTTTAGCTTGAGTGTACCAGTTAAGATAGTATCCATATTTAAAAGATCCGGCTCATATCCAGCAGGAGGCATTTGCCAACTAAAAAATGTATTAAGCAATTTTCCATCTTCTCCAGTAATTCCAGTATTAACGCCTTCTTTATTAGATTCAATTTTTGATCCTAGTACTGTTCCATTTTCATCAACAACTCCTTGAGTATATTTACCCATTATATATGGATATAACTCTTGAAGCTGTTCTGAAACCGTTTTAAATACTCCACCAGAATAATCAGGAAGTACTGTAAATTTCATAGCTAAATTTCCAAAACTAGTACTAGTTCCAGAATAGTAAGAAAATCTACACCCCTGAGTTACAAGAGATCTATTAAGAAGTTTAGATGCTGTACCAGTTGCAGTAGCTATACCAGATAATACTTTTTTTGCTAGTTTTTCAACAGTACTGTCTCCAGTTGTATCTCTCAACATTGATTCAGCTGTTTTCGTAAGTTCTTTCGCATATGGAGCATAAGGTTTTAGATTATTCCACATACCACCTATAGGATCATCTCCAAAATCAGTCCAGGAATTACCAGCTTGAACAATAAAATCTTCATTTAGAATTCCTTTATAAAGAGGTACTGTATTATAACCTTCTTCATCTAAAGAATAGGATGAACCCATTTTTTGCCATTCCCCTTTTCCATCTAAATAAGAATTAGCATGAAGAGTTATATGAGTAAGAACTTTATCTATTTGTCTATCATAATAAAATGCATGATGTCTAGAAACAACTGCCCCACTATTATCATCCTTAGGGTTAAATCCACATCTTGCTAGTTCCCTATCTAGTTCTTCATCAGTAATACCAGCCATAATTATGATTGTTTAAATAATTTATCCTCTATAAGGGGGAGTAGTAATACTCTGTACTTTAGTTCTTCCATCTCCACCACCCATATTTATATTTCCTCCAAACTTAAGAGATGCTATGGCTGTAGAAACATTATTAATTGCTTCTGCTTGTGCTATAGATGTTTTTGAAAGAAGTTTTATATTTTCATTAATATCAGAAACTTTTGTATAAAGATCTTCCGTCTTATCTTTTTCTGCATCAGCTATTAATTCTCGTCCAGCAGATTCTGAAGTATTACCTGGAATAGATTTTTCTGAAGTTGGTGTAGTTGGTGTAACTTTTTCTGGAGCTAAAATACTACTCTGAGCCATTATCAATCCAGAATCACTTCCAAAAGAATTAACACCTGCAGTACTCCAATCATAAGTAGATATACTAGATCCTTTATCTGTTCTCTGTTCTACATAATTATCTGGAGTTGTAGATGAAGCATCAGCCATATAAATAGACTCTTCAGAATTTGTGGAATTAGTATTGGTATTTTCTAGAGTATCACCTTTAAAAGAGTTGTAAGTTAATAAAGCATCTCCTGCAAAATTTTCTCCTTTTTTCAAGGATCCCCAACCATCTTGCCCTTTATCTTCCATATGTTGAGCTGATTTTTCTGGACCTGCTGAAAATTCATAATATCCAAAAACATTTCGAGCTGCTTCAAGATGATCTTTTGAAGCTTTTATTTTCTTCAAACCTTCTCTATAAGCCGGAATATTTTCCATTTCCCACTTAACAAATTGAAGTTGTTCTTCAAAGGATGCATCTCCCAAAGATTTACCTGAACCTGGTCCATCATAATGTTTCCATCCAGCTTTTTTTTCTTTCTCACTAAGTTTACCATGTTCAAAAGCTCTTCTTCTAACTCCTAACCACTGAGCTATTCCAGTTGCTGGAGAGTCTGGATTCTTAGCAGTAGTAACTAATTGAGACTCTCTTAAAAAATTACCAACTAACCCGGCAGCTTGTTCTTTAGTCATCCCAAGTTCCTTCATAGCAAAATCCATGGCTTTTAGTATTCTAGCCTTTCTCACCTCATCAGTTATCTTTTCAGGTGGTCTATTTCCTGTAATATACCCTTTCACACCATCTACTGCATCACCTATATATTCGCCACTTTTTTTCATAGGAGAACTTTCATATTTTTTTTCAAATTCTTTATCTCTTCTTTCTGATTCACTAATAGCGTTATGATAACCTTCAAACTGCTTATTAATATCTATATCACTATGAATATTTTTAATAACTGGATCAAAAGAAATATGATTTGCTTCAAAATATTTTCTGTTATCCTCTAATTGTTTCTTTTTTAACTGAGTCATAAGACCTTCCATCTGTTTCAAAGATGCTTCATCAGATGTATTGAAACTAAAATTCTCATTATTTAATTTCTCTCCTAATCTAGCTCTTACTTTCTCAAAGAAACTAGGAGTAGCTTCATAAAATTCAAAAACAGATTTATTAACTTTCTTCGTCTTTCTAGCTCCAGTATGAGAATTTACATTATATTCAGGACCATCATACTCTTCTACTTCTAATACTTCCCCTCGTCTAGGATCATCTAAGGGAACCATATCTAAAGTATACTTATCAGCCCAAGCCTTATTCCATAATCCTTTAACTCCTTCAGATACAGCTTTCCATGCAGGATCTTGAATAATATCTCCAGTAGCAATTGCATCACCTATATCAGTTAAGTATCCATCTGCACCAACAACATTTCTCCCAGCATTTATAGCAGATCTCTTTGCAAATCCTTCAACACCTCGTTTCTTCCAATCAGCTCCTTCTCTATAGTAGTCATCATCGGTTTTTTCTCTTTTAACAAACTTAAATCTCTTAATGCTTAAATCTTCGTTGTTAAATAATCCTTTAGTATCTATTAAATTTCGAAGTCCTGATATAAAATCTTCACTAATTAATACTCCTCCTTTAGTATCTGCAGTATTTTTTAACCTCTCCATTCCTGACATTACACTAGCAACATTTACAGTATTACTAGTTTTGTCATTAAGCATTCTAGAAATAGTTCCTGCTTGTCTTACCTCTCCGGCAGTATTCGTTATCTTATTATCACTAGATATATCCCAAGAATTTAAATATCCATTTGATCCAGGTTTAGAAACAGTGGTAGCATCTCCCCATGAAGTATTTTTAACATTAACTCCTTTAGCAGATTTAAAAGCTCTTCCTTCCATAGCTTCACTAGCCATAGAACTTTCTTTTCCAACTTGTTTAATATTAGAACTAACTATATCTTTTATAGCATCAGCACCTCCAAAACCAGCCTTAAGAATATTTCCTAGATATTCTATTAGTTTTGTTACAGTATCTGGAAGATTACCTAAATTTAACTCAGGAACTTTAATTGCTTTTATTGCATCACCTCGTTCTTTAAAGAAATTACTAATCTTATCCCCTAAAAGTTGAAGAATACCATTTTTTTCTTTATTCCAAAAAAGTTTGCTTAAAGAATCAACAATTCCATCTTTTCCTTCAGGATCTCCGCCAAATAAACTAATTAACATTTTAGAAAATCCAGATCTGCCTCTTGGAGCTTTGGGATCATTTGGATTAACCTCTCCAAAAAGAAATGATTCTACATTAGCAGCAAATTTAACTATTCTTTTCCAATTTTTTGCTAAGAACATAGTACCAAAGAGGAAGAGAATAGTTTTAAATTGTCCACCTACTGAAGATGCTAATTTTCTGGGATCTAATCTCTCCGAAACACTCTTCCCTAAGTCAGATAAATGTTTCATTAATTTATTAGTACTTCTTGTTAAGGACCACTCACGACGTTGATATTCTTTTTCCCTGGCCGCTGCTTGTTGATTCTGTTTAGCAAAGGCATTAGATATCCAAGTTTTAAATCGAGCCTGTCCTTCATCTGGATTTTGTTTTACTGCTAATGTTCTCCCTTGGACAGGACCACCAATATTAGCAGCGGGAACAGCAACGTTATTAGTCGTCGTGTTCGTAGTGTTATTATTTATTGTTATCTTCTGTGGAGTAACTTGTACACTCCTTGAAGATGTTCGCTGTACTTTAGGTTGTCCAAGACCATATTTTCCTAAGACAGCTTGAGTTTGTGGATTCATTGATTGTACCTGTTGTTGTACACTTGCCCCTCCACCTAAACCTCCAAGAGCAGCCATTTCAACAGCCTGACTCATTGTTTCATTATTAGCCGCATCAGCATTATTTTCGAGTCTAGCTGTTTGTAAGTTTCCCTGACGTTCTGCATTTATCTGAACAATCTGGTTTTGCGCTTCTTGGAGTTGTTGTAAGTCTTTCCCATCCTCTGGTTTCTGGGAAGACATTTTTCTTACTTTATTTTCTATATCTTCTGCAGCCATTGTTTATTTTTTTTATATAGCTTCAAAGCCTTATATATGAAATAAAATATATAAAGATTATGAAGAAAAATATAATAAAAGCTTATAAATTTATTAACTACAGCGATCATGATAATTGCGCTTGTGATTTAGCATTATCACCTGTAGAATGTTATCTTTTTTTAGAGAAAGAGAAGTATGAACGATTTTATAGAGGTAATATTCAAAAACTTAATGAAGAATTAAAGGATATTACTTATGGATTATTACAAATTAATATATTACAAGATTACAAATTAGATGACTTTGAACTAATTGATAAAAATTACATACCGAATAATAAAGATTATGTATTAATATCTTTACCCACAGTATGTGAATTTAATATAATAAATAGTCAGCTAAATCTATCAGATGAAGCGATAAAATATATTAATTTTATTCAAAAAGAGGATTAATTTCCTCTTTTATTTTTCTTCCACATTCTCTTTCTTGTTTTACTATCAGGAAAAACACTATTTTTATTATGTGCTCTAGATGGAATTTGAATAGCTTTATAAATAGATTCTTTCATTTTCGCATCTCCCGTAGATTTATACGTTTCAACTGCTAAATCTTCTGCTACTTTAGCTACAGATCTTTTTTCAGGAATTATACCTAATTTATCCGCTATTTTTGATCCTTCTTTCCAAGCATTCTGTTCATTCTTAACTATCAGCTTCTTTCCTACATAATCTTTACTAAAAGAGATTGGTCCTCCTTTTACCTTATTTTTGAAAAGAGGTCTCTTAAATCTCTTCTTAAAAAATTTACTAGTAAATGCCACAATTCCAGATATCGGCTTTTTCCTTGCTTCATCATGTCCAACTTCGTGTAAAGCAATATGTGAATTTTCTCCTCTTCTAGTATTAAGATTTATCATCTTATCGTTTGTTTGTACCTGCTGAATAGTCTCTTGTAGAGTATTCTTTGGATCCTTAACAGGCTTGAATTTTCTTAACATCCGTTTTGCAGGTTTTAAATTATGTTCTATGAAATTACCACCTTTATGACCAGTTAATTTGGCAAAAGTATCTTCATGAGAAACTCCAATCCTTCTTTTATTAGCTTCTTGAATTACTTTATTATGAAATTCCTGATCAGTTACGATCGGCATTCTACTTAGAGATCTATTTGCTTTAATATTCCTAGCAACATCATTTCTCATGGATCTTGCCACCTTATCAGCTATAGATTTTCTTTTCTCACCTACAAGTTTTTTATAAGTTCTTTTAACTCCGTGACGTTTTATTAATTCCCTAATATTTGAAAATTTTCCGAATTCACGCTGTTCTATAGTCCAACCATCAGAATACAGTCTTTCCACTAAATCTCTACCAGTAAAAGATTTAGTTTTTAGTTTTCTTGCTATGATCATAATTACTTCGTTTTTATTTTCTCTATGAACTGGTCTATTTCTTTATTTCCGAGACCTAAAATAACTCCAAGACGTTTACTATACCAAAACTTTCCTGGGACTTTAAGAATACTATATAACTCATCTTGACACTCCAAGAAAGTTATCAGGCGACTTCCAGAAATTGACTTTTTTGTTACTATTTCGATATCCCCTGGAATAGTATACTTATCTAATTTATCTTTCCGTATCATAACAACCGGAGTACATTTCTTGAGATTAGGAGTAGACATATATTCTTCGGTATCAATTAAAACTCCTCTTACTAACCTTGGAGATCTTACCGACTTTTCTTCTTTCTTAGGTTCCTCGGATTCTTCTTTATCTCCTAGTAAACGTGTAATGAGATCTATAACACTCAAGATCGCCAACACAGCCAAGAAAAATATTAATCCAGGGAGAAGTAAGACAAGAACAATAATCCCAGGCACAATAAACAGTAGAGACCAGGAAAACCAATTATCTATATCAACTAACCACTCTACCAATTCAGTTTTCTTTATCTTCATTTTCTTTCCTCCAATTATTTCTTATATATTCTTTCGTATCTTCTATAAATCTCAATAATTCAGCCGAGATCAAATCATATTCATCCAAGATCTCAAAAACACAATAATTATCTAGAATACTGAAATTTTCCTTATAAAATACTCCTTCAGAATAATAATTATCGGAAACTAATCTCCTAAAATCATAACTCTGTATAAATAGTGTGTCTCCGGGAATATTATTAAACTTTCCGATCTTGAGTAATATGAATACGTCTATAGTCTCAGATTTAACTCCTATAATCGAAACTATATCATCTTCGGTGGTTTTATCTCTAGAGGAAAATAGTCTAGAATAACCGCTAAACTTAAGAATATTACCTATATTGTTATTATCTTCTATCCATCGTACCATACGCATTTTTATTAATTAGTTCCTATAGATCTATATCCCAAGACTCTATAGGATTATACTTTTATTCTTTCTCTTTTTTCTTATCGTAAAATTTCTTAGCCCCATATAATGCTCCTGCCGCTAAAGCAGTTCCAGCCATTATTTTTCCAGTTCTTCCCAGTTTAAATGGAGACTTAGTAACTATAGACGTACCCTTATCTAACGGAGAATTAGTCTTAGGTGCAGTTGGGCCAAAGTTAAGTGGATTTTTAGGAATAGAATTAGTAGGTATTGTAGTATTTGTTATTGGACTAGGATTTTCTACAACTCTATTCTTTCTTTCTAATACACTTTGACGAAACTTCTTTTGATTTTCAGGAGATAGAGCTTGAATTCTTTCCTGTTTAGTTTTAATTTTTTCCTGTACCTTCGTTCCTCTTATTTTTTTAACACCTCTATCTTGAGTATTTTGTCCATATCCTCTTGCCTGTTGTAATAAAGTTTGCTGAGCATTTCCTAAGCTTTTGTCAACTTTACTAATACTAGGATTATCATACTCAGAAGAAGGCAATACTTTATTAATTTCTATGGCTTTTTTATACCTTTCTGAATTCTTTAGTATCTGCTCTTGAGGGATTCCACCCATAGACTGATGTTGAATAACCGGATTTACAGCTTGAGTCATTTGCCACTGCCTTGTTTTAATCTTATTTGCTTTATTACCAAACTCTTTCTGTCTCAGTATTATCATATATTTCTTAAACTGTCAAGGGAAGAATATTGTTAAATCCTATACCCCCCCTCCCCTTGACATATAAAATTTTAAGGGAGGGTATAGTTTTATAAGTCCATTAAGTCGACATTCTTAGTTCCCATTATTTCTTTTCTCTCAGCTTCCTCTTCATAATAAGCTTGACGTTGTGCCGCTGATATTCCTTTAAGTCTCTGTCCCTTCTTTCCACCAAAATTAAGTAACGGAAAATCAGGGTCAGTTCCTTCGGTAGTATCAAGGAAGTTTTCATAGCATTCACGAAGAGACTTAAGAGAAGAAAGTGTATAGTACTCTACTCCATCGACCTTAAGAAATTTATTTAAATAAAATTTTAGATCCATCAATTGGGGAATTGTTACAGATGTCTCGAAAGAAGTCGACAGTAAGAGATTCTACACTTACTGCCACACTCCTCCTTTCTTTCGCTTTCTTTCCTTTATTACATTCAGGACAATATAGTTGAATAGGTTCAAGTCTATCGTAATATAAGTCACGAAGAGCAAGCAAGAGAGTAACATCACCATGAGTAGCCCCTAAGACATCTTTCTCGATCTGTGTTCCCTGATAATCAAAATCTTTAATCAAGGCTATAGTTTTAATCATCTTCAAGTCAGTTACAGTTCGATATCTAAGGTAAGTCTGAAATACCTTCATAAACTCTCTAACTGTCGGAACTATAGTCTCGTATCTATGCCCTCCAAGTTCAATAAAAGCACCATTCATAATCTTTTGATCGATCTGTTTAAAGTGAATATCTTTTTCGAAGGATATAGTTTTCTTCATCTTCTTACCACATTCAGGACATGTTACTTCTATTTCATAAGATAATTCCCCAGAAACCGTACAAAGCTTCTTATAAAATATCAAGAAATCTACATCCATTAAATAACAATCTAGGATAGTTTCATCTTCTTGAACTAAAAGATTGATATCATATAAGTATTTTTCTAGTGGATCATCAGAAGGAAGATTCTCAAGATATCTTGTTATTTCTAAGAATGTCATAGGACTAACCTTAACACTTGGGAATTTATATCCATATCCCCCTGATGGTAATTGTGATGTTAAAATATTCATAATCGTTAAACTCTCATTTTTTTTATTAATTAATCTTCTTTTTCTCTACGCTCTAATTCTTTACGAGCCTTTCTTGCTTCTGATTTATGATGAAGATGTCCAGCTGCAGCAATTCCGGCACCTGTAGCAGCACCGATTCCAGCTCCTATTAAACCTCTTTTTAAAGATAATTTCTTAGCTAATCCAATTGAAGCTCCGGAGACACTAGTAGCAGCTATAAGTCTTTTATTATTTTTCTTAATATTTTCTTTTTCCTTATCAGTCAAACCTTCATCATATCTAGCTCTTTCTTTAAGCCATTTATCTGACTTTCGAGAGAATTTAGAATCATCAAACTCTTCTGACATTCCAAGATATGTTTCTTCATCTAAATCATCATCAGCCTTAGAAAATTTATTCTCTCTAAGTTTTTCTGCACGTTTCTTCATTAAATGGTTTGAAGCTAATCCCGCCGCTGTTCCTAATAAAGCTGTTCCTGCCAAGATCTTCTTATTTCTCTTTGAAGCTTTCTTTGAAACTTTATCTTCTAATTTCTTTGTTGCTTTTTTTAGTATATCTTCTTCGCCTTTTAATTTTTTATCAGCCATGTTTAGATAATGTTTTTCAACTTTCTGAACTTTTAGAAGATTATCAAGTTCGTTAAATGAATCTATTACTGGTTCTCCTGTTCTCGTCTTTTCATTAGCTCGCTTAAATACCTCTTTACCAGTTTTTCTAATTTTATCAAGTTCATTCCGATATTTTTCATATAATTTACCAGAATGTTTGAGATACTGATCATTTATTTTGGCTTCATCAACTGACTTAGCAACGTCAGAACCAATTAAACCTACCCCAGCTACAGTACCACCAGCTAAAATTCCATGTGCAGTAGCTACTCCTTTACGATTTTTATCAATCTGATCTGCAGCTCTCTGTTTTTTCTCTTCAGCTGTTAATTTCTTAGAGAATAATTTTCTTTTGATTATCATACTATTTATATAGGGGATTATTAAACTTCATACCCCCCCCTTTAGAGAGTATGATTTTTCTTATTATAAATAAAGAACGAAATAAACTAAAAGCCTTATATATGTAATAAAATATTTTAAATTATGAAAATAGGAATAAGTACAACTAACATAATTAATGAATTTGTTAGATTTATAGGTCCTGTAGTTGACCTAAGAATAAAAGAATGTAAAGTGTATGTAATAATAGATCACAATAAATTTACTAATCTAGAAGAAATACTAAATCAATTAAATCAACAATCTATTTTTTCACTTAGTCCAGCAGAAATTGTATCATCTTTTGAAGTAGAATCTATACTACTTGATACAGATAATTCAAGAACAGATACAGTTATAAAACTTCCTGGGACTTGGAGAATAAATACAGAAACTAATGAAATAATTGAACAAGAAAATCTAGATAAAATTTTAAAGCTATTTACTACACAAGAAGGATGAGAGAAAAAAACTCATCCTTTTATTTTCTTTTCTTAGAATTTCCAAAGATCTGACCTATAATACTCTTATCCTTTCTTCTATTTTGCCTTATTTCTCTCTTATCTAGTTTATTTTTAAGGTCTAAATCATTTTTATCCAAATTTTCCGGATAAGTATTTTTAATTCTATGTAACTTACCTGGACTAACTTCTTTCTTTAAAGCACTATTTGGATCTAAATATTTAGCCACTGCATTTAAAGTTCTTGCATTTCTGGCAGCTTTATAAGTTTTTAGAGATAATTTTTTATCCTTTTCTGCAAGTTTTATCTCTTCTTTAGATGCCCCATGCTCTTTCATTAAATTTATTCCATTCTTCCAAGCATTTTTCTCCTCTTTAAGTTCAGCACTATTTCTTTTGAACTCTTCTTTCACTCGTTCTATAGTTCCAATTTCAGATTTTTTCTTACTCTTATTCATTAAATTTAATCTACTAATAGCTTTATTCCTCTCACCAGCAGCTCCAGTACTATTCATTGCATGACCTACTTCATGGGCTAGAGCTGGAATATTTTCATCATATTTTCCTTTAATATTTATAAGACCTGATCTTGGAGATAATCCAGAAACTTCATTAGGAGATAACGTTAATGCAATTTTCTTACTTAATCGTTTTCCATCAACATTTCCTTCGTATTTTGAATTATTCAGAAACCGTTTACTAACTTCTTTTGCTTCTTCTGGCTTAAATGGAGCATAATAATTTATAGATTCTTTTTCACCTATTGAAGTTTGAATTTTATTATTATCAAATACTCTAGAATTTCCCTTCTTAATAGCATCCTTTACTAAATCTTTTCCAAGTTTCTTATTAGAAATAGATTCTTTTTCTAAATCTTTTGCTAATTTAAGTACTTCACTATTATTAGATACTTGTTTAACTGATAAATCTTCTAACTTCTTTCCGATTTTTCTTTGAAGTCTACCTGCATATTTCTTCATAACTCTAGAACCACCTGAATGGTAAAATTCTTGAGCTATATTAAATTGTTTTTGTCGTAGGATTATCATACTATTAATTTTTATTCAAAACAAAATTCCCACTCACCTTTACTGGCGAATGAGAATTATTATGTCCCAGGCAAGATCGAACACTTACCTCATAAAATATTGTTTATTGTTTTCAGGTTATTATATATTTCTTGATACTCTGGCTTAACTCCTATAATGTCAGTAGCTTTCACTCTCTTCTTAGAACCATCAGAAAGTATTTCATTTACTTTAGCCTCCTTAGTTTCAAAAAAGTTTTCTAAGTCAGTTGCTTTAGGAGTAGCTGTATAATTAATTGAAGAATATAGTCCTCCAAGAATTTCTTTTATTTTTGCTTGGCTTATTCTATCTCCAACAGAAAACTTAGAGAGAATAGTATTTACCAAAAGTTCTTTACTAAATGTTACAATACCTAACTCTTTTTCAATTTTATACCTATCATACCCCAAAGCTTTTAGTTTTTGTGGTTTAAGAATAGTATAATAAGATTTAATATTATCATGTTCCCCAATCTGATCTAATACTATTTGTATAGCTTGATTAGATAATCCATATTCACATAATAATTTAAGCTTTTGTTTGAACAAAGTTAGATTTTCATACTCATTCATAAAATTAGATACTTCTCTATTAATTAGATCATTTGTATCTAATGTATTATGTACTGAACTAAATACAGTAAATCTATCTTTATAATCATATTGTTGTATTCTAAAAGCTCTAATCTCATTTACTAATACTAAATTATTAAGTACAGGTATCAAAGTTCCACTCTGATGTTCGTTTACCGCCACATAATTATCTTTATAACTAAAAGATTTTGCCATTTTTTGATATGTTTCTGCTAGATCATATTTTGCTTTATCAGGTGCAGAGCTATAGGAATCTAATAAGTTTTGAGTAATTTCTTTTTTTCTTTCTACTTCTTTATTAAACTCCTCTTGAGACACTTTCCTATAATCACATATTGTTCGATAATAAAATACTGCACTATTACTCCATGGATTCTCTTGCAGCCTTTGTCTACCTAAGATCTGAGGCAAGTCTTCAGAGATATCAACAGCTAAAGAATCAATATTACTATCACTAAATATAAAACTTCTAGCACAAGTAGAGTAAAAATCTGCTCCTAAATAAACAGTACGTGTACAAAAGGTAAACATTTTAGGTTTAACTCCTTTTAGCGGTACTTCACCTATTACGAATTTCTTCCCTAATTTACGTTGTATTCGTTTTTGATTATCAGGAGTATCACTACACAAAATATTTACTTCTTCAGATTGGAGATTACACTTTTTTATAATACTAGTAATATGATTAACAGAATTTACATAAAATACAGCTTCATCCGATATTATTTCAACAGGATAGCCATTTACCATTCTAATAGCTCTCTCAAAATTACCATCCTTGTAGGACTGAATAATTTCTGGGAGTTTTTCGCCAACAGATTTCATTGTAAGTACTTTTAAGGCAGGTTTTAATACCCTAGTCGAATCCTCCTTACTCCAATCCATATTAATATATGGAAGACCATCAAACTCACCTAACATATTAAGATATTCCTCCAACATAGGAGTTGCACTAACAAATAAAGCTGAGTGAGATTGGTGTAGATGATATAAAAAATCTAATTCTGTATTAGACTTAAACTTAGAATCATGTAAGATAGTTTGAAACTCATCTATAATGGTGTAAAAAGATTGAAATATACCCAAAGATGTTAATATATCTTTTACAATTCTATAAGAATCATATGTTACAAGAATTTTACAAGGTTTATCTCCTAAGTATTTTCTTTCATTTAGATAGTCTTTTATTTCATTCATTAATCTATTATAAACTGTATCCTTTCCATGAACTACTTCTTTAAGAGTATCCATAAATACTTGAGATCTAGTTTTATCTATCTTGCTTAAATCTTTATCAACTGTCAATTCTTTTTCAAGCTCATTCACTACTAAGTAAACACTATCCTTATGTTGGTCTTTCTTATTTTTAAGTAACATCTTTCTTGGAGAACATAGGATAACATTTTCAGGACCTCTAAGACAGTATTCTGTAAATCCACAACCTGGAAGTTGTTTATTAATAATACATTTTACTGGGAATTTATAAAATCTAAAGTCTGTTCCTAATTCTGATATAAATCTTATTCCTCTAGGAACTACATAATCATTTAATTTTAGTATTGGCATACGTATAATTTTATCAAATTTATTATAATCTAATAGAGAATCCAGTTAAAAGAACTACTATGTCTCTTTAAATTGAAGACATAGGAGGATTCCCTTTTCAATCATAAGGAATTGAAAGGATATTATACGCATTTTGTCACTTTAAATGGAGTAGTTTTAGTACAGTACTATATATATTTTATCTGACAAAAAAGTGACACTTGCTCATATAGATAAAGAACATAAGATCATGTCGGAGACATGGAATATTTATGTTTAGGATTTCTATGAGCTTTTAATCTAGAAATACCACCCCTGGCCCTTTAGAGGCCAAAGGGGTGTCAACTTAATTAAAATAATATTATACTAAAATTTCCTATATATCTTATTCAATGTTTCTTTTCTAAGACACCTCTAGCGGTAGCGGTTAGAGGTGTAGGATAAGGGAAGCTCCTTTGTCCTCATAAATAAGGGACAAACCTATATAAAACCTCCCTTTTATCAATTTGAAAGCCTAGTATATGTAATATAAACTTTAAATACGTAGAATTATGAAAAGAATAGTCAAAGAAGCGGTAATTGAAAGAAAACTTACTGATGAAGAGAAAGATATAATAAGACCTCATTTAGAATGTAATTATAAAATAGTAATGTTATATCCTATTAATGAAAATACAGAAATACCTACAGATGCATTAGATCCAGAGATATGGAATATTCCAGAGGGTTATTATGCTATTGAGATTGAATGATAGTTTTATATACCTTCAATTCTTCCATATGAAATAAGAATAAAATATATAAAATTATGAAAAGAGATAAATTAATAAAAGAAATTATTGAGAAGGATTCATTTATTTTTGAAGATCCTTGTCCTTTATCCCATCAAGAATTAGAAGAGATAGACTCTACTATAGAGAGTACATCTTCTATGTTAGATAATATGAAAATTGACTCAACAGAGGATGATCCTATGCTAAGATTTGAAAAAATAGTAGAAAATCTTAATAAATCTAATAAAAGTATGAGAGTAAAAAGAAATGAGTTAATCTTTTTAAAGGATTATCATAATACATCAAAAACTCCTTGTTCAGATTGGCTTGATCATAAAAGAGTAGACCTGTATCCTATTAATGAAAATACAGAAATACCTACAGATGCATTAGATCCAGGGGTATGGAATATTCCTGAAGGTTATTATGCTATTGATAGAGATTTGGATTAATTTCCAAATCTCTTTATTTATTTCTATTTTTCCAAGAAGTCTATTAGTATTATCTGAGATTATTTTCTTAACTTCATTAATTTCATGGATTCTAAATGCATTACTTAAATGTTTCTTTCCAGATTTTTGTACTTCTTTTGGAATATCATATAGCTCTTTATTTTTATTTAATTAGTTCCTGGGCAGTTATATCCCAAACTTTCCCAGGATTTATAGTTTTACACTCTATATTCCTTAAAAGCCTTATATATGTAATAAATAAAATATATAAGATTATGAAAGGATTAGGATTATTTATTGGTTATCGTAACTTTTTTAAATACTTTCGTCATTTTGGAAAGATATTTTAGTTACGATTTATAAGAAAGATGGTATTAATTATTTATCATCTTTCTTTTTATCTTTTTCCTTCTCTAATTTTTTCTTTTTCTTTCTATATGCAATTCCTCTAGCTAATTCTGACATTCCTGCATTAGTTATAGCAACTCCAGCATAAGTTCCTAAAGCTACACCTAGGTTTTTTCGACTAGCTTTCATTAATTTCTTAGAGGCACCAGCTTTTTTCATTAAATCTAGACCATGTTTACTTGCCATAGCCTCTGATACTAGCCCTGGAGATTGAACAGCTAAACCAGATGCCCATCCACTATGTCTGGAGAGTTTTGATTCTTTTTCTCCGGCTGCTTCTTTTTCTGCTGCTTTTTTACCTGATCTAACACCTGCTATTATTCCTGCTGTAGGAGCTAGAACTGTATGATTCAACATTCCACCAGTTTTTAGATAAGCTTTATGAGCAACTTTACCAATAGCATCACTTACTGATTTTACTTTTCTTTTATCATAGTGAGCATGTCCCATTTCATGTGAAAGAACATCAGCTGCTTTTGTTCCACTTGTATAAATTTTATTATTTTGATATGCAGGTCCCATTCCAGTATATGTAATATTATCTACTTTATGTCCTCGTCTAGAAGCTAATCTTTTTAGTTTTTCAGCTATTTTTGCAGATTCTTCTGAGGGTTCGTCTTGCATATGTTTCATTATTATAGGTGAAGCGATACCTTGACCCGCTACACCTCCAAGATATAAAGCAGTTCCTTTTGCTTTTGAACTAGTGTCATTGGAGTTTTTATTCTCCTCTTTTTTACTAAACAGTTTTCTTTTGATTATCATAATTTTAATTAATAAGTTAAGTTAGTTTTCTAATTCTTTTCTAGTTCTCTTTCTATACGGATCTATATATTGCCGCTTCTTTCTTCCATCGTTAGTGATTAGTGTTACATATCGGTCTACCAGTTTCAGTAATGCCAGGTTCAAAATAAGGGACGAGAACTTTTGAATCTTTAGAAAATAGTTTACGTTTTATAATCATTTAATATTTGTATCGAGGAGGAATTGTTTATACTTTTACCCCCCGATATTAATTTTTGGAAGGAGTAAAAGCCTTATATATGTAATAAATAAAATATATAAGATTATGAAAACATTATTAAAAATTGGATTAGCTACTATATCAATTATAGCAGCTTTTAAATTGGTAAAAGGTGCAGGGTATAATTTAGGTGCAGAAATGATGTATAAATATAAGAAAAATCCAGATTCTCTTTCTGAAAAAGATAGATATTGATGTAAAGTTGTATCTAATGTATTAGATAATACAGATACATTAGAAAGTGCAGAAGGTATTTCTGAATTGATCTATCAATGTGGTAAAGAGATAAAAGAATATAAAGAATCACTTAAATAGTCCCTACAAAGAAGATTGACGAAAAGTTGATCTTCTTTTTTATCCTTCTAATGTTTTTTCTTACTTTTAGAGAAGCATTTTAGCGCCCTATCATTTTTTCTAGTTATAGTTTAGGTAATCTTTTCTTGTTTGAAATGATTTATTTCTAATATAATGTGGATCATAGAAAAGAGTTTTTGTATCTCTTTCGGTTAATCCAAGTTTTTCTTCAAGACTTTTTATTTCTTGATTTATCATCCTTTGTCTAGGAAGTAATATATTTAGTAGGCTCATAGTAATTGTTTTAGTAGAAGAGTAACCGATCAAAGTTACTCTTCTTTATTGTTTTTTTATAATAGTATATAATTATTTAGATTTCCTTTTATTTATTATTTTTCTTCTTAAATTATATTTCTGTCTTTCAGTTCTTCCTTTATCTCCAAAAAGTTCCATTAAATCTTTTTCTTCTTTATGAGATCCAGGAAATACTTTATAGTTATCTATTTCTTTTGGATGTAATTTATTTAATAGCTTTTCATTTAAGTTATTTCTTAAACTATTTCCTTTTCTATATGTATCTACTGCAGCATTTTCTAGACTTTTGGCATGTTTAATCTCTTCTTTCGTTTCACCAGCCTTTTTTAAATCCTTTATTCCATTCTTCCAGGCATTATTTTCTTCTTGAATTCCAATAGTTCTTTTCCCAATATCAGCTAATATTCCTTTACTATTATTAGATTTATCAGCTAGTTTTTGAATTGCAGAATTAATAGATTTTTTACTATTTTTAACATGACCTAGTTCATGGGCAACAAACGGGGTGTCTTTTCCTATTGCATCAGAGTTAAGATTTATAATTGCATCTTTGGCCGAACTTGATCTGGCTAACTCTCTACTAGCTTTATCCAAATTTTTATCATTAGACATTTGCTTAAGTAGATTTCTCTTTTCTTTATTGAGAATATAGGATTTGTCTCCTTTAGGTTGATATATCAGTTTAGAAAATTTGTTATTAGGTATTATATCAGCGTTTACTTTATTAGCTTCTTTTTTCAGATTATCGGCTATTAATTCATTCTCTTTTGTTTCTTTTCGAAGATTAGTCAATTTTCTTTCTGTTTTCTTTGTTTTTGCAAGAAACTCTCGTTTATTCTGAATTAATTTATTCACTATATCTCTTTTTCGTTTTCTGATATAATTTTTTGTTCCTTTCTTTAAACCCAATCGAGATATTTCTGAAAGTATACTAAATTCTTTCTGTTCTTCTGGGTACTTTCTTAATATAATCATATTAGAGATTTAATAAATTTCTTAGTATTTTCATCCAACTCTCTTATAATATAGTAATCCTCTATATTATCACATTCAGAGTTTGTACTTTTTATTTTATATTTAGTACTGTTCTCTATTTTTATTGTTTTTGGAATATTAATAGTTTTTCTTATTAATACTACATACACAATCTTACTTGGTTTAGGTAATTCTTTTATGATGGGATTAAAAGTATCTTTTTCATTAGAATTATCTGGATTAAAATATCCACTAGCTCGTATTACATTTAAGCTCTTATATCCATCGTTTAATCGTTTTCTAAGGTCTTCTAGGTATTCCCTTCGGCCTTTGAGATCATATTTTCTTCCTCTATTTCGTTCATATAATGGATCGTAATAAACTTCAGTATTAGTTCTTCCATATAATCCTAAAGTAATTTCTAGATTTTTTATCTCTGGCTCTAGATTTTTTAATTCTTCTTTTTCTTGCTTTCTTTTAGGGAATAATATATCTAATAAATTCATAATAATTTGTTTTAGTGTTTAGTAGAAAAGTAGCCGATCAAAGCCACTCTTCTTTAGTTTTTATGTTGGTTGTATTATTTTTGGCTGAGTTATTATATCAGGGGATTCACCTTCTATGAGAATTCTTTTTAAAACTTCAGATATTTTCTCATAGGTATTGTAAGTATATGGAATTTCTATAAGAATTATATTATTTTCCTTACAATATTTTCTAACGTTTTCATCCCTTTTTAGTTGTTTTTGAAAGGATCGCTTATCTCTATAAAAGTAATCTACGAATTCATAATGTTGTGCTCCATTATATTCTATCCAAAATGTTACTTCTTTTGTGGATGAATATATAATAAAATCTGCTCTAACTTTAAATTCATTATTTATCTCTATAGTAACTTCATCGGATAGATTGAATTTTTTATCTTCAAACCATTGCAGTACTAGTTTTTCTCCACTGCTTTTTCCATTAGTTTCGTAATTGTATCCATTTAAAAAATCTTTTGGAAGTATTAAAAAATCTACATTATTTAATTTATCGTAAATTCTAACATATGTCTCTAAATTCCTATATTTTATATTCGTAAAATCATATCTCTCTAATCCATATATTTCTATGGATTTTTTAATAAAATTATTTGATCGTTCACAGCTAGGACAGCAATCTCGATCTTTTCTTAAATGTTCTAGTGGGGATTGCCAAAAATAATTATTACAATTTTTACATAATATCTTTATAGGAATATCATTATCTATGTATTTTGATTCGGAATAGTCAAAACAATTTCCAAATTTACTTATTGCTTTGCTAAACCATCTATCTGATATATTTTTTCTTCTAATATTTAATCCATGCCTCATATTGCATTCTGGACATCCAATTATTCCATATTTAGGTCTTTTCTTTAATACTCCTAAATGTTTTGCTGGTGTCATTTCAAAATATTGTCCACAATGTTTACACTTTAATATTAATGGCGTTTTCCAAGTAATGTAATTTGTTTTATCATATTCAAATAAATCGCCATATACTTCTTTACTTTTTTGAATAAAACTTTTTGTATCTTTTATTAAATGTTCCATATTGATTACAGTTTTAGGAAGTTCTAATATTATTTCTTATGAAGAAGGGTAGATTGATCAGATCCACCCTTCCCTACTGTAATCATAAGAAATAATAAATTAGATACTTCTAGTTTATTAATTAAATATTATCAAAAGTTCTTTCATACGTTAATCAATGAGTTTCACCTCATGACAGACTATATCACCTAAGGAATTTCCTCAGTCTACATACATAGTCGTTGAACCTAGATTTATGTTAATATCTAGGATGCTGATTATTTGTATACAAAGATACAAATTTTCCAGCAATTCTTGTAGAAAACACCATGAAATTTTCCAAAATGTTCAAATTGCTTTAAAGTCATTAATTATTTTTATCAATGAATAGACTATATCATCTAAATTATATTTCAAACTTAGTTCTATATTTAGTCGTTGAGAAATTAGATCTTTTCTAATTTTTGCTGATTATCTATTTGATATTCCAGCATTTTAATAGAATTTTCATAAAGTAATATAAACTTTATGCTTCTTCATTTGAAAAAGCTTACTTGGATATCTGCTCGCATTTGTTAATATATATTAATATATTATAGACTATATCATCTTAAGAATTAATATTTCTTAAGTTATACATTTAGTCGTTGAGAAGCTATTTTTAATAGTTTTTGCTGATTTATGTTTTACATTTTCCAGCATTTTAGTATAATTTTCCTATTATATAATAGGCGACTAAGCAATTAATCGGTTCCGTCTTCTGTTTGCAATAGGTTACTATAATATTTTATTATATGTTCAGAATATAAATTTAACTTATATTTCATTATAAGTTAGTAAGTCTTTATTCGTTACGCTAAGAATTTTTATGTTCTCAGTTCGGTATTGGGATTATCCTTTCACCGAATTTACTTACTACATTCTAGAGTATTACTATTTCTAGTGGGCCTTAAAAATTTTTTTAACCATTTTCGTCGATCGGTGCATCCTGAAGAATACAGTTATAGAAATTAAGAGTACGAACTTTGATACGGCTTGAGTTAGTTAAGATTAATCTAAGGTCGCATACTAAGTCATCCTTTCTGAAAGAATATTTAGTATCACGATCTGCAATTTTCTGGCGATAGTCCTTATGGTTTTTGTTTTAAATCATACTAGACTATATCATAAAGAGGAACTATGGCTTAACCCTCTTTCTTTGTACTTAGTCGTTGAAAAATAGAATCATATCTATTTCTGCTGATTATTTTTTCGTTATATTAGGTTCATCGCTCTTAATCCTAAATCTTAAGCGATGGAGATAACTATAACGAGATATTTCCAGCAGTTCACAAAGATTCATTAAGGAACTTTTAATCTCTTAATGGACAACTTTTAAATTATCAAACCAGTAAGTAATTGCCTGATCTTCCTTATCTACAAAAGCCAACGACAGGGTTCCAGCTGTGTTTTGACCTGTCTTCTGAATGATAGTATAATTACCACGCATTCTCTTTTCAAAACCTGATACACTATAATCAATACCTACCTGAACGGCATTTAATCTAGCATTGAAAATATCAGTACCAGGGAAATAAACTCAAACATTTGTTCTATGTTTAGACTATATCATAAAAGAAATCTATGGCTATTTCTTTTCTTTGCTAATAGTCGTTGAGAAATAGATTTTTTATCTATTTTTGCTGATTTATCTTTACTTGATCTTCCAGCAGTTTACAAAGTTTTACTAAGACAATTATTTATCTTAGGTACATTAATGAATTGAAGTTCCCACATGTCACCACGAAGGAATTCTTTATTATTATCTTTATATGTACTTTGATAGTCAATAAATTTCATGTATCCGTCACTTCCGCGGACTAAACTTGCTACGCTTGCCATAGTTTTTATTATTTTTTATCGTAATTTAAAGTTATATCGATCGTCATATCATTATCTACTAAGTCGCTCATTCTAGATTCCACTTCAAGTCCTAGTCTGTTATTTGGTAAGTCTAGGTAAAATCCAGTAATAACTAATGAATCTATATATGAGTACCCAGCTGATATTCTATTTAAGATCTGTTCTATTCTAGCTCTTATATCTCCGGCTGATTTAGTACTAAGAATTTTCCATTTATTCTTTTCCAATTCTCTAGCCACTTTTCCTATACAGAATCTCATCCACCCTGAAGTATTGAAGTCTTGTCCATTTTGATATTTTTTATAATAATATATCTGGTTATTAAATACTAGATAATTACTTTTGTATTCTTCAAGTTTTTCTTCTGGTGATTCAAAGGTGTAAGGATCTGTTGTAGGTGTTTGATATAAGATCTGATCGCTAGTTATTGAGTAAATATCTTGTAAGAGCCCTCTAATATGTAAATAATATCCAGGTCTATCTTGTCCGAAAATTGTTTGCCCTCGATAAAAATATAAGAGTCGATTATCAGTGTCAGAGGTATAATTAAAGACGTAGTTATTTCCGGCCGTATTAGTTTCCTCAGGATCAGTTGTTTCTATTAAGTTTCCGTTTTCCACTTTATAGAATTTTACTCCTCCAGTGGGTTGTGATACTATATAAATTGTTCCTGAGGTTATATTTTCGGCCGATGGGAGTTCTTGAGTTTCTACGTAGGTCCATCCATTATCAGAATTTTGGAATAATACTTGAAAACCTAAACTCCTTGCATACCCTAAAAATCTCTCGTATTCTGGATAATAACTAGTCTCTGAGCCTGTCTTCATTCCGGCCGAGTATTTATAGATATCAGGGACTAAGAAATAATCAATAATTCCAGCGTTGTCAGATCCAAAAATAGCCTCTGCCGCTTTCCAATATTCCCCATTTATATCTTCGGCCGTTTCTTTCCAGGCTCGTTTAAGATACCATGTTCCAGAAGGTAATTCAGATTCTTTAGTACCTTTTTTATATTCTACCTCTTCACCTGTTTCTCGATTTATGTAAGATGTTGAGAGAATACATCTAACTAACTTAGACTCTGAAGTAATTATAGTATCAAGTCTTTCCTGTCCAATAGTAAATAAACCACCTTCATAAATTTCTTGATATTTATACCTCTCGATTGTTACTCTATACTTATCATCTCCTTTCAGTTTCTCAATATTTACACTAATATCACTATCTAAGTATTCGGGATCTCCACCTTCAGTACCAGTTGTTTTAGATATAAATCTCACTCTAGTACTTCCGCTCGAGATTTTTGATAGTATATTGTGTGTAGTGTTAAAATCTGGTTCGAATAATAGATCAGTAATATTAGTAAAATAAGTAACCTGAACAGAATATGATGTGTATATTTTGTAACCCTCCGAGATATTTCCTTCGACTGTATAACCTAATTGACTTGGAATTATAACTTCTACTAACCTCTTGAAAATTTCCTTATTACTTTCTTTGGCTTTGATTTCGACCTCGACTGCTTCATCATAATACTGACTTGGAATATTAGGGATACTATTAATTTCCTCTTTAAACCAAATCATTATATTTTCATAAGAGTCATTTTTAAGTTTTTTCAGGATTATATATTTAGAAGTTAATCCCTCGTCTATCGGGTGAAAATCTATCTCAGGGTTATATACTAAAGAATAAGCTAAAGTTTCATACCCTTTTGATACTCTTAGCAAGTCAGGAAGATGAGATAATAATATTTCTTCATTAATTTTTTCAGTATAATCAACATCTCCTTCCTCTATATATTTCGGATAACAATATTCAGGTCCAATAAAACCTGGATAATTTATGTTTAATACATCCCTATTTTCTAGAGAACTCGTATTATTAGTGTCAAGATTTTGTGGTAATTCTAGGATTTTCATATATTCTCCTAGATAATATATATAAAGAGTATACCACAAATTTCCCTCTTTATATTCGCCTTCTCCTGTTACTACCTTATACAAAACTTTATCTTCTCCGATTTCTGGAAGTTCTGTTAAGTTATAGTATAATTTTTGATCTATAGAATACTCTTTTAGGTCAACATAGTCAGGAGCATTAGTATTTTGTTCAACCTTAATTGGTCTATATAAGAATAAAGTAACTCCAGATTCTAAAAGTTCATCATAATAATCTTTCCCTGGAAAATCTGATCCAAACCAAATATCAAGTTCATCAGGAGTTCTCACAAGTATTGGTTTCTCATATGACATCTTAGAATCTACAACTTCAGAAAATACTGTAAAATCATCTTGTTCAGTGGAGTACTTTATATTAGTTGTTCCTAATCTTAAATACATAGCTTTATATTATTTAATTAGTTTCATTACTGAATTTACTCCACTTTCTACTATAGAACCGTAATCTGTTTTTGAAGAATTATCGGGAGCTTTATGTTGTATTACCTTAACTTCTGGAATTTTTCCTTCATTTGGATTCTCTCCTACGATACTAAATGATACCGTAAGATCTCCTGCACCGTCTCCAATATCCCCTGTATACTCTTCAGAGAAATCTTTCATTACTAAAAGCAAATCAAATTTTTGAATTGTACTATATTGTGGTGTCATAACATATATTCTACATCTGAAGCATATATTTTTATACATAGCAATACACACATTATTAGTATCTATTGCTGTAAGTGAATATTCATCCGGGGGCAGTATATAATAATCAGATGTATGTCCTTCGCTATTATAAATTGCAGCTTTAGCACATTCTTCAAAGTATCGTCTCCAAGATTTATATTGATCGTCGGCGATAGTTATTCGAAGTTCATTAGTAAATTCCATTGAAACAGGATAACTAATTTCACCATCATACAAGCTCAGTGTTTTTGATGTCATTTTAGATTTTTGAAGATCAAAACTAGTAAATGGAATCCATTTATTATAAGCTGTATTTACTCCATGCATTACGATATTTCTTATATTTATTTCGTGGATTCCAGGAAGATAATTAAGATCTCCATTTTCAGGCCCTGCATAAGGTTCAAGAGCAATTTCCCAGAAAGCATTAGTATCTAATGTTTGAATATTATAATTTGAATACCCTGTTGAGGTAAATTTATCTGGAGTTGTAATAAATGGGCTAGATTTTAATACATTATATAAACCTTCTACAGTATTAGTATCGTCAGTATCGCTAGATATCCCACATAATTCCTCTAGAGTAATTAATATACCTTTACCTGAAATATAATTATTTTTAAAACTGTATGTTCTTTCTCCTCCAGAAGATCCTAAAGCCATATCTTTTAAAGCACTACCTGCTTTTTTCCAAAAGGATGATGATGAATTTTTCTTTGCTCCTTCATTAGTTATTTTACTTAAGAGTTCGATTTCATCATAAGAAAATACAGATTGACTTTTTATAGGATTAGAAGCATTACTACTAGTTGATCGTGTATTCGCTTCTTCAAATCCATTATATTTAAATTTATTTTCATCTGGTCTATTCAAAGGATTAGATATATCTACTGATTTGCTTCCAACGATACTATTAACAGCATCTCCGAGCTTGTCTCCTAGGTTGTCAAGTGCACCAGAAACTCCTCCAGATACTAAATCACCCAATAAACCGCCATCATTTCCAGGGAGTCTATATCGATTTGATTTAGTTACTTTTTCAAGCTCGTCTCTAGCTACTACCAAACCAGCTAGTGTTTCATTAACAAGAAGTTGTCTTGCCTCTCCATGTACTCCAGTCCAGCCCACGGCTTTTTCAGCAGTCCATCTAAGATAATTACTTAAATTAAGAGATTCTAATCCAAATTTAGGTAATTTCATAGGAGGACCTTCTACTTGTTCAGAAGATAGTTCAGGATTTTCTGAATATTTATAAATTTCTTGTCCATCAGGAGCTTGTGCATCTGGAATTTCTTTTTGTTGGTTATAGAAATAAGTAGGATTTTCTATGATTTTTTCTACTTCTTCTGGAGAAAGATAATTTTCATTATCTGTTTCTGGAATTTCTTTTTGTTGGTTATAGAAATAAGTAGGATTTTCTATGATTTTTTCTACTTCTTCTGGAGAAAGATAATTATATGATCCTTCTGTTTCTACTCTAGGAGCTGAATTTCCTTTAGCTACTTCAGGTAACTTATCTTTATAATTATATTGTTGTTCTGGATTTTCTATGATTTTTTCTACTTCTTCTGGAGAAAGATAATTTTCATTATCTGTTTCTGGAACTTCTAGAATAGAATCGTAAAAATTTCCAAGATCTCCACCAAGACTATCTAACTCTTCTGGGCCAAGAGGAGTATAATCTCCAGATTGTCTAGGAGCATCAGCTATTTCTGGAACTTCAAGGAGAGAATCATAGAAATTATTGATATTTCCACCAAGACTATCTAATTCTTCCGGACCTAATGGAGTATAACCTTCATATCCATCTCCAGAAGTTTCAGGGAGTTCGAGTTTTTCATCTTCTAACTCAAAATCTCTAGTATCTTCAAGTTTATCTATAAAATCTTCAAGACTTTCAGGTTCAGCTTCCTCTGTACCTTTTAAATCTATCCTTTCATCTTCTAAAGATTTAGGTTCGAATTCTTTAGTTCCGGTTAAATCTATTCTAGTGTCCTCTAACTCAGAAGCCTCATAATCCTTCGTATTTTCTAGATCATCAAGATAATCCTCAAGTTCAGACATCTCAGCTTCTTTAGTTCCAGTTAAGTCTATTCTAGTATCTTCAAGAGAATTATTATCTTCTACACTTAAGTTTTCTCTATAATCCTCTAAAGTAGATATCTCAGATTCTTCAGTATTTTCTAGATCAATTCTTTCATTCTCTAGAGCTTTAGGTTCAGACTCTTCAGTATTTTCTAGATCAATTCTTTCATTCTCTAGAGCTTTAGGTTCGGATTCTTCTGTTCCGGTTAAGTTGATTCTGGCATCTTCTAACTCAGAAGCTTCGTATTCTACAGTACCTTTCAGATCTACCCTAGTATCTTCAAGAGAATTATTATCTTCTACACTTAAGTTTTCTCTATAATCCTCTAAAGTAGATATCTCAGATTCTTCAGTACCTTCCAAATCTATTTTAGTGTTTCCAAGTTCTTCTAATACCTTTACAGTACCTCCAAGAGTTATTTTATCTTCAGGTAAACTCTTTAATTCTTCCCCACTTCTAAGAGACTCTTTATGATTCTCTAATTCATCTAACTCCTCCGGCGTTTTCCTAAGATTTTCCCTATAAGTTTCTAACTCTTTATCTTCTACGGTTCTCTCTAAAGATACTTTGGTTTTAGAAAGTTCAGCATCATCTACTGGATTTCTGAGTTTAACTTTAGTATCTTCAAGTTCTTTTAGATTATCTTTTCCACTATTTAATTTTTCTCTGTGATCTTCTAACTTATCTAATTCCTCCGGCGTTTCTTTAAGATCTTCTCTATAACTAGATAATTCAGAAGTTTCAATTGTTTTTTCTAAAGATATTCGAGTAGTATCTAATTCATTTTTAGAATCTACTTCGAGCTGTTCTTTGTATGATAAATCTTTAAATCCTTCAAGGTCTATTCTTGTTAGATCTAATTCTAGGTTGTGATTATCAATAAGAGATTCTCTTTCTTTTCCTAACTCTAGATCTTTTTCTGGAACCTTAAGATTTTCTTTTGTATTTATATAAAGATTTCTTACATCTCTAACTCCTTCTAGATTTAACTTTTCTGTACCTAGAGATTTTAATTCTTTTGGTTCCTCAGTTAATTCTTCTCGGCGGTCTTCTAGGGTTGGTTCAAGGATATTTTTTTTATTTACTATATCCTCACGATGTTTCTCTAGTTCTGTTTTCCTAGGATCATACAGATTTTCACGTGTCTTTTCTGTATACAACCCATGATTTTCCGCCGAGTCAGAGTTTCTATTATCAGAAAGTGGTTCTCGTGATGATTCTTTATATAGACTTTTAATACCACGAACCCCATCTAATCCCTCTATATAATCTTCGAGAGAATTAATTTCTGGAATCCTCCCTGTTGTTCTTCCAGGGAGTTCTAGATTATCTTTCTCTAGGGAAGTATGATTTTCTTGAGTTGTTCTAATACTTTTAAGATATTTACTAAGAGCTTTTACTTCCTCAGGTCTAGTAAGTTGATCACATCCAGGAATTTTATTTTGCTTCAGAATCTCATTTTCTATATTTCTTTCTCTCATAATTACATATCTAAAGTTTCAATAATACTATTCAATGTATAAACATAGAATACTTCAGCTACTTCAGAGTAACCCATTTTAAGAGATATTTTAAATCTGAATGTATATTTTCCACGAGTATATTGTAATTCATCCCCTACTTCAAGAGATCCATCATCTGTATATACTTCTAGATTATCTCTGTTTCGATTCCATACATCTCTTAGTTCATTCTGATTTAATATCAATATTGTAGTAAATTGATCATAATCGTTCTCTAATGTACTACTTGATGAATATGTACCTCCAAAAACATTTTTCCATTTTGAATTACTCTTTGGTCTGAGTACTACAAATTCAGTCCCAAGAAGTTTTAATTGTAATTTTATATTTTTCATTCCAATAGAATAAAGCCTATTTGCCTTATCTAAGTTTTTTGAAATCATATCCGCCATAATAGTATATATTTAGTTTAAAGATTAATCACAGTCAATAATAGTACAAAATTCTTCTGTATCAATTATCTCACGTATTAATTTATATATCTGTTCAAAAGTAAGAGATCCTGATAGTTTCATTACATATATATCTCTCTCTAGGATCGTAATTGTTCTAATATGAGCTGCCATAGATCTAATGAAATCATCAATTTCGTACTGACTATATTCAAGATCTTTTGGAATATATATTTTAATTGAAGATGGATCAGGATATATACTAATTACATCTTTGGGAATTTTACTAGAAACTTCATAATTCCCGATACGATCTTTATCCAATTTCTCTGTTAATTTCGTTATCATCTTTCTAGCTTGTAAATCTGAAAAATATCGAATTCTAGGTACTATCATTTTTCAAATATATTAGGTTTTACATCAGTTGACATGAATTTTTTTAAGATAAAATCAAATTCATTTCTTGTTTTAATTGTGTAGTTATATACAACTACTTTTCCAGTATCTACCCTATTTACTATCGTTTTTAAGTGATTCCAGAAAATAGAATCAATCTTCTTAAGTTCGTCGGTATCCTCTTTATTTACTGTTATTACGAATATTCCAGAGATCATTGACATATTAATACCTATATCTCCACCAAATTCCCCAACAGTATAATCTAGACCTTCAACATAACGAAGTCTTTTAAGGCTATTTTCTAAGTACTTATTTCCAAAGTCTCCTCGATATGTAGGAATTATATCAGGATCATTAGAAAAAGTTACTGCAGCACTATAAATTAAACCGATAAGATCTTCAGATTTACCGGAAAATAGAAATTTTCCCGTTTTCCCAATAAATTTCTTTAAATCATATTTATTTAAAGACTTAACCGAAAAATCCTTCTGTTCAACTTCCTTAATTCTATTTTCAACTAAAGCTTTGTTATCAAGAAGATTTATTTTTACTCCAAGAGTATTACTGAGTTCCATTATAAAGTTGGCTATAACTTGATAATTTGTAAATACAATAGCCACTGAATAAGAATTATTTCTAGAATTGATTGCATAACTACTATATTCCATCCCTGTATACTTCTTACAGTAATAGTCTAAACTATCTGAAGTCTTTTCCAATTCCTTAGAGGTCATTCCAAAAGTATACATGGTAATGGAATTATCTTGTATTGAAAAATTTAATTTATAAGCTGTTACATTTCGATCATTAAAACTAAACTTCTCATCTATTTTTGCTCTTTTATCTAATGAATCTCCTATAGTTACTCCAGAAGCTCTATAAATACCAAACTCACGACGAATTAATTTATCTACTTCTTGAAATTTAATAGATGACATTGGATTGTGTAAATAGTTTAAGAAGAATTTTAATACTACACCTGCTATAGTTCCATATTTACCTCCAGTTATAGCACCACTGGTAATACTAGCATCTTTTAGGAGACTACCTGTAACTCCTCCAATACCAGCACCAGCTAAGGCAGATTTTCCGATTACTTCTATAGCTCCTGGAACCTTATCCATATCCTTTGGACCTGTATAGTGACCCTCCGGAATTGTATATTGTTTTTGTCTAAATTTTGTCATACCATAAGATTTTTTAAATAATTAGTTGAGCTATTTACTACATCTTCTACAACTCTGCCTCCTTTACTATCTACATACTTAGATGCAGCCTTAGACATTTTATCACCAACTCCAATCTTTTTCCATATAGTTTTCTCTGGTTTTCCTACTACACTAACTAAAGCAGATGTTCCAGGAATAGGTACTGTTTTCATAGCTACAGAAGTTATAGGTGCTTCTATAGATGGTTGAATTACTTTAGTATTTACAACTCTTCCTGGATTAATGGCTGCTTGATTTGCCGCCATTTTTACTCCTTCTATCTTATTTAAACCTCTTGCTACTCCAGAAAGAACTTTATTTTGTGTTTTTATGGCAGATCTTTTTGCAGCCATTGGAGCCTTTCTAAGAACTTTTTTATTAAATCCAGCTAATATTCTAGTTCCTGCAAGAGAATACAACTTTCTTTTTATTATCATAAATTTATATATTAAACAAGTAAATCTCCATACCATCCAGATTGGAGTATATAATTATCACACCTAGATCTAAGCTCTTGATATGCAGCATCGATATTATTAAGAACTTCCAAACCAACATTAGGTAACATTAATGAAGCCTTTAGGTTCCTAATATAGTCTAGTAAATGAGTCATACAGAGATCCATAAAAAATGTACCTCTCGACCCTTCTTCTACATTCAGCCAATAAATAGCTGCTTTAGATGATCCTGGATTAAACGTTTTATCAGGAAGAAAATCTGGAATTATCGGCCGACTACATATTCCTCTAATATAGAATTGATCGTAACTGGGCATATCCATCATAAAAACATAAGGACGTCTATAATCTGTGAAGTAAGTATAGTTTCCTGGAGCTGGATAAGATATAGACCCCACCCTGTACATAGGAATAGAATTTGGAACTAATATAATCTGATCTTCCGATATTTTACAATCAAGAAATAATGTAAAATTACTCTTAATCTCACAATACCCTTCAAGTCCCATGTTCTCACAACTACACATCTGAGAACGGTTCATTTTCATCTCCAGAATCAATGGCAAGGTATGTTCAAATTCTCTTAACGACTCCTTAATTATCTCCAGTAATATCTCATCTGGACTCAAAAAATCGTTCAAGGCTAAAATTTCATCAAGAGACGTCAAACTTATAAGAGCACTCCTGATAAATAACTTCTTTTTAAGATCTATTAATAATGTTTTATCCATGATATAATACTGGTAATAATTTAGGTTCTACTTTTGTTGTTATATCTTTTCCTTCTTCGAAAAATATCTTTATGATTTCAGGGATTCTATTATTGTCTTTATAAGAAATTCGAAGAAGTTTTATATTATTTTCTTTGCAATATTGTTCTAAACATCTATCTCGATTAACTTGATTTATAAATTTACTATAAGTTTTTTGAAGAAATGGAACAAATTCATAATGTTGAATTCCATCAAATTCAATTATACAATTAAGTTTTTTAATAAAAAAGTCTACTTTTATAAACTTGTTGTTATTAAAATAAATATAGAAATTTCTCTGAATATTTTCAGATCTAACACATGATGATATTATATCAAAACAAAAATCTTCTGATTTATATAATATTTTAGAACATTTTGGACATCCTCCTGTGCATTTATCTCTAGAAAATGTTTTATAGTTAATTATATAAGTAATGTTATGTATATTACATCTTAATTTAATTTTACTATTTTCAATACCATCCCATTTATCTTCATTAATGAAACCTATAAAAGATATATTAGTATTTTCTAATTTATTTTTTTGATTAACCAGAGACTTAATTATTTTAATTGATTTATCTATACTGTAAATTCTCGATTCATGTAAACATTTTGGACAGTTTCCGTGATTAATTAATGTTCTATATTTTATACTTACTTTTCCATGAATAGGACATATAATAATAACTTCATTATTATATCCGGTATAAGTAGACTTTATTAAATTAAAGCCATAATTATTAGGATTATTATTTTTGAAGATAGAATTTATCTTTTCTTGTGCTTCTTCTGGCGTAATAAGATTGGACTGTATTATTAATTCCTTTCTGCAATTGGGACAATTCCAACTTTCATTTTTTACAAAAGAATCATATGATGGATTTCCTAATATATCATGTTTATTACATTTAAGAATCAATTTTGTTTTACTTCCTAACCAAATATTATTAACAAAACCTATAAAAGTTATTTTTGGATATTCTTGATTTATTTTATTTATAATAGTATTAATTTTTTCTATAGCAAGTTCCTCTGTTAGAGGAATGGTATTGTTACAATAACCACATGTTCTTTTATTTGGATCTATTTTTAATAAATAGTTATAATTTATTTTAAATTCTCCATGAATAGGACATATTCCAATAATATCACTGTTTCCTTTAACTATATCAAAATCTTTTGGTATAATATATTTATATCCGAATGGATTATTTTTATGAACTTGTTCAATTCTATCTTCAGCTTCTTCTTCTTTAGTTAATCGATGATTTTCATGATAACATTCATTACATTTCCATCCATCAGCGATAAATGATTTATATAATATACTTGATATTATATTATGTTTAGTACATTTTAATATTATTTTTGTTTTTCTATTACCTAACCAAACATTATCTTCAAATCCAATAAATAATATGTAAGGAGTTTCTTTTTTGAGCTTATTTTCTATAATTTCCTTAGCTGTTTCTTTTGTCAATTTTTTTGGCATAGTAATTTAAATATTTTATAAAGGATAGTATGTCAGATTTCTCCAACATACTATCATTATTTTTATTTGCTTCCCGTTATTCAAGGGCTGCTCCTCTTGTATCTTCATACTCTGAGACTGCAAGTTGCATACCAACGTCGAAAATGTCGTGATATCAATATGTTTGCTAAGTATTATCTACTCATGTTCAGACTATATCTTTTAAAATCTTCATGAAATTTTAATTATACATCTAGTCGTTGAGAAATAGAATTATATCTATTTTTGCTGATTCTTTGGATTTATTAAGTTCCAGCAATTGGTATAATAATCGCATATACTTTACGATGACATATTTCAAAGCTCTCTGGTATCTAACCAAAACGTTAACCACCATTTTATTCTGCATTATTGTTAAACTTAAATATAAGATTAATATTTAAGATCAGACTATATCATTTTAATAAGTACATAGTCGTTGAGAGAAAATTTTTGTAAACTTTCTTTGCTGATTTATTTTATTATCTTCCAGCAATTCTCTTATTTTTCTTGGTAATATAAAAATCCAAGGCGCAATTATTTACGCTGAATTTGAACAGGGTTATTTGTCTCATCGATGATAATCATTTATGTAACTTAATATTTAATTTTATTAAGATCAGACTATATCATTTGCTTAATTTTATTTTAAACAAATAAGTACTTAGTCGTTGAGAGTATCAATAATGATACTTTGCTGATTATTTTTATTTTCCAGCATTTTCTTATTTTTCCTTAAAAATTTTAAGGCCGCTTAATTTATATTAACGGTAATCATCAATATTATAAGACATTGGGAGAATAGTTGATTTGAACCAGTACTTTTAAGTTATTAATAATTGTTAATAAATAGACTATATCATCTTAAGAATTAATACTTCTTAAGTTATACATTTAGTCGTTGAGAAAGGATTTTACTTAGATAAATCTAAGATATCCTTTTTGCTGATTTATACTTGGTGTAACCAAGATTTTTCCAGCATTTTGGTATAATTTTCCTAGATCCACTCTAGGCGACTACATAATTAATCGATAGTTCCAATCGCACTTTCCCATAGTTTTGGTGCAATTCTCCAGCCTATATACTGTTTAAGTAATACAGGCATAGCTTTTGAGATACGAATAGCTAAACGAGAGTTACCTTCATCTGAAACAATATTATCTACACTTTGCTTAGTATAATTATCATTCATATTCCAAGCATTAGTTTGATAATTCCAGAGTACAGTATTTACTCGTTTAGAGAGCAGAAGTTGACGAGTTTTCTTATTAAACTCAGTCATAGGTCTTTGATACTGAACAATACCATTAGTTTGTCCAAGCACGGGAGCAAATTCTGCATTATTTCTCGATATTTAATAAGATTAACTTAATAATCTAGACTATATCATCTAAATTATATTTCAAATTTAGTTATACATTTAGTCGTTGAAAAATTAGAATTTACTCCAATTTCTGCTGATTATACTTTATTATTATGTATTTCCAGCATTTTAGTATAATTTATAAACCGCAAAAATAACTTACGGTTTCTAGCTACAGCTTCCCAGTAAACAACAGCAGGTGAGCAATAATATTTCCATCCAAATGTACCGGAGTCGATATCCCAAGGTGCAGACAGATAGAGTTTATATGAATCTTGTGCTATTTTAGTTGCATTATTAGCGATAGTCATATAATTTGTGCTCTGAACTGTTGATACTGGATAGAAATAGTTAGAATTGATAGCCATATTAGCCAAGTAATTCTGGAAACTTAGTGATGTATTTCCAAGGTCACATAATCCTTCAACCACATAAATTTCCTGAATATTGATTTCGTCAAGTGCTTTCTTAAGATCCGATTCAGATACGTCAAGAATATCTGTTTCAGTTGGATCTACGCCTAATTTTGCATAAACTTGATCTCCACCATTTTCTTGATATTCATAGTACTTATATGAACTTCCAGATCCAACTCGGTAAACATCTCCAACTGACATACCTTTTGAGTTGTAAAGATCAGTCATTGAAGAAACTGTTTGTTTATATGAGGTTGCTTTAGGGTCATTTGCATCAAGTTCTACCCAAATCTTGTCATCAGCTCCGTATCCATAATAATTTAATCCTAGTTCTCTCATATCATCCGGAAGTTGAAGTTGGATCATACTTAAGAGACTATTTAATTCTGCTGCTTCCATATCTCCACGGCCGGTTACTTTACCTATATTAAAGAACTGTACTTCGTCAGAAATATTAGGATCAAGAACAGCGACTTCATAAAAATCTCGCTGTAGGATACTTTCTGACGGTTCTACTGTTCCTTTCTTAGTATAGGTATCTAGAACGGCCGATAGTACCATATAAGGAGAATCAGAGTTTTCGTTCAAAGCGGGGTTAGTTAATTCTTTGGTAACTACTGCATCATGATTAAAACGTCTAATTCTAACTCTCAGATCAGTATTAGAGTTATATTGATTAACTGCATAATATTTCTGTTCTTCGAAACCAGACCAAGCGGAAGCATTAATATCTATAAGTTTTTGATTAGGATTATCACTAGTCCAATCAGGTTCACAAATCACGATATACTGCTTTCCTAGTGGACATCTAGAGTCTGAAGTATCTAGCATATCCTGTCCTAGATAAAGTTCATAGAATACAACTGCCTTTGCTTTATCGGGATCAGTTGTTTCATTTTCAGAGATGATATTATTAGGATCTGTGAAGAATTTATAAGATGGAGAGAAGAATTTATTAGTTTCATTCATTTGATTTACTAAGTCGGGGAGAGTTCTTACATAGTAATCATATTGAGGACCATCATCAGTTGTACGATTACCAAGAATACCTACTCCATTCAAATTAATTGACCATCCATCTTGATCATGTTCTGCATCATCACCATCAATATCAAGAACAAACTTAACGACACCTTTATCAGCATCTCTAAATCCCTTCATTAAAGCACCATCTCTAAGGATATATGTACTATAATCAGTTTTAGTCATGGGTTTAGCGTAGTAGATATCGTTAGCTTTAGATGCTCTACAAACCAGCATAACATTAGAGCCTGCTAATCTATAAGCATTCATCCACATTGTTGCAGCTACATTTTTATCTCCTGTATTATTAGCATCATGATAAAGATTATTTAAGGATGCCATATAATCTTCTGTTAAGTCTCCTGAAGCATAAGTTTTTAAGAATTCAGATTGACTAGAAATCAATGTAGGAACTGCTGGGCCTGCATCAGAAATTAAAGTCACTCCGATAATTAAACTTTCACCTGCAGTAGGATTAAGAGCTGCGGTATGTACTCTCTCTATAACTTTTACATACGGTTCGAGAGTTTCAGTCCATTGTGCCATAATTTAAATATAATAATTAATTGTTTTATTTAACCAACTTCTACGAGATATACTGGATATTTATTTCTTATAAATTTTTCACATATTCCAGCTATTAAACCAACATCAGCGGTTCCATCAGATATAGTAGTTATAGAAATCTCATTATATCTACTTTTACTTTCTTCTGTTACTGCACTTGAGTTTGGTAGATTTCGTATTATGTTTTTTGTTATATCTTTTAGTTTATTATCTGCTATTGTATTTACTAGAAGTCTAAGTTCACCAGAATTTCTTGTTATAGCTACACTTATTGCTGATTTAAGAGAATCCGCCGTTTTAGGATCTCTTGTAAAATCGGAGCCTTCTTTAAAACCTGTTTTCTTAAGATCCTCTACTACTCTATCCATTAATCTATTGTCAACTGTTAACTTTCTGGAAATAGCCTCATCACCTTTTTTTATAGTACCAACTAAGGCTCCAAGAGCTGCTCCGACTAATGTTCCGGCGGCTACTACTCCAAGTCGTTTAGCAAATGGACTTAGAGTATTTAATTTTCGGAAAGTAGGGTTACTTCCTTCATATTTAATATTTTTAGCATCTTTTCCGGATAATGGTAAACTTAGAGTAGCTACGTTTCCACCAATTATAGCTCCTTTAACAGTATCAGATAATATACTAAAGTCTTTTCTTCTAAATGTAATCATATTATTATCATTTTTCTCGGAAAAGATTTTTTTAAATTTATAAGAGGTTGTCTTTTTAGGTTCTTTTACTTCTACCTCTTTTAAAGTTTTATTAACTCCTCCAAGTGCTTTAGTTAATTTATCCATTGCTTCTAGTTGTTCTTCTTGATATTTTTTATCAGAATTTTTTCTAGTAGTATTAATAGCAAGATTAGTTCCAGAAAATCCAGCAGTGGCAGTAGTAATTTTTGCCGTAGGATTATTTTTATAAAACTCCTTTACATCTCTGATTATTTTCTTTGGTTTAAATTTTGCCATAATTTTTATTAGTTTTAATAGGAATAACCATCTCTTTGAGTCATATTCGTCTTCCAATCTTGTTTTTCTCTTCGTCTAGCCTGTCTTTGAGCATAATTAAGTCTTTTATTATACCATTCATTATTTTCAGCTTGTTTATTTCTATTTCGAAGAGCCATTCCACCTGCTAGAAGACCACCAACAACTAATCCAGTTTTTCCACCTTTACCCATTCTTCCGAGTAAACTACGACCTGCCTTATTCTTTCCGAAAGCTCCAGCAACAGCACCAACTGTTCCACCAAGAGCAGCACCACCAAGAGCAGCACCAGCTACAGAACCATATCCAGGAGCTTGTTTTGGTTTTTCAGCAAGAATATCTGAATCTTTCATTCTCTTAAGATTATCAGTATCGTCGTATTTAGTGAATAATTTTCTTTTTATAATCATTGTATTTCTTGATTTTTAGAATCTTGATATTTGAAAGCATCTTTATCTAGAGCCCGAGCTGTTTTATTTACTATCTTCTCTCCAGTTCCCCACGTTGCTCCTAAAACTGCAGCACCGACTGGAATACTACCTGCTAAGGCTGTTTTGGGGTTATCCATAATGAATTTACCTGCTTTTTGAGACCATACTGAACCTGAGTGTTTTCCATATCTATTTAACTGATGACCGAATTTGTATACACCTTTTCGACCACCTCCGCCAGATAAATTAGAAAGTCCACCTAAAATTGTTTGTCCAGGAGTTTTAAATATCTGTGAATTTCTTACAAATTTAGAAGCGCCAGTAAATAATCTTTTAACTGCCATTACTCCAGGGACTGCATAGTTTCTCTGAGTTAATGCCATCTGATCTTTATATTGAGCTTTTTCAGCAGAGTATCCGAGAGCCATGGGAGCAGAACCTAGAGCAGCCATCGTTATTAACGTTCCTTTATTTTTTTTTGCAGCTTCTCCTAAAACTTTTCCAGTACCTTTTACTGCTTTCATTATAGATCCAGCAGAATAGGTTTTTTCAAGAGGCATTCCATTTTTCTTCATATCTTTTTGAATTGCTTTATCAGTAAGATATGAAGCTCCTGCCATTGTAGCTCCCATCATAGTTCCACCAATCAGCTTATTTTTTCCTTTCCACACAATTTTACCAACATCTTTAGCGAGACCTTTAGCATTTCCTAAAGTTTTATTATTCTTAAGAGTTGCTGTAAGTTTTGCAAAATTTATTTGAGCAAACTGTTTTTGTCCCATTACATCTGCTGCTTGTTGTGCTGCTTGTGGATTATTCTCTGCATTTTCAGCAATTTTATTTAAAGCTTTGGTCATTCTTCTATTCTGCTCCTCTGCCTGTGCTGCTTGTTCCTCAGCTTGTTTCATTTGATCAGAGCCTTGTTTTAGAGAAAGACCTGTACCAATAGCCCCTGCAGCATTTAAAGCCATTCCCCAAAAAAATTCTTTTTGTCTAAACTTAATCATAATCTAAATCCTCCTATAATTAAGTCTGCATATCTTGACCAGCAGTTTTAAGACCTTTTCCAAGACCTCTAGTAGCTGCAGAACCTAAGAGATAACCAGCTCCCATACCTAAAATACTTCCAAATGGTCCCCCTATCATTGTTCCAATAGTTCCTCCTAATTTAGTAGCTCCTAAAACACCACCAGCGATTCCGGCTACTTTATTATCAAGAGCTTTACCAACTCCTTCTGTAACTCCTCCAAGTGTATTTCCGGCAGCTTCAGTTAGTGCATTGTAACATTTTCTTTTTAATCTGTATCTTGCCATTTACCTCTTCCTCCACGATTTAATTCTTGATTTAATTTTCTCATTTCTTTTCCTAAATTACCGATTCCAGCTAATTCACGTTGAGAAGTATTCATTCTACCCAGTCTATCCATATCTGTATCATATTTTCTCCCTTTAGTGAAACCAAGAGCTGGGTTATTAGTATTTAATATCTTGGTTTGAGAAAATCTCTTTACAATCATCATGCATTAAGTAAATATATTTTATAACCTAATCCGAAGGGTAATATATTCAATGCATTAATAGCATCTTCGATAGATTTGAATTCTAAGACCAATGATCTTGATTTTTTATCATATTTGATAGCCTCTCCAAGCAATTCAGAAACTTCATAAGATAGATCAAAGGAAGGAGAGAATGAACCAGATAGATAGGGATATTGTTTATCACCGCCTTTACTCTTAAATTCTCTTTGCTCTAAAATTGATCCTGGAAATTCTGAATACTTCTTTTCTTTCTTTTTTCCACCTCTTCTTTCTTCAGGATTATCATTCCTAGGTCCAGAAGTGTCTCCTAAAGAAGTATTATTATTATTTCCTCCATTATTGTTATTATTCCAATTTGGATCACTATCTTTTGGCGCAAATATAGAATGACTTACGTTTAATTGCATATTTCCAAGACGTTTATCATATGTTTTACCTGGAAGTCTAACCTCATCTGGTAACTTTGCTTTGGCACCAATTTTTAGATACATTCTATATTTATCTTTTCCAAACATAGAAGTACTAATTACAAATCTTTCGATTACTACATTATTTCCTCTAAGAACAGGAATTAATGCACTAGTATCTATTACTCCGAATTTATTTCTATCAGAATATCGCATAAGTTTTACATAAAGACTTCTCATTGCATCATATTCTGTAAATTCTTTCTGTCTAAATTTAATCATGCCACAACTGATAAATTATATTTTGTAGCGAGAATTTCTATAATATCAAAAGCTATTCCTAAGTGATCAATTTCTGCTGTGATTACTCTGGTTTCTTTATTAATATCAGTTATTCTCATTCTAAAAATATCTTTGATTAATTTTTGAGTATAATTGTATAATTCCTTATCCTGTACTTGAATTTGATAATATCCAGACTCATTTTTTATAAATGAAACTAAAACCATAGCCTTAGAATTAACTCTACTAACGCTATCTGCTTGCTCTGGAGTTATAATATTAGGCCGTAATCCTTGTTTCTTTAAATATTCAATAGCGTCCGGCATTAAATTTTGGATAAGGTATTTCTTCTTTCTAAAATTTATCATAACCCTTTGTTTATAATTGTTGTTTCAGTATCAACCGGAACTTCATAATGATAATCTGGATTATTTCGTTCAAACTCTATATTCTGAACTATTTCTTCTAGGAATTTATATCTATCATCAATTACTTCATAGAAAAATAGTTCACATCTGAATTGACATTGATAAGAGAAATTTGAATTATCATCTTGTTGATATGTCTGGTTAAAATCTTCAGTTATTCCTCCCCATTTTATTGCAGCTGTCCATCTTTGTCCATATCTATCTGATGTTTTGAATTCACAGAAATTAGTAAGTAATGTGACATTCATATATCTATTTTTAAAGTCAAAGAATAATGGCATATCAGTACTTCTTAGATAAAATTCAACTGGTATTTTATGCTGCATTACTTTATCATCAGAATACTTAGGATGATTATCTTTCACTGGAGTCTGAAGAAATTGATAAACAACATGTGATGTTTTAGTTAATGTAGTTTCTTTATTAATTCTAACTAACTCTAAACCATAATCATCTAAAATTTTACGTAATTCTAGAATAAATTGATCTTGATAATCTACAGCTCTTATAACATAATCATTATATTTCCTTCTTAATGTAAATATTGTTTCAGATTCAGATTCAAGTGTAACATCATCTGAACTAATTATAATTTTAGGAAAATTTCTTATCTCATAACAGCTTGGTCTAGGTCCAATAGGTTGAAGATATATAAGATTTCCAGAGTAAAACAAGAAATTTATAAACTCAGGATTTTTATAATCTCCTTCCGAAACTACTATTGTTGTATAATTATAGTTTTGGATAACTCTAGATTCTGAGTCATTTACAATAACTATATTAATAGTATGTGGATCATAAGTTAATTTTCTTAACTTAAGTCCATTTAATGTAACATAAGTATTTTTAAATAATTTAGGAAGTCCTGTAGGGAGCATGTCAATTCTTTTTTCAGTACACGGTATTCCTAAAAGATCTGATAAACTTCCAGAAGTACTTCCTGGAGAATAAGTTAGAGTGAGAGTAGATCTTGAAGTATCCTCTACTATAGAGCTTATTTGTCCTTCTTTTACTTGAAAATACCTACATTTATTAGAAGAGAGTTTAAGACCTCTGTAAATTACATCACTCATAAAACTTATTTTAATATTTTAAAATTAATTTTCAGGGATTAACTTCTTCCTTAACTATTAGCTTTATTTTCTGCTGCTAAAAATGTACCAGCACCTAATGCAGCAGTACCAGCGGCAGCAACACCTAATCCTTTACCTATTCCAATAGCACCTCTACCAAGACCTTTTGCTGCCTGTCCAATACCTTGCATAGTATTACCAGATTTAAAAGCTTGTCCGGCAGATTTGAAAGCTTGACCTGCTAGATTAAATGCAAAACTTTTTCTTTTAAGTCTATAAGTTGCCATAATTATTTCATAATTTTTCCAAGTGCCTGCATACCTTTTTGATCAGCTTTTGCATTAAAAGCTTGTTTTGTCATCTGAGATCCTGTTTTCTTTAAAAGTGCATTATCAATTTGTTTAGCTCGTGCAACTCCAAAATCCTTAGCTCCAGACATCATCATTCTATCTCCAACTTTTCCTCCAACAGCTTTACCAGCTTTCATTAGTCCAGTATTAGTTTTAGCCATTATGTTAGCACCAAATGCACCTTTTTTAGCCCCAAGAATGGCTGCACCTGCTGCGAGGCCACCTAAAGCTAATTTTTTCCCAGTACTCATTCCGCCTTTATCATCAGAATATAATTTTCTCTTTAATCTAAATGTACTTGCCATAATTGTAAAAATTAAAAAGAGAAGGAACCTTAAGTCTATAAGACCTAGGGAATCCCTCTCTTTGTTTAAAATCATTTTATTCTTTAGGGATCTGAGAGTTTAACGATCCAAATGATTTTTATGGTTTAATTAGATACCGAATTTGAAAGTAACCTTCTGTACTAATTCAGGAGCCATATACTTAGTACCTTCCTGATAGTAGATACCAGAAGCCATCTGAGTTGGGTTATTGTAGTTACCAATAGTCGGAGTATCAGTCAAAGGCATATAGATACCACGTGCAAGCGGAGCCATCTGACCATCTTTTGTTTTGTGAATTGCATAGAAAGTACCTTCACCCGGAGCTTCAGCAATATCAGTAGAACGAAGTACAGGAATACCATTATACCAACCCAACAGGTCATTGATATAAGTCATCTTAGTATTACGTTCCCATTTACCAATCATTCCACCCTTCTGGAATTGATTAGATGCCATATTACCAGCTACATAGGCAGTAACATCAACACCCTTAACAGCTTTAGTTGCCAATGCACTTTCAACATTAATCAAGTAAGCATCGAACAAGTCAACTCTAGAACGATAATCCATGAACTGACCAGTCATAGCACCCTGAGTCAAATCCAAGTCAGCCATAACGTTACCATTATAACCTTCTTCCAAAGTAGAAACCAATTTATAGTTAATTACCTTAGTATACAATTCACGAAGCTTAGTGAACAAGAAAGTAGCCATATCAGAACCAGTTGCTTTCTTCATAGCACCTAAAGCAGCAATGTTATATTCAGCTACCAACATATCAGGTACAGTAGCCAAACCAAGCTGTTGCATCTTAGCGATAAATCTCTTATCATTAGCATGTGCATTAGAAGCACCAATAGTATTACAAGGAGTACCAGTAACATCTTCCTTACCTACAATAGTGATAGTTTCTGTAGCAGCATCACCAGCCAAAGCAGTAGCCAAAGTAAATTCTACACGACCATTCAAATAGTTGATAGTACCGTTAGAAATCTTACCAGCAACAGCCATGAAAGCACCCTGACCATTATCGATCAATTCGAATTTTTCAGTTGCAGTAGCAATCTTAACACGTACTGTACCAGGGATAATCTTACGACCAATCAAAGAAGAGTAGTCAGCATTAGTAGTCGGAGTAATATTCAAAGTAAAGTTACCCATAGCTTGAATATCCTGATAGTTATCCGGACCTAAGTTAGGAATAACAGAACGCATATCAGTTACACCCAAAACGTCGAACCAATAGAACAAACCATTAGGCTGATCAAAGTCACGTTCGATAGACATATAACCTGCGAATGAGCTTACATAAGAAGCTACAGAAGCATTGAAATACTGAGTAGACAGCAACGGAGTTTCTGCATAACCAGAGAAAGTCTTCTGCAGCAAATTACCTGCATTACCTAGACCAAACAAATCTTTCATTTCATCGTTACGAGAGAACATCTTAGCATATTCACGAGAACGAAGGTTAGCATCTTCTGCTGATACTGAGCTATTAATAAGAGCCTCCATCATTGAAGGAGTCTGCATCATTTGCAAATACTGTGTATTCATAATGTATATAATGTTTTTATTATTTTTAGTTTATGTAAAATGGTTTTTGAGGATAACCATAAACCTATCTATTTATATTTAATTACTTACGAAAACTATTTCCAGTCAACCATGATACTAGAGTATCATTTGTATCACTGAATTTCTTTTCTGAGAACTGAGCTTCCTGAAGATCTTGTTCTTGAGCCTGTGCAGGAGCTTGTTTTGCTTCCATAATTTGCTGAGCTGCTTCTTCTGCTACTGCTTGGATACTTTGAACTGCCTGAAGTGCTTTATCTTCAATAGCTTCAACACTAGTAGCACCACCTTGTGCAGGAGCAACACCTGCCGGAACTGCTACTTCCTGAGGAGCTACAGCATTAGGATCAGCTAAAGGAATTACAGGAGTATTAGGATCTACTTCTCCAGCAGGAACAGGAACTGCACCTACAACATCTGAGAAGAATTTATTAAGAATAGGATCTTCATAATCTCCTGAGAATTTCTTTTCTTCTTTATCAATAGAATGTTCTTCAAGTTTGTCAGCTTCTTCTTCTGATAATGGATGACATTCAATATCATCTTCACTCATAGTAGCCTTAGTAAATTCACCATTTTCCTTATCTTCTATAATTGCTTCTGTAGCTGAAATTGGAGTAATGATTTCTTTATCTGTTTCTACTTTCTTACCAGTTTCAATAGCTTTTTCTACTGGACAATGACCATCTTCTTCAGAGAATAGACGAACCATATATTCAGTAAATTCCTCACCTTTAGAGAAGAATTTAGTTTCTGCCTCATTACAGTAGATATCTTCAGAAAATTCTTTTTCTTCATGATTTTCAACTTTATCTTCTACTGCAATACTGTTTGTTAGATTATCGGCTTCTGCTTCTGAGATAGGATTAACATCAAGAACTTCTTCATCCATCTCAGCTTTAGTAAATTCGCCATTTTCTTTATCCTGTATAACTGCAGTCTTAGAATCGATAGGCGTAATAATTTCTTTATCTGTTTCTACTTGTTCGCCAGTTTGGATTGCGCTTTCAATTTCAGCAGAATCAGCCTCTTCAGAGAACAAACGAATCATATACTGAGTAAGTTCTTCATTTTCTGAGAAAAATTTAGTTTCTGCTTCGTCACACCAAACATCAGAGAATTCTTTTTCTTCTTCCTCATCTTCGTCTTCCTCTTCTTCAGAAACAACGATATGATCTGTCAACTCTTCTGCTTGATCTTCGCTTATCTTTTCAAGCTCCATTTCTTCACCTTCTAAACTAACTTTAGTAAATTCATCTTTATTTTTATCCTGTATAACTGCAGTCTTAGAATCGATAGGTGTAATAACTTCAGAATCTGTTTCAATCTCATCACCATTTTCAATAGCATCTTCAATAGCATCCTGAGTTGCACTAATACTATCTACAGATTCAGAGAAGAAACGACACATAAAGTCTGTATTATCAGCTTGGAATTCAGTTAAGTAAATAGTATGATCTGAAAATTCTGCTTGTTCAGGTTCTCCAAGTTGTTCATCTTCAACTACACCAAGACCATTCAAGAGATCGATAGCATATTCACGAGCGTCTTCGGGGTTATCAAAAATTCTAACTCCTGCTACTCCTTTTTCTGTTAAACTCTGAACTAATTCTTGAGCTGATGCTTCGTCATACTCTGGAGCATCTACAATAACATGATTTACTGGATCTACTCCTACTACAAACAACGGATCAAACTGTTCTGCTTCACTAAAATTCTTAGATTCTAGCTCAGTAACATCCATATCTTCACCATTAAACTCTACCTTTGCTTGATCACCTGTAGATTCTGATGTAACAACTACTTCATTTTCACCAGTTTTCTCTACTTTAAGATCACCTACTTTAGCTGTTTCTTCTGATTCAATAACTTCTGAGAATAATCTTTCACAAAATTCTTGATCTGAGAAAATTCTAAGAACTACGCTATTATCAGTACTTACAGAGAATTCTTTTTCTTCGCATTCTTCTACAGCTTCAGGACCTTCTTGTGCAGTAATTTCTACACTTTCTTCATGACCAGCTGCTGGATTTAAACCACCATCAGGAAGATTCGGTGCAATAACAGCACTACCATCCATATGACTTTCAACTTCCTCGTCAACTGCACCTACCTGATTACCCGGAGTTACTCCATCCCCTTCCGGATGAAGATATCCCTCGATTTGTTCAGATTGTTCAGCTGGATACATATCATAAGTATCGTCCTCGTCGGAAGCTTTTTCAACGATAGTAACTTCGCCATTTTCTTTGTCTGTTACTGAAACTTTACCGTCACCGATATTTTCATATTTTACTTCTTCAGTATCAACAGAGCCATTAGCCTTAGCATCTTCAATATCTTTGGCTACTTGCTTTGCTAATTCTTCATCCTTATCCTCTACAGCTGAGAATAGGACTTCCATAAATCTTGTATTTTTCATACTGAGTTTTATAAATATTTTATTTCATTATATCAACTTGATTTCCTTGAATTTTGATTACTCCACGATCAATTAATATATCTATTATATTATCTGGAGCATCATCATATCTCTCTTCTAGGATTTTTGTAAATTCTTTGATTCCCATTGCAGAATTACCAAATTCTATCTTTAAGTCTCCAATAATTCCAGAGTCTTCAATCCAATCTTCTACTTCTTCAGTGCTAGAAAACTCAACTTCTTTCATTTCTTCAAGTGGAAGAGAATGAGCTTTTTTAATTAGCATTATACCTTTCGGTCCTAAAGATCCTTTAGATTCTAACATATTAATTATGTCTTCCTTAGGTCCTTCTATTGGGTCTAAATCCAAAATCTTAGTCACTGATACGATTAACTTAGAGAATAATTTAGATTGTAAGAATGCAGTTTCAGGAATAGTAACTTTATTATCTTCATCAATACTAGCAAAACCTTTTTCAACTAAATCTTCGGCGGAAATACCAAATGCCTTAACAACTTCTGATTCATTTAAAGTTTTGCCAGAAAATTCTTTTAATTTTACCTCAAATTCGTTCGACGGTTCTGAAAATTCTTTTTGTACAGCGGCATTATTATCTCCGCCGAATAACGAACGTCTTGAGAATCCTTTTTCTACTTCTTCAATTTTTGATACTTCGACTTGTACAGCTTCAGGAGTATTTTCAGGACTTGGTGTAACTTCTAAAACATTAAATCTATTTACAGCTCCACATTTAGGACATAAGAAGTTAGTTGTAGTGGCTAAAGTATCCATAATATAACCACAATCTCTACACTGAATTTTCTTATATTCTGCCTGAGTTACTCCACCTGAAAATAACTTGCGCCGTGGAGAAATCGAAGAAGAGAATAATTTACGTCTTTCTACTTTCATAATCTTTTTAACTGTTTTCTTCAGGGTTTTCTTCTTCTACTGGCTCTTCTTTCTTCGTACCATTCTTCGGCGCGAATATTTCCTCTAACATTGCATTAACAAAGTCAGAATAAGCAGCTTGAATTTTTTGATATCTTGCCTTAGATATTGCATTAGTTTTAGATACCTCAGACATAGCCATCTTATATGGTAAGAACAATTTTTGTACACTTATCAATGTATTTATAAAATTTATTTATAATTTAGACTATATCTTCTGTCTATTTTGACAGTTTATATACATAGTCGTTGAACAAATCACTTCTTTAGATTTATCTAAGTATGATTTGATGCTGATTTATCTCATTTAGATATTTCCAGCAATTCATATAAAAAACGCATATTATTTACGTACATTCTTACCTAAACTAGAAGCACCAAGTAATGTTCCTGGATTTTTTCCATTCATGATTTCTGGTGTAATCGACTTCATAATATCCAAAAGATCTGTAGTAAACAAAGACTTCATGATTTTAAGTGTTTCTGGATCTATTTTCTCTGGGCCGCCTTGCTGTTTTAGAAGTTGTTTGTAAGATAGAATCAATACACGAAATCTTTGACGAGTTGAATACTTTGATTCACGAATTCTATCTCTTAATGCAATTACTGAGTAATCTTTTTGAACAGGTTCTTTTGGCATCTTACTAACGGATTCTAAAACTTCTTCTACCATTCCATCTGCGGAGAAAACTTTTGCTTTTAACTTTGTAAATTTTCCATCAATCTTGGATGATTTTAACATATCTCCACATCCAAGAGAATTTAAATCAGAGAAAGCTTTTACTTTAAGTCCTTTAAATTCAAAATCCTTTGGAGTATATTCTATATCCGAAAAGTTTTTTTCTTCCCCATCAGATATTAGATTTCCTTCATCATCCCAAGTCTGTACTACTTGAGCTTGTTTCCAAGAAGGGTTCAAAGTAACATCTAATCCCTTGATACTTACTAATTTACGTAATGTATCTACTCCAGAAGTAGATGAATCCCAATATCCCAATTATTTAACTAATTTATAATTAATTGTAGACTATATTATCTAAGAAAATTTCTTAGTGTTTACTCTAGTCGTTGAGAAACTATTTTTATTAATAGTTTTTGCTGATTTAATTTATTATTTTTCCAGCAATTAAAAACATTTTCATGAATTAACTTTGAATTCATGCCTCAGATATTGTTTAAGGATAACTGCACTTACTCCAGGACGAACTCCGGCCTTTAATAAGTACTTTAATCTTTTTATGTTTTGTGCAGCCTCATCATCTGCTAAGGCTTCATCAAATAACTCTATTTCAGCATAACACCAAGAATCAGGCATAAGCTCTAATTTTGTTACATAAAATACAGGAGCAGCAGCCTCTGTACAAAGTAACATCATATCATCTTTACCCACAGTCTTAGATAATGCTGTTCCTGAGTTTTTTGCATTAGCCAAATTTCTTGCTCTGTGAGTTAAACCTCCCAACATATTCTTCGATTCAATAGAGCTTTTATAAGCATCACTATTGAGATAATCTTGAAGAACTTGTGCTGGAATATGACTCCCATCACTTGCTAAAATTTGGCTGCTTGTTGAAAATAATTTAACTCTACAGCGCATAATTAATTTTTTTTATTTATATTTTATATAAACTTTTATAATCTATTAATGTATTTGGATCTATTCCATATTTTATTGTTTTATTTAAAAAATCAGATACTTTTTCATATGTATTTAATATATACGGAACTTCTAAAAGAATAATATCTCCATTACTATTTTTACAATAATCTCTAACGTCTGTATCTCGTTGAAACTGTTTGATAAAATCATCTTCTACCCAATTATAAAAATTTTTAAATTTATTGTAGTGTTGTTCTCCGTGATATTCAATCCAGTAAGTTTGATTATTTACTACTATAGAGAAATCTATTCGAACAGATTTAGTTTTATCTTTTCTAATATTATTTACAACTACTTCATCTAAATAACTTATTTGAAAATTTTTTAACCAGGTTATAATTAATAATTCTCCAGTAGATTTATTGATTATAGGATTTCCCATTTTTCTATGTATATGATCTACTGGGGACATTTTAAATACATCTCCAGTACAATTATCTAAAATAGTTATTGGAGTTACGTAATTGATATAATCATCTAAATATGTATATCTATCTCCATGTACTTTTCTTGCTTCTACCAAAAATTGACTATCTGTCTTTTTATGTTTAATAGCTCTTTTATAAGCTCCTAATATAAAATTATCTTTCTTTTCTACAATAAAATGTAAAAAATTAGTTTCCCAATTTCCTATTGTATCTCCAGTAAAAGGATTTATTTCATTTACAAATACAGAAAACTTACTAGTTTTATTTTTAATAAATTCACATGTATTCGTAAAATCATATTCATATTTATATTCTGAATATTCCCTTGATAAATTAAACTGTTCAATTAAATCACTTTTTATCATGAGAAAATCACAAACATAATTAGGATCTTCTCTTAATCTATTCTTTATGTATTCAGTAGTATGAAAATACTTATCTGAATAATAGTACTCTATTTTCTTATCTATCCAATATTCAGTATATAATTTACTTATTGGCAGTTTTAAAATCCATCTACACTCCCATTCTAGAAAATTAATCCCTAATCTATTTTCAATAGAGTGTTTTAATTTTGAAAAATTATTATACCAAATTCCTAGTTCAGGAACATAAAATAATTTAACTAACTTATTTCCTTCTTTTATTGTTAATACTATCTTATAATTTTCTGATAATTCTATTGGAACTGGTAAAAATTTATTATCAATTGACTCATTAGTTATCACATTATCTACATATTCAAATGAATCTATCCGTTCTACAATAAATTCATTCCCTCTCTTAGGTCTATTAATTTTATAAAGTTTTACTAAATTTTGTATAGTATTAGCAGAAACTTTATAAATATTTCCGATTTCTTTATAGGTTAAATGTTTTTTGATAAGATTTTCAATATCTTCTTTGCTAATATTTCTATCAACTAAAGATATATTTTTCTTTTCATATTCAATGCCTAATCTTTTTATTCTAAGTCTAGTTGCACCTTCTGTTAAGTTATATAATTTAGAAATTTCAGAAATAGTTAGTTTTTTATCAAAAAGAAGTATTTCTATATCTTCTTTAGATATTATAGTTTTTCTTTCTGAGATATCAATTCCAAATCTTTTTATAGCTTTATGAACAGCACTTTCACTTGTAATTCCATAATGATTAGCTATCTCTTTATATGTTAGTTTCTTATCAAATAATAAATACTCCAGTTCTTCTTTGTTCCAATCAATCTTTCTTTTCATTTATTCTACTTATAGCTTCCCAAGATATCAAACTCTAAATTTATTTAATTTTCATTAGTGGAAGAGTAACTCGCGACTTTTACTCTTCCTTAGTGATTTTGAATAAATGAAAATTAAATATAAATTCCACGATATCTCATCGTCTATTTATCTAGGTCGAGATGACACGGCTCAAACGTGCGACTTCTTGGTCCCAAACCAAGCGTTCTATCTACTGAACTACATCTCGAATCTATTCTATTTATTCTTCTTTCTTTTTTCATTCCATTTTCGAATAGCTATTTTCCCTGATACATATGCACCACCAATAGGAAGTGCTGCAATAGTTCCTGCGATAGCTGCTTGTTTTGTTTTTCCAGCTTTTGCAAGTTTGGCAGCAACAACTCCAGGAACAATATCAGATGTTCCAAGAATTATAGCTTCATCTGGGTGTTTCTTTACATACTCCACCACCTTCTTACCAGTTTCTTTAGGATGAGTTACTGTATGTTCAATAGATTTTCCTATTTCTTTAACTTTATCAGTAACTTTACTAAATCTTTTAACTCTCAACATAGTTTTTATTAGTTATTATTATTTTCTTTCGTTGAACTATCCTGACTCGAACAGGAAATCCCAGAACCAAAATCTGGTGTATTGCCAATTATACTATAGTTCAATCATTTCTCCATAAAATATATTTTTGGAGTTTCTGATATAATTTCAAATCCAAGTTTCTTATATAAATTTATCGCATTTATATTTTTCTTTGATACTGTAAGTTTATTAGCCCCAGAAGAATTTATCAAATCAGTTGCTATTCCTTTTCCTCTATACCCCGGAGAAACTTCTAGAGCAATAATAGTATCTTCTTCGCACGCTATATATCCCACCAACTCATCTTTGGCTGGGTTTATTAATAATTTTCCAGCCGTTTTTCCTGGTGTATTTCTTGCGTGCTTTAACATATTCTCCTGTGACTTATATTTTTCTATATTTTCTTTGGTCCAGGGAAGTTCTTTATATTTTTGTTTTCGTAGTATTATCATAAGCTCTAAAAACCTTATATGTGTAATAATAAATATAGAAAATTATGAAAAATTTAAAAGTAGGAGATAAAGTTAAATCTCGTAAAACAGGATTTTATGGAGTAGTAACTGATGTAGATATTACTCCTAATAAATTATTTGTTAAAGTTAAATTAATGTTAAACGATAGAGAAGTAGAAATTCCAAAAAGCGTTCTGGATTATGTTACTCCAGAAGAATGGGAATTTGTAAAACGTATGGAAGAAAGAGATTGAAATATATCTCTTTTCTTTTTTTTCTGTTCCTAGGACTTGATCGAACAATAGACCACTTTCCTCTGGCCATCCTAGGAATTGATTATATATTATGGAAAAAGAATCTTAAAATATATTTTCCAACATGTTTTGAAGTTCTTTTTGTGACTCTTCTCTTGGATCTGCTGTTATTTTAGTAAGAGATTCGAGTTGTTTAGCTATTCCTGAAGAATATCCCATCTCTTCTCCTTCATCAATAGATAATTTTAAAGAATAAACACTAGAAGCTAAAGCATCCCATAAATCCTTGCTTCCTGGCTTAGAACCATCAGGATTATCAAATAATGGAGATATTGATGCTTTTTTAGGATGATCTACTTTACGTTTTGGACCAACATATCTTAAATCATATGCCTCTCTTTGTAATCTTTTATATTCAGGAATTTCAAGAAGTTCATTGTTTATTATATACTTCAAATAAAGAGCCGGTTCACAAGGAGTATTATCTGTAGAAATTCTCCCATTATTTCTAATTCCTTCTCTTTCACAATATTGAAGTATTTGTTTAGAAAAAGCTTGGTCAGCACTAACTATAATATTAAATTTCTTGTTAAGATCTTCTATAAACTGCTCTATGTGAAATAAACTCGTCTCTTGTCCTTCTAACCTAGATACACCTAAAACAAAATGACACTTAATTTTAGGAACTAAAGTACCATTTATATTTTCCCAATGATCAAAACTAACTGCTGCTATTCCAGTTGTATCATCTACTACACCTAAGTCAAGACCTAGCCATATAGGAGTACCTCTTGGAATAAGATTAATCATTTTTTCTACATGATTAATAATCCTATCTTCTTTATCATAAAAATCAACTGTAATAATTTCAGGAATTCTATTCTTTATTGTTGAACATTTAGATAAGTGTTCTATAGTACCTCCAAAAAAACTATCTGATGATCCTGTATTAATACCAGATTTATCTTGAAGAGCTTTAATCAAATCAGATTTAAATTCTCCAAATAATTGAATAGGTACATGTTTCACTCTATCAGGGTCTTGATCATCTTCTAATTTATAGTTCTCTTCTTTATCATTTTTATTTAATATTCTTGGAGGATATTTACCATCTCCAGTATAAACTGAGAAAGTTATTCCCCTTGAACGTTCGTACAGATTTTTTCTAACTTCATAATGAGAAGGTCTACAATCCCAAGTAAATTGAGGTTCTGCATTCTCAAGAAATATTTCAGTTGGACCACCTGCACCTCTACTAGAACTATCAATTATTAGATTTCCGGCTAATGTTAAACTTTCTTTTACATCAAAACGAGATGTAATACGAATATACGTACTATTTACACGTTCCATGGCTTTTTCTTCGTTAGGCCAAAAATTGACCTCAGACATGATTGCAAAAATCAAGTCAGTTCCTAGTCCACCTGCCAATCTATTTCTATAATACTCTATTATAGTTTAGAATATAAATTTAACTTATATAATTATATAAGTTAGTAAGTCTTTATTCGTTACATCAAAGATTACTTAGATTTATCTAAGATCCTTGACTCGGTATTGGGATTATCCTTTCACCGAATTTACTTACTTTATTACCATATAATTTCTTAATATGGAGGGCAACTTTTTATACTACATTACCCCTAGGACCAGAAGTTAATATTCTTATATTATGTCTGTGTGGTAAATTTCTAAAAAATGGACTCTGCTTTAATACATCATCTAGCATCCATCTTCGAAATTCAGCATTTGCTACATCTTCATCTCTATGAAAGATGATAAAACTAAGTGGTTTTTTACCTAATTTAAATGTTCTCCACGGATTAGCCATACAACTTAACCTAGCTAGTGTATTTGTCATAGCTAATTTAGATACCGTAGACTTACCTATACCAATAGCTCCTGACAAACAGAGTAATGGTTTCGCTGTTGTTACTTCATTTGGAAAAATCATTTTTAATCCATCTTTCCAAAAAGGAAATATTACATCTCCATGATCAAAAAATTCTTGACTTCCTAGATAATAATCATCAGAATACAATCTTTCAATCGTAGGTGGTCTATGTGTGAATCCTTTGAGACGAAGAAATACCATTATCTTTTCATCTTCTGTTAATGATGTGTATTGATCCCTAAGATCTACTTTTGCTAAATCTTTTTCTATATTTTTAGTGGGATCAAAATGGTCTGTGAAATTAATCATAATTTTGATCCTTTCTCTTTTTATAATTTCTCAAAACCAGGAATATATAACCCATTATTTTCCCACCTAGCTTGTCCATTAGTTTTTACACGTTTAACCCACTCATTTTGTCCAGGTGCAGTAGGTGTTACTTCCAAAGATCTTGTTTTATGAGAATTATACCGTTTTAAATTCATTCTTTTAGCATCTAAACTACTAATTGAAGAATTTCCTCGTTTTTTACCTTTGCTGAAACTAAGTGAATATTTCTTTGCACAATCTGAACAACAAAATCTTCCAGAACCAAAAGAACCATCATGCTCTTTACCACAATATTCACATTTTCTTAGTTTCTTTCCATCTGATACTTTTATCCCGTATCTATTTGCTGCTTTACGTATAGCTTCTCCAGTGCTTCCATCACCCTGCATAGCTGCAACTTCTTTATAAGATTTTCCTTCATGAATTAATAATCTTATTAATTCTTCTTTGTTATATTTCTCTTTTCCCATAATTAATTGTTTTTTTTATAATTTTTCTTATCTTTAAAATTATTGCGGAGAGACAGGGATTCGAACCCCGGGTACCTCGCAGTACAACGGTTTTCAAGACCGCCGCAATCGACCACTCTGCCACCTCTCCTAAAACAGCTCTCCGTGGTAATTACGATATACCGACCCTTTGATTAACAGTCAAATGCTCTGCCTCTGAGCTAACGGAGAATATTATTTTTGAGCCTCTTGTCGGATTCGAACCAACGACCCCGAGATTACAAATCACGTGCTCTGGCCAACTGAGCTAAAGAGGCAATTCTGATTTAATTATGAAATATAAATCAGAAAATATCATAAAACTTAAAAGCCTTATATATGTGTAGTAGAATAAACGAGTGCTATTTCTTTACTACACTTTTTATATAGAAATAGTACTAATTACCTATGTCGTAGTAGGTATTATCATAATTTAAAGTAGAGATACATAGTTCGTGAGAATAGTGTATCTCATTTTTTATTCTATTCCATGTTCTTTTTGAAATAATCTCATAAAGTCTGCTACTATTTGCTTAGACTCTTCACTATTCAACTCTTCATTTCCAGATTCTTCTGCAATTTTTTTCAATTCAAGATCAGAACCTTTAACAATTATCTGACTCTTCATATCTTCTAATTGTTGAATAAATTGCATAATTTTTTCTCATATCTATTTTTAATATTTATTTTATTAAATTAGACTATATCATCTAAATTATATTTCAAATTTAGTTATACATTTAGTCGTTGAGAAAGGATTTATATTAGTAATCCTTTTTGCTGATTTATGTTTTAACTATCTTTCAGCATTTTAGTATAATTTTCTTAGTATTTCAACTAAGCCGCAGATATATTAACGGCAATAAATGAATCTTGTAAAGTCATTTGTGAACTATCAAAGAGTCTCATTGGATCGAGTATATAATCAATACAAAGACAAAGTTTAGAAATCATATTGAGAATTAAAATAGGTCTTATACTTTGAAATACCTCAGAAACATATAATTCTAAGATATGTCTAGACTTCGGATCTGCCACATTAACTAAAGTATTTGAGAGGCTTCCGAAATCAACATGAAGATCTATATTATATTCTTTATTATAACTAGTAAAGACTTCATTCAATTTATGAGTTAATTCTAGTGCTTTTTGTTCTTTTTGATTACTCGCAATAGCACTAGCATCCATAATAATATTGCGAGCCGTTTTAGGGAGTACTGGAGCTGACCCTATAATATTTTTTAGGTTTTTAGATACATCCTCTTCCGGCTGCAAAATCTCATAATCTCCCGGGTCATCAACAGCTCTCCCTTCTTTCCCTAAAATTTGTTTCTTAAATTCAGGGTCACTAAATGGGTTAACTGTTCCTATCATACATTTATTATTTTATAGTTCTCGCGCTTTACAACTATCAACCGTTTACTTTTTGCACCTAGTGCGATTAATCTTCGGTTGTAAAAATCTAGCGCGTTTGTTCTATAGAGGAGATTGATTACACTACCTCTATAGATTATTTCTTTTACTTCTTAGATCTCCATTTTTTAGCAAATTCTTCTTTTGTCATTTTTCCATCTGCTACTTTTACTCGATCTACTGCTAATTTTGTTTTAGTATCAAGACTACCACTACGTTTTCTAGCAAGCTTATTAAGTGCAACACCTGCTCTAGTACCAGCATAAGATACTGCTGCACCTGAAACAGCGCCAATTCCGGCTCCAATAGCTGCACTCTTTTTACCACCAACTGCAGCACCTAATATACCGCCACCTATACCACTACCAATTGCTGCATACTTAGCTGCCTGTTTTCCGTATTTATGAGATTTTCCATCTTCATAAGCTTCAACAAATGCTTCGCGATCCTTCTTAGTAGTCAGAGCTTTATTCAACTTAATATTAATCTTATCACTAGTTGTAAGTTTTGGCTCATCATCTTCCTCTTTTTTTTTATCAGAGAAATCCTTTTCTTCCAAACTTTCTGCATCTTCTGCAACACTAAAGGTTCTCTCTTCCTCATTTTCCAGTGTTACATCAGTAGTAGAGAAGTATCTCTCTTCTCCTGTCTCATCTTGTAGTAATGAGAATACTTTACGTCTAATATACATACTTAATTACTGTTTTTATTTGATTTATATTTAAAATATTTTTTAAGAGGTTTTATTACCTTCTTAATTCTATCACTCTTTCGTTTAGTTACCCCAAGTTTATCTGTTTCTTCTAAGGTATCTACACTAGAATCAAGAGGATCAAGAATATATCTTGTAATTACCTGACTTGATTTTTGATAAGTTACACCTTCAGGGGCAGCTTCTGAATAACCGGAAAATCTTTTAATTTTCATTTTATATACGGTCTTAGTGGATCAAATCCTTTCTCTTCTTGTTCTTTAGAATCTTCCACTCCTTCTGTAAATGTCTTTTCTTTAATCATAATCTTACAAGTTTGTTTTCATTGATACTGTTGGCGTAGGCTTTGATTTTGTTTTGTACAATCCTATATTATTTACTTCCTGCCTACTATTCTGAGCGTCAATTTTCTTTACTTTTAATTGATTATCTTTTTGAGCTTCATCCTTTTTCTGTTCTAGTTTCTGAGTTTGATTGACTTGCTTCATTTCTTGCATTCTTTCCTCAGCTTGCATTCTCTGTCGCATTCTCTGAGTTTCTAGGATTTGACGTTGAAGTCTCATTTGTTCTATTTGCAAGTCCTTAGAAGTCATTTCTTGTTTAGCTAGACCAATTTCTGGAGACTGTTCTGGAGTGGGATCATTAGAAGCAAATAATTTACGTTTAATTATCATCTTCTTTGAATAATTTTAACTGAGTCCAAGCTGTTCTCGTTGTGCCTGAAGTTTTTGATTAAGAAATTCTATATACTGCTTAATCGTATCTTCATTTATTAGAGATTCTGTACTTGGGTCAATATCTTTAAGTAAGTTTTGAATATAACTTAAATATGATTCTGGTTCAATTAATGGAGTTGCTTGTTCTAAAGTTTGGAGTGCATTAGATAAAACTCCAGAGATACCTTGAACTAAACCACTAACTGATTCAGCTTCATTTATCTGATTGTTATACTCTACAGTTGTTTTCTGGAATATATGAATTTGAACTAAACTTGGATCTAAATCTTCATTATATATTACCTTATAAATACTACAAACAAGATTTACTATTGAATCTTTTATTCCTGAAATTAATGATGTTACTCTTGAATTAGCTCTTTCTGACTGTTGAAGTACTGCAATGATATCTCTATAATCTTTTTATTATAGTTTAGAATATAAATTCAACTTTTTATAAGTTGGTAAGTCTTTATTCGTTATACCTTAATTAGATTAATCTAAGGCTTGGTATTACTAGTATTAATAGTTTCACCAAATTTACTTACTAATAATCTAAAGAATTGCTTCTCTAGACGGCCAATTTATTAACCACTTACTGCCAGATGTTCCATCTAATATAGTAGATGGTAATCCAAGAGGAGAAAGAACACTATTTCTTACATGATCAAGATTCTGTATAAGATCTAAAAGTTTGTCTGTTAATTTATCAAGTGGGAGTAGTGAAGTCCTTGAGGTAATGGTACTATTATAGTCAGGAAAAACCTTAACATTTTGAGTTAATGCAGACTCAATGAACGAGGTGACATCGAACTGAGATGTGATGAATGAAGACAACTCATTCGTATTGTTTGCAAGTTTCTGTAATCGAGCGCATAATTCGTTCATTGTCTCTAGAGGGACACTTTTCGAATATTAACAATTATTTAGTTAAACTAGACTATATCTTTAAGAATTTATATATAAACTCTCTCTTTGTATCTAGTCGTTGAGAAGGTAGTTTTTACTATCTTTTGCTGATTTATCTTTACTTGATCTTCCAGCAATTTACAAAGTTCCATTAGATTTTATTTATCTAATCCGACAAATTTTAATCGGTATTTAATCCCAATAATTGAGGCGATGAAAGATCTCTTAACGAAATAAGAGATATCAAAAGCTCTTTTATAACTAATTCTTTTATCTTCAAAATACTTGAATAAAATAACGGTTCAGAAGCCATAAATGATTCTTTCCTAAGAACTTTATTTCTATTTTCTGATCCCTTATTTCTTCCTAATTTTGGCTTTTCTGGTTTAGACTTTTCTTTCCATCCTTCTTCGAGATCATTTGTAAGTCGAAGTTTAGGATTACTTATATATATTACCTCAGTACTAGGAATTTCATATAGATTTCCATCATCTCCGATTGCTAAAAATATATCTTCTATATTTCCATCCTCGTTCTTTTTCTTCTTTATAACTACTGCATTTGGATTATTAAGTTCTTCTATTCTAAATACAAGATGACCTTTTTCATCTCTTTGAGTTTGAAGCATACTATAATAACCTCCATAAAATACATAGTCATTTATATGGTCTCGTATATAATCAATTATTTTAATATCTTTTAAAAGAATCTCATTTAATCGAGTAGTTACAGCTTCATTATTTGTAGAATCTTCAGGATTTAATACAGAAACTATTTGTTGGGTATCTTGAGATATAAAATTAACTACATAATCTGAAAAGAAATTTGTAGCCATCTTTGTAATATCTAAAAGATAATATGACCTAAGCTCTGCCATTCTATCAAGATAACCGGATAACCTAGAAGAAGGCTGTGAATTACCAAGTAAGGGCGAATTTCTTTCATTATCTAAGAATCTTCCATTTCCAGTTCCTCCAATAACAGAATACCCTCTTCCCCCACCTTTACTAAATACATTTGAACGTACAATTTATTTTAATATATTTTATTAAATTTAGACTATATTATCTAAGTACCTACTATAGTCGTTGAACTCTATTTTTAATCGATAAATAGAGATGCTGATCTATATTTTATATTTTCCAGCATTTTAAGGTATTTTCTTAAGATTTTATTCTATCTTAAGCCTCTACTACATAATTAAAGGTATACGTGAATTTCCAAAACTAATTCCTGAAAATAACTTTTGAAATATTGTTTCTGATTTTTTCATATTTTATATAATTTTGAATAATCTATAATAGAGTTTATATCCTCTCCATTTAAAATTACTCGATTTAATAATTGTTCTACTTTTTCATAAGTGTTATATGTATACGGAATTTCTATAAGGATGATATTATTCTCTTTACAATATTTTCTAACTTCATTATCTCTATTTAATTGTTTAAGAAAACCTTCATCTGTTTTATGAAAATAATCTACTTTCTTATAATGTTGTAGTCCATTATACTCTATCCACAAACAACAATTATTATAATTAAAAACATAATCTATTCTAATGTTCCTATTATTTAATTTTATAGAATATTCCCTTGTATAATCAATTTGATTTGTTTCTAACCACTTTAATACATTTAATGCGCTTTTTCCTCCTAATTTATTACAATCAGGACATCCAGATCCATAAACATGATCATAGGCTGTTTGTTTAAAAAACTTTCCACACCTATTACAATAGATGTCTAATTTTTCAATGGTTTGTTACTTGGAGAAATTTCCATTACAACCGGATAGGTGTACTTTAATGGTACAGGTAATAATTTATCATTTTTAGACATGTTATTTAATTATCACTTCCCGAGATATCAATTATTACGTAACCTTACTTAGATTTAAAGTGAGAGGATAGAGTAGCTAATTCTATCCTTTTCACTATTAACATGTCTAAATAAGTCTTTGCGATATCTCATCGTTGACTTTTGTAGTCCTAAGGAGAATCGAACTCCTCTTTCGAGAATGAAAATCTCGCGTCCTAACCGATAGACGATAGGACCACATTTTTAATAAGACTTCAAAGCCTTATATATGTTAATATAAGAATTTAATCTTCACAATCTGTGTTGATTAAATTTGCTACGCAGAGATACATGGTTCGTGAGAATAGTGTATCTCATTTTTTATCATTAAGGTATGTAGTAGAATAAATCAGTATAAGTTTTTTACTACAATAAAACTTGGAACTTATACTAATTACCTATGTAAGGTAATTTTATTATTATTATTTGTCGTAAAAGGCAGTACAGTTTGTGAAAATAAGACAGTATTATTTTTATCACTTCAAAGCCTTATATATGATTTAAAAAATTAATTCTCATTTTTTATGAGGATTAAACTTGCTACATTAATTTTTGTAGTAACTTGCCAAGAGATACATAGTTCGTGAGAATAGTGTATCTCATTTTTTTTATTATTAGAAATATATAATAAACTGAATATCATTCCTTACTACATCCTTAAAATGGAATAGGTATTCAATTATAGTAAAAGTAATTTAAAATTAAAGATAGTTTACTTCTTTTTCATAAATGTAGTATAAGCATTCTTACCATACTTAGACTCGTAATCCTTTACTATATTTTCAGCACGTTTCTTTGCTTTATTTCTATTATATAATCCAGATATAGTTGATCCAATCACAGCCCCTGTAGCAGCTGTTTTTAAATTACCCATTGCTAATCCAGGCAAACTCCCAACAAAACCACCAATAACTGCTCCTGCGGCTCCAATCTTATTATGAATGTTTTTATCGAATTTTGAAATTTGATATAATTTAGAATCCTGCATAAATTTATTAACACCATTCATAATAACCCATTCACCATCTTTATACAAATAAAGATAATCTCCAGATTTTGCTTTATAAAGAGTACTTCCATCTTCCAGATTGCTACCTGAGTTTGGATTTATATTGTTTTTATGCCACTCTATATCTGGTTGAGTTTGAGAAAATCTTTTAACTTTCATCATAATATTATTAAATCATCTAAAGCAAATCTTTTTATTCTTCTCTTATTTCTCCAGTCATTACATCAACACTATTACCTCCTCGCCGAACATCACCAAATATATAAACAGGACGAGTATAAGATGGATGTAATGGATGTCTGAGAACTACATTTCTAGATTTAATAATCTTTTCTGCTTTAACTAATTCTTGAAAAGCATCTTCTAGAGTCATACCTACATAAGGAGTTATAGATCTATCTTCAAGCCAGTTTTCATTGATTAGTTTAAATTCATAGGCTTCTTCCGACTCGGCCGCAACATTTACAAGAAGCGTTTTTCCAAGAGGTAATGAATAAACAATTACCATTCCAGAAACTTCAGGGATAAAACTATTATTTTCTTCAATTAGTATACCTTGCGCTTCATAGAATCTAGCGGCCGGATAAGAAGCCATAACCATAATATTTACAGCTTCAAGAGTTTTATTAAATTTCATATTTTATAATATTTATATTAAGTTCTATAGAGGAGATTGATTACACTACCTCTATAGATTATCTTTTTTATTTCTTTTTATGATCATATAACTTTTTAGCCCCGATCATCGCACCACTAGCTAAAGCAACTCCTCCAGCTATTTTACCAGCTTTTGTGTTCATTAATTTTTTAGCCCCATTCAGAATCTTCTTTGAGTCTTTTGTTGTTTTTTGAGCTACTTCTGCAACTTTTTGAGTTTTCTCAGCGGATTTCTTTACTGCCTCTGTAGAAACTTTCTTAGAACCTTTGGATGTCATCTTATCAACTACAACATCAGGCTTAGTTGACGTTGTTCTTACAGTAGTTGTTGTCTGACCACTTTTCTTAGAAGCAATTTTATGAGCAGTTACATTACCTCCTTCTTTCTTAACAGTTATATCTCCTGCACCTTGATTTTTAATTTCAAGACCTCCCGGATTTGTCGCAACTGACTTTCTGGTTTTTGAGATATTCTTTACTTGTTGAGAAGCTTGATCTGCATTACGATTAGAAGATTCAACTGCTTTTTGTGCTTTCTTAGTAAGTTTCTGAGCTTCTTCCATTTTCTTCTCATCAACTAAATTAGCTGGATTAGAAACTATTTTAGCTGCTTTTTCTTGTGCCTTAGCTGCTTTATTTACTTGCATCTCGGCATTGTGAATAGATCTAGCTAGTTTTCTATTCTGTTTTCTCTGTCTAGCACCGAATTCTCTTTGTTCTAATTCTTCTTCAGTTGGAATTGAAATACTAAAAATTCTTTCTTCAAGATTATCCAAAGTTACATCGGTCGTAGAAAAATACTTCTCTTCTCCTGTCTCACCGTCTTGTAGTAGTGAGAATACTTTTCTTCTTATGTACATAATAATTGTTTAAAGTGTTAATTATTTTACCCCTCCCCCTTGTTTAGAGAGAATTATTAAGAGGAAAAGAGGTTAGTATAGATATTAGACGTTTGTAGGGATGGTGAGACTCGAACTCACACGCCTTCATTCTTAGCACAAGATCCTAAGTCTTGAGTGTCTACCAATTCCACCACATCCCCGAAAATAGTGTTAGATAAAAAGTTCTAACACTTTATAATATTCTCTTAATGTTTATTTGCATGATAAGCGGCTAGAGCTTTTTCAGCATCTTCACGAGTATCATAGTGTGCATCCCAATATTCGGCCGGAGAAGTTTTCAGGCTAATAATTCTCCAGACACCATTTGAATCTTTTTGAACTACTCCAGATTTTCGTGCCTTCTCTGCTATAGCCTGAGGTACTTTTTCTCGGCCGGAATAATTCTTTTGCCTGAGGATAATCATAATTAATGAATATTACCTAAGAAATCATTAAGAGTTTTTAATGCATCATTTCTAGAGTCCAAGTTAGAGTCTCCAGCTTCACGTGCTTCTGTTTCGATTGCTTCTTCAGCTGCTTCAGGAACTATTTCTACTTCTTCTACTGTTTTATCAATTTCCTGAGATGCTTTTTCATAACCTTCTTGAACTGCTGATGCTTCTTGAGCCGGTTTCTTTTCTATTTCGGCTCTTTCATGGCTATACTCTGGACTTCCAGGAGCTGCCGCAATATTCGCAATTTCTTCTTCATGCGAATAGGTTTTATTTCTAAGTATAATCATAATCTTTTTATGTATATATGGTTAATTTTTATTTTTCTTCCAACTTCCTAGTTTTATATAGGACCACCAAGAATAATGTTTTCTGGTTTTTAAATATTCCAGGTTTTTATCATTTAGATGTGCTTCTTCTTCAAGACTAATATCATGATAAGCATAACCAAAGCTAAATCCTGAAACTAAAAGACATAATAACCACTCCAAGAAATACCATACATAAAATCCGATATAAGCCATTTCTTTCATTTGTGCTGTATGTATTTCTTCATGATTTAAGTCTTCTGGTTTTATATTAGCATTCTTCCTTACAAATAAAATTCCAAAGATATTTACTGCTTTATAGCCTGGAAAAGGAATAATATTATTTCTTACTATTTTCATAAAACTTATGTTTAGTTGCGGAGGAGGAAATCGAATCCCCGACCTTTGGGTTATGAGCCCAACGAGCTACCAACTGCTCCACCCCGCGATATTATATTATTATGTATTATTATTTTCCACCACGACGAAGGGCATATAGGAAATTCCTATATCCCATAAATTTCTACTGTCTTTTACTTTTGTTGATCTTTTCTCTTTTCATACATCATTTCATAGTACTCTTGAGGAAAAGTTCCAGTCATACAGATATAATTTCCTGTTTTAGCAGACTGAGTAAAATACCACTTAACCGCTCTCCTAAGAGGGTTAAAGATTACTTTCTTAAAAATTGTTGTCATGATTAATTTAGTTTTTATTAGTTAAATTTAGTTGTAATTTATATTTATTTGTTTCCCCTGTGTGAATCGAACACACGTTATGGGATTAGAAATCCCAGGTTCTATCCGCTGAACTAAGGGGAAATTAACTAATAATCACTAAGTTGTTCTATAAAGCTAAACCAATAACTCTATAGATTATAATTTTATTCTTTATAATGCGGAGATGTAGAGTTCCGACCTCTAATCGTAAAACACGATCGATCTGCTTAGCAGGCAGTCCCTATTCCATTATAGGTTACTATCTCCGTTCCTATTATTTATCTTTCTTTCTAAGTTTCATTCCAGCTGCTATACCTGTTCCAATTAAACCAGCAGTCGTAGCTATTTTTCCAACTCTTCCTGTTCTTTTGGCGATATTTGCATCTTTATTAGATATTAAAGTTTTCTTAAGAGCTTTAACACCTGATTTATAGGCTTCATTATTTTTAGAGGTAGCTGCTTTATATACTTGATCTGCTTTCTTGACTTTTCTTTTGTGGAAAATTAGATCTAAAGCGCTTCCTGAATTAGTTTCACCACGAGCTACTTCTGCTTTAAAATTATTAGCTTTCCTGGTTGAATCAAGTTTCTTAATACCTTCTTTAAATGCTTTTTTTGCTTTCTTTGATTCCTGACTGGTTATATACTTCTTAGCCCCACGTTTTATTAAGTCTGTTGCTCCTACAGTTCCAGCTGTTCCGACTAGTGCAGTTCCGATAGCTTCTCCGACTTTCTTTGGAGTTTCATTGTCAGAATCAGAATATGTTTTATTTCGTAGTATTTTCATATTGATTTAATTTGTTTATAGTTTCCCAGTATTTTTCCTTGTCTTCTGAGAAATATTGTTCTTTTAATAATCTAATTGATGTAAGATTAGGGAACAGATTGTAGATATTCCCTGACTCTCTATTTAAATCCTTTGTTAATATTTCTTCAGTAAACCAAAAAACATCTTCAAAGTAATCCATCATAGTTTACCTTTCTATTAATCCAATCCGCAAGTATCTCTATAATTATTGCTGTAATGATATTCTAATTCAAACACTCCATGGATATTAACATAAGAATAGTATGTTAATAAATCTTCAGTATTCTTTTTATAAAAATTCAACCCTAGAATACCTCTTACTCTATTTCCAAAATCCAAATCTAATTCATTTAATAGAGTAGAAGATATTAGTTTTCTATTAACTCTAAATTCATTTAAAACTTTATCTCTTATTAAATTTTCTTTAATAATCTTCTCTTTTAAAGAATCTAGATCTAATATTTTTAATGTTTCAGTCAGATTATTTATATTAATAAATATCTCATTATTAAAAAAATTTTCAAATGTACTTATATTATTATATAATCTTTTTAATAAATCTATATATTCCTTCTCATCTCTTATATTAGAATTATTCTCTTTTATTCTAAGTAAAAACTCTAAATTCTCTATTTCTTCTTGCAAAGGAATAATAACTTTTTCCCTCTTCTTAAAAATATTAGAAAATAAATTATTCACGTTTTCTTTGTTTTATCAGTCTCTATTAACTTACCTTTCTTCTGATATTTCCCTAAAATTTCTTCCCAACTCCAAGAATATACTCTAGATGGAGTTTGTCTAGTTCCAGTTCTATAAGTTCCAATAAGTTTTTCTCTCCCCAAGACTTTAACTGCCGCTATAAATCTGAGCCGGAGTTCTTGTAGATACCAATATTCATCAGGGAGAACTAATACCTTCGGAGATTCTATTATTCCAGGTTTTACTAGTGAATCGGCTCTTCCCATTAGCGGCTTGTATATATAATAAGTAGCTCCTTCTATGTTCGTATCCTCTCCCGGAACTGCTGATATTCCTGAAAGTGCTGATCCTACATCTGGGTACAAATTAATTTTCGGTTTTATATATTCTCCATCTAAGTCTGGTCTTGATGATATATAGAACAGATCGGAGACACTTTTTGTTTTTCTCTTTATTATCATATGAACATAGTATTTTTACAAAGAACTAAAAAGAAGAGGTCGGAGCTAAGTCCCGGGATACAAAATTAAGTAACCTACTTAACCCATCTCCGCAGCAACTTTAGCGCCGAACCTAATCCCTGAAAACAATTATTATCTTAAAAAATATAATATCGATTTCTTAGTATAAAAGGAAGAATCTGTGTCCATTTATATGTGAGAAATAAACAAATTATTAACAACTATGAAAAAGAACTTACTTAGTAGAAAACTAATCGCTATTAGTAATATATGGATATGAAAAACAAAATTACCACGTTTGGAAAGGAGGGAAGGACACAGATTCTCCTTATATTTCATGTATAAGGCTTATATTAAATTTAACCCTCAAAAGGTGGGTTATTTTTGATGTTTTTTACTACTTTTTACCCTAAAATGAGCCAAAATAACCCACTTTTATTTTTATCTTCAAAATTGATGAAAATTCGGTAACTTATTTATGAGGACATAGGAACCTAGATTGAATAGGAGAGTATATTGAGAAAACCTATAGGAAGTATAAATAGAAAATAAAAAAAAGATAATATAGAATAGAATTGAATAAAGAGATATTAGATTAAATGAAAAAATTAATATTCTTTAATGGTTCTTAAAAAGTACGAACGTTAGTGAGAGTCCCTGGAGCCCTCAAAGGCTCCGAGTGGACGGTACTCTTTTAAGGTTCATTTCCATATTAATATTATTATCTATCGTGAACCTACTAAATAAGACGACCTCGCTCTCCCTGGAGGGGAGGCGGGTCTCTCATTATATTCGCTTATTTAGTAGAACCACTTTAAGTGTCAACCAAAAATTTACTATTAAATCTATATTATATATTACCAAATTTGGAATATTTAAGTTGACGTTTTGCTCTTCTAATAACTTCAAACTCTAATTGATGAAGTTAAGGTATCCTTAGTCTTCGATTTTATGTAACTGGATTCTGTATTAAAAAGAATCTATAATAAATTAAAAAATTAAATAATATGCAAAAAGAAAAGATTATAGTACCATCTGGAATTAGATATATTTCAGAATGGAATGAATTTAGATTTAATAAGTTTCCAAGTAAATGTATAATAAATAAACAATTACCTGGTTGTGGTTTTACTGAATACTGTATTAATGGTCCCGAAAATGTTATCTTATGCAGTCCTAGGAAGATGCTTTTAAAAAATAAGAAAGATCAACATCCTAATGATGTATATTTAGTTATTAATGAAATGGAGTCTGATACTAATATCGATAAGGATATTTCGAAGATAACAGTAAATAGATCTAGCGAAAAAAGTTTATCAGATAAAGATAAATTATTATTGGTTGAAGAGGAGAAAAAGAAAAGAGAATTAATTAGATTAAAAATAAAAACTGAAATAGAAAATTATTATTATAATTATTGTTATTCTCAAAGAAAACCATGTAAGATATTAGTAACCTATGATTCGTATAAGTTGATAAAAATAATATTAGAAGAATTAGAAATATTTCAAAGTTTTTATACTGTAATAGATGAATTTCAAAGTATCCTACATGATGCTAGATTCAAAAGTGATACTGAATTAAGCTTTTTATTTCATTTACAACAATCTCCTACTACATACTTCGTTAGTGCAACTCCTATGATGGATGAGTACCTAGAAATGTTAGATGAATTTAAAGATCTTCCTTATTATGAATTAGATTGGGAGGTAAAAGATCCATCTAGAATTATTAGACCAGACTTAAAAGTATTAACAATGAAGTCTGTAGGTACAAAAGCAGAAGAGATTATAAAAACTTATAAAGAAAAACATTTTGAAGAAATAGTTGTTCTTAGAGATGGAATACCTACTAGAGTAATATCAGATGAAGCAGTATTCTATGTAAATTCAGTTAATCACATTATATCTATTATCAAGAAAAATGAATTAATTCCAGAAGAGTGTAATATTCTTTGTTCTAATACTCCTGAAAATCTTAAAAAAATTAAAAGAAAGTTGGGAAAGGAGTTCACTATAGGAGATGTTCCATTAAAAGGAGTAAAACCAAAGATGTTTACCTTTTGCACTAGAACTGTTTATTTAGGTGCAGACTTCTATAGCCTATGTGCACGTAGTTTCATATTCTCTGATTCTAACTCAGATTGTTTAGCTGTAGATATTAGTGAGGACTTGCCTCAGATACTGGGACGTCAACGTTTATTTGATAATCCTTGGAAAAATAATGCTGTATTTTTCTACAGAGTAACAGCAGATTATAAAGATATGACTGGAAAAGATTTTCAAGAAAAAATAAATAACAAAAGAAAAGTTACTGAAAATTTACTAATAGCATATGAAGATTCAAAAAGTTTTAGTGTGAAGCACGATCTAGCAAAAACATATCAAAATAATGCTAGAGCTTTTAATTATAATAATGATTATGTTGCAGTAAATAAGGTAGCAGATAGTTTTGGAAATATAATACTTAAACCAGTTCTTAATAACCTTGTTTTAGTAAATGAGATTAGAGCTTTTAAGATTCAACAAATAGATTATAAAGATAGATTTAGTGTATTTAGTACTGTTCATAATACATTAACTCCAGACGACATTATTAATCAAGAAGTATTTGAATTCTTATCAGAATATAATCAATTAGTAGAAGCTAGAAGGAAATTAATAATGTTATGTGAATATGGACTTTCTAATGAAGCTATTCAAATCGTACTTGGACAGATTAGTGATGGAGACTATATTAAGTCCTATTATTTATCATTAGGCCCAGAAAAATTAAAAGCTTTGGGATATAAAAGAAATAATATAGAACGTGAATTGGGAATAGTTACTTTTAATCAAAATTTATTAATTTCATCTATTTATTCAGAGTTTAAAGTAGGAGATATTTGGTTATTATCTGATATAAAACAGAGATTAGAATCTATATATTCTTCTATTAATTATAATAAAGTAGCTAAAGCGAGTGATTTAATTAGTTACTTTGAAATACAAGAAACAATGCTAAGAAAAGAAATTAATGGAGAGAAGAAGCGTGTAAAAGTATATAAATTATTAAAAAGAAAAGATGATTAATGAAATAAAATGAAAGTAATTTATCAAGAGAGTACAGAAGATTATTTAGTTGAAGTAATAATTAAAGAAAAGAAAATATATGTATTATTTTTAGATCGAATGAGTGAAAGTGTAAGAAAAGTATTATCTTCTAAAAACTTTCATATATCAAATCTTTATGATTCCATTTACTTATTTACTTTATCAGACCTAGATCTCTATAGAAAAGTATTAATTGGTGTTGAAAATATTTTTTATTGGATTTCAAGAACAGGTAGAATTGATAGTTTAAAAAATTTTATGAATTTTATTGGAGACTTTCCTGTTTATGGCTATCCAAAACAAAAACTTAAAAACTATTTTTTCAGAAATCAGAAATATTTTCAAATTAATTGGTTAAAAGCTCTAAATGATAGTAATAGACTTCACAATCCAGATTCAATAGATTGTACTTTCAGGTCATTACATTTAGATTATTTTTGTTATTTCATTGATAAAGATGGATATGAACAAGTAACAGAGATTATCGAAAATATAGATCAATTGTTATGTTATTCTGAAGAGTCTTGGAATTTAGGTGATAGTGATGAGGTAGAGAAATTATGTGAATATTTTCTTTCTAATCAATAAAAAGGTACTTCCATCCCCTTGAGGTTCTTATAATTGAAAGTAAAAATACTCCTCTCAGAAACACTAAGAATCTTATAGATGTGAGAGGAATAAAATAATCTCAAAAAAAGATCCGCGTATTATTGTGTTGCGCGGAATTATATACAAATTTTATATTATATTTTAACAAACATTTATTTTTAATTTATTATTTATTTAAATTATGGGAAATCGAGTAGATGATTTTTTGAGTAAATTGGCAGCGCAAGCACCAAAAGCAAAAGAAAACAATTTTGAGCAGAAAAACAGATCATTAGAAAAAATTTATCTTAACTTTCCAGGAAATTTTGGTAGATATCAAGTATTTCCGTTGGATAGTGTAGTAACTGACTTTCCGTTTGTTACTTTATTCGGAACTCGTGAAATTAATATCCCTCGTAAAAACATGGCGGCGGATGGAACTGAAAACACTTATAATGCGTGGATTAAGCTCCTACCGAAAAGTGCTTATGTAATGAAAGATATGACAGGTAGATTAGTTTCTTCATTGACCGCCGCAGATGATGAATTATTATCACAAGCGCATATGATCTTTGATGAACTTTATCGAGAACTGGATGCAAAGAATAACCGCGACGAATTAACAACAAACTTAGTCCGGTTGAAGAATTATACTATCTTCCATGCATTCTGTCTTAATAAATGGGATCCGAATGAAAATCGTAACCCTAGTCGTCAGAATTTTACGGCATTGTTCGTTGCGACAGCTAAAATGTTTACATCAGTAGTTGAAGATAATATTCAAGAAAAATCTTTGATGAAAGGTGGAGATAATAGCTGGATTTCAGAAGTTTATAATCGTGATGCTACAGGACGTTCTGGATTCTTGATGTTTAGTATCGGAAAGAAGAAAGACGGAGCAGCCGGATTTGCTATTACTGCCACACATGAAGTTGGTAATGAGAACTTTAAGTCAATTCAGATTTCAGAAGAAGATATGGAATTGGCTGCAGATCCATTGCAATCATTTATGTCTTGGCAGGCTAATAGAGATAACGATACTCCTGTTGGTCAGAAACGTTTATTCAATGCGACCTTGATTAAAGAGTCTATTGAATATATGTCAGAAATTTTAGCAAGCATCAGACTCGCTAAATCTCAGGGAAGTGTAGATTTTAAAGAAGCTGTTACAAGAGTTAATAATGAAGTTCTTGCAAAACAGGTTCCGACAGATAAAAGTGGTTTTCGTCAGACAAATGATCCGATGTTAGCTTCTCTGTCTGGAGGTGGAAATTCTGCACCTCAAGTTGATCTGAGTAAAAACGATCAGGTTTTTCAGACTCCTCCCGTGTATCATAGTGATCCCGTAACAGCCAGCCCTGTAAATCCAGGTAATGGTGGAGGATCTCCATTCGGTGGTGGACAACAGCCACAGTGGGGAGGATTTGGACAAGGTAATCAACAAGCACCTTTCCAGAAACCAAATTTCGGAGGTAATAATGGTGGAGATGATTTACCTTTTTAATGATCTGAAAAGGAATAATATAAAATAATAAAACTAAAAGGTAGAAGAGATTTTAACAGATTTCCTCTACCTTTATTTGTTTAAAGTTGGAAATAATAATAATGAATAATAAACAATATTTCTACTGTTTCCTAGATTTTTCACTAATTTTGACAAGGTCCCTCTTCGTGATAAGTAAAGGAAAAGACATCGGAGAATATACGGCCGGGGAATTAATCAGAACCTGTATATGGACGATCAATAAAGTTCTTAGGGATTATGGTATTAGTGCTAGGAAAGTGATTCTAGTTTATGATAAGTGGGATGAATCTATAGGAGGTTATTATACATCTTATCTTTTAGGGGGACAATATAAAGACACAAGGCATTATATGGATGAAACGATTTTTGAGGGTATGAAAAATGATCCGGCCGTTTCTCCCGACGACCTAAAGAAAGCTGCATGGGAATTGTATCAAAATCAAGTAAAACAGACAGCTAAATATACAATGATCTCTGAGTTACCTAGATTTGGAATCGGAATGCTTGGGAGAAGTGGCTGGGAAGCTGATAATTGGGCTTATCTATTAAGTTGTGAGCTCTATGGAAAAACAGATCTCCTTAGTCTTTTTGTTACTAAAGACTCAGATTGGATGTATTGTTTATCACCAGCTACTCAATTATTTCGTCTCCCAGGAAAAAATGAAGAACCTAGGATAATAACCTATGATGAGATGTATTATTCAATTCCAGAATCAATTAGAAATGCTGGAATCGGATTATATCAATATCTCAGCCTTAAAGATAGTCTAGGGTATGGACATAATGATCTAAGAAAAACTGTAAAACCTAGAATGAAGTCTGAAAAAGTAATCTTAGAGGTTTTATCAGGAAATTACGAGAACTTAACAGATCTAGAACTTTTTGAAAAACAATATAAAACTTTCGATATATTCAGTTACCCAGGGATTGATGAAGCTAGAGATATGATTAATAATTATCTTCCAGTATGTGGTTCCCTAGGAGATGTTTCTGAATTTAGAATGTTTTGTAGAACTCATAATATCCCAGGAATTTCAGATAGTTATTATTCAGAGTTCATTGGGAGATTAGATCAAAAATTATATTGTGAATAAAATGAAAGACATTGTAACCCTACGTGGAATAAAATATAGCTATGATGAAAGAACTGGCCGAATATTTAAGGAAGGCCAAGTTTTAACATCATCACAAGCAGAACCGGTTTATAGTTACCTTGGAGATAGTTCAGGGGAGCCGGTTTTTGGAGGGATATTACTTAAAGATACAGGTTCAATCTTAACTCTTAATGGTAAAATTTCTCCAGTAACAGATCCTAATACAATAAGTTAAAAAAGAATTATGGCAGGATTATTAGGAGGAATTCTTGGAAAATTGACTGGAAAACAACTCTCAATCCAAGAAATTATGAACATCGACCAAGGAAGAAAAGATAAAGCTTCTGAATGTGTAGTGAGATTGACAAAAGTATATCATGTTCTCAAAGAAGAGTCGATCATGGATAAACTAAGATCTGTATTTTTTGGGAAGACTGTACTTAAGATTTATTACTTAGTTTTTAAATTTGAAGTAACGTCTAAAACAGGTAGTACTTATAACGTCATAATTCAAACTTCCCCTGACTATGATATACGTGGATGGAAGAATTCGAAATGTAAAGTTTATTGTGAGTGTAAAGATTTTCAATTTAGATCGGCGTATCTTTTGGGCAAGAATAATACGCTGTTTTTGTCGGATCGTATAAAAATAAAACTCGGTCCAGCATTAACTCAAGCGCCCAAAGATAAAACGCCGACAACTCTACTTTGTAAACACTCTATGGCAGCTTTACAGTATCTAGTGAATAATTACCAAAATATAATGAAAACTATATAAAATTAATGATAGAATTAAAACCTCATTATAGTTTGTTGTTTATAGATAATAGAGATACAGAAGTAATATTAGCAAAATATACTGGTTCATTTAAGTTACCATCTAATATTACATTTACTAGATTAAAAAATCACTTAGTTATTTCGATTGATATCAAGTGTCATAGTTCAGAATCTGATGAACTCAAAGCAACATTACTTGAAAATAGATTTAATATTCAAAGTTTTATTGGTTATAAGATTAATAATGACTATTGGGATATTATTTACCAATATGGTTGTTATAAGAGTTATCAGTTTTATGTAAATAGTGAATTTGTTGTAGAATATATAATGACTAATTATTTTTGAAGAGATGAGTAAAATATTAGCAATTTCGGATATTCATATTTTTGATTATCCACAAAGAAATTCCTACGATAAACAACGTTTAACTCAAGCAAGAACAGTAGCACAAAATATTATAAAAGCTGCTACAATTGAAGGAGCTGAAAGAGTTGTGATCGCAGGAGATGTTATCGAAAAATCAGTTCTCCGACCCTATGTTCAAGCAGAAGTTAAATTATTCCTTGATACTTTAATGAGTTTCTTTAAAGAGGGATATATAATTTGGGGGAATCATGATCAAGATAATAAGTCAGTAGATTCTGAACTTATTGATTCATGTCTTGCTGTGATGTTACCCCCTAATCTATATTATGCTGATCAGAAAGAGTTAGTAATTGATAATTCTAGAATAGCATTTAGTAACTGGAGACCTGAATTTGATCTTTCATGGATTTCAGGACAAGTAGATGTTTTATTTACACATGCTACTATTAATTATGGTGGATCAGATAAAATACAATCTCAAGTTCTGGATGAGTCTAAATTTGGATTAGCTATTTGTGGTGATATTCATAGACCAGCTCAGATTGGGAAATATGTTAGTATAGGTATTCCACAGAAATGTAAAATGTCTGACTATGATAAATCAACCGGAGTTGTATATGATTGTGTATCTAAACAATTTAAATGGGTAGATCTAAATCCAGACGATAACCTTATGAAGTTTGTTTATACACCTATCAGAGAAGATGAAGGTTGGAATCAAGGAACTGGAACTTGGAGTGTGTATAAACCAGAAAACTTAAGTATTGCTGGAGGAGTAAGAGATATTAAAATTCCAGCATGGGAAGAAATTGGAAACTTGATTGATAATATTATAATAGAAAACAATCTTCAAGGAATTCATTCTGAAGTTCTTCGAAATCTTAAAGATGTAGATTCTGAAGAAGTTGATTTTGGATTTACTCTTCTTAGATTATATTGTAAAAATTGGAGAAGTATAGACGAAGCTGATATTTACTTTGAGGATGGTGATAAGATCTTGATAACTGGAAAAAATGGTTCTGGAAAAAGTTCTTTGCTTAGTGCTCTTAAATATGCTTTCTTAGAGTGTAGAAATATTAAGGATTATTTACAGTTCGGAGAAAAAGAGTGTATCTTAGCAGTAGAATTTATGTATCAAGGAAAGAAGTGTAAGATTCAGAGAGGTAATAAAAAATATGGATGCTGGATTGATGATGAACCTCTTAAGTATAATAATAAGAAAGAATTCGAAGAAGATATGTATCGTAGATTTCCATTTATTGGATATATGGATATTTTCTTATTTGATTCAGACCATCATAAATTAATTGGAAATATTACCCCTGAAAGAAAGTCAGAGATAATTAGTAAGTTCTATAAAATGGATAGAATTGATGCTTATAATAAAGAAGCTGGAATTCTTTTAGATCAAGTTACTAAATCCTCAAGTGTATGGAATGAAGCAATTAAAAAGTCAGAAGAAATCTTAAGATATATAGATACTAATCTTTCTAATATTCAACTTCCAGGACAAACAAAAACAGAACTCACTCAACTAAGATCGGAAGGCTTAGAATTACAAAGAAAAAATAAAGAATGGATGAGTTACTTAGCTGATTCTGGAAAACTTCAAGCACAAGTTTCTCTTTATGTTGAAACTTTGGAGAGATTAATTAAAGAACAATCTACTTACAGACATCTTCAAGAGATAGATTTAGAGATTGCATATCTTCAGGCCGAGGTAGATAATAAAAATCAAGAAATATCACAACTTCGAACAATAGAATCTGAATATTCTTTAAAGTTGGATAGATATAATCAGGTATGTGCAGAAGGAAAGAAAACAACCGCCGAATTAGAACGCCTCGAAAAAAGTAAAGTGTGTCCTAGTTGTGGTCAGGCTTTGAAAAATACAGAATCTCTAGACCGTCATAAACAAGAAATCCTAGGAAAACTTGAAGAACTTAGATCCGAGGCTATAAAAATCGGCGATGAACTTAGAGGAATGTCTGGAAAAAAACAACAGGCTGATTCATTAATTTCAATTGCCTCTGAAAAAGTTAAGACCTTGGGGAATCAAATATTTATGTTGATGTCTGAGAAACAAAAAATTACTAAGACAGCTAAAGATATAGAAAATACAGAAGTTCTCTTAGAAAATTATAAGACTCAATTAAATAACTTAGGAACACCAGAAAAAGTAGAACTTCCTGATAACTTTATGGAAATTATGAGTTCGATCGATTCTGGAATAAAAGCTTGGACGGATCATGAAAGATTAATCCAAGATAGAGCTGTAGAAGAAGCAAATATCTTAAAGGCACAATCTGAGTTAGGATTAATTCAGAATGCTTTAGTAGATCTTAAAGAGTATATTAAGCTTACAGGACCTACAGGAAAGATTTATGAAGAAATTATGACAAGATTAGCTGAACAATTTACAGATAATCAAGTTAAATATTCAGTAGATACATATAACTTCAGAAAGAAGGATCATCTTGACCTTACTAGTAGGTTTAATAATAATGGAAATTATGTCTCTTATGATGCATGTAGTTCAGGTCAACAAACAGTTTTAGATATCAACTTTCTTAGTAAGATAGTAACTAGAATGGGACTGCTTATTATGGATGAATTTTTGAAGCACTTAGATCCAGAAAATCATGATAACTGTATAGATATGATTAGTAGTATGAACATTGGATGTATTATGATCTCTAGTCATATGGAATCTATTACTTCATTTAATAATAAAACTTGTAGACTTGAATTAAATGACTCAGGAGTTACAAATATCACAATAAAATAATTTAAAATATGATGAGTGAAGAAAAATTAAAAGAATATTTTCTAAAAGAGGAAATATTTAATGGGTTTAGTGATTTTTCTGGATATAGAGTTTTAGGAACATTTCAGTCTTCTCCAAAGTATGGTACTTTAATTTCTAGTGGAATAAAGATTTTTAAAACTGAATCCATTGCTTGGGTAGAAGAATTTAGGATAGGTATTATTCAAAATATAGGAGATTATTTAGTTATAGTTTCTCCCGAATGTCCTGAGGTATATTTTACGATGCCAGAAGAAATTATAGATAAGATTAAAGATATTTATAATGCTGGAGACTATATTAACCTAGACAGCGAAACATTACAAAAACTTATGGAAGAACTGAATGATGCAAATAGAAAGTGGACAACTAATCCAATTATGACAGTTCCCGGAAAATTTTGGTATAATGATGGCTCTTCAACTAACCCATTTGTTCCATATTCTCAGGTATCAACAACTACATGTTCTTCAGATTATGTTGTATCTTCTGCATCATCACAAATACCAACTAATATAAATTCCAATAATACTAATACTTATGTTACAGGATATAACATATAATATGTTAGAGTTTGCAGATGTAAAAAATCCTACAGACTTTTTTAAAACAGGGGATCCAAAAGAAATGATACCTTTACGAACTCTTTATAATAATACAAGACTTCTTTGGGGACTTGGAGCAGATCAGATTCTTTTAAGTGTAGCACAAGGTCAAGCGATTTATAAGCTCGCCTTGTTAGTAAAAAATAAAAGAAGTATTTTTGGATGTTTAGTATATATTCCAGGTCAGAAAAGACTCGACTTATATACGTCTGAATCTCCAGAGATACCACTAATTCAATGGAAAAGACAAAAAGTAGTGAATAAAACTTACCCATTACTTCTTGATCTTGCTGGAATTGAAAAAATGTTCTCTAGATTAATTACTATTTTATGATATTTAAAGTAGTTCGATCTAAGTATTCACTAAAAGTATCTAAACTAATAAAAGTCTATAAAGGAGCTTTTAGACTAGAGAATTCATTAGATGTAAATCTATTCGATTATAATAAATCTTGGGATAATCTAGTAGGAGATGATAAAGTAATTACAACCGCTGAATTAATTCTTGCTAAATTTCCATTAAGTATTTGTAAAAAGCTTACTAAAAATCTTATCTTACTTAATAGAAATAATTTTGATGAATATTCAAGTTATGATGATTTTGTTGATAAAAAACAATCTAAATATGAAGTGCATAATGCTTATGAATCTAATCCAAAAGCTTTACAATTAATAGATATTTCTTTAGAAGATTTATTATATAATGTAAAAGATCTAACCAGAAATAATTATATTGTTCAAAAATCATTATTAGAATTGAATAAATAAAAATAAGAGAAAGACTAGGAAATTAATCCTGGCCTTTCTTTTTTTTCTTGTGAATAAAAAAAAATAAGTTCCGATCTTCACAGACCAGAACCTATATAATTCATGAGTTTAAAAATTTGTTGTGTTTCTATTTTACATTCACATATAAGGTTTTCAAGCGTTTTCTTTGTTTCACTTTTTCAGTAGTTTTTAGAATCCAACATAATACCTCTTTCTCTAGGGATTCTTGATTTGTAATCTGTTTGTGTTGAGTATATACAGATTTATCTTCTAAAGTAATAAATGCTAACTCTACTCCATAGAATTTTTCATATAAGATAATCTGTTCAATAGCTGCTCCAAGAAAATGAATTGTATATATCTCACTCGTTGAACCTTCTGTTATTCTAACTCCTGAATCTGAATTTTCGGTTAAGTAATCTAAAAACTCTTTAATGGATTCTTTTGTTATTTTTCCCATTTCTCATCTGGTTTTAAAACTTTTATTACTTTTCCATAAATGTTCTTAGTCCAACCATTTATATGTCCGTGATTATTCCCTATCTGAGCACCTTTAATTGGATCTATTGCTTTAATTAAGTGTGTAAAGAATCTTCCATGAACTTTACAGTAAACTATATCTCCAACTTTTACTGAATCTAGTCCAGGAACAGGTTCTAAGACATGTTTTTGACCAGACATGATGAGAGGAGTCATTGAATTTCCTTTCTCAGAAGTTACAAATGTTTCTCCTGCCTCTAGACGTTCTTGTTTAGTTCTCGGCTTTTTTATTTCTTCTTTTCCAAGCGTTATGTTTTCTAGTGGCGTCTTTTTTATTTTTTACTTTGACTTCATAACCATCATTAAATTTAAAATTATTAAATAAACCTTTTGTCGGATCATAAGATTTTTGTTTCTTAAGTTCCTCCAATATTTTATTATCTACATGTTTAGTATAATTATCTACTGGATTTTCTTTTTTAGAGATCATTACTTCTTTTCCTTCATATGTAATTTTATAATCTTCATACCCTACAGGAGGTTCTTTGAAGTATTCCCACTTAGGAGGTCCGAAGTCTGTTGATTTTCCGGCAAGGATTAAAGTTTTAGATTCTTTATCAACTCTCCAAAAACCTCCTCCCCAACATCCAATAGAATAATTTTTTCCAAGTAATTCAAAGTGAAACTCTACATTACCTAGGATTAATTCTCCTTCTTTACTAATTATAAATTTTTGCATAATCATTTATTTTATTATCATATATAAGGATCTTAAGAACCATTAAATTCCTTATAGGTGTAAACAATAAAACTTAAAAGTTATGAAAGAAATAACGGTAAGTAAAGTACTAGAAAAACAAGATGAAGATAATGTGAGAATGATTAATAGTTTATTAGGACTTAAAGAGAGAATTATGACAATCGGAAAAAAGAAAGAATTAACAGCAGATCAAGCTAATATTATTAGCAGGTTTAATCTTCAAGGGTATTCGAGCTTAGAAGAAATTGCTAAGAAAAAGATTAAAGAAATTGAAGAACAAATAACAAGTAAGCTTCAATTTAGTCATAAAGAAAGATTATTAGCATTGATCGTTCCGGATGATCAAAGAGATCTTTATGACTTAATAAAAACTCACTATACAGAAAAAGGATTTAAAACTTTTTATCTTGACAAAGAAAGAGTTCCAGAATTTAAGAATAGTACATATTTATTTATTTCTTGGGACATTGAGATAAAAAAGTAATGTAAGATAAACCTTAGGGAAGAGAAATTCCTTAAGGTTATTTACTTTTTACTCTCCCCATGCCTTAATTGCTTTATATATGAAACCAAAATTAATATAAAATTATGTTAGAAAATAAACCAACTATTTTGTATTCACTTGAAGAGATAACAATCATTCCAGAAGTAGTAACAAGAATAAATAGTAGATCTCAATGTATTCCATGGGTTCCTAAAATAGATGGCAGAGAAGATAGCAAATTCCTTCCAGTTATTGCAGCACCTATGGCATCAGTGGTTAGTCCAGAAAATTATAAAACTTTTCATGATAATCTAATTTCATGTATTATCCCCAGAAATGTACCTCTCTCTGAAAGACTCAAATTATGTTCTGAAGTATTTTGTGCTTTTTCTATGAAAGAGATTGAAGAAAATTTTATAAAACAGCATCAACAAAGTACAGGATCTGGATTATATGTCTTAATTGATATAGCTAATGGACATATGGAGAGTCAGATAGAACTTGGTCGAACTCTTAGAGAATTATATGGAACATTAATAAAAATCATGGGTGGAAATATAGCTAACCCTAAGACCTATAAATTGTATGATAAAGCTGGATTTGATTATCTTAGAGTAGGTATAGGTGGTGGAGCTGGTTGTATTACTTCTACTCAGACTGGTATTCATTATCCTATGGGTTCTTTAATTAATGATACTTTTCAGGTTAAGAGAGAATGTTCAGGAAATACTAAAATTATCGCCGATGGAGGAATTAGCACTTTTTCGGCCGTGATTAAATGCTTAGCACTTGGAGCAGATTATGTTATGATGGGAAGTACGTTTGGAAAGGCATTAGAGGCGGCCGGTCCAGTGCTAAGAGAATATTACGGCGAATATTATGAATCCCTTCCAGAAAGTATAGATATAACCAGAGGAGAGAAATTTTATCGAGAGTATTATGGAATGTCAACTAAACGAGCACAAGCAGAAATCTTAGGAAAATCAATAGAAACCGTAGACAGAGAAAAATTAAAAACTTCAGAAGGAAAAAGCGTGGTCTTAGAAATTGAATATACATTAGCAGGGTGGGCAAAAAACATGGATTCCTATCTTAGATCAGCAATGTCATATACAAATTCCTATGACCTAGAAGACTTTAAATATTCTAGATGTCAGGTCGAGATATCTAGTGTTGGTATTAATAAAAAATAATTAAACTCTATGGCTAAAAAGAAAGCTGTTACTAAATCAAGTGTGGATGAAGAACTTGATTTAATTCGAAAAGAAAGAGATAGTATTTTGAATTTTAAAATTAATTTTAAATGCAAAACTAAGCATCAAAAAGAATTTCTTAAATCTATTTATGATCACGAAATTACAATAGTTAAGGGTCCTGCCGGTTCTGGAAAATCATACGTTTCTGTTTACGCTGCCCTTGATTTATTAAAAAATCCTGATAATGGTTATGAAAAAATAGTATTTATTTATCCTGTAGCTACTAATCCTGACGAAAATATTGGATAAGTTAGATTGTCCCCTAGGTGTATAAAACTTAGGAAAACTTCAAGAAATGCTGGAAATTAAAGTATAATCAGCAAAAACTATTAATTAGATTAACCTAAATAGTTTCTCAACGACTATGTGTGAAGAAGAGAAAATAAAAACGCTTTTAAGATATAGTCTAGTAGTCTATATAATTAATATAGGCCTATTCGATCTTCGCGGAGATTTGCAAGAAAAGCTCGCGCCGTATAAAGAAGCAGATTTTTATACGATGGAGAAGATATTTAATGCTTCAGGAAAAAATGGAAAAGAAATTGTTCAAAAGTTAGTAGATGCTGGTAAAATAGAAGTGAAAGGCAGCCAGTTTCTTAGGGGAAACAATATTGATTCTTCAATTGTTTTGATATCTGAGAGCCAGAACTTCAGTCGAGATACTTTTCTTAAGATATTAACTAGAATAGGAACTAATTCTAAATATATCTTTAATTCTGATGAAATGCAATTAGATTCGAGTTCTTTAAAATCAGGGAAAAATCAAAAAGGATTACAATATGCTGTGGAAAAATTATCTGATATGGATGAAATAGGTATTGTTGAATTTGGTCTAGAGGATGTTGTGAGAAATGATTTGATTCCCAGTATTTTAAAAAGATGGCTTCCGGAAGTTTATGGAGATTTGGATGAGGAAGAGATATCTAAGAAGTCTAAGCAAGAAAGATTAGATGAATAAAAAAATAAGATACCTCAGAAACCTTCAAATTCTTATATATGTAGTAAAGATCAGATGAAAATATGGTACTGATCGGAGACTACTTATTAATATAATAATAAATAATTGAATTTTATTTGGATATAACTGGCTTATGTTATTAGTTACTTCTAATTATAATTATGAGTATAAATTAATTAATCACTGTAACAATTTCCAGAGTATCAAGATCGAAAAGTATAATCTTCTCGAGGTAAACAGGTAAAGTTCACTAGGGAATATAAAATCAAATAGACTTTAATAAATTTTTAATAAATACATATATGCGCATATATGTATTTATGATAGAATAGCAAAAATTTATTAACTAAATATAATATATAATTTAGAGTTTGATTTTATATATCCCTAGTATTTTTCTTCTACGAAACTACTACCTCTTCGCGGTGTAGAAGACAACTAGCACTAAAGTTGTGAAACTAAATGTAGCAATGAGAGATGAGCGTTCCTATATGTTATGCTTTCTCTCGGAGTAGGGTGCCACTATGATTTATTATCTATAGTGTCAGAAAAACCTTAAGACAATAACAAAAGAATTATGACAAAGAAAAATAAATTAAATGAAAAATTTGAATTAACATTTAGTATAAGAAGTATTGCTTATTACTTTTTATGTATCTACTTAATTTACGTGTTCAAAGTTACCTCCCCAGGTAATATGACACACCTAGGAATATATATGGCATTATGTTTTATTGGAGCACTTATATTAGGAATAGAAAAAATATTCTGGATTTATAAGTACGGTCAATATGCGATGTTTAATCTAGGAAAATTATGGGGAATTAAAAATGAAGGTTTGCTTTGGGTAGTTAAATCATTGAATACAGGATTATTAATTTGTAAATATGTATTACCAATCATAGGAAGTTTAATTGGATTGGCATTGTTTATGAAATATGTACCTGAGATCAATAATGTAGAGATTTTATTAAGATTATCAGCAATTATTATAGTATATCTATATTCTATATATAAATTGTTTAACTACTTAAAAAGGATTTGAACTATGAGACTCAAGAGTTTAACAGAAGTCCTTGGGTGGATAATAGGAATCCGTCCAAGTGAGCCCTTGAAATCTAGTGAGAAAACTGGTAAGGAAAATGAAAGAAAAGGAGAAGAAAAAAGATCCCAGTTATCTTTAGATTCAAGTAGAACAAAAATCGTGAATGGTGTTGAGCCTATTAAGGAAATTATTGTAGATATTCTGGATGATTGTTTAAAAGATCCAGATATTAAAAAGCCAGATGAATTTTTCCAATCTTTTACTTGGAGATTGATAATTAATGTAGTAAATTATAATTGGTTATCTAAAGCTCCAAAGAATAGAAGAGAATTGGAGATATTAATAAGAGAATATGGATACTGGGGCAGATATTACAAAAAGATGAACAGAAGCACAATGTTCTATAATATTACCACTCCAAGAATTAGTAATAGAAAAGGATTGAAAGTAATACCTGAATACTAATAAGCAACAATAGAAAGGGATTAATTTTCCCTTTCTTTATTTTTCTCCTCTTTCAACCCCTAATCCTTATACATGTAGATTATATAAAACTTATAATATGAAGAAAAATTTAGAAAACTTAACAATTCCAAAAACAAAAGAACTTCGTCAAGAAAAATTAGATGAAGCTGTAGCAATATTGAAATCAGAATTTGTAGGATTAGATGATATTATAGATAATATAAAAAAATCTATAATTCCTTGGTATATAACTCCAGAAATAATAGAGAGACCAGTTGTTATTTCATTATGGGGATTAACTGGAACTGGAAAAACAAGCGTAGTTCGGAGATTAGTTCAACTTCTTGGTCTTACTGGGAAAACAGCTTTCTTTGATTGTGGTCTTGAAGCAAATGAATCATCTTCAGGGGGTATTGCAGATAAAATAGAAGAAGTATTTGATATTGAAGACGATTTTGATTCTCTTAATTCATCAGGAGAAAATAAACTTGGAGATGCAGTTTTTGTATTTGATGAGTTTCAATATGCAAGAACTTTAGATGAGAACGGTCATGAACTTCTTAAATCTCCATTAAGACCAATTTGGAATATTATAGATAATGGAAAAGTTAGTGTTTCAGAGTATAGATATGATATAATACATTTCGGAAATTTTGTAGAAGATTTTAAACAATTTTCTAAAGAACATCCAGAAATAAAGTTAGATTCTGGAAAAGTAACCTCTAGAGAAGAAGTTAAAACAGTTTTAGAAAATCTTGGATTATTTTATTATGGAAGAAATGTAACAGAGCTTCTAAATGGTGATGATTCTGCTAAAGTAAAAGTATCAAAACCCTTCATAAAGACTAATGATGATGAAGATGAGGAAGAAGATATATTTAGACCTCTTAGACTTTTGGAAGATAGAGATATGAGAACAATTGTAAAAAAACTCAATGCTTATAAACCTAGATACGGGTATGAAATAATCACTGATTTAAATAACTCTAAAAATATATCTGAATTTAGTCATATTCTTGAAAAAGTTTCTATAATTATATCTAAACCGAAAGAATTAGATTGTTCAAGATCATTAGTATTTATTCTTGGAAATTTAGATGAGGCTTTTAAAGTAGAATCTGATTTAGATCCTGATATGGATGCTAATACTTTCTATGATAAAACAAGTAAAGTATCAATTTCAGATATTAAAGAAGCTCTCAAACAAAGATTCAGAGCAGAACAAATAGCTAGACTTGGAAATAATTTAATAAAATATCCGACACTAAAGAAAGAACATTTTATTAAGATTATTAAGAAAGAATTATTTAGGATAGCAGATAAATTTTTAGAAACTGAAGGAATAAAAATTAATTATACTGAAAATATAATTGATCTTATGTACTCAGAGGGAGTATTTCCAGTACAAGGTGTAAGACCGGTTTATACTACTATCGGAACTCTATTAACTCCTCTTCTAAGTGATATTTTAATTAATCGTATCGCCGAAGATAAAGAAGTGACGATAACTCTTACTAAGGAAACAGATCTAACAGAAAAGAAATTAAAAATAGATAAAACGTCACTAAGTATTATTTTTGGCGAATCAAGAAAAACAGTAAATATAGAAATTCCATTACAACTTGGAGAATTAAGGAATCCAGAGAGAAGATTAACAAGATTTATAAATTCTGTACATGAAGCTGGACATGCAATAGTAGCTTTACATGAGACTGGTGTTTATCCAGTTAATATAGTTTCTGTCGCTACCGGAGATGGAGGATTTTGTAATACTTATGATCCAAAAAAAGAAGGAGAAATTGATAGTCGAGGAGATGTTGATTCAGAGGTTAGGATATGTCTCGCTGGTTATGAAGCTGAGAATCTAGTTTATGGAAAATATCCAGAGAAGTGTTTAATGGGTTCTGGAAGTGATATTGAAAACGCATGGGATTTTTTCTCTGAGATGGCTTATAGATGTGGGTATTTTGAACCTTATTCATATACGAATCATTTAACAGAAGAAAGTACAGGTGGTATACCTTCTGGATTCTTAGATAATGAAGGTTTATATGTCAAACATCCTTATAAAGAATATAATGGATATCTTAACGAAATGGTAGCTCATAGATTTTCAGAACTTAGACAAGATGTAGTGAATATCTTGAAAGACGAAAAAGAGTTATTAAAAGTAGTTGCATTATATCTTGGAGAGAATGGATCTATGAATTCTGATGAGTTTAGAGATTTTGTTATTAAGTATGGAAACAAGCTAACTGATAAATATGTATCATCTAAACTCGAAGAAGGAAAGAATTGGTATGAAAAAATATTAAATAAGTTTTAAAAAAAATTAAAGGAGCGTAGAAGCTCCTTTTTCTATCATTCTTTTTTGAAGAAAAATAAACCTACCCATTCATCACGAACAGGTAGGGTTTTCATAAAAATTAATACCATTTATAAAGAACTATATTTTTTCTTCAATTATAAGACTTTAGAGGTGTATAGGATGACTCAAGAACTCCAATAATTTCATATTCTATTAAAGTTTCTGGGCCATCAAAAATCGGAGGAAAACCAGGAGATTCAGCTATACAATAAGCTATTCTCTTTTCTTTTCTTCGATTTTGTAGGATAATGTATTTCTTTTTTATCGACTGTCCGATATATTTTCTGAAGATTAGAATATCATCTTTCTTCCATTTACCTTCTTTACTATCATCTATCGGTTTTACTAAAATAATACTTCTATCCCAATTTCTCTCTGTTTTTCTAGTACCTGGATCAGAGAGAAATATTTTTTCTATTTTTATTATTCTCTCTGGAGTATACTGAGAAGTTCCTATTATAAAACCTTTTGTATCAATATCAGATTTTATTATACAGTATAATATTATTAATACTATAATTCCAATATAAAATGCTATCATAATTCAAACTCTTTTAAAATTGGTTCAACAAATTCTCTATATTGTGGGTAGTATTTCTCAAGAGTTTGTCTAGCATTAAGTGGTTTATCAGGTTTTGTTATTCGAGCACATTCCCAATCAATCACAGCTTCTACCCAATCTACTTCAACTGGACATTTTAATTGTTTTATCCAATCCTTTCCGGTAGTATATGTAGGATGGTGTTTATTTATCCTCTGATGAAATTGATTTATAATTCTTTCGCCTAGGAATGGAAAGAATATAAATAGTATCAACTTATCCCAATCATGAAACCAGTGTGAATGATATCCAAGAAGTTTTTTCTCTGTTTTCATAAATGCAATCCAATGTTTCCAAGTATAGGGGATGTGGTTATAACAATCTCTAACGTTTTTAATTATCTGTTTCATATAATTCATGTTTTTTATAATAAGCCCGTTTAAGTTCTCCAACTACATATATATTAGGAGAGACACATTTATTTTCCGGCCGAGTACAAGATTCATCATAAATCTCAGGGTACATATCAAGAATAAATCTAACTACTCCCTGAGATCTTGATCTTCCAGCCTTACAATGAACATATATGTCTTTTCCTAGATTCGACTCTATAAAATCTACTACTTCGGCTGCCTGTTCTTGAGTTATTCCTAAAAATTTATGACCTTTCCATTCTATTTCTTGAGAAGGTATATCATCAAACTCTAGATTTAATACAACCGAGGAATTATCTTTCTTAAACCAATGTAATTCATCCTCTTCTAAATAATATTTTTGACATTCAGGAGTCCCAATGATAGATATAAAACAACTATTACTCGGAAGATTATCATCATTCCACCCACAAGAACTGCACATCATATCAAATTCTGTATGACTGTAACAATATAGTTTTGGTTTTTTCATTTTTTAATAGGAAGATAAATAATAAGATCTGATCTAACTAAGGACTTTCCAGAGGTTATTGCTTCTTGAGAAAGAACTTTTTGAAGGGATTCTGAATAATATCCAGATATTGTCTTATAAAATATATAAGTCTTAGGAATTTCTTCCGAATTTTTTAAATTCTCACCTAAATTAATCCAATCTTCTTCTGTAGCTTCTGGATATACTGTTTTATTCAATGGAACTGTTCTAAATCCATAATAATTCCAATATTTATTAAAGATTTTTCCCAAGTCTAAAATTTTTTCAGAAACTTTTATATTACCACCAGAAAAATCAAACTTATAAGATAAATATTTGTCTGAAATATTCTTTGTCCTGATATAACTACTATAGGTATATCCTGAATTATCATTGTAGTATTGAATATATGATTTATAGAAATTAATAGTTTTTCCAAGATCATCTATATAAACATGACATTTCTTCTCAGCAGCTTCATGATCATTCTTTAATCGACTCTCTAAGGCTGAATCTTGACGATAAAATTCTTCAATAAATCCTATAGGGCTATTCCAGAATTTCCAAGAATAAGCTGTCATTTCAAAACGATCCATGATTTCTTTAATTTCTCCATCTGATAATACCCTAGGACAAACTTCGAATTCTACACTTTTAATACTTTCAGTGAATACAAAATCCTCTTTTTCTATACTCCCTGGATCATAAAATAAAAGTTTAGTTTCATATTTCTTCCCTAGTTCTTTTCCAAACTTAGCTTCTCCAATAAATATTGCTTTCCTTTCTTCATAGTTTTTAGAAATTCCTGAATATTTCCAAGGTAGTTTTTTAAGTTTGTATAAAGATCCAGGTTTAAGTTCGGCGGGTTTAAGATCTTTTGTTATTACTTCTCGTTTCTTCATTATCTCAGAAGAAATTCTATATTCCTCTGTATTAATCGGAAGGAGAACTAATTCTGTCCCTATCCAAGAATAAACACATTTTCCGATTATTTTCTTTCCAGCCAAGCTATCACAATAATCTAATATCCATAAGAAATTATCAATTCCTATTTCAATCTCAAACCCCCTTGGATCCCAAATTCTACAATAAGCTTGTCTATAATTCCAACCTACTTTTCCACCACCAACAGAACGATTCACTATAAAACCTTCCATCGGAACATTCTCAAATTCATCATCTTTGATTTTATGATCTCTCCAAGAATTCCAAGATTTTTCTTTTTTCAAAATCCCTGTCGAAGAGTCTGTGTAAGTAATGAATCCAAGTTTTTTAGTATAACAGTCAGATCTCTCTTGATATCCGACGTTAATTTTCTTTGGAATAATAAAATTTTCGCTATTTACCATAATATATAAAATTAAATTTTCATTGCAAATATAAGGGATTGACAACCTTATTTATGTAAAACTAAAATTTAAATAGAAAATTATGAAAAAGAAAATTAGAGAAATCGTAAGAGAAGAAATAAAAGCAACAATATTATTTTATTTAATTCCGGTTGATTTAGTTGCTTTCTTTTCATTAAATAGTGAAATAAAAAATATAAAGATTACTCTTGCTATCTTAATAGTATTTTCTTTAGCGGTATTGACTTATTATGTTCTTTGGAGAGTTATAGAATATCTCGAAGAGAAGGAAAAAGAGAACCCTGAAAGCCTTATAAATGATAAAAATAATAAATGAATGAAAAAGAAAACAAAAGATAGATTGATTTTTGGATTAAAAATCATAACAGTATTATCTCTTGGTGTTGCAGCAGGATATGCAATATACCGAAGAAGAGATAAAGCTTATAATTCACTCCCAGACAGTAAATTTGTTGGGAATATGATGAAAGGCAAGAGAACTGAACTAAATGTACCAGTTCCAGGTGTCTATGAATTCAAAAATGAAAATCATAATAAAGGTTACTATAATGTATTTAAGAATGGACCTTGGAATGTAGTAGCGCCAGGGTATCAGAAAAAAGACCTTGTGACTCCCGCGCCGAATCAACCTAAGAAAGTAAGAGTTAGTTCGGGAGGAGGTAGCACATATTTTCACGTAACACAAAAGCTATCCAGATCGGGAGCTAAATTGTACGGCGCGAAATCTATAAGAGGTTATTATATTCTTAAATATGAAAGTTAATATATACTATACATTAAGAGATTGGAGAAAATCCAGTCTCTTTTTTATCTTTCCTCCAAATCGATGAAAAGTGATCTCTCGACCCGTGACTTCCTTATTTATGCAAAGGGGATTCGTGTTGTGTGGGTTCCCAATTTATTTCTAAAACAAATAGTAAATATGGAAAAAATAGTAGAATATGAAGGTACTAAGAATCATTATATAGTACTTCAAGAAAATGCGATAATGAAAAATCCAGAAACAAGAGAATGGGAAAACTGTATTATCTATCAAGAGTATAAACACTGTACTCCTGAAGGTTATGTAGAAGTTCCTGAGAGTGAAAGAAAAATATTTGTAAGAGAAAAGAAAGATTTTTTAAGAAAATTTACGTTATGTTTAGATTTATAACTATGTATTATGGATGTTCTGGTACATTTAAAGCAACAACCATAGAATCAATATTAACAAGATGCCCTGGACTGTATAATGTTATGTGGTCTGATATTAAACCTTGGAAACGTTGGGAAAATATCTTAGGAACACAGCAAGATGATCGAAATTATGCTATTCTTCATCTTTGTAACTTGAGGAATGCTATAAAAAATAACTGGCCTCCTGGAGTGAATAACCTCTTAGTGGAAAGGGGAGTATCCGATATGCTTTATTATTACTACAAGAATAATAGAGAAATCGGTGAAAATTCGAAATGGATTAAGGATGTAGTTCATGAAGAAGATATCTTATGTGAGCAAAATTCGTACTATACACCAAGGAGAATATTATTAGTTCAGAAAGATTTTGATTTTGTTAGAGATGTTATTCTTAGAGAACCTACCCGAGCAAAAGAATTTCCAGGAGGGGTTCAAGAATATATGGAACATCAAGATGCATATGTTGAATTTACACAAAAGTATAATAAAATAGATGAAGTTATAAATATTAAAGATGCAGAAAAATATGTAAATGACTTGGGATTTGAATTTGATCCTAGTAAGAAATAACAAATAAAGAAAAATAAAAACATATGAGTGAAGATGTAAATACAGTATCAGATTTACTAGTTGCTAAAAGGAATGGTAAATCTGAAAAATTTAATTCTGAAAAAATAGAAAAAGCAATTCTTAATGCAATGAAATCTAGTGGTATTAAAAGTCCAAAAGTAGCTTTTAATATCTCTAAAGAAATTGAAGAAGAATTAAAAGAAAAAGGTTCATGTACTATTGATGAGATTGAAAATTTAGTATATGATAAGTTAATAAAGAAAGGACATAAGTTAACTGCAAAAGCTTATGAAGGATATCGAAGTGTTAGAGAATTTCAACAACAATCTAATACTATCGATGAACAAATAAATGAATTATTAGCAGGAGATAGTGAATATTGGAAGTCTGAAAATTCTAATAAAGATTCTATGCTCTTAACAGTTCAGAGAGACTATATGGCTGGAATTGTTAGTATAGATATGGCTAGACGAAAAATATTCCCTCCTGAAATTATCCAAGCTCATGATGAAGGCCTGATTCACATACACGATCTTGACTATATAGGCCAACTTGCGATGAATAATTGCTGTTTGATTAATCTTGAGGACATGCTTCAAAATGGAACATGTATAAATAAGACAAAAATATTTAAACCTCATAAATTAATTACAGCTACTACAATTGCAACGCAGATAATTACTGCAGTATCATCTTCACAATATGGAGGATGTACAATAACATTAACACATCTAGCACCTTTTGTAAGAGATAGTTATAATGGTTATCTGAAAAAATATAAAGATGCTGGATTAGATGAAGAACTTAGCGAGAAATTAGCAACTATTGATTTGAAAAAAGAAGTTAAAGACTCAGTTCAAACTTTTAATTATCAAATTAATAGTATGACAAACACAAATGGTCGAATTTTACTGGCCCGGGAAAGTAGTAATATTTTTCAATGTAGAGAGTGAACTAAGAAATCTTAGGTGTAAAATTTACGTAAATAATACGGAACTATAGGAAATGATAGTTTAAAATTTTGCTAACAGGGAAAGATTAAAATCTAATCCTGTGCCAAGCTAGAAAATGAATAAGTTTCTAGAAGGTCAAACGACTATCCGAAAGGAGTAGGTTTAAGGCGAAATTCCTTATTCCGAAGCGCTCTCCAACCATTTAATAGTGGTTGATGATATAGTCTAATTCGGGGGAAATGCAGTCCCCATTTTTAACAGTATTTATGTATCTAGGCGAAACTTCAGAATATAAAGAAGAATTAGCCATGTTAATTCAAGAATTCCTAGAACAACGTATCCAAGGAATGCCTAATGAAGATGGAGTATTTGTAACTCCTGCATTTCCTAAATTGATATATGCTCTTGAGGAAGATAATATACATGAAAATAGTAAATATTGGTATCTTACTAAACTCGCTGCTAAGTGTTCAGCTAAACGATTAGTTCCTGATTATATTTCTGAGAAGAAAATGAAGGAACTTAAGGAAGGAAACTGTTTCCCGAGCATAGAGTATCCTGTGCCTTGTAACAGTGATGTTACTCGAAAAACCTACTTAAACGGAGAAGGCATTAATTGCTAACTTACCGTGCTAAATTATTAAATATAAAATATTTTTATGTGGAAAGATATACCTAATTGGGAAAATTATTATGAAATAAATGAACTTGGAGAAGTTAGAAATAAAATAACAAAGAAACTAATCATTGGAGATACTAATAATGCAGGTTATCCAAGAATTTATCTATATAATAAAAATAATTCTATAAAGAAGGAAAGATTCTTTAGACATAGATTAGTAGCTTTATTATTCATACCTAATCCAAATAATTATCTTGAAGTTAATCATATCGATGGAAATAAATTAAATAGTAATGTAAATAACTTAGAGTGGTGTACTAGAAAACAAAACGAACGTCATTCTTATAAAATTGGTGGATCTAAACATAAAAATTATAAACCTTTTAAGATAATTTATGATAATGGACTTGAAGAAATTTATAATTTTAAAGAAGACTTATCAAAATTACTAGGAATTTCTAGAGTAACTGTTAAGTACTGGTTACAAAAGAAAAATAAAGGTTTTCGTAAGTATAAAATAAAAGATATTTATTATATTTAATATAAAAGCCTAACGACTAGAGAAAATAAATATTAGAGAAATACTAATATGGAAATGAGTATCGTAAGAATTTATTATTAATAATAAATTCTGAAATGGTAGGGTTCTTATTTGTGGTAATAGCAATAAGAATATGATATAGTCTAAAAGTTAATAAATATTAACTTTGGGGATGTCGCAGTTTCTTATCACCTTGGAAAGATGAAAATGGAAATTATAAATTCTATGGTCGTCTAAATCAAGGTGTTGTAACAGTATCACTTCCTGATGCAGGATTATCTGCAGAAGGAGATATTGATAAGTTCTGGGAAATTCTAGATGAACGTTTGGAATTATGTCATAAAGCATTACAAATTAGACATAAACGTTTACTTGGAATTAAATCAGATGTAGCTCCTATATTATGGCAACATGGAGCTTTTGCAAGATTAAAACCAGGAGAAGTGATTGATCCATTATTATTTGGTGGGTATAGTACAATTTCTCTAGGTTATGCTGGTTTATATGAGTGCGTTATGGCATTAACTGGGGAATCTCATACAAAACATATCGATCTTGCAAAACAAATTATGCAAAGATTAAATGATGCTTGTAATAAGTGGAAATCTGAGGAGAATGGTCTTGGATATAGTGTATACGGATCTCCAATTGAAAGTACAACTTATAAATTTGCAAAGTGTCTTAAGAATAGATTCGGAGTTATACCGAACATAACTGATGAATCTTATATTACTAACAGTTATCATATTAATGTAAAAGAAGAAATTAATCCTCTTGATAAGTTAAAATTTGAGGCAGAACTTCAACCATATAGTTCTGGTGGTATGATATCTTACATAGAGTCTGCAGATATCAGTACTAACATCGAAGCAGTTTTAGAAGTTATAAAGTTCATCTATGATAATATTTCTTATGCAGAGTTAAATACAAAATCAGATTATTGTTCTAACTGTGGATATGATGGTGAGATAGAAATTATAGATGAGGATAATAAATTGTCTTGGAGGTGTCCTCAATGTGGCTGTGAAGATCAACACAAACTTCATGTATCTAGACGTACGTGTGGGTTAAATTTAGCTCACGTTAAATTATTAAAATTGCCGGAAAGATATTAATATAAATCGGCATCAAGTAAAAATAAACTTGTTCAACGACTAAGTATAATAATTAATAAAAATTTTATTAAAAGATATAGTCTTAAACTATATAAATAATATAGTAATTATTGATATTGGTTCCAATTTTTGGAATCAAGGGCGTACAGCCGAGATACGAGATAGATACACTCATCTAGATGATCATGAATTATAAAATCCCTGAAAACTATGAGATACGCAACTATTAGAAAAATAGATATATCTAATGGACCTTACATTGGAGTTTCATTATTTTTACAAGGATGTTTATTCCATTGTAAGAATTGTTTTAATCAAGTAGCTTGGCCTTTGGATGGAGGAAAAGAATTTACTGAGAAAGAAAAAAAAGAATTTTTTGAATTAATAGAAGGAGTAAAGAGAGTTTCTATTTTAGGTGGAGAACCTTTACTTCAAGCTACAGAACTTAGTGAATTATTAAAAGAAATAAAGGAAACTTGGCCAGAAAAAGAGATTTGGTTATGGACTGGATTTTATATTTCTGAATTAACTGAAGAACAAATGAAAGTTATTAATTTGTGTGATTATATAGTTGATGGAAGATATATAGATGAATTAAAAGATAGAAAACTTAGATTTAGAGGATCTTCTAATCAAACTATATGGCATAATATTAATGGTGAATTAGTAAAAAGTAAGTATAATGATGAAAGACTTGATTAAATAATAAAAAGACCTTAGGGAAAAAATCCTTAGGGTCTTTATTTTACTCTCTGACAGACCTTCTTTCCTTATTATTGAATATAAAATAATTAATCAAGATGAGTAAAATAATAATTGTTCCAGACGTTCATGGTAGGACGTTTTGGAGGCTAGCGAAAGAAAAGATTAATGAAATAGATCGAGTTGTATTCTTAGGAGATTATCTAGACCCATATCCAGTCGAAGATATATCACCAGAGAAAGCAATAGAAGAACTAAAGAAAATAATAAACTTTAAGAAAGAATTTTCAGAGAAGGTTATTTTGTTAATAGGGAATCATGATTATCACTATATGAATCTATTAAAAGAAATACTTCCTTGTAGTAGATATGACTTTAGGAATGCACAAAAAATCGAACAGATATTTAATGATAATCAAGAATTATTTCAAGTATTATACAAAGAAGGAAAGTATTTATTTTCTCATGCAGGTGTTGTAGAAGAGTGGATGAAAATTACTTGTGGTTGTGATGACCTAGATACACTTCTTAAGGAACAACATCTAATGTATAATCACTTGTGGTATATGTCAAGACTTAGAGGTGGTTATGGGTTTTATGGATCATGTATATGGTCTGATGTAAGAGAATTTGAGAATACATTTCTTGGAGTATTTCAGATTTTTGGTCATACTCAATTAGCCAAGGAATTTTTTGGACCATCTCCAGGAATAGAAGAGACATTTGCATGTTTAGATTGTAGAGAATGTTTTATATTAGATACTGAAGAACAAACAATAGAAAAATTATGAAAACAATTATTGATAACTTAGAATTTAATGGAGCATTAATTCAGTTTACACAATCAGATGATTTTGATACCATGATTAATGCTACTGAAATGGGTAAATTATTCGGACCTAACAAAAGGCCCTATCAATGGTTGAGACAGAAGGATACTCAAGATTATTTACAAGCATTTGAAAAGTATCAAGAAAGTACTGCGCGGGAGACGCGCATCACTCCTGTAATAACTATAGAAGGGCATTATTCAAATGGAACTAGACCTGGTACATGGATGCATAGATGGGTAGCAATTAGATATGCTCAGTGGTTAGATCCAAGGTTTGCGATTTGGGTAGATTCTAAGATTGATGAACTTCTTAGGATAGGATTTACTACTGCCTTAAAAGAGGAAAGAGATAGATATAATTCTCTTCTCCCTCAGGTAAATTATTATAATGAAGTTTTAGCATATTCAGAAAACTTGTATTCTACTGAACAACTCTGTAAAGATCTTGGACTTGGGTATGGGACAAAGATACTTCTTAAGAAACTTGAAGAAAAGAAATATATTTATCGTCGTCCAGGAATAAAAGGGTGGTATTTATCAAGCCCCTACGATAAAGAAGGTTATACAAAAGTTACTTCAGCGGTTGTAACTGATAAACATGGAAATAAACATATTAAGAATCAAAAGAAATGGACTGAATCTGGAAAACATTGGATTTGGAGTTTATCTAAAAAATTATAAAAATTATGAAAATTGGAATTGATTTTGATGGAACCTGTGTTACTCATGATTATCCTAGAATTGGAAAGGATATTGGTGCAGTTCCTGTTCTTAAAGAGCTAGTAGAAAGAGGTCATAAATTGATCTTAAATACTATGAGATCAGGGAAAGAACTCGAAGATGCAGTTGAATGGTTTAAAGAAAATGATATCCCTTTATATGGAGTTAATCAAGATCCTGGACAAAGAAGATGGACTAGTTCTCCAAAAGTACATGCAGATCTTTATATAGATGATGCTGCTCTTGGATGTCCTCTTATATATAATCCAGATTTTAGTGATAGACCTTATGTAGATTGGGAAAAAGTTAGACAAGTATTTTATGATTAAGAAACCAACAAAAGAAGAGATGTACGTAGTTAATCAGCCACGTCATCTTATGATATCAATTATATTAATGGATTATGATTACTACCCTCTTCCAGATAATATACATACTGGATTATGTAAACTTTCTGAGATTAGTGATATAGTATTCATATTCTCTGATTCCCATTTCGACAATTCTAAGATTAGTAAAGAAAAGATAACAACTCTTTATCAGGCTTGTGCTTTTATAGATAGTTCTGGAAATTTACCGAGAACTATATTTAAGGCTCTACAATATGATAAAGAAATATTTGGGAAGCACATCGGAATAACAATATCTAGATGTCAGGATTTACAAGAATCTACACCTAAACTTTTTGAAAACCTAGAAAAAATAAATCAGTCTAGAATTATTAAGCCAGTGTTTAAGATTCGTAGATTATCATCAACAGAACTATATAACTTCTACTATACACCGTCTGAAGAAAAAAGAAAGAAGAAATGGAAATGTATTTTTGATGAATGTTTATATTTTTATCATAGACATATTCTGAAGTCTGTTATTTTTCCATGGACTAGAGTAGATGTTCCTGATCCTGCCGATTATATAGATTGTAGATATTGTACTTGGGGATCTAACTCTTCAGTACTTTATTTCAGAAACACAACAATCGGAATATTCTTGGAAAAAGTAGATAAAGAATTTATTGATACTTTTACTGATCCGGATCCTAGATATCTTTTTGCTGGATTAGTTAAGAAAAATGGAATAGATTGTTTAGATTATAATATAGAGGATTTAGATATTGGAAAATTATGACTAAAAGATATAAACAATCAGGAAGAAATTCAGCTTATCCAGAATATATAGAAGTTTGGGAATATGGAGTTGGATCTGTGCCTGATTGGATTTCAGATAAGAGTAAAGTTACATTTATAGATGGTCTTGGTAATGTAACATTAGAAACTCATGATACTAGTACAGGTGGAGTAGAGATTATAGATTCCACAGGTACATCTCCTCTTATCAGATTAGGTTCAAAAAAAGACTTAATATGTAGAGAGGTAGAGAACGAAACTAAAGTATTTGTATTAACTAGATTACAATTAGAATTATTATATAAATTAGAGTTATGAAAGAGTTAAAAGACAGTGAAAGAAACCTGATTAATGAAGGACTTGTAGTAGTAGATTATTCTGCTGAATGGTGTGGTGGTTGTCAAGTAATTAAACCAATCGTTGAAAAATTAGCAACCGAATATGAAGGGAAAGTTAATATTTACGGATGTGATGTTGATGAATGTGCAGAACTTACATCAGAATTTGGTATAAGAAACATTCCAACACTACTATTCTTTAAAGATGGAGTACTTCAGAATCGATTAGTAGGTTCACATCCAGAGAAAACAATTAGAGAAAATCTAGATTTACTAATATCAGAATCAGGAAATGAATAAATTTGTACTTAACACATTAATTTTAGGAGATGATGACCTACATTGTAAGACAGGTGAAGTAACTTTGTCTATGATGAACCTGAGTCATACAAATTTTACTGGACCGGATCTTGATAAATTCGATTTAATTGTTTATCATGGAGAGAAAGGTTGTAAAATTTTAAAGTCCAGAGCATTTAGAACTGGAAAAGTAGGATAAAAATAAAGAGAGGATACCATTCAAATAGGTTCCTCTCAATTTTTTTACATCTCTCCGTCGTATTTTTTATCGTCTTGAAGAGTTGATCTTTTTCTTACTAATAGAGCAATTTCTACAATTAATTCTTTTAAAGACATTCCACCTTCATATGGGAAAGCCTCATCACACCATTGTTTACTAGAATAATCTTCTTCTTCTGGTGTAACTTCATAATCTCTACAAAGTTCTGCTACTCTTTGTTGAACATACTCTTTAGTTAAGATTCTAGATTCTGGAATAAAATATGCACTACTTCCAGTCTGATCTTCATGTCCCAAAGCTAAAATTGCTTCATCTCTAAACCAATCACATTCCATAAATTCTTGTGATTCTGGCCATCTTACTAATACATAGTTTTCATTCATATTCTTTAATTTTTATTACATCTATAAGAGTTTTACCTTCAAAGCCTTATTATTGAGAAAAACAAGAAATTATGAAAAGAATAGACTGTTCATTTATGGGAATTAGTGGAGAATGTTTTATCCACATCACCCTAGAATTTGAAAACATCCCAAGAAAAGGGGATAAGGTAGTACTCAGCAGAAACATTGCAGAGTATGTAAGAGAAAATATGACAAATGATGTGGAAAATGCAGAAGAATATGCTGATATTATATCCATGTCATTAGACAAAAACACAGGGACTATGTACTTTTTTGTAGTAGAAGTAATTCATTATCCAAGAATTGATAGAGATGTGGATGATGAAGCGATTACTAGAGTCATACTTAGTAGTAATAGTCTAGATTAAAAAAAATAAAGAGAGGCCTTAATAGGTTTCTCTCTTTTTATTTTCTTCTTAGAGTTCAAGTATTCTCTTAAGTCGTTGTAAACTTCCAGGAATATCATTTTTATCTAAGCGAGATTCATCATTTTTTGCTTTTAATTCATCTCTTTGTTGTATAAATTTATTATAAGCTATTTCAAAAATTTCTAGATCATAATCATGTAGTTGTCCATAAGTTTTTATATTTTCTGGAAGGTATTTATCTTGCCCACCTTTAAAGTTTCTTATTGCATAAGTTGCTTTAAAGAGATCTATATAAGCATTTTTAAGAACATCTACTTCTTCTGGTGTAAACTTATCTATAACATTCATTAACTTATAAGTATCATCACCACACATAGGCAAACTCTCTAAATAATCATCTTCTATATTTACCCACCCGTTTATACTTACAACAAATCCAATAGGTGTTCCAGAATCTAATGTTAATATCTTATTAGGATAGTAACCTTGAGGAGAGTCACATAATCCTAGAACTTGAAAATTTACATCAATAGATCTCATAGTTTTTGCAATTTTCTTAGATTTATCAAATAACTGTAATAACTCTTCAGAAAATACATACTTTCTATAAAGTTCAACTACTAATTCTTTAATTAGTTTTTCTAATCTTGCTAATTTTTTCTTAAGACCTGAGTTATCTAAAAGTTCTTTATAAGTTGATAATAAGATATCTCTCGAAATTAATTTACTTTTGTCTTTATCTAGAATCATGATTTTAATATATTATAAAGTTCTATAAAATTAGTTTTCAAAGCAGTTAGAGTTAAGTTTTTATTTTCCAAAGTTTCTTCTAACTCGAATAACTTATTACATGCTCTTTTAGAAACTACTACATATTCTCTAAGTTTTTCCAAAGCTTCTTTATATAATTCAGGACTTTGATGTTTAAAACTACTCCACTCATTACCTTTAAATAGACTAGGAGCAGAAATCAAATTCCCATCTATTCGTTTTTCAATTCTTATTCCTTTAGAAAAATAATAAAGATTATCCCCCCAATTTAAACAGTTTATATTTTCTTCAGGAAATTCTTTTTTTAATACTCCATTTCCTGTAAAATCAAATACTTGAACACTATTTAAATAATCTTGATACTTCAATGTAAACTCTTTTTCTTCTGGAGTTAAACATTCTAAGATCGCATCAAAAATAAAATCTACTAATTCATTATGTAGTTTTTTACTTTCATCAAACTCTTTAATATACAATTTTTTTACTTCATTAATTATTATTTCTCTCTGACTTCTAGTTAATGCCATAATCGTTTTATTTTTTACATTACTACATTAATAAGGATTTTGCTACTATAAAAGGTCCTAAATCTTAATTATGTAAAACTAAAATTATATTAATATGAAAGATATTGAAAAAAGAATAGCTGAGAATATCCAAGTTCCTGAGGATATGTATTTAGAGGGATTACTTGATATAACTGGATTTTTATTTATTGAGTTAACACAATTTCTAGAAAATGAACATCGGTATATAGGTATTACTAAATCCTATATTCATACTGTTAAGTTAACTATTGAAAGGATAGATCAATCTGTTCGACCTGAAGATATAGAAATTTATGGAAGAATATTATACCTTTATAAACCATTTCTTAAGAAAGAATTCAAAAGACTTAGAAATAAAAAGTTAACTGCAGGAGATTCTGTTATAGTAATTATTAATAAAATCATAGAAATAATAGTCCAAGAGAAGAAACAAGATTTTAGATTTCATAAAGAAGTAAGAACTCTAAGGAAAATTATATCTAAATTTTTTGAAAATATTAGGAACAAAAAGAAAGAAGATCCACTTTATTCTCTAAGTAATGCTATCAAAGAATATAAAGATAGTGGATCTGTTGGAAAATATCCTCTTGATGTATTCTCTTTTATAGATAATCAGTATATAAAAGAAGAATTAAAAGATCCAGGAGAAAGACTAAAAGAAGAAAGTGATAATAAAATAAATGAGATCTCTTTTGATAATTGATTTTCTCAGTTATAGAATAAAAAACTAGATAGAATTTTACCTCTATCTAGTTTAATTTTTATTTTATTTTTTCTTTTCCTCATCTTCGGCTTTTTCTTCCAGGGACTTTTCTTCTCCAAGTTCATACTCCATGGATTCGATATCTATCTTTCGATTTACAAAATCCTTCTTATCCTCATCTTCTATATCCACAGTATAGTAAAGCATGATATCAAACCCAAGATCTTTATACACTGGATTCGTATCTCTTGCTTGAAACATTATGTGATTATATTCTGTTGAGTATGTTCCATATAAATTACTCCTTTTCTTGTAGATTGTTAAGTTTTCAGGAATAGTTACATAATGAAGCATATCAAGAGCTGTATATAAATCTACTCCAGGTTCATCATCTATTTCATCCTTCATCGGAAATCTTAGTTTATACCCTAAGAATGTAGATGCTATTTTCACATCATATACATCATCTTGAGTTTTCCCAAGATCATTTAATTCCTTACTGAAAAATGCAATATTCTCGAAAATATGACCTGTAAGTTTTTTACTTAAACTCTTACGTCCATTTGTATAATCGAATAAGTCCTGCATAAACTCTGAAAAACCATTATACTTAAGTCTTCCATCAGGCCAAAAAACATTATAAGATTCATAATCTCTTTTCGGAATCTCTACTGCTGCTTGAAATACTTTTTCATAAGTACGAGTTTCACCATTTACTTCCTTCGTATAGGTTACTCCCTTTATTTTATAAGAAAGTATATAATATCCAATAAAGAAACGATCAATATTTTCATCCTCCGTACCTATAAATTCTCGATTTAAGGTATCTCCTAATTCATTGAGCGTATCTTTATAATCATTTATTTTTGGATAACCAGATAGATTCCTGTTATAAGCGGTTGTTGGAATTTCGAAAATAAATTCTAATTTCCTTTTTCCAAACCTAGTGTCAGATTGACTTACGTGAATGATGTTCTCGCAATCCAATAATCCGCGCTTAATTATCGATTTATTACCCCATCTATCTTCATCTACTATATTACGAATGCGAATAAGATCTAGGTCCCACGGATTGACCTTTCCCTTTCTATCGCCGAATTGGATAACATTATACATTGCTAGTACTAAGTTATCACTTTCGTCATTTTCTTCGTCGACTTCGTCACTATCATTTTCGAAGGAATTGACAATTTCATTAGATTTCTCTCTTAATATATCTGAAGAAATTCCAAGACCTTCAAGTGCATTATCGACTTGTTTTTTCTGTTTTTCTAATTTTTTTATTTCTTTTTTTGTTTCTCTGGCTAGCAGATAACCACCAAGGGCTAATCCTAAACCAATTAGTATTAATTTTTTAGGTTTCATTTCTTTTAAGTTTGTTTATTTTTCTTTTTATCCCCTTTGTCCACTGCTAATCCCACGAACCATTCCTCCTTTTTTGGGAGGTCTATTATTTCCTCCCCCCTGAGGCTTACTAATAGATCCGTTTTTAGAAAATAGTGCACTTCCTACACCTAATAATGTTACTCCTAAAATGCTAAGCATCGCAACTCCTATCATTATCTTAGAACTTTTTTCTGAATACTCAGCTGTTATTGTTTTAGTACTGTTATTATCTTTTAAAAATGTAGTACTTGTTTTCTGTACACCAAGTAACGAACCAATATTTATCATATTTTTATCTTTTTGAATTAATTTTTCTAATTTTCTTTGTTTGAAAGTCTCCAATAAGTGAAGCTCCGAATCCTATTACGTATATAAGAGCTATAATTTGACTACCTACCTTTATACCACGGAGACATACATTAGCTACTGAGTAACTCCCCATCGCTATTTTTTCTCTTTTTTTAATGTCCATTTTTCTTTTAAGTTTTATTGTTAATATTTAAGTTTATAATTCTTTATTTAACGCAGTCAGCTTAATATGCTATTTATAGATGCTGACTCATCTATCTTGTTTAATATCTATTTATAAGAAGGGAACTGGATGGACCTCCAGAACCCTCCCCTGAGATAACAATAAACAAGAATTATGTTTTTGTTCTATTTCTACTTCTTTTTCTTCATCATCTTCTATTTTCATCATTGTGTTTTTCATAACCTAAATAAAGAAAAAGAGTATAGAAGCAATTCAATACCTCTATACTCTAAACTTAAAAGAAGGAAAATTTATTTCTTTTCCTCAGCGGGAATTTCTTCGACTTCTTCAATACCGTCACCAGTGATCTTCTTTTTGACGTCTCCAATCAATTTTTCACAGTAACCGTACTTCTGTTCTAGCTTAACTGCTGCTATTCCGGTTCCAAATCCTACTGCAAGATATAAAAAATTTGTCAATTTCATTTTCTTATCCTCCTTCTTATAAGTTAACATTATTTACTCTTTGGTGGCTGTTTAAACTTCTGTAACCACCGTTCTTGTAACCACCATTGCCTCCATTTGTAGGGGCTGATGTTATTTCCGGCTTTACTCCAGGAATCATATCCGATTCTCCTATACCGGTAACTGTTGTTGCAACTGATTTCTTTCTCTTTAAAAAACCTATAGCTGCATTTCCTATACCCTTGCCAGTGGATATTATTGGTTTGTGGTATTTAACTATTATTCCACCAAGTACCATTCCAACGGCAACTCCTCCGATTGTGTATTTATTTCTACTAAACCAACCAGATTTTTTTTCTTTTTTAGTTTCTTCTTTTTCCATAATTCTTGTTCTTTAGAAAAATAATTTGTTAATATTTTTGTTATCTTATCTTATCTCTTATAAGGCTTTTACCGTTTTCTAAACCATTCGATTTTTAACGGCGAAAAATTAATGATCAAAATTCATTATTTTCTTTGTTTTTGTATAGTTGTATTTGTGTATGAATTTTGATCTTAAAGAATTTATTTTCTCATATATAAGAATTTAACGTCTTTTCAAACCCATCGTTTTTCTACCCTACAAAGAACTTATCTACTCCATGTTTATCTATAACCTTTAATATTATAGTTATAATAAGTTTATCAGTTATAGATCTAGTTTCGAATTCTGCTCTGGAAATATCACTACGATAATCTCTCATTATATCTGCATTCTTGAGGTTATATTTTCCGATGTAATATTCTTTTTTAGAGAGACTTTCAATAGTCATAGGATTATCAACTGTAGTAATATCAAGACCACGTTTATCTAGAAATTTATCATACAATAGATCTGATAATCGTTTAATTCCTATCTTCTTACAAGCTATATCAGGAAGTTTATTATTCTGAACAAACAGTACTCTATCTCTATCAGAACACTTCCAAGTCTTATCTGATAAACTAAGATAATATCCTTGAGCTAACCAATCCCTCTCTTCTATAGATTTCATGGTTGTCTGTAAATCTCCTGCTAATTCTACTACATTTCTAAAAGGCAATGCAATCGGAATTAGGATATCAATAACTCCAGGAAGATGACTAGATAATATTACTTTCATAGTTCAATATCTAAGAAATACTTATAATCATTTCCAATCTTAACAAATAATCCTGAAACTAATTCTGGAAATCTAGTTTGAAGAGTTCTCAAGATACACATATAAGTTTCGGCCGTTTCATTGTAGAGTATTTTCTTTGTACCATCTTCAAAAGCAACGTATAAGTGAGAAACCTTAAAAACATTTCTCGTTGCTTTATCAATCTGGTACATAACGTTTATCTCTACATCTTCGGCCGTTATAGAATCTTTCATAATACTTCTAATATGATATAAATCCTCTCCATATTTTGTAACATCCGGATTTTCTTCTAGTTTGTAAAGTTTATTTCGTCCTCCTGTTGTTACTATGTAAGGAATATGCTCTACTGTACTAACTTCATATTGAACTGACTGAATCCATAATCTCTCTGTAAATTCAAAAGTAAGTTCCGTAATCCTGCTCTGCTTAATAAAAAAGCTATTTATTATATTCTCCATAATTATTTATTTTTTATTCATTTATTAGAGTTTTAAGTGAAAAATAATTGAATATTTTTATATATTTCATTAATTAATTATCCTTTCTTTTTAATAATAATATAACATTTTACTTTCTTTCCATTTTCATAAATACTAGAATTCTTAACTTCAAAATAGTTTTCTAAATCCTTTGCTTTAGGGGCAGCATCGTAATTAATAGACTTATATAAATATTCCAACTTTAATTTTATATCTGCTAAAGTTATTTTATCACCTATCTTAAACTCTGAATATATACTAGATTCTAAGAGTTCTTGACTAAATGTTATTATACCTAAAGATCTCTTTATTTTAGTAACATGATAACCCATTCCCTTTAATCTCTGAGATCCTAATGTAGTATAATAAGATTTGATTTCATCAGAATCAGCAATCTGTCCAAGTACAATCTGAATGGCATCTTGAGATAATCCATATTCACATAATAACTTAAGCTTATCATATATAGTATTTAAACCTGTATATACCTTTAAAAATTCTGATACCTCATGGTTTACTATATCATCCTCACAATATATACCAGTCTCTCTACACCTTAATACCTCAAAATACTTATCTACTCTCTCATTCCCCACATTAGGATCCTTCCTAAGATACTCTATTACATAGTCTTTAGATAATTGATCTTTTACCTTAGATATTATATTCTCTAAATACTCCTCTGTATCCTTGGTATTAAAGAAATAGGACAGTACCTCCCTACATTCATTCTTAATCTTCTTAAATTCTTTACTGCCTCTAACTGGATTCTTTGGAAGAGATTCCAAATCTACTTTATCTATATCCCTAAAGAAATTTATTACATCATCATTATAATAAAACCACTCATTTCCATATTCTTTATACTTATAATCTCTAAACTTATATTGAATTCTCTTTTCTATATCTTCTGAAAGACTGGGAATTTCATATAAAATTTTACAAGTAGGATTATGAAGTTTGTAAGACATAAATCTTCTATCTCTATTATTATCCTCTGTATAACCTATTTTGAGAAGATGAATTAAATTTTCATTCTCATCATAACCTGCACTCTTAATCAAATATATCATAATTAATTATCCTTTCTTTTTAACAATTCATAACCTCTTACTCTCTTCTTTTTTCCATCTACAACCTCAGTAGTCATATACTCTTTTACCTCAAAATAATTAAGAATATCATTTGCTTTTGGTACTGCAGTATAAGAAATACTAGAATATAAGTCTCCTAATTTAACCTTGAGATTAGATAAACTATATTTTTCTCCTGGGTTAAAATTTTGATGAATAGTATTAACTAAAAGTTCAGGACTAAATGTTACTATTCCAAGATATTTTTTAATATTAGTACTATTATAATATAAATTTTTTAATTTTTCCGGTTTTAAAATTGTATAATAAGATTTAACTTCATCGCTATCATTCAACTGTCCCAAAACAATATCAATCTCCACTTCAGATAATCCATATTCGCATAGCATTTTAAGTTTATCATATATTGTTTTTAAATTTTTATATATTCTTAAAAACTCTACAACTTTTTGATTTGATATATCATCAGGAGTCAATTTATTATGAACTGTGCTAAATACAGAACATCTATCTGCATAATCATATTGTTGAATCTGAAAAGCTCTAATCTCATTTACTAATACTAAATTATTAAGTACAGGTATTAAAACTCCTCCTTGATACTCATTCACAGCTACATAATCATCTTTATAATTTTGAGTTTTTGCAAGTGTTTGATATCTTTCTGCTAACGTTAACTTATCTTCATCCAAAGAAGTTGAGTATGATCTTAATAAGCTTTCAGTTTCACGTTTTTTTCTTTCTATCTCTTTATCAAACTCCTCCTGACTAACTTTTCTATAATCACAAATAGAACGATAATAGAAATTGGCTGAATTTTTCCAAGGATTTTCGAAAAGTCTTTGCCTTCCTAAGATCTGAGGCAAGTCTTCAGAGATATCAACTGCAAGACTATCTATATTACTATCACTAAATATAAAACTTCTAGCACAAGTAGAGTAAAAATCAGCACCTAAATAAACAGTTCTAGTACAAAAGGTAAACATTTTAGGTTTAACTCCTTTTAATGGCACCTTTCCTATAACAAACTTCTTCCCTAAACGTTTTTGAATTTTTTTAAGATTATCAGGAGTATCACTACATAATATATTACATTGTTCAGAAGTAAGATTATTTTTCTTTATAATAGATGTAATGTGATTAACTGAATTTACATAAAATACTGCCTCATCTGATATTACTCTAGTAGGTATACCATTTCTAAGAACTACTATCTCTTCGAAATCATTATTTAGATAATTTTGAATAATTTCAGATGCTTTTTCACCAACTGTCCTCATTACATATGAATTAAGATCGGGTTTTATAAGTCTAGATGGATCTTCTGTTTCCCAATCTAATTCATAGTAAGGGAGATCCTTAAATTCATCTAACATTTCTAGATATTCGTCCATCATAGGAGTAGCTGATACAAAGTATGCAGTAGGTGATTGTTTAAGATACTCTAGGAAACTTAATTCAGTATCTGATTTAAATCTAGAATCATGTAGAATACTTTGAAACTCATCTATAATAGTATAAAAATATTGAAAACGTTCCAATTTCTCAAGAATTTCTTTAACAATTCTATATGAATCATAGGTTACTAATATTTTACAAGGTAAACCATTAACAGATCTAAATATACAATATTCTTCTATCTCATGATATATTTTCTTATAAATATTTTTATTTTTCTCCTCTGAAGTTTCTATGGTGTCTTTTATTATTGTTTTATCTACTTTGGAAAGATCTTTATCAATATTGACTTCTTTCTCTAACTCATTTACCACTAAATAGACTTCAAATTCATGTTGATCCTTTTTATTTTTAAGTAACATCTTTCTAGGACTACATAGAATAATATTTTCATTACTTCTAATACAGTATTCAGTAAAACCACAACCAGGGAGTTGCTTATTTATTATACACTTCCCTGGAAATTTACTAAAATTAAATTCATTCCATTCTGAAATATATCTAATTCCAGACGGTACTTTAATCTTTTCTTTTTGCATATTATTTAATTTTTTTAATTTATTATCTAATTAATAATAGATTCTTTTTTAATACAGAATCCAGTTACATAAAATCGAAGACTAAGGATACCTTAACTTCATTAATTAGAGTTTGAAAGGATAAGAAGAGCAAAATAGCAATTTAAATTTATAAATAAACATACATACACTATATATATTATTCTATTAAAAAAAATTGCATAGTAGTGGTTCTTCTATAAGAGCGAACATAGTGAGAGGCTTCGCCTCCCGTTAGGGAAAGGCGTAAAAGCCGTCTCTTATAGGAGGTTCACGATAGATTAAAATTTAAACCTAATATTATATTCATACTTATCGTGAACCTTAAAAAGATATCGTCCATAACGCTCTTTACCTCGTTTGCACTCGGAAGAGCTAGGACTAGATACTTTTTAAGAACCACTATCTTTTCTTTCAATCCTTCTTAAAAAATCCTAATATCTCTTTATTCAATCCTTATTTTATTTTTTCTATTTATACTTCCTATAGGTTTTCTCAATATATTCTCTTGTTCAATCCAGGTTCCTTAGTCCTCAAGAAAATATTTCGAACCCTATAATCCTTATTAATGATCAAGAATTTTTATTGTGTAGTTCTTGATCTCATTATAAAAGAAATATTAATTTATTATAAGAAAAAATTATTATGAGTAAGTATTATTTTTTAGAGACAGTATTAGTTAAAGGAAATTTGAAAGTAAAAGCACTCCCTGGACAAAAATTGAAGGATGGTTCTAATGTATCTACAAGTCTTTATGTACAATGCCCTAAGAAGATAAGAGATGTTTATTCAGAAGGTACTATATTTATCTCAACTTCTCTTAATCTTAGTTCAGGTGGAAAGTTTTATACACAAAAGGGATTTCAAAGATTAACATATAAAGATGAAGAAGCTAAAAAAGAATATAAAACTCTGACTGGAATTGATTTCGTAGATCCCTTAAAGAAATATACGATTCTCGAAACAATTCTTAAAGATGCATCACTAATTTCTCCAAGTTCTACAAAGGATGGATTTTATATGACCCCTGATAATTGGAGAATCTTAGTGAGAAATATAAAAAAACATGTTAATACGATGATTATAGGGCCTACAGGTTCTGGAAAGACAAGTTGTGTAAGAGAAGTTTGTTCTAGAATGGGTATACCTCTTCATGTGTTTGATATGGGTTCTATGATTGATCCTATTTCAAATTTACTTGGAGTTCATCGCTTAGAAGATGGAAAAAGTATATTTGATTATGCTAAGTTCACTAAAGTAATTCAAGAACCGTGTGTAATTCTCTTAGATGAGTTAAATCGTTCTTCTCTTGGGGCTAATAATGTATTGTTTCCTTGTTTAGATGATAGACGGGAATTGATGAAGAAGTAGCTAGATCAATTGTGAAGATAGCGAATAATATTAGATCACTCTCAAAGAAACAGGAGATCTCAACTTCTATATCAATTCGAGAAACACTAATGATCTCAGAGTTAGTATCAGATGGTTGGAGTGTGAAAAGTGCTATGGAAATGGTATATCTTCCAATCTATGAAGGAACTAATTTGGAAGGAGAAAGAAGTACAGTATATAAAACAATATTATCTTATTAATAGACTATGAGTAAACATTTTTCAACCTCATATAATCCTTGGTGGAAAAGAAAGGATTATGATGATTACTATGATGACGAAGATGATGGTAGATGGGGTAGGAGTATATTTAGAAAATCCTATAAATCATTTGTCGGAAATTCTGGAGAGCTAAGTAGAACTATAAATAGAAGCTCTTGGTATGGAGAAAGTTATTATTCATATTCATCTGTTGGAAAGGAAGAGGATGCACAATTATCTAAGTTAATTGAAAAGGCTTATAGTTCTGTAAAAGATATGATAACTATAATGGATTTTCCTTTCCTGATTAGAGTAAATTTGAATGAGGGTAGTGATGAAAGTAGTTCGTATTCAGATTATTTTTCAGAAGAGAAGAGAGATAATTCCGAAAGAAGAATAGCAGTCCCTTCTAAGATATTTGACTCCACCGAAGATAATGAAACAAAAATAAATGCCTTCTGTGGATTTGGTCTTCATGAGGCTGCACACTTAAGATATACCTACTTAAGAGTTTATTTGAATTTTCTTAGTTTTATAAGTGGAAAATATACTTTTGAAGAAGGAGAGATTATTAAAATTTTCATAAATCTTCTTGAGGATAATAGAGTTGAGGATTTATTACTAACAGAACGACCGGGATTTCAAGATTTTATTGATTGTGCAAAAAGTTATAATTCCAAGACTCTAGAGGAAAAACTTAATATAATGAGGGAGAGGAAGTTGATTCTTTTCTTTAAAACATTAATAGGAATACTTAGATTTCCTGGATTAATAGAAGAGGAGGTTCTTGAGGAGTATTCTGAGGTATACAAAGAAGTTCAAGAAAAGATAACTCCATATCCAGAAAATCTTAAAGATATTTGTAGTGTTTCTGAAAGTATATTTAAGATAATTAAGAAGAAGAAATTATCTGATATAGATCCGGCGGAATTAAAAAAAATATTATTCTTAATTAATGGTACTGAATCTATAACTAGTATAATGTATGGAGTTGACTTAGATTCTGGAAGAAAGATAGATAAGTCTAAAGTATCTAGGCTATTATCATCAAAGGATAGTCTAACAATGAAAATCTTAGAGGGAACAGTAGAACGTGGTGATTCTGATAAGGTATTCTTTGAAAAACCAAAAGGGGATAGGAATGATTATTTACGTGATGTGAGAGCAGTTCAAAAATATGTTCCTAGATTAAAAAAGATATTGACAGGAACAGATAAGAACTATGATTTTAATATCCAAGGTTGTAGGTCTGGAATTTTAGATACGACAAAACTTGCAGAAGCGTATCAAGGAGTTCCACAAGTTTACCTAAGACAGGGACATGTTAGAACCAATAAATCAACTATATGTGTTCTTATTGATGAGTCTGGATCTATGGGTGGAAAAAAGGAAATCCTAGCGAGACAGGCTGCAATACTTCTAAATGAAACCTTCGGAAAAAGTTTGGGAGTTAATTTATATATTTATGGACATACTGCAGATATTGGTTCGATCGGATATATAAATCTGAGTGTGTATCGAGAAGGAAGTCATTATAATCCTAAGTTTTCATTATCTAAGAGTTGTGCAAAATCCCAAAATCGAGATGGAGATGCAATTCTAGAAGTAGCAAAGAGAGTTAGAAAGTTCACGAAAGAGAATTGTATTATGTTTGTGATATCTGATGGTAGCCCTTGTGCAAATGGATATGGAGGAATTCCAGCAATAAAAGATACTGCCGCAAAAGTAAAAGAAGCAGAAAAACTTGGATTTGGAATAATTCAGATTAGTATAGATGCTGTTTACGGTGTTAAAGATATGTTTGATACTTATATAGATATCGGATATAACTTAGAGGAAATGCCGAAACTTTTGAATGAAATAGTGAAAACTAAAGTAATAAAAACAAAACATACTACAGTAAGTTAAGATGGATTATGAAGATAAGGTAATATATAATACTATAAGTCTAAGAGGTTTAGTTCTTCATACATTTATAGCATTTACTTCGAAACTTCCTATAGATAATTTATCAAACTTTGTAATTTCTTATTATATCCCAGAAGTAGTTGATTTTATTAATAACTCTGGAATAAAAAGAGGAACTATGACTGTTGATAAGTTTAAAGATTTATATGGAATTAAGATCGATTATATAAGTATCTTCACTTTTAGAGATATACTTAGATTTCAACTTCAGGAAACTCGTACTCGGCTTGATCTGATCTATTATTTAGTTAAGATTCAAAAGAATATAGAAGCTGACTTAAGTAGATTTAATTTAGCTGATGAACTATATATTTATTTGTATAGTCGTTTTCAGAGAGCTTTAAAGCCTTATACATGAGAGAAAATAAATAATGTAAAACAATACTCCTTAAGCAATAATAAAAAGCTTAAGGAGTTTAAATTTTTAAGAATATGAAAATAAGTAAATTAAAACATGATTCTTATAGAGTAGAAATTAATTTTGGAATTGGAACACAGAAAGAAATGACGAGGTGGTTTACTACTAAGTTTGTAAAGAATCATAAAATGGAAATTCCGGTAAAGAAAAATTCAAGAGCAGAAGAACTTATAGAAACAATAAGTTCAACATCCGGAACATCTACTTATAGAATTATTAATAAAACAACAGGATTCGATCAAGTAGTAGTAATAGTAAACATTGACTCTAGAAGAAATAGACCTTTTATTGCCAAAAAGGATTATAAAAGTTTGGTTAAGAATATCAAAACTACATTTTATCACGAAACAAGACATGCCGTAGATCAGATAGTTAAGTTAAGAAATCTGAGTTATGAAGATTTTGAAAATACAGCTATGTTACAGGCTTGGATAAATGTAAAATTCGAAGAAACTTTAATGGATTATATTACAGAAGGTGAATTAGAAGAGGTTATTTCGGAGAGTGTGAAAAAGAGATAGGAAATAAAATCCTATCTCTTATTTTTCTTTTACTTTAAACGTTCCTTTAAGTCAAGATGGTAAAACTGTTTCAACCTATGAGGTACAATTTAATGATATGACTTATGAATTTGGAACTAGTACTACTATAACTTCAGGGGAATATACTGGAGATACTCTTGGATCCGCATGGTCATTGTGGGTTAGTGAAGGTGATAAAATATCAGGAATAATTGAAATTGAAAATATGGGAGATTCAACAAAGGGTTATTTATTTTATATAGATAGTTATCTTGATAATCAGAAAACACTTACTCCAGGACAAGTAGTTTCTGAAACATTTTCTTTCTCAGATGTTAAAAGTCATCATACTATGACTTTAAAAGAAGCTTAATATGGAACACTAACATTTATATTAATAGTATTTCCACTTAAATATCCAGAATATGGAGATATATTTACTGTTTTTGTAGGTTCTCCATAAAGATGTCCCTCTATATTAAAATTACCTATTGGTATTTGTTCTGTAGTTTCTTGACCTACAAAAACTCCGTTTAGAGTAAGCCATTGGATACTATTACTATTACTTCCGTCTTTTATAGTAATTTCAATATCCCATGTATCAGGGGTATTAACACTAACTACAACAAAATGTAAATTTCCTAATCTTACACTCTGATTTAAAGGAACGTTTATGATACAACCTGAAATTCTTATATATGTATTATTAACATTAAACATATAAAATTATGGTAACATTTATTATCGCTGCGATTGTTATTATCGCATTAGTATTGTGGTTTAAATTTAAAATAGCAAAACACAAAAAACCAGAGGAAAGATCTGCTATAGAGTCTATGCTAGTTACTCAAGGGGTAAAAAATAGAAAATCCCTTGAAGAAGCAGCAGGGGCAATGAGAACAGCAGAGATTTCAAGAGATGAGGCAATGCAGAAAACTAAAGATGCAATTACTCAACTAGATTCTGATTTTAAAACTGAGTTAAAAAATTTATTACTAAATCAAAGTAAATTATCAGCTAAATTACCACAAATGAAATTAATTCCTGGGAAAAAAGAAGGAGCAGCCAGGAATAGTAAAAAGAAGATGGAAGAAGCTTTAGCAAAAGGTCGTCAAGAAGTAGCTAATGAGTATAAGAAAAATGCTATGATGTATCTAGATCAAAAAAATAGAGCTTTAGAAAGAATAAAAAGAGCTGAAAAAAGTTTAGAAGATCTAGAAATTAACATTGATCTTGCTCAAGCTACTTATGAAGGTAGAAAAAGTCAACTTGATGATATTCTTCAGGAACTTGAATCAATGCATTCTGCTATAAGTACTGCTAAATTTAGAGCTAATATGGAGATGATTGAAAGTTTACGTCGTGAAACAGTAAATAAATTAACTGAACAAAATGCAGAAATAGAAGCTCAGAATCGAATTTCTGGAATAGAAGATTCTGGAAGAAATTCTATTAACTCTGCTGATTATGAAGATGAATTTAATAATCTTTAATACAAACAATTATGGGAATTAATTTAGTAAAAGGACAGAACATTAATCTTTCAAAAGAATTTAAAGGTCAAACAAAATTTAAAGTAGGTCTTAGATGGGATGCTACTCAAAGTTTATCAGGAGAAGAATTCGATCTAGATTCATTTGCCTTTGAACTTACTGATAAAGTAGGGAATGGAGGAAAAGTAGTCTCTCTTGATCATATGGCTGCTTATTTTAACGGCACTGATCCGGGGAGAATGAACTTTGATAAAATTACTTTCCGAAATCCTGATGGAACCCTTGGATTTAGAAGTATTGATGGAGCTTGTAAGTTACTTGGAGATGCTAGAACAGGAGATGTATCTGAAAACGGAGATGATGAGGTTATTGAAATTGACTTGTCTAAAGTTGATCCAAGAACTAAGTCAATCTTGATAGCAGTAAATATATATTCTCCTGGGGGATCTAATTTCGGACAAGTAAAAAATCCAGTAGTTAGTATCTATAAAGATAACTCTGATATTTCTGAAATCAGTTATGATCTTCTTGAGGATTATAGTAGATTTACAAGTATATTTGCTGTAGAAATTTACAATCATAACGGGGATTGGAAAATAGGAGCTCTTGGAGTAGGAAAAGAGAACTGGGAAGATGAGTTGACTAAACTTGGAATTCTTTAATAATATAATAAAAGGACTAGAGGTAATTCTAGTCCTTTATTTTTCTCTTACTTTAAACGTTCCTTTAAGTCAAGATGGTGAAGCTCCTAAGTACAGAAGCGTAGACATCACACTTACTCTTCCTCCTTCTGCCGTAGCTTGGAGACTAACAGGAAGTGTTTTAGGAATAGGAAGTATTGAGATGTATAGTATAGAATCTCCTATATTATCCACTTCTGTAGATATATCAGATACCATTCCAGATGCAATTAGTAATATACGTATAAATGCTAACTTTTCTTATAGAGTAAGTGGAGATAGTGAAGCAAATTGGAGAGCTGGAATTGCAAGTATAAGTCCTAATAGTGTATCTTTTTCACAAGGAGAAACTGGATATAAAAACTTTAATGTTACAGGAAGTACTGTATAATTGAGATATTCTTTTATTAAATAGTCATATCTGTATCAGATAACACAAAAGTTCTATGTCTACTATAAACATTACCAGACCTATAATATATATCTATATCATTTCCTGGTAAAACGTATATACTCTTTCCAGGAGTAGTATTAACACTGACTCCTTGATCAAGATAGTATGATAATGTAATAGTATCATTCATAGTACTATATGCGAAATATTGAAAACTTCTCATATTATTTTGTGGAATATAATCTGGATGAAATAAATAAACCGTTGAATATGGTACTCTTGTAATTTTCATGGTTATACGTTCTCTCTTTTTACCATCCTGATTTAAAGGAACGTTTATGTTGGAGGGTGATGGCCAAGAATTACCATTTTCCTGAATACCACTTCTTGTTTGAGAAAGT